GACTTAACCCAAACAATACAAATGAGGTTAAGAAACAAGCAAAGCTATTATTGGAATTAGTTCCAAAGCAAGAGTGGAGCGAGGAAGATGAACATTACTTGCATCAACTAATTCTGTTTTGCGAAAATTGTATGCAACAAGACAGTGAGGCAATAAGGTGCGCTACTTGGCTCAAATCTCTTCCTGAAAGATTCGGTTTACAACCAAAGCAAGAGTGGAACAAGGAGGATGAGGACAAAATGGAGCAGTGTATCACGATAGTTAGCGGTTGGGAGGTAGATTATGATTTTACAAAATCTCCTTTTTCTAATTTCCTCAAATCCCTCCGTCCACAACCAAAGCAAGAGTGGAGCGATGAAGAGAAAGACAAGTTGAATAGAATCGAGCGCATTATTGTTAATGCTAATGCACACGGCAATTCCATTATAGGAGATAAAGAGGCAATCGAATTGCAACACTTCATTCATTCGCTGGTAAAGCCAGTTATCAATATCGTGGAGTGGAGCGAGGATAAAGAAATAATAAGGCAAAATGGACGTTTGGATGTGTGTTATAATCCCGAAAAGTACGGATTGTGCAATAAAACAGAATCTATAAAAGACGCTACAAAGTTTGGCAACCTTGAATATGAACGTGGAGTAAAAGACGGAATACAGAGCGAAAAAAAACGTCATTGGAAACCCAGCGAGAAACAGCTTATAGCGTTGAGATATTATCTTAATCACGTACCATATTCCCCACACAAAGAGCACCTTTCTTCTTTGCGAGACGATTGCGAAAAACTTTTTTTTCAATAAAAATATTAGATAAAAATTAATTATGTATTGTGAGGGTTGTACACAAGCAGATGAATTAACTTGCCCAAAATGTAAATTTTCTAAAATATTTAATAAACTTATGATTACAGAAGATTATGTTTCATTTGAAGTAGCGAAACTCCTGAAAGAAAAGGGGTTTGACGAAAAATGTATTTCTGTTTACCACGATGGAGAGTTACAACTTGTATCTTCACTTGGAGTTTTTTGTGGTGAGGGGTATGGTGAACAGATACTTACTTACACTAATTCAGAATGTGAATGGAGTCCGATTATGATTTCTGCACCAACATTATGGGGGGTAATGAAATGGCTGAGGGAAGTACATAAATTGTTTATTTTTATTTCACCTTGGTTAATGCTTGAAAATAACATTCAGTATTATTTCGAAATTCGTGAAATAAAAACACGTGATTTTGAAAGACTTTATGGTTATTCGTCAAAAGAATTAAATTCCTTTGAAAAAGTTACTGAAACTGCAATAAAGTATTGTCTTGAAAATTTGATTAATTAATATTTTTTTGTTATCTTTGTATTAAATAATAAATAATAAATAAATTATGGCAGCAACTGATTATGAAATTGTAAATGGTTGGTTTAACCCTTATCTTGCGAAAAAGAAAAAATCTAAATCTAAAACCATGTCACAAGATAGAAGAATAATTACCGATAATGAAATACTCGGCCTGTTCGAATTCTATCTCCGTAGATGGTGCTCCGAAAATAGAAAAAATACTGTTGTAATTACTAATGCATCAGGTAAAGAATTGTTCGAAGCAACTCTCATTGATAATGAAGAAGAAGATGAACCAAATGAATAAAGAAGAAATTAAAAACTATCTTAAAGATAATCTTAAACTCGTCTGGCACTATTACGGTCCAGATAAACTGTTTATTGAATTACAACTTGAAGGTGAAATTATATCTAAATTACCATTTGAACAATATTAATTATGGAAAATAAAATATTGGTATAAATTTGAAAAATAATAAAAAATTTGGAAATAACATGGCAATTTATAAAGAAAAAACAGATTTTGGTGATGCTTATGGAATTACTATTGAACATGATGGAAAAACATTGCGTTTAATGAGGGTTATTGATGGTGGCGACCCTTTGGGTGAAAACCTTTTGGGAACACCTTATCTTAACTGTAATTTAAATATTGTTGATAATGTTGAGAAAGAATATGCTGATTTTGAAAATACCGATAACAAACAATGCTTTTTCTGGGAAGTTGAAGGTGACAGGGAACAAAGTCAGAAAAACTTTAAAGCTGCTTGTGAGCATTATCATAAAATATACGGACATAGAAAAGGAATACTGGATGAAAAAGGAATATTGAAAAATAACAAGGAAAATAAATATTTTTATGCAGCAGTAATTGATGGCTATCAATACTCAGAAGTTTCAACAATAAGATATAAAAACTTCGTTGATTTCGCTATCCATTGTATGGAAGATTGTATTGATGATGAACTGAAAAAATATTTTAAAGATGAAGATACCTACTTCACCGACTATCAGTCTTTCTTCGATGATTACTATGGCTATACTTCCTATTACTTTGCATTGGATGAGAATGGTAATGAATTGGATGATGAAGAAGATAACGATTTAACCTTCCAAAACTATTGTAAAAAACTTAATCTAATATGATAGAAGAAAAAAATGTATCTCTTGAAATAGCCAAACTCTTAAAAGAAAATAACTTTAAGGAATGGTGTAACTACTGTTATGGTACAGATGTAAGACATAATAATATATCTATTGATGAAGATACTGAATTCGAACTTAAATGCGAAGGTAAAGAAAATGAAATAGAATATGTTGATGGCGGTGTCCTTCACTATTTCTGGTACCGTAATAATGAAGATGATAAACTATATGCTGCTCCTACACATACTGTAGTTAGTGCTTGGCTTAGAACTAAAAAACTCTACCTTGATACTATAACTATGTGGAATAGCCTCGGTATCGTTACCCATTATGAAACTAATCTCTATGATGGAAACCATTTTCATAAATACCTTACTATAGGTAAAGGAACTACTGTCGAAGATTCCCTTGAAAATGCCTTTAAATTCTGCTTCCAACATATGAATGATTTACTGCCTAAAATCTCTAACTGAATATGAAGAATAATAAGAAAAAAAATATCCCATATTATACAGGAGAAGGACAAAATTTTAAGTTTAGAAAAGTAAAAGAAAAATTCTACGCTGGTAGATGGTTCATGCCCAATGAATTTGTTCCTGTTATTCCAGATAATGATACTAAATACCAATACTTCGTTAAACTGTCAGAAGACTTCTCTTTCTTCCTTGATAAATCTATCCTCTATGATGAAGTGTTAACTCACTACCTGTTATATACAGAATATCAAAAATATGTCGAATCAGATTGGGAAAACTTTAAACCTCTTAATAACTTCGCTCAACAAATCTGCCAATCTAATCCGTTTAATCCAGGTAATAACTTATCTTGGAAAAATAACTTCTCTTGGAAAACTGAACCTACTTATGATTCTTCCATATATAAAATGAATAACTCAACAGATGATTATATACTATGAAACAAAAACAACCTTACTCCGTATTCTATACATTCCAACCAGGCTATGATTCTGGCTATACCATTGTAGAAGATAAAATCCAACGTGTTATCGTTGACAGTATTAATATCTCTATTAATGATAAACTTGAACAGTATATCCAATATACCTGCTCACTACCCGATAACCCTGATTCTATATACTTCGTAGATGAAAATTTACTCTTTAAATCACCTACAGAACTACTTAATCACCTCCAAAATAATATCGTAAAATAGTTGGTCAGAGTACTTTCTGCGTAACTTTCTAATCTATAGTTAATTACAAAATGAATACATTTTTTGAATTTTTAACAATGTTAAAATGTTAGTAATTAGATAATTATATTTCTGTGGAAAAAAATGGAATAAAGTGGAAAAGTATGTAGATATTATATAGGAAATTTAGTCTAAAAATTAGGTATGAAAAGAAATTAATTATGAACAAAAATAATTTATCTGAAATTGATGTTAAAGAAAGCTGTAAAAAAATTGTGGCTTGTGAAAATTATCCCAGTAAAATTTTGACCAGTAAAACACTAGAATTTAGACTATTAAAGATAATAAAAAACAAGTATTTAGGATAATTTAGCACAGCGAAAAATATATATTTAAAAAATTTCTCAGGGGAATTTTCAGAATTTATAATTTATTAGCACAAAAAAATGACTACTCAGGGATTTCTGGGTAGTCATTGTCATTTAAATCATCGGTATCAGAAGTATCATCATCTAAATCATCATCTGGATTACCAGTATCATAATCGGGGTAATCGTAACCGTTATCATCTGGAAATCCAGGGGGATAGTTATGAGGATTATGGTGGTGATTACCTGGAAATCCAGTATGTTTATTATCTGGAAATCCAGTAGATTTTTTTTGGTTATAACCGTTCAGTTCATCTATATTACCTAAAGCTTGTGAAAGGATAAAGAGAGAAACAATAATTAGTAATACATTTACTAATACTGAAGAGAATGTGAACACAATGGCAGCATAAATGCCTGAGAAAGTCAGAACTAACTCTCCTAATACTTTTAATTTAACAAATAAATTTTTCATACGCAACAAATTTTAATCTATAATAAATAGTTAAGATAGAGTTAAAGTATGAAAAAAGCACTCACAAATGTTGTTATGAGTGCTTATGTACCCAAATGAGTACCTTAAGTGTTAACTATTTTTAATTAAATATAATAATAGAGAAGTTAAGAGTTTTCTAATTCTTTTTTAAGTTGGTTATATTTTTGGAGGTACCAGGATTCTTTATTTAAATCTTGTCGTATTGGATTATCTGGTTTTTCACCGAGGCGCATTCTATATTTAAAGGCGGTTAATTTACACCATATTGCTGTTTCATATTTGCCCCATATTTTCTCCATCATATCTACAACTTCGACATCATATTTATTATAATGTGAAGGGTGGTTTACTTGTTCATAAGGTTTATCATTATCTTGGGGACTCAAATGAGTACCTTCGGTTTTATTTTGAGCATATTTATATCTATTAAAGAGAACAGCGATATTATAGATTTTTTCATCTTCAGAAATATTTTGAGAAATAGTATTTTTAACAGCTGTTTCCATGAATTTAAGAAACTTCATTGCAATGGTATGTTCGTCCATTTTTCTAAGTTTCATAAACTTATTTAAGATATTTATATCATCTTCTGTATAGTATGCTATATCAGAGAGTATTGTACGTTCATTAAGAGTGAGTTCCATATTTATCTAATCTTTCTATTATTAATTTCACATCAGGATATTTAGCAAAGTCTTCTTTAATTTGTTTTTCATGGTAATCCAGATTATCAAATTGAAAGAATGGATTATAACCTGAATCAATTAGATTATTATTTTCGTCATAAGTGAAATAAGTAATGTATTTAACACCATAGACATTAACAAATTTAAATATATACTTTTTACCCATGTTATTACAAATATACAATTATTTTATTAGGAAATCAATAGAATTATACCAAAGAAAATAGCAAAGGTAGAACACTGTGCAATTAGATATAGAGTAAACCAATCGTCATATTCAGGATTAAAAGAATCAGTTCTTTTAGCGAAATTATTTTCAAGAATAATGCCTATAGCAAGTAAAATAATACCAAGGATAATATTCATATGGAATTAATATTTAAGAAAAGTACATTTACCATTTTTACGGACCAACAGATTTCCGATTTCAATACCATTAGACCCTTTACTTGGGTGAGTATACGACACATGAAATCTAATATAGATATTACCTGTTTCTTCTTCCTGCCATGCATTCCCCCACAGTTTAACGGAAGAGAAAACGCTACGTAACATTTTATTTCCTCTCATTTTATTTTCTACATCAGAACCTGTATCAGTTACTTCGACATAAGATTTATAATCTTTAGCAACCAGGTTAACATTCACACCAAAATGGTGGTAAACCGCTTTCTGAATAGCATCCTTAATTTTAGTTTTACCAATACCGTTAATGGAATTCACAAGTTCTTCATTAGATTTTGTCTGCATAATTAAATCTGTTTTTTATTAATATATACGTTACTATTATTAAATTGTTTCAGTTAATTTCTTTATTTCCTGTTACACATATATAATATCAATTACCGTGCCATAGAAAATAATATATTAATTATTTTTTTACTCCAGTAAATAATTAGTCCAGTAATATACCAGAAATCCAGCAAATAATTAAAAACTAGAAATCCAGCAATAATATATAATAAAAAAAACCATTCATCTGTTCTCGCGCTTGTCAAACGATACTGAGAGAATGGTTGGAAAAAAAGGAGGATAAGTCATGCCTATGAGAAAGCATGATAGATTAAAAAACAGAATACGAATAACACAAGTTTTTTTACAAGTTATTTATCAAGTAAAATCTTGGAAAGGGTTGGATTTAATGTCCTCTTTCACCTTACGATAGGACTCACCTAATTAATTAAGAATAATTAAATAAGAGATTTGCTGTACGTATTCTTCAAAGAACTTTTGCCAAGTCGGGGTTTAAGTCTCAGGAATCATTTTCTTTTAGTATAGAGTTAAAACCTTTATGTATAAGAAAATATTGCTGTCAGATTCCTTATCTTAGTTGCGGATGCAGGATTCGAACCTGCGTAGACCTGCTTATGAGACAGGGCTGGGACCAACTCCAGTCTAACCCGCTATTTTTCTATATATGTTTCCAAGTAACTCTCTTAATTATAAACTTAATTGTTGATTCGCTTACTTGATATTCTTTTGCTAATTTTTTAATACCATATACATTTGGTATATATTTACTTCTAATTTCTTTTACTTCTTTTTCTGTTAATTTAGCATCCCAATGTTCTTCACCTTTATGATTTACTAACAAACCTGTTTTTACTGCATGTTGCATATTTTCAGATTGTGTTACCATTTCAAGATTAGAAACATTATTATTTGTTTTATCTCCATCAATATGGTTAACTTGTAAATCTAATGTAAAGTCTGGTAAATAATGTTTAGCAACAAGTCTATGTGTTACGAATGATTTATATTTACCGTTTTTACAAAGGTTAACATATGGTCTACCTTGTTTGTTAATTCTTTGTTTAACTTCTCTCATTTCTTTGTATTTTGTGGAAAACACTTTTCCATCGTCAGAAATGAAATAATCGTCATAGCCTTCAATTGCAACCAACCTACTCATTTTATTTAGCTATTATTTTATTTATATTTCTTAACTTTGCAGAAATGATTGGATTTGAACCAACATCACCCTTGTCGGGTATTTTTCCTATTAAAACCACATTTCCTTTCGGCTCTTTAATTGTGCACATTAAAAAAGCACGAGCCACCAAGTTTTAAACTACACTGCTTAAGCCTTACGTGTAAAAATCCTAATTACATCAATAGACTTGGAACTATTGAGAATTAAATGAAAAAGAACTATCAAAATTAATATTTTGGATGTGTGTTTGTCCACTGCCACTTCCATAATTAATTTCAGTACAAAGGTACAAATAAATATTTAAAAAAACAAGAAAAATCTTAATTTTTTTTACATTTATTTATAAATTTGTAGCGATGATGGGACTCGAACCCATACGGCCCCTTCGGGCCAAGGGATTTTCTTACCACTATAGCTTTCGCTACCAATATCTTCATTAACGACTTCTCGTTCACCGGGTCATTAGCCTAGTATGGGATTCAAACCCATCATATTGTTTGTAGTCTGGACTGTATCTTGACCCTATTGAAATCTTGCAAGTAAGGTTGTTACAAGGAAAGAATAATTCATTTCCATCTATAACCTATTTCAACTTAGGTCCCTCCTGTATCTCGTCTCTACACACTGTCTATATTATCTTAAATGAAAGAAATCATTTCACTATGAAATAGGTACTATCTACCCCTATTTCATTTAAGATAATTTTAACATTGGCTCGGTATTAACATGCAGCCAGATTCGAACTGGCTCTCCACTGTTAGTTGGGAGTGTCATATATCACTATGTTTAGTCTTCACCGAATTAGGGAGGTTCTACATCACTAATTTCTTAATGAGCACTCTTATTTTTGCCACGATAGTTATCTGTTAACGAATGACAATTAGGACAAAGCATTTGTAAATTCTCCAGCCTATTGTCTGTGTTGTCACCGTTAATGTGATGAAGTTCTAAAGGTATTGGTTTCCCTAACCATTCTGTGTTACCACATTTTTCACATCTATGTTCTTTTATTCCTTCTTTCAAAAGTCTTTTTTTTAATTTAAACGATTGATAAGTAGAATTCTTTACTAATAGTGTGTTTGTTTCTGCTGCTTTTTTCGGAATAAATTTTAATCCTTTGTTCCAACCTTGCCCGTCAAAATGGGATATATCAATGTTGTATTTCTTAGCAGCGTTTTTAATGATTCGATAGTTTCCACCTTTATCTATTAAATTCAAGTTTCTTAATGCTTCTGCAATACTCCTTGCATTTTTAATAGCAACTTCATATTCTTCTTTAGTTCTTTGATGCTTCTTCATAACGTTTCTTTTGTTATAAATAGTTTCAAAAAACAAAAAGGAAGATGTAAGAGACAACTTTTTATTCGTGTCTACCTTAAAAGTCCCTCGTGTCTACCAATTCCACCACATCGCCATTTCAAAGAACTTATATACTCAAATGAGTACTTTAAATGTAATATAGCAAATAATATGCCAAAAATTATGTGTGGTCCCTGTAGGACTTGAACCTACGACCTGCGGATTATGAGTCCGATGCTCTAACCAACTGAGCTAAGAGACCGATTAATTTATATTGCAAAGATACGAATTTTTTTTTAATTATGCAAATAAAATATCAAAAATCATTGGTAAATATGCGTCATATATAAAATCCCAATCTTTAATAATATTTAATATTAAAAATCTAAAGCTTTCTATTGTTAATATGAGAGCATCTGAGAGTGTCATAATCTATATATTTTATTATAAATATAGAGATTTTAATTTTTAAAATCAACAAATTACTTTTTATTTTTTATTTGTTTTACATAACATTGAATTTGTTTTAACTGATTAGTAGAGAACTTATCTTGTTCAATGCCAAGAATAGTAGTACCAGTATTATAAGTTACTTCGTGTTTTTCCATAAGTTTTTCATGCTTTTCAGCATCAAGATTAACGGCTGCTAAGAGATTAGCGTGTTTAATAAATACTTTCACATCATCGTACTTCACATTATCAATATCTCCAGTAGTTCTATTCCAAATCATATAACCACTCTTCGTTACAATAATATTCATATTGCCAGAAGAATTCAATCCAATATGGTCCGAAACTCTAATTACTTTCTTATCCAAAAGAAAATAATAACTACGTTCTGAATGATTGATTTCAACGCCACCAAGACGTTTAATATATTTAATTACCTTTTCCATATTACTCATCTTCATTTTCCCATTCATTCAGTTCTTCAATAATATCATCCCAATCAGTGGTAATGAAATCATATCCAATGCAATCAAAGTTATCATCTTCGACAAACGTCTTACCTGTTTTCTCTTCATAATAGGCAATGAAATCATCTTTAAGACAACTCAAATCTTCATCGTCAAAGTTATCGTATTCATCACCATTTTCCATAAGGTAATCAGCAAGTTCATCGAAATCAATATACTCTTCTGCATCATCGAAAGAGACAAGATTACCATAAGCGTCAAACTTTACATAATCATCAGTAAAATTATAGCTACCATAACTAACAGCACGTAAAGCGTCAATAACGGCAGAAGGACCACTGAACATTTCAGACAATTGATATTCATCATTGTTATAGATATAATCATACATATTATGTTCATTACAATATGAATCCCACAGAGAAACTTGCGTTTCAGAAGTCATACCCTTCAGGACGGTAATAATAGAATCTTTTCTTGTAATCATATCTTTTATTTATTTATACGACAAAATTAATAAATTCTTACAATATTTCCAAATTTATTTTAAAGGGGTAGTGAGGTATTTCTATTTCTCTCCTACCGAAGTCACTTATCGGAATCTTCTACCCCTTATATACTCAAATGAGTACCTTAATCTTGAAATGTTTTATTTCCGTTCCTACCAGTTTGCACACCGTGCCAAAAAGCATTAAATGCAATATCAAAGGCATTAGGATTATCTTTAAGATTAATTTTATTTAATTCACAGAATTGAATAACTATCCTTTGTACATCTGCTCTTGTAATAAACTTTTTCATATTATGCTTCGTATACGTAACCTACCAGGTATCTTGTATTTTTAGTATATAATGTATATACAACATTTATGCCATCGAATTTAAGTTTTCTAATTTCCTTAGAAATTCCTTCCTCATCAAAATCATATTCATTATTATCTGGACTTGCATTAAGATAATTCTCATCAATGGCAATCATAATTCTGTCATCTTTACAGAATTCAGAAACATTGTCAAACAATAGCGTTTCCGTATTAAGAGCGTGAACACTATTAGGAATATCAAAGTACCAATCAATGGTTTTATCTTCAGTAATGGCAAATTTCTTCAGTTTCATAATTAATTAGTCTTTATAAAAACCTGCATACTTAAGGGAAGTTCTTGTATAAGCCCAACCGTTTACATTATCCACATAGATAATCCAAGGATATTTCTTGAATAAGGCTGCAACGGCATATCGGAAATCAGTCTTACATTCTTTGACTTTAACTTTAAGCATATCTTCTCCTACAATGATATAATCAAGTTTCAGAGACTTATATTTCTTAGCAAGAAATTCGATAATTTCTTTTTCTATTTCCTTTTTACTTTTCATTTCTATTTTAGATAAGTAATTTTTTTGAATCTACAAAATTTAAATTCCAAAATATTCAAAATAGAATTGTTCAAAGTTATTTTTATCTTTAAAAAACTCATCTATATCTCCATCTTCATCATTGTCCCAATAAACAAGTTTGTTATAATTTTCTCCGTTAACTAAACGGATTTCAAATTTATTCGTGCCATCGTGATGGCAATTAGTAATAACCATCACATTATTTTCAATGCTAATAGCATAGTATTCAGCATCTTTAAGACATTTATGGATTGCATCCATAAGTTCCATACAAACAGGAACAATAGATTTTCTTCCATCCCATAACCCCAATTGTCCAGTTACAACACAATCAAGACAACGATTCTCCATAGCATCCTTAAGGTTATCCCAAAAATCTTCTTCCTCAAACTGACAATTAACATAGTACCAATTCATAAAATGAATACTATTTCCACAATCATCCTTCGCCACTAAATCATCTTCATCCTCACCAGTGTAAGAATATCCACAATCTTCGCACCAAAGTTTGAAATCTTCAATGTAATCTTTAGGATTGCGATTGTACGTATCAATCAGAGTAATGTTAGAATCAATCTTATTCATATCAGTTCCTTTTTGTTTCCGACTACAAAGGTAGTAAACTTTTTTGAATCTACAAAATTTTTTTATTAATATTTTGTTTGCTTGATTATTAATTATACTGCAAAGTTAATAAATTATTTCGACATATACAAATATTTTTTTAATTATTTTTTTTACTGGAATTCAAGTTTTATTTTAATATAAAATTGTCTAGAAATCCAGTAAAAATTTATACGTTAAAGGGATTGTATTTCTACAATCCCCAACGGAAACAAACTACAATATATGAAAGAAACAGAAATTAATCTTCTTCAAGTGTATAGAAAATAGCAATGAACGTGTTATTTTCGATTTCGGTATCTTCGATAGTAAGGAAAATTTGTTCGCTATCATCTTCATTAGAAATAAAGAGAAAAACTTGATTACTATTTTCGTTAAAATAGATACCGATAATATCAGAATCAAACTCTTCGATTTCGATAGGGTTAGGATGAACAACCCAATTAACAGAATCAAAAACCTTCCCAGTATTTGTCAGAATAAGAAATCCAATGTATTCTTTAATAGCATCAAGGCAATATTCCCTAATGAAATCAAGTTCAGTACTAATAGCCACCTCATCCATTTTCCAACCGCCATTTTCAACCATATCGTTAATGGCAGCAAAGGCTTCATCTACATTTCCGTAAATAGTAGGAACACCCTTACTATCCATACCTACAATGTTATTATTGTAAATAACAAAGTTCATTCTTGCCTCATCAAGATATTTAGCAACCGATTTATCCAAATCGTTTGCATTATTAATAAAATAATCCTGCTTAAGTTTCATAATTAGATAAGTTCAATTCCCGATACTTTGACAAAATTTCCGTTCTTGATATTGTATTCAACATCCTTTTTGCTATTTACACTAAATCGTGTATAATCACGCAAGAAAATGTACAAATGTTTCAAGGTAGTTTTAGAGTAATCCCAACTGGGAGAGAGATAAATTTTTCCGTCATTGTTATTCTTTTGAGCAATCACAGAATCATAGGATTGGAAATAAACGCCCTGTTCGCCAACGATAACAAACTGATTGGCAGCAGGATTGTTTTTGTCATTGATAAGTTGTGAAACTGAAATCATTGTTTTGTTGTTTTAGGATTTAACTTCCGTTTTTGTTTGACACTACAAAGGTAGTAAATATTTTTTAATCTACCAAATTTTTTTAACTAAATTTTACAATTCGTTTGTAAATCATCAGTTTTTCCTGCAAGGGTAGTTCTAAGAGATTATCTTCATTCTCATACACTTCTCCATCCTCATCTGTATATTCGCTTGTGACAATCAATTCATCCTCGCTTCTATACAAGGTTTTATAGTGTGTACGATTCGCTTGAAAATCAAGGTTAACCTCTTCCTCATCTTCAATCATTTTAAGCAACCCATTATCAATATGGGAATCAAGTTTTCCGCAAAGTTCAATAACTTTGTTATATTCGTCTCTACTAATCGGCTTCATAATTTTAGTCTTTATAATAGTTCGGCAAATTCTCAAAATAATAGGTAAGGGTATCAAAGGAAAGAAACTTGACATACTGCCACAAACTGCTTCGGATATTCAGTTCATTTACAAGAAAATGTAACACATAATCCATAAAGGTAGTTTCCCAACGTGTGAATTTATGAATACTCCAAAACTCATAAGCAAGATTGGCAATCATATCCATAATATCATCTTCGGAAGCATCTACCTTAAAGGCATCAATGTTATTTTCGTATGCCTTAAAGACTACGATAGTGAACCACTGCAATACGATATTGTATTCAAGTTCTTTTGTTTCATCACAATTACCTTTGAGATAGATTGACATTTTATCAGCCATAGCATCCCTACGCATCTTTTCAATATCAAAGTATCTGCCATAAATATCATCACGATTAAGGATAGTTTCAGTTTCGATAAGAGCATCAACAAGTTTGTAACACTCCACCAAGAGTTTAGGAAATTCTTTGGGTTCGGGAAAGTTATTTCCACCAAACCAACAATCATTGATTTGACAACATTCAAGGGTTTTTTCTACACCATATCGGGTAGCAAAATAATGAAATTCCACATAATCAGTAAGGATAAAGACATTTTCTTCTCCATCAGCACCTCTATCCACATTCCAATCCTGGAAAAGTCTTGCGTAATCGTCAACACCAAGTTTGTTTTTTTTCAAGTATTCGCTTGTATTTTTCATATTATTGTTTGTTTTTGTTTGACAATGCAAAGGTAAGTAAAAATTTTTGAATTACCAAAAAAAGTGTGGAAAATATTAATCAAACATTTCCACTATTTCCCTACGCATTCCCATAAGTTCATTACGGATTTCACGTAATTTACCTTTGGGTGCGATAGCCACGCACATAGTATAACCCTTATACTTATCATCAAAGATAATATTTACTCCCTCTTCCTTAAACTGATTTACATTGTTCATTGCATCAGTAATTTCTTCGGGAATCATATACTCATCAAGATAATTCTTGACACATTCAATGGCTTCGCTTTCGGTAAAAGCACCATTTTTTTCAATCTCATACGCATTTTCCTCGGTTGCGTAATAAACAATGTAATTCTTTTTCATATCCGTTTGTTTTTCTTGTTTCTACTTATTTATACTGCAAAGATAGTAAATTCTTTCATATAAACAAAACTTTTTAAACTAAAAAAAATCATTGAACGCATCCAAATCAGTATAGTTTGGATTTTGTTTTTTCTTTTTTTTAATTTTATACTCTATTATAATAATTGGTGAAACAGCTACTAAAAGAATTAAAACTATTATGATAATGCCATAGATTGTTATCAATAAATCTTCGCCAAACATATTATTTATCTTTTTTTTAAATATTTAATTTACCAAAACTACAATATATAGGTAAATCAGTATGTTTACGTAAAAAATGTGCAATCTGCCATACTCTATGCATATTAATATATTTGTCCATAAACAAACTCCAATGAATACAAATGTATTCAGGACTATGCCAATATTCCAAATCACAATTTTCTTCCTGCAAATACTTATAATGATTGTTTGCCTTTTCGAACAAAGGAAGAATCTCTTTTTCGTACTTTGATAAACTCATAATATTGTGTTTTTGTTTTCTGACTGCAAAGGTAATAAACTTTTTCCAATCCACCAAATTTATTTTTACTTTTTTTATTCTCTAGAATTCCAGTATTTTTTTATCTGGTTAAAGTCTGGAAATCCAGCAATAATATTATTAATATAAAAAGAAGGACTGGTATATGAATTACCAGTCCTTCCAAGAAAAAAGTGATTCGAACAATATTAGAATAAAACCATGAAACTATCAGATTTCGTGAATATCTCCTGCGAACATTTTAATATCGTAATCGTCTGCTTCTACGACTGAACAACATTCAGCATCTTCTTCATCATAGAACAAGTCATTTTTCAGACAAGCATCAATTACTTCACTTTCGTGATTTTCATCATAGTTTCCGTGAACCATAATGGAATATCCGTGATAACCAAATACATTAACAAGCAAATACTTCATAATTACCAAATTTCTTTTTCTTGTACTGCAACATAAGTTTCATATTCACCAGCATTGCCATCAACATAGGCATTGAAAGATTCTTCATCTTCGTTAATTACTACATCAGATTCAGTAGCAATCCAAGTATCAGTACGTTCTCTATTGACAATGGATTTCATTGCACCAAGAGCTTTTTCCTTATCCTTATACACACTAATTCTTGTATCGTGTGCATATTCAAACGTGTATTGTTCGACTACAATATAAACCTTTTTCATATCCTCAAATGAGTACTATTCCTTTACAATAACTTTGTAAATATCATTTACAATATCAGAATGAAAATCAGAAAGATTATCTTCTTCAATTCCAAAATCTTTGGTATAACTAACCAAAATCAATTTACCTTTTTGAATAACAAGTTTCAAAAGTTGTGTATTGATATAATCATCATATCTGTCCAACACCATTTCAGTGTCCAAAGGAAACAGATATTCTTTTCCGTGTGACTTCACAATTTCTTTCAAATCGTGAATCAAATAATTCTTATTCTTGTTAGCCATCACTTAATTTGGCAGGGGATTTCTCCCCTGCCTTGATTGTTAGCAACCAACCGCCTTGCAAATCTTATGAAAGTCTTTGCGTTCATCAGTCAAAGGCTTCTTCAACTTCGCAAGAGCACTTTCAAAGTCACTCACACTATGAGAAACCTTTTTATAGAATTTCGTGCACACACGATAGGTAACATCATTGGGTGCACCATCAATTCCGTTAGCCTTATTATAGGCAACCGCCATATCAAAAATAGTCTGTGCCTTTTCCTTATCAAAGGATTTGTAACCCTTCTCAAACTCTTCGTTCTTAAACGCACCTGCGCTAATTCCGCAAGAGAGAATTGCGTACATAGGCATATACTTATTTTCCTTCTTGAAAGCAAGTACCGCCTCACAAACGGCTTTATGAGCCATCAAACGAGCCTTTTCCTTCTTGTACTGAGCAAGATTATACTTACCGCTAATCTTAGTGTTAGCGACTTCAACGATACGATTTTCAACCGAATTCTGCTTCATAGTAGTTTTGTTTTTTATTGTTTAACTTCCGTTTTTGTTTGACAATGCAAAGGTAAGAAAAATATTTGAATCTACCAAATTTATCTTGAAAAAATATCAAGTTTATTTGAAATTTCATCTACATACCCACTAATTTCTTTCGTGAGTTTCATTGCTTGCATAATTTCTTCTTCATTCAGAGAATCTTCGTACACTTCTCCATCAGCGCACCAACCGACAAAGGGTTCAATTCCGTTTTCTTCAACGACATCGTTAATCAGCATATTCGCCACTTGAATTGCAACCGCTTGTTTTACTGCTTTACTATACATTTCCTTTATTATTAATTATACTGCAAAGTTAATAAATAATTCTGATATATGCAAATTTATTTTGCGTTTTCGATAACTTTTTGATATTGCTTATCAAGCCAATTTTCATCCACTTCATAGATTTCATCCATATCGGATAAAGCATTATAGCAAACGAAAATCATATCTTCTTCAAGCCATACACGAATTTCGTTACCGACACATTCGTTATAATCATTAATGGCTTCTGCCTTTTGTTCGATAGTCAGTTCTTCTTTCATAATTTGTCTTTATTAATTATACTGCAAAGTTAACAAATTATTTCGACATTACCAAAACATTTTTTCAATATCTGCATAAAATCTTATAATTGACCAAATAACATCACTTTTATCTACCAAGAGTTCTGCTTCTCCATCGGTATAATGAACCATCAAGTCATTATCACTATCAGTATAGATATAATCCACACTTTTAATCACATCACTTGAAATAGTCTTACAAGGATGGATAACGTTAAGTTTTCCTTTACATTTTTCATTAACAAACCAAGTAAGATAGGAAATAGCACCACAATTAGCACTACTTATTCCGTTATGACATTCATTGAAATCTCCGTAACAAGCCATAGTTTATTTGTCTTTATTAATTTATACTGCAAAGTTAATAAATTCTTACAATATATGCAAATATTTTTTTAATAAATTGCTTTAATATATTTCTTAAATTCATTTGCTTTCAGTTTCAGCAAAGCATCTTTCAGAATTCCGTCATTACAATAAGTACCCTTATCGTTTTCGTGAGTAAATCCAAGTTCCCTATTGTCCACAACACCATCCCACGAACCACTTTCGTTCATTACTGAAAGACAACACTTACGATTGAATCCAAGACAATCGCCATTGGAAAACTCTACATAGATAAGAAACTTCTTACCATTATGTTCGACAACTTCATAATAGGTAGTCTTATAACTACTATTTTTACCAATGTTAACTTTCTTCAAAAGGGTTTTCATATTCTTTTTTGCTTTATGTTTCTGACTGCAAATATAAAACAAAAAAATGATATATCCAAATTTATTTTCAAAAATTTTTATTTACTTGAATTCCAGTATTTTAAACTTAAAATATTTTCTAGAAATCCAGCCATAATATAATAATATAATAAAAAATGGCTGGATTTCTCCAACCATTAAAGTGTTTCAGTAGGTTCTAATTCAACAAAAGAAATTGGATGTATATCAAGAAACCAAGATAAGAAACGTTTACCTTTATAGAAATATTTATTTTGTTCTCTTTGTAGTTCACGTTCTGCCTTAGTATTTCTCCAAGTATCTCTCATTCGTTCATAAAGGACTTTTGCATCCATATCATTGATTTCTTCTTCCATTGTTCAATCCTCATCTTTAATTATAGATTGGTTTCAACTTATAATAGTCACAAACTCTTTTTGCAATATTCCACCCTTTGGTTTTGGGAGTATTATAATAGTCCCTAATATAAGTAATCACTACTCCGAAAGGATTTTCTTTATCCTTATATGCTCTATTAAGAATATAGTCCCTGTCTAAATCCTTAATAACTGATTGGAAAATTTCTTCTTCGTTCATAGTGCAAAGGTAATAAAATAATTTGAAATATGCAAATTTATTTCTTCTTTTCTACTTCAATTTCAAAAAGATTTTCATCAAGGTATGGACTATAATAAGGGTATTTATCCTCAAATTCAATATGTTCATAACATACAAGGTTATCATCCCTGCCATAAACACCCCAAGCAATCTGATAAAGTTCATCAAGTTCTTCGGTTTCCCAAATCAGTTCTTCATCAGTAATTTCTTCATCGAACATCTTTTTATTTTCGTATTCACACCATCCAATAGGAATGGTTTTCGGAACACTATTACCATAAGCACCATTCATATCAAGAACGGCTTTGCTATCAGTCAGTTCAACAATAACACCGAAAACTCGTTTCGCAACATCAAATACAATTTCTCCTTTCCTTAAAATATGGTTTCTCATATCTGTGTTTATTAATTATACTGCAAAGTTAATAAATAATTTTGATATATGCAAATTTATTTCTTCAATTTTTCACTTGCACGTGCTAAATCCTGCAACATCGTATCGTCATCGGGAATACCAAATTCGTTTTTCAGATATTGTTCCTGTCCTCTCAAATATCCTGCAATATAACCAGAACGATAACCCTCTAACGTTCCTTGCTTATAACTATTATCTTTGTTATGTCCATCCAATTTGATTCGGGTAATAAACTTCCCAAGATTCAACAATGTTTCAGTCAAAAGTTTCCTATGTAATTCTTCTCCAATATAATTCTTATTAACTAAAACAACCCCTTTCTTATTCATACTATGGATTGAAACTTCAAAATCATCATCGTATTGCCACAATGCCAAAGTATAAAGATTCTTATAATGGAACAAATGGCAAATACTTCCTTTGGGAGTTTCATTAGAAAAATCATAAACAAAGTTCTGTATCTTCTTAAAATTATCATTCAAGAATTTCTTTTGCTTATCTTCTTCTACTTTAATTGCGTTTTGCAATTCAATGACTTTCTTTTCTGCCTCACTAAGTTCCTTTACTTCTTCGACAATAGGTTCTTCATCAACCGCAACAATATCTTTATCCTCAACTGATTCTAATTCGGTTGTTTCTTCGACAACTTCATCAGTAGTTTCTACTTCGATTGGTTCTACATCTTGTTCATTATTTTCTTCTTGTTCATTATTCGTGAACGTCTTTTTTTTATGAACAATAGTATAGATACCTGCACCAATAACCAAGATTCCAATTATAATATAAATAATAATATCCATTTTAGATTTCTCTTTTAATATAATTATTAGAATTAATATCGTGCTTAATAATATCCCCAACTTCCATTTCATTTAACGATACTCGTTGAGGTAAACATTTAGGCAATGGATAATTTGTTTCTACAAGTTCATAAGCTTTAAACTTATCCCAAATACCAATACGTGGTACTTCTTCATCAGTCTGCATAATTACAGGCGGTTCGTTTGTTTGTGTGTTAATTAACTTGAATTGTTTCATTATATCTACTATTTAATTTATACTGCAAAAATAATAAATTCTTTCAATATATGCAAGAAAAAAAGGAGTTTTTTTTAACTCCTTTATTCTGCTTTACTATCCTTTATTCTGCTTTACTATTTACTTTTACATTCGGATGCAAAAGATTGATAAGAATTGACAACCCAAATGCTTGTCCAACTGTAATTGTGTGTGCAATAACCCCCGTAGGGAAAAGAATAGGCATCAACCAATTCCACAACCACATCACTGGATAAGCCATCAGAAAACTAAGTCCAAGTGCAACTAGCAACCAAATGAAATAATAAACAATAACTTTAGGTACCATAATATTAATTATTTAATATAATCGTTATTTTTTGTTTTATACCAAATTATCTTCTATTAATAGATATAAAGTTTCATCGTCCATTTCATCAATTTCTTGTTTAGTAAAAAAATTGAGTTCAGCAACAAGTACATCACCATCATAAACATCAAACCCCTCAACATCTACGTGCCCAAGTTCATCAACATCGGCATCAAAGAAATAACGAAAACGATAGCCAATTCGTTCAAATTCAAACCCCATATCTCTTGTTTATTTTATTATTATACTGCAAAGTTAATAAATAATTCTGATATATGCAAATTTATTTCTTGCCAATCAGCATATCCCAAGTCCCTTCAAGAGCATCTGCAATATACGAAAGTTCATCAGTACTAATCAGTTCTACGTTCAGTTCTTTGGGTTCTGCATCAGTATAGAGTTCATCATTAAGACAACCAGTAATGATAGTCAGTTTCCTATTTTCATCAACGTGAATTTCCTGCACAATTCTATATTCAGTACAATCGTTTCCCTCACAATCGGTTACAATTACACCAACACTCGGATTCGTAACCAAATCGCAAGCTTCGATTACCCAATCACAACCAGCACAAGGTTCTTCTCCCTTATAGATATACATAAAAATCATCTTCATTTCAAAGATAATAAAATCCACAAGTTCCTTACGAGCCTTACTGATAATGTCCTGTGCTTTCATAGTATTTTTCCTTTTTTTAATTTGACAATGCAAAGGTAATAAACTTTTTTGAATCTACCAAATTTTTTTTAGTTCAGTTTCATCAATCCATTCATAAAGATATTTACCAATAGTATTATCAATAATAATATATTTGGTAGTATCTCTCTGATTCATAACATCACATACAACAAAGGTTGAATCGTGCCATATTACTTTATCACCTTTGTCAAATTTATTCTTATGCAAAGAACCACAATGTTTTCTAAGAATATCAAATACTTTCATAACCATAATCTTCGTTTAAAACATCAATAGAATAATTAACAATTTCTATTTTGTTACCATCTGTTCTTTTGCAAATAGCAAAATCGGCATAACTCTCTTTTTTAAATCCAATGATTTCAATTACCCAACTGAAATAACATTTACCATTGCCTACAAACTTAGGCATCCGTTCTCTGAATTTATCTCCTATCTTCATATTAATCACAATATCCACTACGAACACAACCTTTACCTTTTACCATTACTCGGTAAGCAAAACCAAAGGCTTCTTTACCCATCCTTACGGCTTCGTTAATAGACTTGCACTTAATAGGAGTAAAAATGTACCCATTTCTTGCATTAACAACTAATGTACATTCCTGCGCTTTCATATTATTTTGTTTATTATGCACTCAAATGAGTACCTTTCCGTTTGACAATGCAAAGGTAAGAAAAATATTTGAATCTACCAAATTTATTTGTAAATATAATAAAAAAAAACGGAAGCCCCCATCTTCCGTTTTCTTGTCCAACTCTAAAAACTATTCCCGAAAAACTCCACGTTGGGTAAATACTAGTTTTTCCACCCCAGCCTTTTAACCCGATACCCCATTTCGGTAACTCCAGCGGGTAAGTTAAAATGTAATTAAAATAAAATCAAATAATATAATCTCTTTTAATCCAGACTATAACCATTCCATATCAGTTAGTCAGACTAAATATGTCATAAGGTTTTTTAATTTAGGTAAACCATCCACTCCTTCGGGCTATGCCATTGTGGTCGCGACCCACCTTTATCTTTACCCCTGCACTTGCTTCATCTGGTTTACTTTATTCCTTATCGGTTTTTGTGCATCTACTTCTCGATGCTATTACGGCTTCCTAATCCATTAAGTTTACTCTGTTCCGTAGTTTAGTTAGAGTTCCTACGTTTTATTAAATCAATATCAAAAATCCTATTATCTATTTTTTACGGCTTATCTCTGATTCTCATAAAAGTTTCTCGCATTAAAATTACACCAAATCTTTATCTCAGTAAATAATTTTAAATGTTTTTTACGGCTTATCTCTGATGTGCATACTATTCACACGTTAAAGGGTTAATGATTTAGGTTTTAGTTTTAATTAATAGTTTAGGTTAAATTAACTTGTTAAAAATATCGCTTCATCTTATTTCCCTTTTTGTTTGACACTGCAAAGATAACACTTTTTTTTGAATCTACCAAATTTTTTTTAATTTTTTTTACTTGGCTTTTCGCATATTGTATGCTCGGCTCTGCCTTGACACCTTACGTGCTTTCAGTTTCTTCTGCCTCTTAGTCAGTTTAGTTTTCTGCTTCGGCTCTACCACATAGGCAGGATTAACCACATAAGGGACAGGAACACCAATTTTAAATCCATCCATAATTTTATCGTTTTTGTTTTACATTACAAAGGTAATACTTTTTTTTGAATTATCCAAATTTTTTTTAATCTTCTTCTTCACTTTCTTGATTATTTTTTGGTTTCCTGCCTTTCTTCTTGAATTGGGCAAGTTCCCCAAGCAATTCACGTTTCCAATCGCCAAGCATCTGCTTTGCAGACGTACCATCACCACGATTGATATAGTCAACTATTTCGTCAATGTATTCAACATCAATTTCAAGTTCAGACTTTAAATTTCGGTTTTTTCTCTCTGCCATTTCCTTTATTATTAATTACACTGCAAAGTTAATAAATAATTCTGATATATGCAAATTTATTTACACATAAATTAATTTATTATCTTCGACTTCCGACACAACACAATAACTATCTTTGGTTTCTCCAAAGTTTTTGATAAGATATTTCTTTACCTTATCGCTTGCTTCAAAACTATCCCTGCCTTTGACAATGTAAGTTCCTTTGTAACGCAAAGGATAATGATAAGTAACAATAAAAGTTCTTTCCATATCTCGTTTATTATTTATACTGCAAAGTTAATAAATTCTTTCAATATATGCAAATTTATTTTACAACTTCGTTCAAAATTTCTTCTGCACTTATTTCTTCGATATTCTTAATATCAATTTCTTCATAGCCAAACTGACTATCAAATTTTTGATATGCCTCTTTTTCGGTTTCTGCTTTCACATAACCATAAGACATACTCACCGACCACCACCACTTATAAGATACTTTCCAATATTTCATATCTGCTTCTCTACATCACATTCATACTCCGTTTTCTCCACTTCATCATAGAATTGCAATTCAATGGAATCATCCATATCGTTCAGCAAATTCCTTGAAAACTTGTGCGCTTCAAGTTCATCCTGCGCTTCAATGTATTCAACTACTTCAATAGTGATTTTTTGTTTAACGGCAAATTTCATATCGTTCTATTATTTTATACGACAAAGTTAATAAATTCTTACAATATATCCAAATTTATTTTGTGATTTTTTCCAAAAGATATACTCCATCTGCATCCTCATCAATGAAACTATCTCCCATATCAGCATTATATTCCTCAACTGCACCATACATGGTTGGATATTTCTTAATCCTTTCCACTCTCATATCATAAGGATTGCTCTCATCACTAATGAAAACATAATCACTTTTTACATTTGCATCAATATAAGCATCATCAAATGGATTGAAAAGATGTGCAGTAATCTTGTACTTATTCATAATCTCTTGTTTTTAAATGACACTGCAAAGTTAATAAATTATTTTCATATATCCAAATAAAAAAGGGATTATTTTTCAATAACCCCAAAGAAAATATGGCATCCAAAAGATTACTTCCAATCTCTAATATCAAGTAAGATTACAATGATAATTCCCATAACACCCAAAAAGAATATCCACCAAAAAGGTTCGTGTCCAATTCCCACTTTCTTCTTGACAACATCAGCCAAGAGTTTGCAAATAAGAATATACATTCCAATCGCAATAAAAATAATTGCCAAAAGTCCAAATCCAATTCCCATTTTTTTGTTTTTAAGTTTTATTTCCGTTTTTATTTGATACTGCAAAGTTAAGTAAAATATTTTATATTACCAAATTTTTATTCGATATAAAAACTTGTTTCTAAAATACCTTCTTTATCTGATTTAAGATATTCACATTCATCCCCAATAGAAAATGACATCCCTTCTTCTTCTCCAAAAAGGTTGATATAAATTTCTGCTTCTTCTTTGGTTTTAGCACCAACTAAACCCATACCACCACCCCAACAACTACCACAATAATAAAATAGCCAAACCTTAAACATATCCCTTCCTTGATTATTATTTATACTGCAAAGTTAATAAATTATTTCCATATATGCAAATAAAACCGAAACTTTTTTGCCTCGGTTTCATTATTATTTATATTATTACTTTGTTAATCCAAAACTTTGTAATAATAACTTACAGCACTCTCATTCCCTTTGTAAAGTTCCCAAAACTTCTTATCCGCTTTCTGATACAAGTCAACGTACAAATTCTTGAATTGCACTCGCCAACTCTCCCCACATTTAAGATAACTACTATCCACTCTTCCGTCAAAACTCCACGACTTATGATTCAACACAAGTATGATTTCAACAAGTGAATGATAATCACTACTCCAATAACGCATCACGTTATTAAACGTTTTCTTTACTGCGTTCTTATCACGCATATAAACTTCGCAAAACTCGGCAATGCCAAAGTCAGAATAAAACGTAAACTTCGGCTTAAAATCTCCCATATCAGCAAGATTAATCAGCCAATTCTGCTCCGTTACGTTTGCATACTGAAATACGTTCATCTTGTTTTCCCTTTTTGTTTGACACTGCAAAGATAATAAACTTTTTTCATTCTACCAAATTTATTTTTACAAATTTGCCTTATATTATTATATTATTACTATCTACTACCCTATACCCCCCTCCTGTGAACCCCCTCCCTACTCCCTCGCACCCCACTCCCCTCAAAAACACCCCCACAGTTTCTCATGAAAAATTTTCCCAGAAATTTTACCATTCGTAGGGGTTAACCTTACATTTTTTTTAGGGAAAGATTTTTCATTAGGTACTTACTTTTTATGGACAAAAATCTTTCAAAACAAATTATCAAAAAAATTTTTTCCCAGAATTTTTATATTTTAAAAACAGGTTTACTTTTTAAGTTTTTTTTAATGAATATAAGAAGTGCTGGAAAATTTTTCCAGAAATTTTTTCTTATAAAAAAATCACTTCCTATATTGTATGGAGTAGGAAGTGATTCTAAATAAAAATACAAACATGTTTCATTCATTATATAAACAGTTATTTAGATTAAAAACTAATATTTATAATAAAAAGAAAGTCATATGAAACAGAATACAATTAAATTAAACGAGAATCAACTTAAAAATTTAGTTATTGAATGTGTAAAGAGAGTGCTTAAAGAAGACATTATATCACAGCCACAGTTTAGACAGGTAGATGATTTAAATGCATATATTCAGCAGAACGGTTTACAGATGAGACAGGCATCAAAATTTCAGAGGATTAATGCAAGACCCGCAGAACCTGGTGAAGTAGTTGTCACATATGCATCAGATGGTACAATTGAGACACAGAACACAGCAAGTACAGGTGATTGGATTGTAAACAATGTTAGTAATCCTGATAACAAATGGATTATAAAGGGTGATGTATTTCAGAAGAAATATCAGCCTGTAGAGGGGCAGCCTGGTGTATATATGCCAAAAGGTGGACCGATGAATGCAGCGCAGATTAGTGAGCCTATTTCATTCAGAGCACCTTGGGGTGAGCAGATGAATATAGATAAAGGTGGATATATATTAGGAGACCCTAATAATCCTGCTGATATGTATGGTATATCGCAAAAAGATTTTGATTCGACATATAGATTTAATCAATAAGAAAATTAAATTATTAAAATTAGAAACGCATCTATTTTCAGGTGCGTTTTTATTATTTAATAACTATTTATAGGAAAAGAATTTTTAGATATGAGAAGACACATTAAAACATTCAGCACACATGCTGATTATGAAGATTTCATTAATGAAGAAAGCAGAGAATTTTTATGGCCTAATGTTTCCGTTTGTGAAGATGAATATGATTGTCATTTTAACGATGATGGAACGATAGACAGAGTACATGAACGTCCTGGACAGATTGACCCTAACGGGCATGAATATGTTGATTTAGGATTACCATCAGGTACATTATGGGCAACGATGAATGTTGGTTCAACAGTTGTTGGCGAATATGGTGGTTATTATGAATGGGGTGAAACTGAGGAAAGAGACAATTATGGAGCACATAAATATTATGACAAAGATAGTGGAACTTGGACTAAATACAATGATGTTGATAATAAGACAGAACTTGATTTAGACGATGATGTTGCACGTGTTATAATGGGTGGTACATGGACTTTACCTACATCTGCACAATGTCAGGAATTAATTGATAATTGTACATTTGCATATACTTCTATTACAGTTACTATTGGTGAAGAAACACCAATGGAGATTACAGGTGTAACAGTTACATCTTCAATTAATGGTAATTCAATATTTTTACCTTATGCTGGTGATAAATATGGAACTGATATTGAAAATCTTAAATATGGAACTGATATTGAAAATGTTAAATATGGAACTGATATTGAAAATGTAGGTAATTATGGATATATATGGACAAAGAACGGTAGTTATGTAGAAGGTAAAGTTAATGCACAATGTCTTCAATTTGGTAATTCTGAACCAGTAGTAAAACAAGTTGTAAATTATGAATATGGTCGTACTGATGGTATATCAGCACGTGGTGTATTAACACCTGGTGTAACACCTGGTCCAGAGCCAACAAGTGGATATATTACATTTCAGTAATTCATCAATTTCTGATATAGTATTAAATTCACCATCAGAATTAAGTAGTGTTAATTTCCCTAACAGTGCAATTGTAAGTAAATATTGGGTTGGTACACTTGTTCGTGGAGATACACTTTCTGAATGGGAATTTGTTCCAGGAACAGCACATAGGGATGATAGTTATGTTCTTTTATATTATGGACCTGGTGATAATTTTGTTCATTCAAGTGGTGATATTTATGAAAATGGTGAATATACAGGTAGTTTCCAAGCTGATTTACCAGATGAATTAATTCAAATAATAGCGGATTATTTAGAAGAGAATGGTGTAATCAATGTTCAAGCGGAAATAGAAATCATTGATAATCCTGGACATGAGGCATGAAGTTGGTCATGGTTTAATGGAACATATTAGGAGAATGAGAAGACAGGACACTCAAAACAAGACTGGTATATTTAAGGGGAAAGTACTTAATGATTTAAAAGAAATCATTTATAATGAAGAAGAAGTTGTTGAGGAATTTGGTGAGTATATGGCAGGGTTTTGTTATAATTCTCAATTATTTAATTTTCTGTTAAAGAATGCTGGCATATTAAAATACAATAAATCAGGTTCAGTTAAGATTACTGAATCTGATTTAAGACGTATTGTTTCAGAATGTGTTAAAAAGATATATTTTTAATTTTTCTTTAAGCATTTATAATATACCCAATCTGTTGTATTATTTATGTTTTTTTTATTTATACCTTTTTCTATAGAATAAAAGCCAGTTTCTTTAAGGTAATTTATAAGTTCATCTTCAGTATCAACTTTAGTATGAACCATAAAGTAAGGTGTTAGTTAACCATTTTGAAATGGAATTACAACTTTCTCATTGTAACAATATATTACTCAGAGCAATATGCCCACACACCGATGGGTAAAATTTCTATTTTGTGTAAACTATTATATTATTCCCTAATATTGTTTATTTAGCCACAATAAAAATCTTCATAATAACTCCATACAACCTGATTATTGCTTTTTTTAACAAGGCGATTATCAGCTGTTCTACGGCTTGTCATATAAATAAAATCTTCATTTTCGGCAATCTTAATCCATTCTTTATCTATTTCGACATTTGGTGAACAAGGAATCATTGTTTCAAAAATTTTATTCACCTTTTTATATGAAAAGTGTTTCATTATTCAATATAACTCCATTCTTTAAATTTAACTTCTTTTTCCAGTCTTAAACCACCCCAAGGTGATTTTATATTACCTGAATAAATAAACAAGAATTTACCATCCCATATAACAGACAGATATTGGAATGGTAGGTTATCTACTTTAAGGAGCAGTTCGACATCTTTACCATTTGTTTCTGGAAGTCCTATAATTCCATCACATTTGTTCCATTTCATGCTTTAATGTTGTTTTAGTATTTTCGTATGCAAATTTTAATTTTTCTAATTGTAAAAGAATTTGATTATTAATATGTGTTAGTCCAAGTAAAGCACCTTTTTTAGTTATTCCTATAATTACCGTACCGATATTAGAATCACAATAAATACCATCACTAAATATATAGGGTAATTCAAATTCATTAGGATAAATTAAACGTTTAACTTTAGTTCTTTTACCGTCACCATTAGCACTATATTTAAAAGTAAGATGACAGGAATCATAGTTTGAATATTTTTTATTAGATATAACTTTTGATTCCTGATAAAGATAGCCTTGAAACATACCGTCTGTTGAATATTTGGGTATACAGAGGTAAATGGTATCGTCTTTTTTTAATTCATTCCATTTCATGATTACATCAGTACTTCTTCTTCGAAACAAATGTTTATTGATTTAATGTTGTTCTTATCGAAACCGATTTCATCACTATGATAACTAACATACTTATCAATTGCCTCTTGCATATTTTCAGCAACTATAAAGTCATAGCTTTTAAAAATACCTTCAATTTTGTAAATTTTCAATTTTTTAAGTTCCATATTATATTTAATTAAGAATTATTCCACATTTGTACAGAAATAGAATGGTCTGACATAGATTTATTGAATATGTTTTTATCTTCCTCTTTGAAAATACAAATATCAGTTACCATACAATATTGCTTTTTTCCAATTTTTAGTCCAATGTTCATCAGTCTGTACATGGTTAGGTCTTACCCATTTACAGACATTTTTACTAAATTCATCTATAGGGAATTCATTAGAGTTACGTATTACAACACCTTCTCTTGTATCACCATATACAGAAGGTTGATTAACGAATTTATTTACAAGATATTTAAGTTGTTCTTCTGATTCAATAATACCTCTCCAAAGTTCAGGTACAGTTGGAATTTTAGTTATTTCTGAAACAAGTCTTATTTCATCCCAAGAATACCAAACGTATTCTTCAGTGTCCATTACAGCAAACAAAAAGTAATAATTTGGTAATTTATCGTAATGAATGGAATGTTCACCGTAAAGGTTTTCTCCAAAAATCCATTCATTTTCACCTAATTTATCATAAATATCTTGGAAAATACCGTCTTTACCCCAAATATTAATACTCCAAGGACTTCTTGTAGGTGCACCATGACTTCTTGCATAACAATCGTAACGATTAATTGATATATTTTCGCCATCAAGTTTTTCTGTGATAATTATTTCTTTACCTTTATACATATCAAACCAATCGCCAGACAGTTTTTTATCATCTGATGTTGTACCTGGTGACCAAGGTAAATGATAAGTTCTTGGGTATTTTGTATTAGTAGGTATCATATTATATTTCTACAGTTAATCCTTCTTCTAAAATGTCAATTTCTTCATCAGTAAACCAAGAATAAAAAGTTAGGTTTCTGAAACTAAAGAGCATTCTTATATAAGAATATCTATTAATCATTTCTGTAACTTTATCATATAAGGCATCATATTCATTTTTATGTGCTAAAAACTCATCATCGTTATGGAATTTATGAATAAATCCAATAAGATAACCATATCCACCATTACTGATTTTCAGTTGGAAAATATAGACATAATAATTTCTAATCAGCATATAAATTGCTGTTATAAAAAGTACAAGGAATATAAAAGTAACAGTATCCATATTTTTTTTATGTTTACTCAATTATTATCAACTTTCGTGCCATTTAAAATATCGAACATATATTTTCCACCATCAAAGAAACCTTCTTCATATGCTGCTCTTGAATCTACATTTACATCATCGTAGTCTTGTGCATAGTCATTATATGTAAAACTTGGTGCATATTTTTCATCTGCTTTTTTCATTGCTACTTCCTGAATTTTATCTAAGTCAGGAATATCTATAAATAAATCAGGATTAAAATTGCCAGTACTTGAAAAACTAAATTGATTTATATAATCAGGTGTTTGTTTAAATAATTGGAGAATGGTATTATAATATTCTTCTTCTGAAGGATATTTTTCTAATAATTCAGTAGTTGTTTCATTTTCTACCAATAATCTATCAGCAAGTTCAACAATTGCTTTTATTTGTTTCCAATCTAAATTCCACATAGTTATTTATTTTTATTATTAAACATATTTATTGCATCATTATAAAAGCAAATTCTATTATATTGTTCTGTTATGTCTTCCATTATTTCTTTACATTTTTCTTTTGATGCAAATCCATTAACATCCAACACGATTTTATCCAATAAATCAATCAAGAATTTTTCAGCATCTTCTCTAGTTTTAAATATTAAACTTTCACCATTTTCATCAGTAATTGTTGGATTAAATGTATTATGTCTTTCTTTTGTGGGATTATCATAATACATATGATAATGTATTTCCCATTCGTTTTCATCATAACAGACTAACCAAAATGAAACTGTGTTCAGTGATTTCATTTCGTTAATGTTTATACCAAAAACTTTAGTAAAATAATTATTAGTTAAATTAAAGTGTTCTATCATTTTTTCTCTATCAATAATATAAGGAACACCATAGCCATAGATGCTTGCACCTATGAAATCTTCGAAAACATCTTTGTTTTCTTCATCATAATCATTCATTTGTCAAAAATTCTTTTAAATATGTATTTCTTTTAGTTGTATCAAGTGTATTAATTGCCATATATAGTGTTGGTTTTTGTCCAACCATAACGCATAATGATTTTGCTCTTGTAATACCTGTATAAACCAAGTTTCGTTTCATCATCATATAATGAGCCTTGGTGATTGGCATAACCACAATCGGATATTCTGAACCTTGTGACTTATGTACGGTAACAGCATAAGCAAGCATAATTTCATCAAGTTCTGCAAATTCGTATTCAGCAATCTGTTTTCTGAATAAGATAGTTACCATTTTATGTTCTTTATCAATTTTTTTGATAAATCCAGAATCACCATTGAATACACCTTTATCATAGTTATTCTTAATCTGCATTACCTTATCGTTTTCCCTATAGATGGTATCACCATATTTGATTTCATTAGCACCATTTGGATTAAGTTCTTTCTGAAGTACATCGTTGAGGTTCTTTGTACCTAATGAACCTTTTTTCATTGGTGTTAATACCTGTATATCTGTAGGAACAATCTTATATTTTGCAGGTAATCTATTTTTAACAAGTTCTGTTATTGTTTCAACAATTGAATCTTCATCATTATTTGTTATAAAGAACAAATCAGAATCTTGTGTGTTTTTCATATCAGGAATTTCGCCATGATTGATTGCGTGAGCAGTTGTAATGATTTTAGATTGTGCTGCTTGTCTGAATATTTTTTCAAGTTTCACAATTGGAATCATACCTGATTTAATCAAATCTGAAAGTATGTTACCTGCACCGATACAAGGTAATTGGTCAACATCACCGATAAGAATAAGTTTCATATCAAGTGGTACAGCCTTTAATAATGTGTACATCAATGAAACGTTAATCATAGATGATTCATCAAGAATAAGTACATCACCAAAAAGTGGAAAGTCTTCATTATGAAGATAACCTTGTACTGGATTATAACCAAGAAGTCTATGAATTGTTTTTGCTTCTCCACCTGTAGCATCAGACATTCTATCTGCTGCTTTACCTGTAGGTGCTGCAAGCAAGATTACTTTATTAAGCAGTCTTAATGCAGTGATGATACCTTTTGTTACAGTTGTCTTACCTGTACCTGGTCCACCTGTCAACACCATTATATTTGACGTTAAAGCGGTTTTAATAGCCTGTCTTTGTTGCTCATTATATTCTATATTAAGTACCTGTTCAATGTCGTGAATCTGTGTATCATCAATCTCTTCTTTCTCTTTATAAGAGTTCAAGAGTTCATAGAATTTATCAGCAATATATTTTTCTGCTCGGTAGTAATATGGTAAGAAAATTTTATTATCTTCTTCGATTAAATCCTCATTTGAAACCATTATTTCAATAGTTTCATCAATAAAACTTGGAGCAATTGAAAGCAAGTTACCAACTTCAGGTGAAAGGAATGTTTGGTATGCATATGTATTCCCATCTTCAGCAAACTGATTAAGGGTATAGTTAACACCTGCTTCTCTACGTTTTTCTGAAGTCATATCATAACCCATTTTAAGTGCGATTGCATCTGCTTTAAGGAAACCTATACCATCAATATCTGCAATTAATCTATATGGATTATGTGTGAGTATTTCTATTGCATCATTACCATAGAGTTTAAATATTTTAACTGCATATAATGTACTGATGTCGAATGATTTAAGGAACACCATAATATCGAACATGTGTTTTTGTTCATTCCAAGATTGTACTAATTCATCAATTTTCTTTTGTCCCAATCGTGGAATTTCCTTTAATCTTTCAGGGTGATTTTCAATAATGTCAGGTGTATCTTCGCCAAACTTATCCACAATTTTATCAGCGAATCCTGGACCGATACCTTTAATCAAACCACTACCTAAATATTTACGGATTCCGTAAACAGTATCAGGCATAATTTCATTGCAAAGAGTGGACACAAATTGTTTACCATACATATTATGAGTTTTCCAATCACCTTCTACATAGAGAGTTACCCCTGGTAGTGGATTAGTTGTATTAGCGATAAGAGTAACAGGTTTCTTAATGGTGTCAGGTGTGGCTAACATCACTGTATATCCATTCTCTTCGTTATAGTATATAATTGATTCAACTGTACAATTAAAGTGTTCCATTTACGTTTTTAATCATTGCTATTTTATTTTCTTGGAGTTTATAGATATTGATTAAGAGCAATAATGAATTTCCATCTTTTTTATTTTCTTTGTCTTGATAATCTTTTATTTTTAAACCACTTCCTTTCACATTATATAATTGATTATTCACTCTAATATATTCTCTAAGTTTGAACATATTAATGATGGCATATTTACAAACTTGATTATCTTTGTTTAAAAAGACATAAATTAGAAAGTCACATTCAGAACGTGCAAGACCACCTGGTTTATCGTGTGATGTTATATCATAGACAATGTTACCTGTTTCGGTTATCCGTTTATCTGTTTTGATTTCTATTGCATAAAAATCCTCTGATTCAAGGTTCTTTAATGTATGGTAACTTAGTCTTTCCTTTATTTCGTTTTGTGTATTTAAATCCTTAATATTAATTTGTTCATCAGTTCTAAATATCAGTGCATCAATATCTTTATCCTTTTCAAGTTGTGTACCTTTTGTGTCTATATAAACTTTATGTGATAAAAAATGTATAGGGAAGATAGTGTTTAAGAAGAAATCTTCACCGATTTTCCCTATATCTGATTGTTCTTTAACTTTATCACTCTTTCTCTTATATCCCATATATCTGTTTTTTACAAATATACAAATTTTATATAAGAAAAACAACGAATATATAAAACAAAAAAACGCACTTGTGAAAGTGCGTTTTTGATAATAATAAGGATAATATTGAACTACTTAATCTTGCTTTCGATATATTTCTTAGTAAGGAAATCGTCATAATCTGCCTTAATAAGTTTAGCAGGTTTAAGTTTACTCTTAAATGTATGATACAAAACCGAATACAAGTTAATCTTCTCTGCAAACTCAACAAATTTAGTTTTGTCTGTTTCCATAATATTACACCATCTAAGATAAGGCATATCAGGGTTGTTGAAAATAGCATTAAGATTATTACTATAAATTGGAAGGTAAATGTTTGCATCCAAGTTATGCTTCTTACAAACGTGTACACAAAGGTCTAAAGCATACATCAAAAGGTTTGCAACCTTAAGGTTTCGTACCCTATTATATCTACCAGGAAGATGATTCTTCCGATTCTCTTCAGCAATACCGCTTTCAACATAGATTGTACCAGCAGTGCTCAAAAAACTTCTATAAAAATCAGCATAATAGGTATAATATGGCTGAAGGGTAAAGTCTTCAGGGTCTGTATCACCCTTAATATACTTATGTGCAAACATATATCCGACAGCAGTATCAAGACTATTTGTCTCATACTGAAAATCCTTCATTTTGTAAAAAGCGTCAAGTGCTTCTCCGTCAGTCATACGAAGTTTAGCAGCAACTTTATCACCAGCACTCCAACTAGTTCTAGGAACACCACCGTTAAAACAATAAGTTAATTCCGCAATTCTATCATATGTCATTTCACCTTCATAGGTACACGTGAACTTTTCTGGAATTAAATAAGATTTCTTTGAATCAGCCTTAAGGCGTTTAACACTTTCCTTGGCAGATTGTCCATCAATGATATAGAACTTGCCATCATCAGAACAAAGAGCAAATGAGAACGGACGCAAATCATCATCCCATCCTTTCTTGACAATTGATTTCATCGTCTTCTTAACACGTGTCTCAAAGACTTTGTGTTCAAGTTCGTGATAAACATTCTTCTTATCATTATCAGAAGAAATACCACATCTTTGACCCCTTGAATGCAACAGCATATTAATTTCGTCAAAGTTAAGTTTAACAAATTGTTTTTGGTCTTTCGTTTTCTTAATTTCATCGAAAACAGTAGTAACAGTTGTGTTACTGGAATTAGTAAAGTTTTTGGTTTCCATAAATTTTAAATATTAATTAAGTTTTGTTAAATTTCAAATTTCACTACAAAGGTATAAACAATTTTTCTAATTTCCAAATTTATTTTACATTTTTTTCATTTAACTTTTCAGTTGGTGTATATGGCAAATACCGTGCCAAAAAAATATGAGTAGATTTATTTAACCTACTCATATTCCTAATATATTTCAAGAATGTTAACGATTTTATCAGGTGGAATATTATCATAGGTATAATATGCAGTACCTTCTCTTTCATCATGATAAAGTTTTAATCCATCACAGTTAATTTCAAGTACAATCATATCCTGTAAGTTTTGTCCAACCATATTTTTTATTTCATCTATATCAGTTCCGAGATATATTCTTTCTGGAAAATTACCTCTTGATTTAGGTATTAATCCATACTTTAATATTCTTTTTAAAAAAGACTTATCTGTTGCATGATAAAATATTTCACCTGATTTTTGTTTATAACGTTTGCCATATTTTGCTTCAATGATTATACTGAAACTAATTATTGGTGTTTCAGAAAGATATTTATCAAATTCAATATCGTCTTTAAATAAAGAATCTTTAGATTGAAATGTATCGTTGAATTTATAGAATACTTTTGGTATATATCCATTTTTGTTTTCTTCTCTAATATCAATTTCTGAAACAAACCAACCTAATAATGTTTCTACTGTCTTGATGATTTCTCTGTAATTAGAAAAATCTTTTCCTAAATCAATTGCTACAAAATCGTTTTTCTTTGTTGTTGTGTTTCTTTTATATGGATTAAATCTTAAACTTCTGATTTTGATAATATTAGGAAATTTTTTCTTTAAATATATTGCTGACTTATTTATATCATAAGACATTATAAGACCTTCATTAAGATTTTCAAATAAGAATTCTTGTTTAGTGTCAGTTCCATAAGATATTATGGAATCGTTATCTTCAGTTGTCAATAATAGTTCTTTAAAATATCTTTGTCTTTTGGTTGGTTCATAAAAAAATGGTTTAAGAACCTCTGTTATGAGGTTCTTAAAACCATTCTCATTAATTTTAATAATCTTTTCTTTCATTTTTATGGCTCTACTGTTTTTATTTTTCTTGGTCTTCCTCTTCCACGTTTAACTTCTACCACAGGTTCATTCATCTTTGCCACTTCTTCGTTAGTATATACAAAAGGTAAATCATCAACTTGTGTACAACTTGTATTAAGTTCACCCTCTGTTGTAGATACTGAAATACTACTATTTTCATCTACCTTAAGTGTATAATCAGCTTGTGCAGTTATTGTTTCATTTGGGTTAATCACTGTTTCAGCATGGTCAGTACTAATAGGTAAGTCACTAATATGTTGTTTAATGTCTTCTTGGATTTCTTTAGTTACACCAAGTTCTTCCCATTTCTTTTCTGCTTCCAACCTTCTTGCTTCTTCCATTTCAGCCTTAGTTCTTCTCTTACGTTTAGGTTTAACTTCTTCCTTCTTAACAAAATCCTGTTCCCTTAATTCAACAAACTGAATAGGATGTCTCTTTTCAGGTTCTTCAACCTTTTTCTGTTTCTCTTCTCTTGCTTTCCTATTGGTTTCGACAATTACATCAGGTAGTCTTTTCATATTAGGAAAATAGTCAACAACAGTACTGATGATGCGTTCCTTAAGTTCATCTGAAGCGATTACATCATCAATAGATATTTTTTGAAGAATACAGTTAAAGTCATTAGTAATTACATCATAAACGATTTCCTTTACACTATCTTTAAATGTAACAGATGTATTGTCAATACTTAGTTCAGTTGGTTTATCTATAGGTGCAGTAATACTTTGATTGTCATAGTCAATTACATTAATTTGAGTACATTCATTAGGTACTTGTGATGGTTGATGATTTTCAGGTACAAATATTGTATCACCTTCAATATCTTGATAATTTTCAGGTACAGGTGTTGTGTCACCGTTAATATCTTGATACCCTTCAGGTACAAGTATCGTATCAGCAAGTTTTTCCATGTTAGGAAGTACATTTTCGATAACATCTTCTTGTTCAGTGATTTTTTTAACCCTATTTTCATTGGTTTTGGTAACGAAGTTAAATTGAAGGGTTTTAAGAGTACCATAAGTTTGTTCATCAAAATATTGGTTGAGTTTTTCGATAAGTTCATTCCAAAGTTTTGATTTCTTTTCAAATTCCTTATCTTCAGAAGTGCTATATTGTATTTCCACTTCATCACCGTCTTCTGTTTCTATGTTAGTTGTTTCAAGTTCGGTATTTACTTGTCCATCATATTTAGCAACACGTTCAAGAGATTTTTCATAGTATTCAGTATTCTTTTCAAAACCTAAATAATTACGTTTATTAAGTTTTGCCATTTTAGCAGTTGTACCACTACCCATGAAAGGGTCAAGAACCAAGTTACCTTCTACTGACCAAGAGAGAATATGGTCTTGTGCAAGCAATTCAGGAAATACAGCAGGATGTCCTGTTTTATCATTAAATGATACACTATATCTCCATATATTATTTCTATAACTATATTCTTTTATAACAGGTTGATTTTTCTTAACTTCTACAAGGTTTCCATCAACATCATATGTGGTATTTTTACCCCATTTAGCCCAACCAGCCCATTTGTTACGTTTATCCGCAATAAGTGTAATATCTTTTCTGATTTCACCTTTAACAAAGACAAACATATATTCAAATATTTGAGAATAACGTTTGGCATTCTTACCAGCTGGTCTTGATGAACCGTTTTTCTCATAAATCATTGTATCGTGAAGTTTAAACCCAATTTCTTTGAAATATTGTGCTTGTCTGAATGATGTGCCTGTTTCATCACCATTAATAGTTGCATCACCAACAACCCATACAACAACACACCCAGGTTTAGTTACTCTATATAATTCTCTTGCAATAGGTTTAAATATTTCAAAATCCCATCTAAATTCATCACCTTCTTGATAGGTTCTAAGATTGTCATAAGGTGGACTTGTAACAGTCAAATCAACTGAATTATCAGGAAGTAATTTAAGACCATCTATACAATCCATGTTGTAAATTTTATTAATCTCTAATTCCATTTCAATATACTTTATTCAAAAATTATTTTTTACAAATGTACAAATTTAAATCCAGATTTTCAAACTATTTATAGAAAAATATTTTAGAATATGTACAAAGTTTATAATAAGAGAAGTAACGAAGTTATTAACGGTAAAGCCAAGTTACCAACACCTGAACAATTAGAATATGGTGAACTTGCAATTAACTATGCAAAGGGTAAGGAAACATTGGCTATTAAAAATGATGAAGATGAAATCGTAAAGTTACCATTTACTGGCGGTAGTGGTGAAAGTGGTATTTTTGCTTACAGGGATGAAAATCATGAAGACGATGGAATATTCCCTGATAAACAGACATTATACGATTCTTTAAGAGACCATATTAAAAGAGGTGAAAACCTTTTTGAACCAGAAGAAGGAAAGATGTGTGTTGCTTTTGTAAAGAATGATTGGGATGAAAGTATTTCTACATATCCTATTATAAATCCTGAACCTTCATACGATAGTATTGTTGACCCTGAAAAAACAAAAAGAACTAATGAGATTAAATCACATAGATTACCTTATAATGGTGATAAGATAGTTGTTAGAAGACATTTATTCCATCAACCTATGGTACATCTTCCATATTATTTTCAAGATTGTCTTTGTGTGTTTAGGAAAAGTTTTGAAGAACCTAGTCAAACTCGTACATTTAAATATAATTCAAGTTTGTTAGAATTTAAAGATGTTATAACAAATGGTTATAATGATTTAGTTGATGTAGAAGTATATGATATTGATGAAAATGGCTGTGATAAAGAACTTGTTTTAACAAGAAATGATGGTGAATCTTATCGTTTTTGGGCTATGGTTCGTTTTGACATGTATGATAAAAATGTTTTTGAAGCAATAAATCGTATTTATGATGATAATGATGGATGTTATGTTTTAAACGAAAACACAATTAAACTTGAATGTATTTGTCACGATTTTTATAGAAGTAGAACAACTCTTAGTCCATATTTGAAATTAGAATGGGGAAATTACACAAGCGGTGGTGGTGATGTAACACCTTATAATTTTGATGAGAATAAACCTAAACTTATTAACATAAGACCAAGTTTATGGAAAGGTATTATTGAAAATCTTGATGAAAAAATATATCCTAATAGAGAACCTGAAAGATATAACATGTTTATTAAAAATGTTTTTGGTGACGGACAATCTAATTGGCCTAAACCAAGATATAGAGTAAGAAGTAAGATACGTAACTATATACCTGTCTATGGATATTTTGATAATAGACGAAAAATGGTATGTATTTATCCTGAACTTAGTGGTGATAAATTAATTATACATTATAATAAAGATGCTTTTCTTTATACAGGTGCTGATTTATCAAACGAATATTTATATGTTAGTTTTACACGTAAGTTTTACGGAAATCGTTATATGAATATAGGTATTAGAATATATCTTGATACTTTAGATAGAAATAACTATTATACTATATTTGAAGCGTCTGATTTTTCTGAATTTGATGATGTTAACGGTGGCTTTTTGGGATATGATATAAATAATACTGAAACAAAATGTTATACTGAATCAGATGTATATTCAAAATATTTTGGAACGTTAACACAATTTAAAGAAAGTAGAACCAATCGTTGGGAACATAAACTCAGTGGATGGCATTGGTGTAATAGTAGGAAAGAATATCAAATCATTGATGGAACTGGAAGGTATCACGGTAATAAATCATATTCATTAATGCTTTATAAGAAACATAGAGGTGTTGTATCTATACATCCTTGTCATGTATCAATTATTAGAACAAACAAAAAAAACGTAGTTGATGATGCTGATTATTTGACATTTGATATTACAAATGGTGGTACAATCAATTGGAAACATAGTGGTAGTACCAATAGAGATTTATATTATAGAATTTCTTCTGATGGCGGTGAAAGTTATGGCGATTGGAATTTAATTAGTTCTGATGAAGATAGCAGTTTTAATGTTGATTCAAATGACAAAGTTCAATTTAAAGGAAATTTTCAAAATTATCCTACTCAAAATGATTCTAACTATTCAACGTTTAGTGGTTCGACAGCAACGTTTAACGTTAGTGGTAACATAATGAGTATTATGAAAGAAGAAAATTTTGATAATTTGGAACTTACACAACCGTATGCCTTTTTCCAATTATTTGCTTGCACAAATGTTGCTGATGCTAGTGAAATGAAAATGCCTAATACAGTATCACAAGCATGTTGTGGTTTTATGTTTAGAGAGTGTAGGCTGTTAGAACATGGACCAAAATTACCAGCCGAAGAGTTAGTACAGGCATGTTATTGGGCAATGTTCATTAATTGTTCAAGATTACAAGAAGGTGTAGAAATGTCAGCAGTAAATATGGCATATCAAAGTTGTATTTATATGTATGCTTATTGTGGTTCATTGACAACTTTACCTGAATTACCTGCAACTAATTTAGGATATGGTTGTTATGCAAGAATGTTCCAAGCCTGTAATTCATTAACATCAATTCCAAGTGGTTATTTACCTTCAACAACTTTGGCTGAAGATTGTTATACTGGAATGTTTTCTGACTGTTTTAATTTAACTTCAATACCAAGTGATTTATTACCAGCAACTACATTAAAACAGTCTTGTTATGTCTCTATGTTTGAAAACTGTTTTTCATTAACAAATGTTCCTAATTTACCTGCAACAGATTTATCAGGAGCAAATAGTTGTTATCAATGTATGTTCCAAAATTGTAGAAGTCTTACAGGTATACCAACTGATTTGTTACCAGCAACAACATTGGCACAGAGTTGTTATAGTTCTATGTTCTATGGTTGTTCAAGTTTAGCCACAGCACCTGAATTACCAGCTACTACTTTAGCAAATTATTGTTATCGTCAGATGTTTTATAATACTAATATTAATTACATTAAATGTTTAGCAACTGATATAAGTGCAAATCAATGTACAAGCGATTGGGTTAATGGTGTTCAGACAACATCAGGTACATTTGTCAAGAATCCTGATATGAATGATTGGACAACAGGTACATCAGGTATTCCTGAGAATTGGAATGTACAGATAAATTAAAGTTAAGAATTAAATTTAATATAAAAAACTCACTTTTATTTTTTTCAAAAGTGAGTTTTTTTGTTTTTTTATACTATTTATTAAGTGAAACAGGTCTCTTGTCCCGTGAGTGGACTTTAAAGCTAAGGTGTTTCCAAGTAATGTTCACTTAGGTGGGAGACGATGTTGAAAATAATTTTCTCACAATATATAAAACGCATCCATTTGGGTGCGTTTATTTTGTTTATGTAGCAGAGTACTGCAAGCCTGTCCCAAGAACCCCACAGTTTTAACTGTGGGAGTAGTCAGATGAATTTGTATATTAGAATTTTTCGAACTATTTATAGAAAAATATTTAAGAATATGCAAAGAGTTTATAATAAAAGAAGTGATGAAATTATAGATGGTAAAGCCAAATTACCAACACCTGAACAATTAGAATATGGTGAACTTGCAATCAACTACGCAAAGGGTAAAGAAACAATCAGTATTAAAAACAGTGATGATGAAATAGTAACTTTACCATTTGGTAATGTTTCTAAAGCAGGTTTAATTAAATTTGAACGTGCTTATCATGAAGAACCGTTATATATTTTTGATGATATTAACGATTTTTATGATTCAGTAAGAAACAAAATTGGTGATGGTGAACAATTATATGAACCAGAAGATGGTAAAATATGTGTTGCTGAATTAGCAGATGGTACTTACATTCCAATTATTAGTCCAGAGCCATCATATGATAGCATTGTTGACCCTAACAAGAAAAAGACAAATTATGAAATAATGAATCATAAACATCGTCCTTATGATGGTAATAGAATTGTTGTTAGAAAACAATTATCAATACGTCCCGTTGAACATTTACCTTATTATTTTCAAGATGGAATTGTTACAATAAGAATTAATAAGAACTATCTTAAAAAAGGTGAATCTATTGCAATTTATGTATATGATAGATGGTTTGAAGAGCCTAGATTTGTCAAAGATGGTTATGGTTCTATATATGGAACTTCTCTCTCTAATGATATTCAATTAATTAATCATGGTGACGGATTATGGGAGTTAAAAAATAATGGTAATCGTGACCTGTATAAACCAATTGTAATTCAAATACCATTTAAAATAGATACATCTGGAAGACAATACAATGTTCTTGAAGTAACTAATTCAAGTTTGTTTGTTGATGTTGATACAAGGGATTTATTTTCAAGAACAATTGCTTATAATTTTGGACAGAACTGTGTTAAAGTAGGAAACATAAGATATGATAAATATTATAATCGTGAAACTTTAAGCCCATATCTTAAATTTGTTAGAACTGAAGGATGTAATATTAAACTTATTAATACAAAACCAAGTCTTTGGAAAGGTGTTGTTGACCATGATGGGGAAGTTATATATGAAAATACATCTAAATATGACAGTTTAATGGGCATGATATTAGATAAAGCACCAAATACATTTATTAAATCAAAGACAAGAGACTATATTTATCGTTATCATAAAAAATTAGCACAACATAGAAAAGATGCTGGTTATGGACAAAGTGGTGTAGTAGGAAACATTGAAGGTGGTTATCTTTATTTAAGGTTTTCTATTATAACTGATGATGTGAGAAAATGTCGTTTTGTTATACATTTCGATAGTAAAATTGGTTTTTCAAAAAGAAGTGTTGATTTATCTTTTCAAGAGATTGAAAACTTAATCGTTGAATCTTATAATCTTCCCGGTAATGGTAAAGTATTTAAACTTTTATTTGATGGTGACGATTTTTATGATTTAGGACAATTTTTCTATGGATGGGAAGTAAGTGGCATACACGTATATTGTCGTGATAGTTCTGTAACACATATGCCAATTTTAGGTGACAGAGATAAAAAAATGGATATGTCAAATAAAAAACTTAATCCTTTTGGTTGGTTTAAAGGTGGGTATTCAGGTGTTAGTAAATCAGGAAGAAATACTTATGAGAAAATAAGAAGAAACAAAGGAAGGTATCAACGTAGTTATGCTATTAAACTTTATAAAGTTCATAGAGGTATTCCTTCTTCATACCCAACAACAGTAATTATTAGAAAAAATAAAAGAAAATAAAATTTTTTGTTTTTTTATACTATTTATTAAGTGAATCTCCCATTCCTCAGGGGCGCATTCTTTTGGCAGAGTGGTTCATCTGTTTTGAATGTACATGTGGTGGTGGGGCAGATGAAAATCCTTAAAAAACAATATATAAAAAACTTTGTAATTTTTTTACAAAGTTTTTATTTTTTTTATATTTTCATACTATTTATTTAATGAAACGAATCCATCGAATTAAAGGTTTCTTTATCGTGGGACTGGGTTCTACCTCGTTGAGGCCTCTAGATGGAGTACGTTGAAAATTCTTAAAACTCTATATATAAGCAGATAAATTATTTATCTGCTTTTTTTTGTTATATAATTGATGTTAACGATATATTTATTTATATAAATAAACAAAAAAATTATGCAAAGAGTATATAATAAGAGAAGTAACGAAATTATTAACGGTAAAGCCAAGTTACCAACAGCTGAACAGTTAGAGTATGGTGAAATTGCAATTAACTATGCAAAAGGTGAAGAAACATTAGCTATTAAAAATGATGAAGATGAAATTGTAAAATTGCCATTTACTGGCGGTAGTGGTGATAGTAATATCAGATATGTTAGAAATAGTGACGTAAACCCATTTTCAGATAAAAGTCAACTATATGATTATATAAGAAGAAAAAGAAAAAGTGGTGATAATCTATATGAACCAGAAAATGGATGCCTTTTTGTTGCAAGAGTTGTTGAAAATGGAGTAGAAAGTATATATCCATTTGTAAATTATGAACCATCATATGACAGTATTATTGACCCAACAAAAACTAAAACACAAAAGCAAACTGAAGAACATAAAAAAATAACATATGATGGAAAATTTGTTGTTAGAAAACATTTTCCCGAAAGACCTATGGAATTTTTACGTTACTATTTCCAAGGTGAATTTATGTTGTTTGAAGTGTATATAGTGGCAGGTGGTAGTGCAACATATTATTATGATACTGTTTTAATTAATGATATAGATATACTTTCAAGTGAAGAAGGTATAAGAACATTTTATAAAAGACATCATAATAATATTGTTGTTGATAGAAATACTGATGGCGTAAGAGTTTTCAGTAATACAGGAACAACTGACGCAAAAATATTGATTAAAGTATTTCCTAATTGTTCAAATGGAAGTTTAGATATTGCTAATGTTGTTTTCCTTACAGATTTAAATAGTTATTTAGGTAAAAAACAAAATTGGAAAGACGAATGGCAAAAAATAAAAGATAAAGAGTTCTATATTAACAATGATACATTTTATTTTGCTAATTTAAGTCAACTCACAAGTGAACCTGAAACAATTTCACCACACCTTAAAATTAGAAATCAACATGTTGTAAACATTAAACCATCTACATTTTTAATTCAAAACAGAAACATTGTTGATGGTGCAACAATTATGGGCGCAAAAGCAGATAGTAGTGTGTTTAAACGTTTAATTAATACAATTACAGCAAAAGATGCTAATAAACATATTTTAGTTAAAACAAGAGATTACGTTCCATTATATCCACAACGTGGTGAAAAATATGGTAAAATGGTTGTTACTGCAAAATTTGAATGTGGTAAGTTAATCATTTGTAAAGGGTATTATCAAGGAAAAATTGTTGTCGTATATCATGAAAGTGTTACACCAAACATCACACAAAGTTTAACTATTGATACAGCACAACATTCAAGTAGTGACCCAACTGTTCTTGTTATTGAACCTAGTGATTTAGGTATAGTAAGTACATATTTTTATTCATTAACATGTATTGGAACAATGTTGCTTGATAGTAGTGTTGAAGGATATATGGGTACATATACAAAACGTCCAGAATTCCATACAAGTGGAAGCGCAAAATTCAAGAAAAAAATTCTTACTCCTTGGGGATGGATTAAACCTGCAACAAAAAAGAAAATGTACTGGGGTACACTTGCATGTGTTTATTATAACCAACATTCAAGACATGTTTCTAAAAAATATGGTAGAAGTTATGATATGTTGGCATATAAAGTGATAAGAGGTGTTAAATCATTATTCCCTGCACATATTTATTGTAATTTACGAAGTAGAAGTAAATAATAAAATGAAAGGTGAGTTAATTAACTCACCTTTTTTATTTACCATTCATTTAACTGAATGTTATTTCTTGTGATTCTTTTTTTCTTTGGCGGTTCTTCAGGAACGACAATTTTACTGAATGATTCGTTGGGGTTATTTACAGGACTAAACACTGTTTTATTTTCCACTTCATTTGGTGATTCTACCCATCTTGTTAAAACCTGTAATGGGTCTTCAGATTTCACATCATCTATATATAAATCATCTTTAATTTCATTTTGATAGTCTTTTAATATTTTACATCTACAATATGCAGTAAATAAATTGTCACAATATGACTTGAAATCTCTATCTGTTATTTTTGAAATACCTTTATTATAAAGTTTTTTCATTTTTTTAGCAAAAAATTCAGAATAATATCCACGAAGTTCAATAGGCATTGATAAAAACTGTTCAGAAGTTGTTTTAATAACTTCATTAAATGTCCTAACAAAACGGTTTATATCTTTATCACTTGCCATAGAAATAAACAACTTCACAACTTCAATTGTATTTGGATTCATTTTTTCTTTATCCAAGTTTCCTACTAATGAATTGAGTGTACATATTGCACTATTTTTATCATAAATTTTCATTTTCTTTATCGTTTTAAAACACTATTTATTTAATATAAAATACACTACAAAAATACATAAATAAATTAAGTAAGTCAAGATTTATATGAATTTATTTGAAAATATTATATTAGATTTATTGTTAGAAGCAAAATCACCAGAGGAAATCTTAAGTATATTAAAATATAAATTTAAAAATGTCCCTGAAAATGTGATTGATGCAGTATTTAATGTTGACCCAACCAAAAAGAAGTCATATACACAATGGGTGTTGATGCATTGGGACGAAGAAAAACATATTATAGATAAGTTTTTACAAGATGGAACATTTAAAAAAATGTTTAACTATGCTAAAGAACATCAAGAAGTACAGTTAAATAAGTATGATTCCATTAAAGAAGCAGCAAACCAACTTTTAGGTGCTATTAGTGATAGTGCCTCAGAGGATGATATTGATATTGATTTACTTAAAAAAGACGGTAACGGACCAGAAAATGATTTTACAATTGCATTCCGTAGTGGTGAATGGATAGTAGCAATACCTAATACCTATGAAGCAGACCATAAACTTGGTGAAAATACACATTGGTGTACTGCTGGTTGGTATTATACCGATGAACAAGGTAGAATGTATTATAGAAGATACTTAAGAGAATTTGGTGGGTGTTATTTTATTAATTTTGATTTAAGACAATATGAAACACTTCATAATAGAAATAGAGAAATAGAACAAACAACTGTTCGTTATCCATTTACACGTTATCAATTCCATTTTGAATCAAAACAGTTTATGGACACTGATGATAACCGTATAAGTATGTCACAACTTAATATGCCTGATGATGTAATTAAATTCTATGAAGACAAAGGTTATAATTTCGATGATGTTGATGAGTTATCAGATGAGGAAAGAATGGAACAATACGAAGAAGCACGTTGGAATCGTAGTGTTGATGTAACTGATAGACTTGTTATATTACCTGAATATGACCAAGATATGAATCCTAATATTCCTGATGATACTATATATATGGTTTATGACCAAAATAATGATATAATGGACCCTGTTAGTTATACACCTATAAGTACACAAGCGTTATATGTTGATGATGATAATGGTTTCTATATCTTCAATGCAAATACTAAAGGACATGGAATGAACGGTACTTTACTTGTTACTGATGCACCAGCTGATGTAGATGAATATGATGGTACAGGCGATGATGAACCATTAGTTATTATTGAAACTGGTGGTTATTTTGAAGCATATGAGGAAGTTAAATACTATAAAGTAGTTGAGTTTTTTGGTGTTAATACATTACTTTTTATTAGTGAAGATAATGGAAGATTCAATGGTAACGATTCATTTATCCATTTTCAAAATAGAAATTTAACAGATAGTATTAAATTACCGTTTAAAATTGATGAAGTTGGTGTTTTAGATGTTTTCCCTAACTATGACGTTGGTAGTTTATATGATACTGAACGTTCAGAGTTTATATTTGAAGTTGTTTATGATAATGGTTATCATTCATTGATTAATGTTGCACGTGATGGCATAAGTTATTTAATTAAATGTGATAAACCTGCCAATAATGGTGAACATTTCATCGAACAAGAAGATGAAAATGGTGAAATGGTAATATTAGGTACACTCAGAAACTATTATGGTAATCAAGAAGATTATGATGAAAAAAATACTACAGCTATTGCTGCATATGTAAAAGATTTTCATTTTAATAATACTGTATTAGTTAAAATGAATGATAATAAATATAATATTTTTAACATTAAAACAAAACAACTTATTTTACCTCAAAATTTTAACGTAATTAAATCTGCTGATGCTAATCTTGTATTAGCAGAAAAATATGGTGCTGTTATTGTAAGTAATGATGATGAAAATGGTGATACCGTTTATTCATTAACAACAGGTGAACCTTTAACAGATACATATCCATTGATTGATTGTGGCGTAAGATTTTTCTATGGATGGGTTGGTGCACAAGATGCAATGAAAAACTATTATGTTTTTTCACCTGATTTTAAACAAACTTATGGACCATTTGTTGGTTTAAATAGTGGATGGGGTGCAAGTAAAATGCTTGTTACTGTTTTAGACAAAAACCATCAGAAAGTTAGAAAATTCTTTAACTTTAAAACAGGAAAATTCGAATTTGAAGATATTGGTATGCTATCAGTTCTTTCAGGTGATTATAACATTGCTGCTGGTATGACAAGTAATGGTGAATCAATAATGTTTAATTTTGAAACAGGTAATATTATAGATAGAAACGTTATGCCAGGACAACGTTTTCAAACAATTAATAAAGATGGGTCAATTATTGGTATAAGACATTCTAATACAGGAAAAATGAATATGATTAACTTAAAAACAGGTGAAAAATTATTACCGTTTGAAGTTGATAAAATTTATGGAAGATTTGATAGCCGTAGTTATCAAGCATTTTTCCCATTTGTTTCTTTAAAAAACAATGATGCTTTCTATATATTCAATGTTGATACTAAACAACTTTTACCAAATGAAAATGGTATTGTAACAGGTGATACAGGTGTTTATGCATTTAGTTTATATGGTTCAGAAATGCCTGTTTGTAGTTTTTCAATACATGATAGTATGAATACTTCTGTGTATCATATTGTTTGGAACTATAGTAATGGAGAAGTAAGTGTAAGAGAAGGTGGAAGGGGCGGTGAATCAGTTGATTTAAAGAATTGCACACCTGAAGTACAACAAAGAGTTATGCAAGTACTTAATCCACAAAAAGCACAATTTGTTAGTCAATATACAGAAATGATAAATAGAATGAAAAAGTTAATTAAATAAAAAAAGCAGGTTAATTAACCTGCTTTTCTTTTAGATAAATAAACTTATTAATACTATATACGTTGAAAGGAACATTGCCATTTCAAGATAATAAATAAGACTTTCTTTTAGTGTTCTTGTACCTAATCCAATTACAAAGGTTAATACAAATACAGGTAATAAAACAATCCATTTATGTACTATCACAAACAACCATACAAGAATTAAAGTAACACATGTCCATGCCCCAATTTGATGAACAATATTTTGTTTTTTAACTGTATCATAGTTTGGTGTAAATGATACTAAAAACAAATATAAAGGTGCAAAAAAACAAAGAAATTGTAAAGCACTTCCTGTTCCTGTTACAATCATTGGTGGCATTAAAAGTGCTGCCGTTATAAATGTTACTACAGACCAAATATTAATTCCTTTTGTTTTAGGATGCTGTTTTTCCCATTCACTCCATTTTGGTCCGTATGCAGAATAACAACTCAATAAACCGTATTTATTGAGACAAATGATATTAAATGTCACAAATAATATCATTGAAATAAGTGTGCAAATTAAACTTCCCATATTGTTTGAGTTTTATAAATAAATAGTGTTTTTTAAGACTTAATTTTCAGTATACCATCTTATTTGATACTTAAAATACTATTTTACAAAAAAGTGGGGATGTATTTCATCCTACATCCCCTAATGACAGTCACTGGTAGCGAAATTCCCAAAACTACACGGCTGTGCATATACCAAAAAAGGAAAATCAGGTATATCATCTGAAATTCCTTTTATATTTTTTATGTACTATATTCCCAAATCCACTGACTACTCCCACAGTTAAAACTGTGGGGTTCTTGGGACAGGCTTGCAGTAATCTGCTCCTTATGTCCACAAAGGGATAGTCCTTCCCTCTCTATATTTCTTGCAGCATTCAAATCCCTGTTATGATGTGTTCCGCACATAGGACAAGCCCATTCCCTAACATTCAGGTTTTTGACCTTTTCTTCCTTGTGTCCACACTCCGAACAGATTTGGCTACTTGCAAACCACTTGTCTATCTTGACAAGGCTGTCACACTTGTATTCAAGCATATTCAGGAACATACTCCACCCACAGTCGGAGATTGATTGTGCGAGGTGATGGTTCTTTTGCATACCTTTCACATTCAAAGTCTCAACACATACTGTGGAATAGTTCTTTGCTATCCAAGTGCTTGTTTTGTGCAAGTAATCATATCTTTGGAAGGCTATATGCTCTTGTAGTTTTGCAACCTGCTTTATTGCCTTCTTCCAATTGTTTGACTGCTCTTCTTTTTTCTTACCCTGTTGGTATCTCCTACTGACAGTCCTTTGCAATACTCTCAGTTTCCTGAGATTTGATTTCAAGTATTTTTGGTTTTCAAATACCTTTCCATCACTAAGTACTGCAAAATCCTTTATGCCAATGTCAATACCAACAGACTTTCCATTATCCAATTTTGCCTTATCCACAGTTTCATACAGCACTGATATGAAATACCTGTCTGTTGATGTATGGCTGATTGTATATGACTTTATTTTTCCTTTTATTTGCTTGTTGTGACCCTTGAAAATCCTGATAGTTCCCAACTTTGCAACCTTTACAGTCCAATTGTCATAGTCAAGGACACAGGCAATTGGAATCCTGAAACTATCTTTTACACCTTTCTTCTTGAATTTAGGGAAACCGCTACCACCCTTGCGAAAGAAATTGGCATAGGCACTATCAAGGTTCCTGATAGCCTGCTGCAAGGATTGGCTTGGAGCATCCTTCAGGAAAGTGAGTTCAGACTTCAGTTGTGGGAGTTGGTTTATCAGTTCTATTGCTGAGATTGTTATACCACTTTCCTTATATGCACTAATTTTTCTGTCAAGCATAGTGTTATACACTTTGCGGCAGCACCCACAAGTCTGCTTAATCTGCTCCTTCTGAGTGTTGGTAGGATTTAGTTCATATTTGATGGCTCTCAGCATTAGTTAAACTTTTGCTTTTCTAATGTAAATATACAAAAATTTTTTCAAAAAAACAAAATTAAAGTACACTTGCTTTCAACCAACTATTGAAATAGTGGTTTTTTTTCCCCACAGGAAAATCCAATAAAATTTGTTTGATTATAAATAGTATGAAAAGTTGAATTATTCGGTTTCTTTATTTTCTTTTAGGAAATTATATACCTGTTGTCCACAGGATTTACTATTTTAATGCTTCATAGGGTTAGTAATCTCATTGCCCTCCACATTCAGAATCCCTCTTTCCTGTGGGATTTTATTTTCTTTACCTACCAAGGCTTGTGGGTGCAAGCCAAAATTCTTTATATTAATGGCTGCATTAACATCCCTATCATGTATCTCTCCACATACAGGACATATCCACTCCCTGTCAGATAACTTTAATTCTTTGTTTATATATCCACACTTACTACACATCTTACTACTTGGGTCAAACCTTCCTATAAATACTACATTTTTTCCATACCATTCAGCCTTGTAAACTATCTTCCTTACTATCATACTCCATGATGCTGAATTGATTGCTCTGGCAAGATTATGATTCTGTGTCATACCAGTAATGTTTAAGTCTTCCATACATATTGTATCATATCTCCTTATCCATTCAGTTGACAACTTATTAGTGAAATCCACCCTCTTATTTGCAATCTTCTCATGATACTTAACAAGTCTGATTCTTGCTCTTTCCCAATTCTTTGAACCTTTTTGTTTTCTTGCAAGTCTTCTATTAAGAAGTCTTAGTTTTCTATCAGTTGATTCAAGGTATTTAGGGTTATCTATTTTAGTACCATCAGATAATGTAGCATATGTTTTGATACCGAAGTCAATACCTACAGTTGTTTCATCAACCACATTGGCTTTCTGTGGAGGTGTTTGTTGGTCATCAACTAATACTATGCACCAAAACACACCTTTATTATCATAATGTACAGTAAGTGTTCCAAATTTAACGTTATTACTATCAAATGTTCTGTTTTTTTTCATTTTAACCCAACCTATTGTTGGTATTTTGATTTTCCAATTATCAAAATCCATTGTTGGTTTGTCAGAGAACTTGACAGTTTGTTTTGAGTGTTTAGACTTAAAGTTAGGGAACTTGGTTTGTTTTTTAAAGAATCTGGTAAATGCATTATCAAGATTTCTTAGTGATTGTGTTAAACATTGTCTTCCACATAATGAAAGCCATTGATATTCAGGTAATTTTTTCATTTCAGTAATCATGGCAGATAGTTCACAATAGGAAAGACGTTGTTTATTATTTGCCCAAGCATTTTTCTTTTTATCAAGTCCCCAATTATATATGAAACGAGCATTACCCATTGCCTGAAGCAACTGTTGTTGTTGCTTCATTGTTGGGTTCAATTTATATTTAAAAGCTTTATTCATATATTAGTTTACTTTTTCTTTTTTCTAACTATAAATAGTATTTAATTTCAAAAAAGTCAACATTAATTAAATAATTTTCAAATAATTATATTATTTTTGTGGACAACAAGTATATAATTTCCTTCTTTTAATTGTTTCTTTTTAATTTCAACATAATCTCTGAAAGGTTGTCTTTGTTTTCTACCCCTATAAAGCCACTTTTTAAACAATTTAAGAGATACACTTGTAATACCCATAAATCCTTTCCAATTAGGCTCATAGTTGCTTAAATAAGCGTTTTTGGCTTCTTCTTTTGAATTAAATCCAAGCATTACTTTGGTTTCATCAAAATTACCATGTTTATCTTTTTGGTCAACACAATAAACTCTTTCGAAATTTTCAATATTTGGTCCAATGAATACATCAACAGCATCACCATCTTTTCCTTTAGTAATATTAAAATATCCGTAATGTTGTTTCATTACATTATATTTTCTATTACCATTAGCATCTGTTTCACCATAATATCTTTTACTTCCTTTAGGGTTTTCAATGGCAATTTTCATACCTTTAACTGAAATATGTCCCATTTTATAGTTAGAGGCTTCTTTTTGTGCGTCAGTAGGATTAAGATTAATATCTTCACATCTTTTATTAATTTCTTCGCTTGAAATTTCAAGTAATGTATTATACTGTGATTCTGTTATTATTAACTTTCGCATTTTTTCTTTTTCTTTTTTCTCTTTCATTTCTCAATTTTCGTTTATGTTCTTTGCAAATTTCTTGTGTATATTTTATTAATCCGTCTGGATTAAAATTTTTAATATTTTCTATACCAATTTCATTTTCAGTAACAATTTTATATTTAATATTTTTTTCTTTATAAAATTGTTTTGCTACTTCAAACTTTATTTGATTAATTTTATCATTTACTAAATTACTTGGTTTTATTTCTTCTACAACGATTTTATTATCATAAAAAATTTTAAAATCAGGTATATAATAATGTTTTTCATTATTATCATCTGTATATAAAATTCTTTCAGTGTTTTTTTCCCAATTTATAACAGATGTATCATTATCTAATTGTTGCATCCTAACTGCTTCCCACAACGAATCTGCAACATACCATTTGTCAGACTTTGTTGAATACCAAGGTAAGTTAGTCCCTTTAAAATGTTTTCTACCTTTATTTGCTGATAAAGTAAATGCATCTGAAAAATTTCTTGTAACATTTGCATTTTTAACCCATCTAGCAATTGTTGTTGTCCCATAGTGATATTTTTCATGTAATTCACAAATATTAAGTCCTGAAATATATTCTTCAACAATTTTATTTTTAATATCGTCAGGGATTTTATTATGTGCTTTTCGTTCTATTTTAACACCTTTTTCGTATAAAATTTTGTAAACAGTTCCATTACCTTTAATGTTATATTTTAATTGTATTTCTTTAATTGGTGTTTGGTTTACATAGTCATTGTAAATTTTACTTTTTGTTTCATTATCAATTTTTTTGTTTAAATTTCTAACAAGATTATATTTTTTTAATACTTCATAAATTTTACGTTCACAAAGATTAGTTGCTAAAATTATTTCTTCTATTTTAACTTTGTTTGAGTATAATTCTACAATTAAATTTTCTTGTTTTTTAGATATATCTTTTTTTAAATTTCTTCTTTCAATTTTGTTTTTTTTGAGAATATTTAATATTTTACTCTTAGAACAACCATATTTTTTAGCGAGTTTTAAACTTGATAACCCTTCTTTATATTCTTTTATTATTATTTTGTCATCCATATAACCAATTGTTTATTAATAAATAGTTTGTTACCACCGTTTTTTTGTTTTTCAATTGGTTTTTTAATTATGACAATTTATTTACTGATAAAGTACCAAATGTCCAATCTTATCATCAAACCAATCTTTCATTACTTGTTTCAAGTTTCATAATAAATAAATCTTAATATATTAATAAATATTTGTTTGGTTTAATTTGTTTTTTATAAAACTTTTATAAGAAATAATACTATTTATAAACAAAGAAAAATAGTACTATGGCAGTAAAAAATAAAGTAAACGAAAATAGATTAGACTACGAACCTTGGGGTTACAGGGTAGATGTTGGTTATACAAGTAAAAAAACTGCAATTAATGCAACTATTGAAAAATTTTTTACTAATGTAAAATATAGTAAAAAAGACGAAAAAATACACTTTTATAATCTTAAAGGCGAAGAAAAGGGTAGTATTAACGTTAATGATTTTTCATCAGGTGTAATTAAAGGTACATCATACGATGCAGCAACAAAAATATTAACCATTAAATATGAAAACGGAAAATCTGTCTCATTTAACCTTACCCCAATCATTAATTCCATCGTTGAAAAAATAGACGAAAATATTAGTGTTTTATCAGGTACTGTAGAAGAAATTATTAATAACGAAATGGCATTACAAAGTGCTGCATTTTCTGATAGTGAATATGTGTGGGATGAAGACAATAAGAAAATGGTTATTAGATTTTATAATACAAACAGTGAACTTAAAGATACTATTGAATTGTTTGATACTAACGATGAAGGAGAAGTAATGATAGAAGCAGGTAAATTTTAACAAAGAAAAAAAAAATAACAAATAATAAATGAAATTAAAGTATTAACAAAATTATGGCAAAAACATTTAGGTATAAACATTTATTAAGTAGTACAGCTAATAATGTTCCAGCAAGTGATAAGTTATTAAAGGGTGAAATTGCTATTAATGACTTAGACGAGAAGTTATTTATTAAAAATAACGGTGGTGAAATTGTAACATTCATTCCAGAAAGTCAGATTAATGCTAAAATCAATGCTCTTGATAAAGCAGCATCAGCAGAAGACGGTAAAGTAGTTACAACTGTTAGTGAGACTAACGGTGTTGTTTCTGAAACTAAAGCAAAGGTTAAAGACCTTCAACTTGGTGGTTATTCAAAAGACACTACAGCAACAGGTGCAATCGGTTCAACCGATACCATTAACACTGCTTTAAGTAAACTTGAAAACACAGTTGCTGCTAACGAAATCAGCAACAGTGACCATTCAATTACTGTTACAACAGCTTCTACAGGTACTGATATTGCAGTAAACATCAAAACAGGTGAAAAAGTAATTAAACTTGGCAATGATGGTATTTATACTGACATTAAAATCAGTGCTTTAACTGCAACAGAAATTGGTGAACTTCCTGGTTCTACTAATATTAAAGAAGCTTATAAACTTCTTGATAGTGACGGTAATAAACTTGGTGATGTTATTAAAATCTACAAAGATAGTTCATTGTATAATGCTTATCTTGGTCACATGGATGATAGTATTACATCATCAACAGACCCTACAGTCGTTCCTGGTACAGGTGATACTGCACTTTGCTTTATCTATCAAAAAGCAGATGGTACATATGAATTAGTTAAAGTTGATGTTTCACGGTTCCTTGAAGAAGCTGAATTCCTTGATGGTTTAACTGTTAATAACCATGTTGTTAAAGTTTTAATTGACCCTACTTCAGAAACATTCTTAACAGTAAGTTCTAACGGTGTTAAATTAAGTGGTGTACAGAATGCTATTAATACAGCAATCCAAGCACTTGATGTAACTGCTGATACAGCACAGGCTGGTCAATATGTTGCTGCTATTAAAGAAACTGACGGTCTTGTAGCAGTTAAAACTAGAGCAAACGTAAGTGAAGCAGTTCTTAATAACTATGTTAAAGGTACTGATGGTTCAGATGTTGCTGCAACTGATACATTAAATCAGGCAATCAGCAAACTTGAAAATCAAATTAGCATAGCTTCATCTGCTGCAACATCTAAAGTTGAAAAAGATGCAAATGCAAGTCACTTAACAGTTACTTCAACAACAGGTGCTGATAATTCAGTAACTTATACAATCGGTGAAAACGATATTGCAAGTAATAGTGATTTAACAGCAGAAATTGCAGCAAGAAAAGCTGTTGATGGACAAACAGGTCAAACTTATGTAGCAAATGGTAGTACAAACTATATTGGAGATGCAACATCACTTAACGATGCTGATGTTAAACTTGATGCAGCAATTAAAGCAAATAATGACAGAGCAATTTCAGCAGAAAATACATTACAGAGTGAACTTGATACAACACAAACAGGTGCAGGTTTAAATACTGACGGTACTTATACAGCAAACACTAGTTCTAATTACCTTACAGGTGCAACATCACTTGCTGATGCTGATAACAAACTTGATACCAAACTTTTCGAACTTAGTGGTGCTGTCAAAAATGCTGTTGAAGGACTTGATTATACAGATACTGATGTAACAAATCAGTGGGTAACAAAAGTTGACGAAGCTAATGGTGTAATTGTACCAGCTAGAAGTTATATTAGTGTTACTAACTTAACAACAAACGGAGACCCTGACTTTACAGTTGATGGAACAACAGGTGAAATTATTCTTGAAGCAGGTACATTCTAAAAATTAAATAAAGACGAAAACGTTGAAAAAGGCGGTTGAAATATTTACCGCCTTTTTTTAAATAATAAGAGAATTTATATTCAAAATAATATGGCAAAAAAGTTTAGATATAAACATATATCAAGCATCATTGAAGATAGAGTACCAAGTGAATTACTTGATGGTGAAATTGCCGTTAACCGATTTGCTGGTAAAGAAAAATTGTTCATTAAAAATAGTAGTGGACAAATTATTTCCTTTATTCCAGAACATGATGTAACAACATTGATTAGTAACTTAACTGAACAACTTGCTGAACTTAGTTCTTCAACTATTGATGAAATTGCAAGAGCACAATCAGCAGAAACAGTTCTTCAAGAAGAAATTGATATTGTTAGCGCACATACAACAACATTGGCTATTGCTTGTGCTGAAGACTTCAAAGAACTTAGTGGTAGCTTGAAGACATTAACTATCGCAATTGGTGAAGACTTCGATGAGTTTGAATACAACATTAATCAATTAAGTTCAAGTACTAAACAAATCGAAAGTAGTGTTTCAGGTATTGTTGGTGATAACATTAGAGAACTTAGTGCATCAGTTATTACATTGAGTTCAAGTACTGAAGATATTGCTGGTGATTTACATGATGAAGTTACAAGAGCAACAAACGTTGATAACACACTTAGTGGTAATGTTACAACTCTTAGTGGTAATGTCATAACTCTTAGTGGTAATGTTACAACTCTTAGTGGTAATTTAGATACATTGGCGATTGCTGCAACAGAAGATATTGATGAACTTCAATATCAAGTTGATATTAAGACTGCATTACTTGATGAAAAAGTTGATAATGAAATCACAAGAGCAAGAACTTCTGAACAATCTGTTAGTGGTGCTGTACAAACCCTTAGTGCAGGTACACTTAATACCTTCACACGTAAGCCAGTTACGATTTGGGAAACAGATGGTACAAGAGGATTACTTGGTGTAAATAATAGTACTATGGATTTAAGTAATTCATGGCAACTTGAAAACCTTGATTTCACACCATATAAGTTTGTTTTGGCATACTTTAAACAAGCCGATACTGGAGCAACAGCAACTGCTGCTACACCATCAGTGGTATGTACAATTCCATTAGATAGTGCTTCACTTTCTACAGGATATACCGCATATGTTGGTGGTGCAGGTGGAACAAACCCTAATAATAGAGATATTCATTTCCAAGTTCTTTGTGCAATTGATAGCACTAAAACAAAATTCCAAGTTGTGTCTGAACATTCAATTGCAGGAACAATACTTGCACAGAAAAACGATAATGGTAGATACTGTTATAAGATTGTAGGTTATTATGAATAATAAATGTTAAAAGTTTGATTGATACTATGTTAGAACAAACAAGAATATTTACAAATGAAGATGCTTATGAAGCATATGTTGCATCATCAGGTTTTACTGAAAGAGCAAATGTATCTATTATTCAGTCAAATGATAATGTTCATTTTGATTATACACCTATTGCAAGCGAATAATATTATATATTTATAAATTAATGAAAAACGCACTCATTTGGGTGCGTTTTTCTTATTTTTAAAGACTATTTATTAAGAAAATACATTTATATTATGATATATACAAAACGTTTTGAACAGCATTCTGAATATGAAGAATTTATAAGTGGAGGTACTAATGTATACAAACCAAACGTATCTGTTTGTGAAGATAACTATCATGTACATTATAATCCTGGTCCACCAATTGACAAAAGGGATGATAGTGAAATTTATGGTGTAATCGAAATTGGTAATATTGAACCATTTAGTTATGAAGGTGGTGAACAAACAGGAATTAGTTTAACTACAAGAGCAACAAATACATGGGCATTAACCCAAAAGTCTGATTGGCTACATGTTGAACCTATAAGGGGAACAGGTAATACTACATTAACAATTGAGGCAGATGAATATGATAATATTGAAGAAAATAGAGAAGGCTTCTTTAAAGTTAGATACACAATGCCTGATGTAAGATACAGTACTACTAAGTATGGTATTATACAGAAACATAAACTAGACCCAAAAACATGTCCACTAACTTTTGAAATAATTTCTGGTGGTACATTGTATTGGAGAACAAATGATACAAACTTAACAAGAACCATTGAATATAAAAAGAATGATGGCGAATGGATAGAAGTAACTTCAAGTCAAGATAATGATGGATTGGGAACTATAATATGTACTGTCGTGGAAAATGATATTGTAAGATTTAGAGGCAATAATTCTAATGGATACGGAAATTATCATCAATTTAAAACAAGTGATGGTTGTTCTTTATATGCTTATGGAAATATTAATAGTTTATTATCTAAAGAACAATTTGTAACAATAACAACCATTGCAAATAATAGTTATATATTTTCAAATTTATTTATGGGTTTAAGTGCATTAACATCTCACCTATCTTATAAACTTTTGCTACCTGCCACAGATGTTAGAGGATATGGTGCATATATAGCAATGTTTAAAAATTGTAGTAATATTTCTAAATCACCAGTCATTTTAAGTAACTGCATTAATGGTAATAGTACATATGCTACTATGTTCGAGGGTTGTACATCATTAATAGAAGCACCAAAACTACCAACAACATTATCTAACCAAAGAACATTTGAAAGGATGTTTTTAAATTGCACTAGTTTAGTAACACCACCAGAATTGCCATCAACTAATTTGACACAATATTGTTATCTAAATATGTTTGAAGGATGTACAAGTCTTACCACAGCACCTGAATTACCCGCAACAACATTGGTAGGTGACTGTTATTATAGGATGTTTTTTAATTGTAGTAATTTAAGCAATATTAAATGTCTTGCAACTGACATAAGTGCAACAAGATGTACATCAGATTGGGTTAGAGGTGTACAAACAAGTTCTGGTACATTTGTTAAAAATCCCGCAATGTCATCATGGACAACAGGTACTAGTGGCATTCCAGCTAATTGGACAGTAGAGGATGCTACGTAATGATTTTATATTATAATATTTTAGGAAAAAGCAAGTTAAAAACAACTTGCTTTTTTTTAGGGAACTATATACCTGTTGTCCAAAACTGGGTAAAAGAAAAGCCACAAGTAATAACTCACGGCTTATCAGCTCTATATTATATAACTTAACACCATTATACCATAAATCATCTTTTAAATCACCACCATGATAATAAATGTTAACATTAGAAGTTTCTACTGCTCTTCCATTAATCTATTTACTGAAAGATTACCAAATACACCTATTTTATCATCAAACCAATCTTTCATTACTTGTTTCAAGAATAATTTTCTACATAATTTATCAGTAAACATATTCTTGAATTTTTCTATAAGCAAATCTTGTAAATCTTCTTCGTAAAGACTTTTGAGTGGTTCACCATTTGATGCAAACATAGTAACGATTCTTACCTTTTCAGGCATACCGTTAGCACCTATACGTTCAAGATTTCCTTTTTTAAAATTGTTATCAAGAAATTTCTTTACAACAAGTACTTTATCTGGGTCAATAGTATATGGTTTACCTGTACTTTTTGGAACAGGTATTTGTTGAATTTCTTCATTTAATATTCTTGCAAGATTTTTCTCTTGTTCTTCAGTTATAATTACCCTTTTCATATAAAATATTATATCTATAAATATTTTATACTTTTAAAAACTATTTATAAAGAAAATATAAGAATATTATGGGAAAAAATACAATTAAATTAAACGAATCACAACTCAAAAAGATTGTTGCTGAATCAGTAAAAAGAGTATTGAAAGAGGCTGATGATTTTAACGCACATGGGTATAAAGCCCTAAACAACTATGGTGGGAATGAAATACAAATCAATAACAGCGGTGATGCAGCAAGATTAAAATTCCAGAATGGTGAAATAACTGACTGGCTTGAAATTGAATTTGACGATGAAGGTGTTGCATATATTACAACGCCTAATGGACAACAAGAAAAATTGTCAGATTATATGAGATATTAAGCAACCTTACATTACAGTAAGAATAAATATAAAAAAGGTGAGTAGTTTTACTCACCTTTTATTTATTTAACTTGTAACGAATCATATACTGGTTTAGTTTTTACTATTGTGTTATCTCCTATTTTGCCGACATTATTAATATCAATTGTGTGTGGATAAGTAATTTTAAATATATATCCGTTTTCATATTCATTTTCAAGTAATAAGTCTGTTATCTTATCTTCGATTTCATCTTGGATTGCTCTTGCAATTGGACGTGCGCCATATTCTTTTTCATCTTTTACAATATTAAGAATATAATCTATAACATTTTCATCATATTCGACATTATAACCAATTTCATTAAGTCTATTTTCAAATTTCTTAATTTCAAGTTTGATAATATCTTTAAGATTTTCATCGGTAAGACTATTGAAATAAATAACATTTGTAAGACGGTTAATAAATTCAGCAGGGAATTTCTTTTTCAATTCTTTAAGAAGAATTTTCTTACTGTTTTCATCGGCATCTGTATTAAAACCAATTCCTTTACCAAAATCATTTGCTGCTTTTGTACCAACATTCGATGTGAATAATACAATTACGTTCTTAAAGTCAACACGCATACCAGAGTTATCTGTAAGGAAACCTTCATCAAGTACCTGTAAGAAAATATTATAAACTTCAGGGTCTGCTTTTTCAATTTCGTCAAGAAGAAGTACACAATATTTCTTATTCTTAACAGCTTCAGTTAATAAACCACCATCTTCATAACCAACATAACCTGGGTTAGAACCGATAAGTTTATTTACTGCTGTTTTGTCAAAATATTCTGACATATCAAAACGAATAATTGCCTCTTCTGTACCAAACATTTCTTTTGCTAATTTCTTGGCTATAAGAGTATTGTGACTTAATATATCATTTGTGTAATATCTATGATTAGAGTTATCAGAAAGTTCTAAGTCATACATTTCTTCATAAACACCTGTATTAATAATTTCTGTTATTTCTTCAACACCATCTTTTGTTAATATTAAATCTCCAACATTAAGTTCTTTTGCAAAAACTTCATCCATATTATTATTAAATAATATATGGTCATCAGCACATTCAAGTGTTTTATTTTTAGTTTTAATAATAAATTTTAAATATGGAATTGTTTGATGTATTGCAACAATATCAACAAACCCATTATCAGTTTCAACTTCGTAGTCAAAAATGTTTTGTGACCATGTAAACTTTCTATTAACAGTTTCAGATTTTAACATATATTTAAAAAATTTAAAATTTGTTGTATAACTTTATTTTTATTATTTCTATAATCATTTTCCCATATATTTAAATAAGAAAAACCATTATTTATTGCAACTTTTTGTTTTTTAGCGTCAAATTCCCATAAATCTTTACTAGTTTTATCTTTTTTAAATGGGTTAGGTGTATCATTTTCTTCAAATATTAAAGGGTTAGCATGATATATATCACCTTGAAATTCTATTATTTTCCTTTTATTTAGGTCGGTAAAATCATAAATATAATTAATGCCTTCTTCTCTTAAACAATACTCATGATTTTTAGTTGCATAAAAAATATAGTCTTTTTCTTCATCTTTATAATATTTTAAAATTGTGTCAAATAATTCTTGTGATATTTTTGAATATCCAACATGTAAATTTTCTGATTTATGAAGTGTGTTTTGCCATTTTTTTTGACGTTCTTCCCATACTTTTATGCCATCTTCTTCACCATATTTTTCAATACATTTTTCTTTTGAAAAGAAACATTGTTTTTCAGAAATAATCTGTTGTGCTTCTTCAAGTGTACAACCACTAATTTTTATCCAATACTCTGGACATCTCCAACTTCTTTGTCTAACTTTTTCAATGTTACCATTTGAAATTTTTGAGTATTTTGATTGTATTTTGCTTATTTCTTCTTTTGCTTCGTTTTCAGAATATCCTCTACTTGTCCAATATTCAATACAATATCTACTTTTTTCCCTAAAAAACAAATCAGCATTTTCAATGTTACCAAGTTTTTTAATTATAGTTTCTTTATCACAATTACCTCTATTTTTTACAAATTGTGTAAAACATTTTTGTTTCTCAGTTATTTTTTGTCTTCCTTCTTCTTCAGAATAACCTTTATTTAACCAATATTCAATACACAAAGGACTTTTTTTCTTTTTTTCTTTTTCAATTTTATCAGCATATTCTTTTCCAATAAAAGATAATCTTTTAATTTTGAAACTTTTATTATTGAAACAAATACATTCTGGATTTGAACAATTTGTTATACTAAAAATATTTTCACTCTTTTTTTTGCACTCTAAATCACTACCACAAAGTTTACATTTTGGTAGTTCATTAGAATCTGTTTCAAAAACTACAATACCATTATATTTAAATTTTTTCCCCATACTTATATTTTATATATAAATAGTTTAAAAAATTAATTTATTGGTTGAACAGGGTTATTTTTTTACTCTTTTTTTAAATTCATCAATCGTAATGCGCTCAGTTTCACCTGTTTTTTTGTTTCTTATGTTTATATAAGTATTACCAGAAACGCATTTACCAACACCTGTTTTTCCAATTAACATACTACTATACAAGCATTTACCGTTACTTAAACCAATTCTATTACGTTTAAGTGCTTTGCAAATGGTATCAATTGCATCATCTTGTCCAATAACTTCTTCTTTAAGACGTTCATTAATATTTGCAAGACGTTTTTTATCATCAGCAGTAAGTTTATTAATAGGAATTTTAGTTTTCTTTGAAATAAGTTCAAGAATTATATTTTCACCGATAATTTCTGGATTATGAATTCTATATTCCTTATGTCTTTTTTCGTTTTCGATAATTTGAGCGTTTAGTGATTGTTCGATTTTTTCAAGTTCATCAACTTGTTTATAATTTTCTTTTTGTTTTGCTTCATTGATATTAAACTTGACGTTATTAAGTTCTTTTTTCATTGCAGCAACTTCAGGATTTGAATCAGCACTTGTTCCGATAATAGAACCTGCTTCGTCAATAATATCAATTGCTGAATCAGGAAGATTACGTTCAGGAATATATCTATTTGTAAGTTTTACACAGGTATCAATTGCTTCATCTGTATATCTTACATGATGATAGTTTTCATAATAATCTTTAATACCGTGTACAATTTCAAGTGCTTCTTCTATTGTTGGCGTATCAACAATAATTTTTTGGAATCTTCTTGCAAGTGCAGGGTCTTTATCGAATGTTTTTCTAAATGCTTTATAATCTGAAGTACCGATAACTTGTAATTCACCTGTTTCAAGTGAACGTGAAATCATACCAGAAATATCATATTCATTTTTATTTTTATCATTAAGAACATTACTGATATTATCAATAAAGAGAATATAATTACCGCTTGTTTTAATTTCATTAAGAAGCCCTTTTACACGTTCTTCAAACTGTCCTCTTAATGTTGTACCTGCTTGAAGTGCTGTGATGTCAAGAGAAACAACAATTTTATTAAGAAGAAAATCTGGTACTTCTTTTTCCACAATTTTACTTGCAAGGTTTTCCGCAATACTTGTTTTACCAACACCTTCAGAGCCTACTAAGATTGCATTGTTTTTCTTTCTTCTACCAAGAATTCTAACAATTTCTTCAATTTCTTTATCTCTACCAATTAATCTATCAATTTCTTTATTTTCTGCAAGAACATTAAGGTTTGTACAAAATGAATCAATACAAGGAGTTTTACTTTTTGGTTTTTTATTATTGGCTTCTTCTTGTTCTTTTTGCATTTTCATAATATCTTGTGGTGTAATTTCACCAGCCATTAATTTACCCATTAATTCTTGTGGGTTAGGAAATTTAGATAAATCAATACCAATTACAGTTGGCCCAGACATTCCTGGTATTTCTTGATTAATTTCGTTATTTTTTATTTCTTCTTGTTTTTGTTTATAAATTTCTGCAAACTTATTGTAAGTAATTTGTTTAGCATTGATGATTTTTCTAATTCTATTATCATTAGAATCATCAGAAAGAATGGCAAGCATAACATGTGCTGTAGTTACTTCCTTGTCACCCATTTTTTTACATTCTTCTTGTGATTTATCAAGATATTCAGTAAGTTTTTCGTTATATTTTTGTTCTCTTGTTGGTTTAACAGCATTCATCGCTTTTGAAGACAAATAACTGCCAACTGATGCTTGAATTGCATCAAGAGTTGGAGGGTTGATAACTTTTACAAGAGTTTTATATAACTCGTTGTCCTTTGTCTCTAAAACCGCTAAGAAGAAATATTCAGGAGTAATTACAACAGTTGGAAGTTCATCTTTTGCAATTTCGTTCTCCATATATACCAGAACTTCCTTAAGTTCGTCAGAAAATAAATTTTTGTCTATCATCTTAATATTTTTACTTGTTTTTTTTGACAAATATACACATTTTATTACAAAAAATCAAGTATAATGGTAATATTAAAGAAGTATGATGAAGAAACCAAAACAGAAAAGGCTTGGTATGATTCAAGTATGTTTTGTTTCACAAAGGCAGTAGAACATGAAAATTCCAATCATGTTGAATTATATGTAACATTTAAAAATGGTTGGACATATGTATATAAAGATGTTAAACTTGAAGATTATGTTTTATTAATTTCAGGTTTTGAACAATCTTCACACGGTAAGACGTTAAATAAAGTAATTAAACCCAATTATGAATTTGAAAGAGTTGATAATAGAAATGTAGATGATATATGGGCTGAATATTATAAAATTCGTAACGAAGAAGATGAAAAACAAAAAGATATATATAATACGTATTTTATATCAGGACATAGAGATATTACAGAAGAAGAGTTTGAGGCAAATTATCAAGAAAAATTAAATTACGTTGTGTCAGAACACGAGGATTGTAAGTTTGTGGTTGGTGATTATCATGGTGTAGATATAATGGCACAAAATTATTTAATTGATGTATTACAAGTTGACCCGTCACGAATTACTGTATATCATATGTTAGAACAGCCAAGAAATATAAATCCAAAAATTACAAACTTAAAAGGTGGATTTACTTCAGATGATGAAAGAGATAGTGCTATGACAAATGCTTCATTTGAAGACATTGCTTTTGTTAGGGATAATAAGAAAATTAGTGGTACAGCAGAAAATATTTTACGAAGATATTTGTTAAAGTAGTTTTTTGAATTTAATACTATTTATTTAGAAAGAATAATAACGTTATAAATTCAATAAAAAAATGGTAAACAATAAATTTAGATGCTACGGCTATAAGGAAACTACTGAATTTGTTGGTCTTAAACCAAAGTTGTTCAATGAAATTGGTGATGACCTTACAATTGGTAAAGTTGATAACCCTGTTGTATCAATTTTTGACCCAACAGCAAAAGGCAATGATTCAATGAAAGACGTTGACATTAAAGGTTTGGCTGAAAAAGAAGAAGAAGAGTAAGATATTTCCTTATATATTATAAATGCACTTTGATTAATTTCAGAGTGCATTTTGTTTATTTATTGACTATTTATAGTTATATTATTATATATGAAAACAATTTATATCACAGAAGAACAAAAGAAAAAACTTAAAAAAGCAATAACACCGCAAGAACAGGTTGGTAAAAAAGTAAATGCAGGTGTTATGGATGCTGTTGTTGGTGGAATGTGTGAGGATGCAGAAGACGATAAGTTTGTTTTAGGTGCTGAAATGAATGCACCTATCGGTGGTGTTTATTATCATGTAAAAGAATCAAAATTAAACGAATCACCTGATTATATTGATTTCTTTGATGATAGATTTAATTACTCAGATGCATACCCATTTATTTATCTTTGGAACAAACAACAATTATATATTGGGCAAGGTGGACAAACACATATTGATGTGGTTAATGAAATTGACAAAGAATTAAACAATGATTTTTCAAACCCAGAAATACCTTATTCTGCACATTGTGATGAAATGTTAACAGGAAGATATTGGCAACAGGATAATGTTATTTCTTTTTGGAAAACGCCTATTGATAGAAGAATGAATGTTCGTAAAGTTATTGATGCACTTAAGGAACAAGGTATAATACAAAGTTCAGAATATACAGTATTAGATTATTGGGATAATAACACGATGTCATGTTGTATTTTCCCAATCAAATGGCTTTTCAATGGAACATATGATATGTTTGCAGGTAGATGTTCAAGAATTGCACCAATAAAACCACTTGAATATAGTAGAACAGGAAAATATACATATTTCCAAGTAAACACAAATGGTAGTGGTATTCAATGCGTCAACGTTTCAGGTAATGAAATATTAACAGGTATGGAATATTATATGAAAACAAGTTCTATGAGCGAAGGTAGAAAAAAAGTGGTTAAAAATGATGAAGGTGAAATTGTTCCTGAAAAATGTGATAAATGTGGTGGTGATGTGGTTGTACAAATACACGGTGAACCTGTATATATATGTAAAGATTGTGGTAAGTATTTTGGAACAGTACCGTTTACTTTGAAAGAAAGTATAGATTATAAAAAATGGTTACGACAACTTAAAAAAAGACGTGACCCAGATAATATTGAAGAAAATATTGAAATCGAAGATAAATGGAATGGTGAAGGTGAAAAATTAGAACCACTTAAAAGAATTTCAAGAGTTCCTGAATTTCTTTATCATTGTTCATATGCCAAAAACCGTGAAAGTATTTTGAAAAATGGTATTTATGCTTCAGTTGGTGATGAATATAAAGATTGGTGGAATTATGAAGGACCAAACGGTGAAACACCTGATGACGATGAACTTGAATATCTTGTGTTTTTATCAAGCAGACCTTATACATGGGCTGATAATTATCCGATAGATAAAATGGATATTTATAAAATAGATACAAAACAACTTGATAAACATTGTTTTTATTTTGACCCAGATAGATTTATGGCATTGAAAGGTTCAATATGTTATACTCTTAATATACCGCCATCAGCTATAGAACTTTTTGATACTGTTTATAGGCATAAAAGTATTAAAGAAAATATAGAAAATGAAATAGCACCAGAAGATGTTGATTTATCTTCGTTCAATATTAAAAAAAGACTTAATCCTAAATTTTGGTCTGATGGACATCTTGATTCAAGAATTAGATTAAAATTAATGGATATTTCTAACGATTTTATTGAATATTTAGGAATAGAACCTAATATTGTTGAAGATGTATTAATGACAGGTTCATTAGCAAATTTCAATTGGAGTGAAGAATTTTCAGATATTGATTTGCACATATTGTTAGATTATTCAGATGTTGATGAAAACACTGAATTCGTAAAACAGTATTTTATGTCACAGAAAAACTCTTGGAATAATGAACATGGTGACATTACGATATTTGGTTTTCCTGTTGAAGTATATGTACAAGACATAAATGAAAAACATGATTCATCAGGTGTATATTCACTTGATAGAGATAAGTGGTTAATTGAACCTGATAGAAACATTTTGGCAACATCTAAAGTTAACAAAAAGTTAATTAAAGATAAAGTTTCTGATTATACAAACAAGATTGATAAATTAGTTTATCTTTACGGAAAAGCCAAAGATGATGAATATAAACTTGGAAAAATTGCAGAAAAAGCAAATGTTCTTTGGGATGAGATTAAAAATAGTAGAAAAAAAGGATTTGAAATTAGTAACGGAAAAGAGATAAATAATTTTAATATTATATTTAAAACATTAAGAAGATTTGGTTATTTGGATAAATTATATCAACTTAAAACTAAAACATACAACAAATTAAATAGTATTGATTGATTTTTTTAATTTATCAAAATATTTATAAGAAAATAAGAAATAATAAATAGATTTAAATATAGCACAATGAATAACAATTTTGAAGATTCAATTGCTCGTATGAAGGCTCTTTATACTTATGGCACTGTAAGTGAAAATAAGAAACAGAGTACAAGTACATTAGAATACTCTGCTAAAGCAGCAGACGGTAAAACATATGGTATTGTAAGAGAATGTAATCATTGGTATATTAAACAAGCAGCAGATGGTAAAGAAAAACTTGCTGAAGGATATGATTATATTGGTGGTTATATGAATAAAAGAAATTATCAATATGATAGTTACAATAGTGCTCTTAAAAACCTTGAACTTAAACTTTCATCTATCAACGAAGCATGTGAAGGTAAAGTAAACGTTTCAACACTTGACCCTTTCAAAAAAGAAATCGTTCTTGCTGAAGCATCAGATAAAATGAAAAATGAAATTGCTCGTCAACGTCAGATTATGTATAATGCAGGTATGATTATGAACGAAGCAAAAGATTATGCAGTAAAAGGCGGTCCAGCTTGTTCAACAGCACAGCCTGAAGCAGAAACTGGTAAAAAAGGTGACAAAGCAGAAGGTAGCAAAGAAGCTAAAGCAAATCCTGAATACGAAGGAAGTCATGTTGAACCTATTAAAAAAGCAGAACCATTTGAAAAAAATCCTGTAAAAGAATCATGTGATAATAAATCATGTGATACTGATTTTGATGCAGGTGTTCCTAGCTTTGGTTCAACTGAAAACGGTGAAGCAGACACAGAACACAACAATGACCCATTTACCCAATCAGTAAATGAAGAAGGTGAAAAAGAATGGGATAAAGGGCTTCCTGGTTCAGAAGGTATTGGCGAAGCAGATACTGACCATAACAATGACCCATTTAACAAAAACGTAAACGAAGGGATTGAAGATGAACTTGGTGACGATGAATTATCAGATGATGATTGGGATGATGAAGACTTTGATTTAGATGATGATTTAGAAGATATTGATTTAGATGAACCTGAAGATGAACTTGGTGATGATGCAGTAGAAGATGAACTTGGTGACGATGCAACTGATACTGATTTAGACGCTGGTGTTGAAGATGTTGAAGGTTCATTAGAAGATGGTGAAGAAATGGTTGATGAAACTGACCCAGAATCTGTAAGAAGTGAAATTGAAAGATTACAAGGTATTCTTGATAGTCTTGAAGGTGGAGAAGATGAACTTGGTGATGATGCCGTAGAAGGTGACGTTGCACCTGAAGGTGAAGACATTGATAATGCACCTATTGACGATGAAGATGGTTTTGGTGCAGAAGGTGAAGATGATTTTGATGAAGATGATTTCCAATTTGAAGGAAAACAGGCATTCATGGATTCAATTGTTGAATCAGTTGTTAAATCAATTGTTAAATCAATTCTTAAAGAAGATGAACTTCACGATTTCGGTAAACACCCTGGTTATAGAAAGAAACCTATGGACCTTCCACCAACAGGAGAAGATAAAAATGAACACGGTGAAGACATTAATGACGATAGTGTTCACAATGAAGAACCATTTGGTAAACAGATTGGTGACAGTTCACCTTTCAATCAGTTAGTAAACGCTGTCACACAGGATGTATTATATCAATTAAAACACGGTGTTCCCCTTGACAATAAAAAAAAAGAGGAATAACTGAATCTTCTATTGACGAAAAAAAGGTAATAAAAATACCTAAAAAAAATAAACCATCACCTACAGATATGAACGCTATGGGTGGTGGTTTTGCTGGTCCTGAGCCAACAATGCCTGACCCTAATTTGGGTGGTGCTCCTATGGAAGACCCTTCAATGGGTGCTGACCCAAATGCTATGGGTGGAGACCCTAATATGATGGGTTCTGACCCAGGAATGGATGCAGGTATGGGAACTGACCCAATGGCAGGTGATGCAACTCCTAATAAAGCAAAAGAAGATATTCAAAAAAACATAGGTAAAGGATGCTCTGATTTCAGAAATTATCAAGGTGAAGATAAAGAGGAATTGGGTAAATGGATTGAAGGTATGTTAGATTCTGTTGATGATGAGAGTAGTGATGCAGGTATTGGTGAAGAAAGTGAAATGCCTCCAATGAACAATCAAATGCCACAAATGGAATCTGTTATTTTCACAAAAGGACAATTAGATAAAATAAATGAGGAATTTGGTATTGACAATATGTCTAAAAAAGACGATAATATTAATACACAACAAAAAAGTAAAAAAGATATAAGTAATAATAATTCTCCTTTTAATAATCCAAATTTTAGTAAATAATGAAAAAGATTATTATAACACGTTCACAACTTAACGAGATATATAATACACCTCAACTTAAGAAAATACAAAGAAATATTTATAAAAGTGTTTCAGACTATTGTGGTAAAATGCATTCAGATGATGCGTGGCAAGATGTTAAAACCCTTATAGGTATGATTCAATCAGTAGATGGCGTTAATGATATTCATGTTGGTGCAGGTGAGTACACTAATTTCCTCAACCCAGAAAAAGGTGCTTATAGAGATTATCAAACAACTGTTGAAACCGAATTTGGTAATTTATATGGTTATATAAGATGTCATGCAGCTGGAACAATGGATGATATTTTTAAATATTATGACATGACAATTAGCCTTTATCCTGATAAGCAAAGAGATATGGAAATAACCGAAGACATTGATATTGCGGTTAAAGCAAATAATAATACAACTTCTGATTATTTGAACGCATTAAAAAATTCTAATACCAGAAATGATATTATGAAAGCAAGAGCCGTAACACCTGATGTAAATGCAGTTGTTAGTGGTCCTAAAACAGATGATAATTCACCTAAAATTGATGTCGAAGTACCAGCAGGTAGTACACCTGAAGATGTTATGATTAAGCAGCCTGAAATTGGTAATGCTATAACTAATAAAGGTGCACAAGCATTTGTTCATGGTGATGGTTATCCTAACGAATCAAAACGTTATACAAAAAAACAAGTTGAACAGGCTCGTCTTTATGAAATGAGAAGAACAGGAACAATCATGACTAAAAAAGAACTTCGTGAAAATATTCTTGGTGAAAAAGAAACAATTATTCCAAAACTTAAATCAATGAATATGTTTCAAGCACTTGAATGTTTCAGGCAAGTTTATGGTGATGAAGCACTTCAAAATCTTTCAACTTCTTGGGATATGTTACGGGGTATTGTAAATTATTTCTATAATTCAGACGAAGAAAAACAACAGAAGTTTTTAGAATTAATTAATCAATAATCTATTTTTTATTTAAATAAGTCAGCGAAAAACAAGTGTTAACAACTTATTTCGCTGACTTTTACTATTTATATGTATATGAAAACGATTTATATAACAGAAGAACAAAAAAAGATTTTAAGTGAAGGTATTCTTATGGATTCACTTCCAGAAGATATTACTAATTCTATATTACAAGGTGAAACATCATTAAAAAATAACCCTGCTATACCTAATGTTTTTGAACACAGTTATCTTGAAAAAGTGTTGAAAAAACGTTTTATTGAAGTGGTTGATGAACTTAAGAAAATAGGTGAAATTAATGACGTTCCTGATACTGATATTCCAACAGTATTAAATAAACTTATATTAAAATGTCAGGAAATAGAAAAGCCATATAGAAATGAACTTGAAAAATTATGCTATAACTATTTGGTTGATTTATTCGCAATACCAGATGATATTGTAACAGTTGAATTTACATTAGTTGATGAGGTTGATATTAATACTGATGTTATTAAACTTGACCCTGTATATGGCGAAGATGATGAAATAGAATATGAAGATTTAGTGGAAGTCGAAACAGTTAAAGATGAAGTATATAAAAGAAGAATGTTAGATGTTCTTTCTATGGGCGCAGGAATACAAGTTTCTTCAAATATTAAATCTTATTTATCAGATATTTACGATATTGAACCAAAACTTGCTGATTTATATAGAAAAATATTGGCTTTAAATAATTATTTGTTGTTAACAAGAGAAAATCTTGGAATGACAGATGAAAATAATATGCAAATTGGTACTGTAGAAGTAACTCTTAACAACGGTGATATTAAACCAATTATTAAAGCACAAGGTGAGATATTTCCTGTACTTTTAAGTGAAAGTGTAAGAGGGTTTATGGAATTATTTGCTTCACATGGTTTACCTAAAGATATGAATATACTTAATAGTGTTTTGAATAAGGCAGATTATCTTAAAGCAGAACCTTGGGATATGAGAATTGGTCCGTCATTATGGACAATAATGAGTGAATCATTTGGCGAGATTGATTTTACTACTATACCTTTTGTATATAGAACAATTGCTTGTCTTTCTTGTAAGAATTTCAACAAACTTATGAAAGAAGTACTTGCAAAAACAAGAGCAGGAAAAAGATTGATGGGTAAAATAATAGAAAAAGCAAAAAAAGATAAAGAATATAATCAATTCTCTGATAAAATGACAAAACTTAAAACAGATAAAAATGTTATAACAGATGAATATATTCATCCAGATGAACTTTAATAAAATATAAACTATTTATATAAAAATATTTACTACTATGAGAGTTGAAGAATTTTTAAGTACTATGGATGCACTTAGGTTTGATACAGACCTTGATGAAACCAATCCTGAATTAAGAGGAATGGTAACTAAAGTATATCCATATTTAAGAAAGATATATAATATGATGTATGAAAGCGGTATGATTACCGAAGCACATGGTGTTAAGAAACATAACACACCTAAAGATAAACGTGCTGCTGAAAGGAAAGGTAATCGTGATGCTGAAAAAGATATGTTTGGTGATGGTTTTAAATCAAAAAATAAAATTCATAAAATTAAAAATTACAATAGAAGAGACAATAAGAAAGTAAGTATCGAAGACAATGATATGAACGAATCTAAAAATATTGTCAGATTAAGCGAATCAGAACTTAAGAATATGGTTCAAGAATCAGTTAAAAGAATTGTAAAAGAATCATATATGGATATTCCTGATGCTAACAAAACATTTGATAGTGATAACGATTATATTACTGTTAGTGTACCATCTGATAAATTTGGTGAACTTAAACATCAAATTGGTGTTAAAATGAAAGAACTTGGTTATGTATATCAAGATGTTGGGCAAAATGGTAATAAAGCAATGATTACATATAGAAGAATTGGTATTTAATTATGGATAGAAATAATTTGGTTGAAATACATAAAGGTCAAACAGGAACTGGATTATTAATAGAATCAGATGGTTATATTTCATCTGAAGTGGGAAATAATAAACAACTGTTTGAATCATATAGGAAATTAAATGAAAGTATGGAAGATGGACAATTCCATTGTCCATTTCCTCTTATTTTTGATGCTGTTTTACAAAGATATGGGGTTGAAAACGCTAATGGTAGAATTTATCCTGAACATATTCTTAAAAGAGAAGTTGAGAAATATCAAAAGTTAATACAAGAAAAACGAGCACTTGCTGAATTAAATCATCCAGCAGAATCTGTTATTGACCTTTCACGTGTTGCAATTAATGTTGTTGAAACACATTGGGAAGGTAATACACTTGTTGGTAAAATTGAAATTATAACGAGTCCAGGTTTTAGAAAATACGGTATTATTTCATGTCAAGGAGACCAAACAGCCAATCTTTTACTTAGTGGTTATAAAATTGGTCTATCTTCACGTGGACTTGGTACTGTTACTCAAAAGATGGGTATTCTATATGTTGCCGATGATTATGAACTTGTTTGTTTTGATGTGGTTAGTGACCCGTCAACAGGAAATGCTTGGATTTGTCCAGATGGTATACCATCTGAATATATTAATGTATCTGAAAGTAAAAAAACAGAAAAAAATTCTTTGTTTGAAAAGTTGGATAAATTTAATGATTGGTTAAATGATTAAATTGTTAAATGTAGAGGATATTATTAAAAAACTTTCAAATAATGGTTTATTTGAAACTATTGTTAAAGAAATTTGTAAAAGTTTAACCTAAAATACTGTTAAAATGTTAATTTTTAAGTGTTAAAAAAGTTTTTTTCACTTTTACAAAATATTTATAAATAAAATAATAAGAAATAAATGCTAATTTGAGTAAAAATGAGCAAAGAAAATAAAAATATCGCATCTGAAGCACTTCTTGAATTAGATTCAATTAAAGAAGCACTTAAAGAGAATTCAAAGAGTACATTGAAAATGATGCTTGGCGAAGCTGTTAAAGATGTTCTTCGTGAGAGAATCGAAGATGAAGATGAATACGAAGTGGAAACAGAAGGTAGCGAAGAAGATAATAAATCGGAAGAAAGCACTAAAGATACTGATGATAATCAGAACAATGATTCAGAAAAATCTGGTGATGTATCAGAAGATATGAATGACGATGAAATGTCACAGGAAGCTCCAGATATGGCACAACAAGATAATATGAATCAGGTTCAGGCTGCTGAAACTCAGGAAGCACCAATGAATGGTGAAGGTGAAGAAGCAGGTGACGATTGGTCTGAATTCTCACAATATCAAACAGGTGATGAAAATACATATGACCTCACTGGCGAACAAGACTATAACCAAATAGTTAAAGTGTATAAGTTAATGCAAGATACCGACCAGGTAGTAGTTAAAAAAGAAGGCGATACTATACAGTTAACTGATGGTGGAACTGGAGCCGAATATGTAATTGACCTTGGTGGTGACAGCGAAGATGCTGAAGAACCAATGGAAGGTGAAGGTGAGGAAATGTCTGAATGTGTTGTCAAAGAAGGTTCAGATGATATTGCTGGTTTACCAGATGATGAATCAAATGATGATACAGATGATGACGAAAGATTTGTAGAAAATGAAGGTAAAAAAAGTAAAAAGACTATGAAAGAAAACAAACAATTAGTATTTGAAGTGGACCTTGGTTATACAGACAATTATCAAAGTAAAGACCCTATTCAGGGACTTAATAACTCAGAACCTTCAAAATCTGGCAAATCTTGGGAAAAAGGTGTGCCAACAGGTACTGAAAAACCTTGGGCTGGTAGTTCAAAAGATAAAGGTGAACCTTTTGAAAAAACTGTTAACGAAGAAGATGAAGTTAATGAATGTGGTGCTGCTTGTGCAACCAACGAAGAACCTGTAGAAGAAGGTGTTGCTGGTGCAGTAAAAGCAAGAACAACAGCTAAAGACCATACTCCTAACAACAGAAAAGAACATCTTCCAAAGAAAGCAAGACACATTTCAACTGCTGACGAAGGTTATGATGAAATGGTTGAATCTTACAAAAGAGAAATTGCAAAACTTAAGAAAATTAACGAAGCATACAAAAAAGAAAATGCTCAACTTAAAGAATGTGCAAAAGAACTTGGTAAGAATATCAACGAATCTTATGTTGTGAACACCAATCTTGCAAAGATTACAAGACTTTTCACTGAAAACGTTGTAAATCAGCAAGAAAGAATTGATATTGTTAATAGATTTGCAAACGAAGCAAAAACTGTTGAACAGTCAAATGCACTTTACGAATCAATCAACAATGAACTTAAAAAGAATGGTAACAAGAATCTTACTCTTGAAAACAATGCTCCTGCTAAAGCAGAAGAAAACAAACAACTTAACGAAGTTAAAAAATCAAAGGGACTTCTTGATACCTTAGACCTCATTAAAAGAATGGGAAATTTATAATAAAGAATAAATAAAATTAAAAATACTTAAAAAAATGATTAGCGATTTTTTAAAATCTGGTCAGGTAGGTACAATTGAACTTAATGAACAGAAAAGAATTAGACAACAAATTAACGAAAGATGGGACTCTCTCGGCATGACCGACGGTCTTCAGGGTGTAGTTAAAGAAAATGTTGCAACTCTTTTTGAAAATCAGGCAAAAGCTATGCTTTCAGAAGCTACTGATAGCAATAACAGTGGTTCATTCGAAACTGTAGTATTCCCTATTATTCGTAGAGTTTTCAGCAAACTTCTTGCTAACGACATCGTTTCAGTACAGGCTATGAACCTTCCTATTGGTAAGTTGTTCTTCCTTCTTCCTGTTACTTCAGAAAGAGAATGGTCTTCAGAAGAAATCGAAGATGGTGCAACTGGTAGACACAAAGGTCTTATGGGTTACGAAAGAGTAGACCGTAGAGACGGTAGCACATATAATAGATTCTATCTTCCAGATGAAACTATTAATGAGCAAACTTACGAAATTTATGACATTAAATCAGGTGAAGTCGTAGGTAGTGGTTACACTTCTTATGATGAAGCATTCGCAGCAAAAGGCGAAGGTGAAAGAGTACGTCAAGTAAGTCCTGAAGTTACACGTTATATGGGTAAAACCCTTTATGACCTCTTCTACAATGACTTCCTTTTCGATAACTCAAAAGGTAAAATCCACATCAAAGTTGGTGATGCAACTCCTGTTGTATTCAAACGTGGACAGCTTGTAGATGCAACTGAAGATGACATTAGACTTTATTCAGATGGTACTGTACGTAACCTTATCCTTAAAGTAAAAGGTTTCTCTTCATACAATGCAAGTAAACTTACTGGTCCTGATGGAAACGAAATGGACACTGAAGCATTCCTTGCTTCTCTTAAAGTTGTTGCTGATACCGTTATTGGTAATTCAGGTAGCACTTGCTTTATGCCTAATGAATCAATTCCTTTCCGTGTTGTAACACAGAAATATGGTAAAGGTATTGTAGAATATGCTGGTGCTTGTGATGCTGAAGGTTGCATTTATCTCGACCTTGACCTTGCAAAACCTGCAAAAGCACAGGGTGCTTCAATGGACGGTTATCTTGGTATTGACCCTGAAACTCTTGATTTCAACGCATTCAAAGTTGCATGGTGTCAGTATGATAGCCTTGAACTTGAAACCGAAATCGGTGAAGTATCATTCAAACTTGACAGTGTAACTGTTTCAGTTGAAGAAAGAAAACTTCGTGCAACTTGGTCTCCTGAACTTGCACAGGACGTTTCAGCATTCCACAATATTGACGCTGAAGCAGAATTAACTGCACTTCTTTCAGAACAGATTGCAGCTGAAATCGACCGTGAAATCCTTAGAGACCTTCGTAAATTCGCTCCTTGGAAAGCACGTTGGGATGTTAATGGTTGGAGAAGAATGGCTGGTTTCTCAACAAACTACACACAGAAAGATTGGAATCAGGAACTTGTTACAAAGATTAACCAGATTTCAGCACAGATTCACAAATCAACCCTTCGTGGTGGTGCAAACTTCATCGTAGTTTCATCAGAAATCTCAGCAGTATTCGATAACCTTGAATACTTCCACGTTTCAGACGCAAGTGCTGAATCAGACCAATACAATATGGGTATTGAAAGAGTTGGTTCACTTGGTGGACGTTATCAAGTATACCGTGACCCTTATTCACCTCACTGGTCAATAATTATCGGTCATAAAGGTAAATCACTTCTTGATACTGGTTACATTTACGCTCCATATATTCCTATGCAGCTTACACCAACTATCTACAACCCTATGAACTTTGCTCCTGTTAAGGGTATTCTTACAAGATACGCAAAGAAATGTGTTAACAACAGATTTTATGGTGGTATAAACGTTGATGGGTTACAGACTTGGGATATTAATGAACTTAGATAATAATTCATTGAAAACCAATAGTTTAGAACTAAACCCTCTGAAAATCAGAGGGTTTTTTTATTGTCCATGTTAACAAACTGTGTTTAGTAAAAATAGACGTTTTGTAAATAATCGTATTTTTTCTTGTTTTTATAAATATTTATATGTATATTTGTAATAAAATAAGAAAATTATGAGAAAGATTTTTACAGAAAAAGAAAAAAATAAAATAAAAAAACTATATGAAGAAGGGAATGGTATTGTAAAAATATCTAAAAAACTTCATACAAGTGACAAAAAAATTAAACAAGTTATACTTTCATTTGGAGAAAATATAAACAATAGTAAAAACAAAAAACTTAATGGTTACTGGCATATTCGTGAAAATAATGAAGCATTAGCAAAGACTTGTAGAAATCGTAGTGAATTTGGTGATAAATCAAGTACTGCTTATAAAGTGGCACTTAAGGAAGGATGGATTGATGAATATGAAAAATTGTATTTTACGGATAAGAAAAATTTTCCATCATTTGACTTACCTATTCATCTTGTATATGCTTATGAAATAAAAGAGTATAATAGTGTATATGTTGGTAGAACAACTGATTTAAAAAGAAGAGATAAAGCACATAGAAATCCTACTGATAATGATACTTTGTATAATTTTTGTAACAGTAATAATATTGAAATACCGAAGCCGATTATTTTAGAAGAAAATTTGAATGCATTTGAAAGTCAAGATAAAGAAAACAAGTGGATAAAAACTTATAAAAAGAATGGCTGGAGTACATTGAATAAACAAAAAACTGGTATTGGAAGTAGTTCTTTAGGTTCAACTGCTGCTAAATGGAACTATGAAACGTGTAAATCAGCAGCTTCTTTATGCAAGAATAAAGAAGAATTTAAAAAGAAATACAGTAGAGCACATAATGTTTCTAGAACAAATGGTTGGATTGACGAATTTTTTCCTTTTAATTCAAAACGAGAGAACGGATGTTTTGATACACTTGAAAAGTGTAAAGAAGCATGTAAAGGATATAATACAATATTAGAGATTAGAAACAATTATCCTTTTTTGTATCATAAAATATGCAAAAATAAATGGACAGAAGAAATTAGAAAGTTTATTATAGAAGAAAAGAAAAGAGACTGAAATTATTCAGTCTCTTTTTTTATTTGGTATATAAGAACCTGTTTTCACATATCGTTCATAACATTCCCAACTAACATGTTCACCTTCTTTATCTTCACTATCTATATTGATTACTTCAAGTCCATACCAAGGTTCACCTGACCATAACCCTAAGTTATACTTCTTACATAAAGAAAGAAATTCATCTAAAAATTGTTGTTCTTTATCCATTTTCAGTTCAAATTTTAACTTTTCGGCTCAAAATTACTATCTTTCGGCTCATTTCTTTCTTTTTCAAATTCTTTAAGTTTTTCTTCAAATTCTTCACGTTCTTTACGCATTTCTATAACTTCTTCCATAACAACCTTTTCTCTAAAAAGATTAAATACGTTTACTTTTTCATCAGCAATTGTGTCATCGTAAACACTATTGTCAACTTCAACAATATAGCATTCATCAACACCATACCCCATACCATCATCTTCTAAAATACGTGGATATGCGTCTAAAATCTCATCATCTACTGAAATAGATAGTTTACCATCAGATTCTTCAAATCCAAGTGCTAAAAGGATTTCCTTTAAATTCATTATTGAACAAGGCCATCCTTGAAAATCATAACATAAATTAATTTTTCCACCCATTTTTCTTTAATCTTATTAAATTTAACTTATCAATTAACTCACTATAACGTTCCCAAGCATCTATATTATAATCATAATACCAAGTCATTTTATCACCATCATTAAATGAAATAACAATGTGAGGTTTAATATATACTGTATCATCAACAACTTTTAAACTATTATTTAATTCAAGTTCTTTTTTAGTGTATAATATTTTAGTACCAAATTTACCATACCAACTGTCAGCAAATAATGTTTCTTCTGCTATTATTTTTTTAATGCGTGGAAAAGGAAAAAATCTAAAATCCATATCTACAAAATCACCCTTATTGAACTTTTTGTAAAACTCTTTAGATTTTCTTTCTTCAATACATTCAATTTTTGAAACTGTAGCAACTGAAATTTCTCTTTCTTTCATAATACTATTTATTAAACCAAATTACGTGTGAAAAATCTGTTCTATATACTTCATCCAAAATATCAGAAGGATAAATATAAATGTCTGAAATACCTGTTTCTGTGGCATATTTACCATACCCATCATTATCGGTAAATAATTCTCTTTTACAGCCATCAATAAAACGTTCAAATGACATTAACTCACCATTCCATTTCTTACCAAAAGTCATTGTTGGGTCTTGAATTAATCGTGCTTGTCTATCGTTTTCAGAAATTTTAATTCTGATGTCTAAAGTTTCTTTAAACATTTCATCCCAAGACATTCCTTTTTTAGCACATTCATCTTCTTTCTCAGAAAGTTGTTTAGATAATTTTTCGTTTTCTTTTATGTATTCTTTATACTGTTTGTCCATATGGTTTTATTTTCTACAAATATACAACAAAAATGGCAATAAATCAACTTTATTGCCAAAAATGTATTATATTTCTTTTTTTATAATTATGTTAACTATTCTTCCTTTCAATCACATTAATTTGATAAATTGCTTTAACATGATGATGAGCAAATGTATCACAAACTGGAATGTACTCAACCAAATCTACCCTAAATAAATGCAATCCCTTCTGAAGACCAAATACCTCCATTTCAATACTCTGCCCTGTCAATGGAATAATGTCACCTGAAGAATGCATTTCATTTGCTACTTCAATCTTGAAATCTTTCTGTGGATTATCATAGTCAATCTCTTCTTTGGCATCTAAATCAAAGAAAATCCTATTCTCATTCTTAGGATTAATGTAATTGTTAGATAAACCAAATCTGGTACTATTTCCCTCTGTTACATCTGGGAGAATGCAAGGTGTAGACCACTCAGGAATAGGATTGTCTTCAAAATGACAACCAAATAAATCTTTAATCTTTTCCCATAATTTACTTAAACACATAATTAATAATTTTTTATTTTAAAAATATAAAATTATATAGAAAAAAACAATAGTTCCCTTAAAAAATTAGCCTTCTATAAACTTAACATCTGTATTCATAAATTTAGAATATCTTTCTTGTGCTAATCTAATAATATCTTCTACGTTTGCTCCTGAAACACCACCAATTTTATCTGAAAGTTTATTGTTAATTAACAATGTTGGAACACCAGTATCTGGTGTTGCTGAGACAAATAAAACATGTGAATGTTCAAATCTTTGATATTGCATGTTTAAAAGTGGTTCAACATCCTGTTCAGTTGCACCTGCTGCTTTAAGCTTATCAATTGCACTTGTTGATGGTTTATAAGGTAATAATGTAAGTCTATTTACATCAATTGGTCTAATGTGCCCATCACTCATTACAAGATAATAATTGATGCTAATAGGTTTAATACCACTCATGTTAAGATTTGTATATGTGTGTGCAGTAAGTTCATCATTATTACCTGCATATTGTGAAATACCACCTTTATCACCAAATTTATTTCTATCTATGCCATATCTTGCTTTACCAAATTCAACACCAAATTTTCCACCAAGTTCGTCTCTTTTTGTTTTCCAATCGTTGTACTTGCTATCAACATCATCTTGTGCTTGCCAAGGTAAGTTGTAAATTGTAAGTTTAATTACGTTTGTAACTTTACCTTCTTCTCCAAGATTTTTACCAAGAGTTTCATAATCGTCAAACGATTTCATTCTATTTGTTGCAGGATTACGGAAACTTCCTTTTGGAACTTCGATTTTAGCTGCTGATACGTAACCAAACGTAACTCTATTACCAGGTTTTAAACCAGCCAATAAATCATAAAAATTTTCTTCACCAACGACATCACGCCATTTACAGGTTACTTCATTAATACTTTCAGTAAGATAATTACTACCACCATTAGGCGTTTCTTCCATTCTTCTCATAAGAGATTTTATTTCATTTAATGTGTCTTTCATATCACTATATACTATTATTTTGTTTATTTATTTCATTACAAAATTCGCAAGCACGTTTAAAATTTGTAAATTTTTCTATTATTTCAAAATCTTCTAATAAACTTGCTTTATCTGGAATATATCTACCATTTTCATCAAAATCCTCAGATGTTATGATATTGTATGTTCCACCTTCATCAATTACGTAATAAATTATTTTAGAATGTTTCACTTTAAATTGTTTTTATATAGATTATTCAATAATTGTCCACATTTCTACAAATCTATATGCATCTTCATATTTTATTGTAGTATATCCATTTGTTCCAAAAGATTTACCCCAACTATTTCTTATTATAAAACCATGTTTATCATAGCCAACAATAGCAATTGCATGATAACCAAGAAATCTATCATATTTTCTTTGATTCCAGAATTCTTTTGTGTTATTATAAACAGGAAGTGCACCAACACAAGGACCATTCATAACAAGAGCAACTTTAATTTTTTCAGCATCCCTTAAAAGTGCATATTCATCAATTTTAAGTTTTCCAAGATTTGAAGATACACCTTCATGTCTTAGAAAACGAAATGCATCTTTAAAAGTCATTCCATCACCTTCAGTTGTTTTACTGTTATAGATTTCAAAATAATTAATTTCATTATCTTTTCTATTATGTCCATTGTTTAAATTTTCTCTCCAGTTAAGAAAAGCAGATACAGAACATGGAACACATATTGATAATTGTCCTTGATTTAATACTTCTGGTAAATATTTTTTATAAGAATAAGAATCAGGTATTTTTATTTGGTTAGATACGGTAGTACCAAAAATATGTTCTGTACCATCAAGTACTGAAGGTTTATAACCACTATTATATACATTTCTATCCATAATAAATTCTATTTAAATTGATTATTTTCTATTAAATTTATCATCAATATATTTAAGTTTTGGTGGGTTTTTCTTTACAGCTCTGGTTTTTTTAGTCTCTTCATATGGGTCACAATTAACAAATCTCTTAGTTACCTTATAAAGATTTTCTCTTGGAATTAAGATATATATAAGTTCAGATTCTTCACTATATACTTTAATATACATTCTTTTTGTTACATATCTACTATACTCAAAATCCAAATATCTTTCACTAATCCATTCGTCTAAATTTCTTGGCAATCTGTCAATAATACACATAGAATCAACTTGTTTTGGTGTATAATAATATACGAATGCTCTCATAGTTCCTTCTTCGGTTGAAACAGCGGCAGCACCCATTGTAATAACATCAGGATTACTATTAGTAACCGTCATATTTCTTGTTTGACCACAACCTACTAAAATAAGGATGCTAATAAAACTAATAAATAATACTTTTATTTTTTTCATAATTAAATAAGGTTTTATTTTTAAATAAATAGTTTCTTAATTCCAGTAAAACAAAAATATAATTTTTTTTCTTTAAATTCAACTTTTTTAAATTTTAAAACTATTTAAATATTTATATATAAGAGATAAACAATAAAACTATGATAACATATGCCTAATAAGTTAACGCAAGATGAATTTATTAATAGAGCCAAAAAAATTCATAATAATAAATATGATTATTCAAAAGTTAATTATACTGGTTCTAATAATAAAGTATGTATAATCTGTCCTGAACATGGAGAATTTTGGCAAACACCACATGACCATTTAAGAGGTTATAAATGTCCAAAATGTAGTACAAAAGCAAAGTTAGATAATACATCTTTTATAAAAAAAGCAAGACAAGTACATGGTGATAAATATGACTATAGTAAAGTTAATTATATTGATAGTAAAACGCCTGTTTATATTACATGTCCAGAACATGGTGAATTTTGTCAACGACCTTCTGCACATTTATACGGAATGGGATGTCCTAAATGTGGGACAATTTCTACTGGTATTAAAAGAAGGTTAGAACAAAATAATTTTATAGAAAAAGCAAGAGAAGTACACGGTAATAAATATGACTATAGTAAAGTACAATATACAACATCGTTGAATCCAGTTAGTATAATATGTCCATTACATGGCGAATTTTCACAAACACCACACAAACATTTATTAGGACATGGATGTCCTATTTGTGGAAATAAAAATAATTTAACAGAAATAAAGTTTTTCCAATCTTTAAAAAATATATTTACTAATGTTGAGTATCAAAAAATTTTTCCATTTCTTTCTGATAAAGGATGTGTTCAAAAAATAGATTTTTATTTACCTGAATACAATATAGCCATAGAATTAAATGGTAGACAACATTATGTACCTGTTGAGAAATTTGGTGGAGAAATTGGTTTTCAAAGAATAAGAGAATTAGATATTAGAAAATATAACAGATGTATTAATAACGGTATTAAAATATTTTATTTTACACCACCATCAATGAAAAAATACATCACAAATTATTTTGAAAAAGTATATACGTCATTTAATGACTTAATAAATGATATAAAAATGCTAAAAAATGATTGATTTCAATTATTTACAAAAAGAGTACCTTAAGTGTTTTAGAGATAAATCACGCATTTATATGATACAAAATTATCTCAAAACATATGATGCTACACAAAAGAAACAAGTTAAATTTAATTTATTTCCAAGACAACAAGATTTATGTTGTATTTTAGGAAATGCAAATAACGTTGTTACAACAAAACCTCGTCAGGCAGGTATCACAACAACAGTTGGTGCTTTCATTGCGTGTGAAATGTGTTTAGCAGACCCTGATTCACCACAAACAGTACTTGTAATTGGTAACACATTAGACCTTGCACAACAAATGGTAACAAAAATTCGTGAATTCCTTTTACAATTTCCTGCTTGGATGTGGGGTGATGAATACATTACGGATATGTCAAAATATAATTTACCACCAGACAAAAATGAGATTTTTAAAATTTGTAATCAAAAAGAATTAGTTTTAAAAAATGGATGTAGAGTGGTTGCACGTTCATCTGGTCCTGATGCTTCTCGTGGTGTCGGTGGTGTTACTTGGCTTATCTTTGATGAAGCGGCATTCATTGAAAACGGTAAAGATGTGTATGCATCAGCAATTCCTACAGTATCTACTGGTGGTAAAGTGGTTATGGTGTCAACACCAAATGGTAAAGACCAATTATATTATGAAACTTGTAGATTGGCTGAACTTAAAGGTACTGATAGATGGAACAACTTTGAACTTGTTAAAATGAAGTGGTATCAAGACCCACGATATAATAAACATCTTCAATGGTACAGAAAAAATAATGAAGGACAAACAGAATTCTATAAAGAACCTTTATTAGATAAAGAAGGTAATATTAAATATGACAATGAACATTGGGAAAAAATGGTTGAAGACGGTTGGAAACCTCGTTCACCTTGGTATATTACAATGTGTCAACAATTTAACAATGACGAAGTTAAAATTGCACAGGAACTTGATGTGTCATTTCTTGGTTCTGCATCAAACGTTGTACCACCTGAAGCAATTGAAATGCAAGATGAACTAAATGTTAGAGTACCATTACCTAAAGACGGTGATGGTGATATGTTCCATCTTGAAGATACTTGGATTTGGAAACCACCTATTCCTGGACATAGATATGTAATGCCTATTGACTGTTCAAGAGGCGATAGCGATGACCGTTCATCACTTCAAATCATTGACTTGGATGGTATTGACGATGATGGTAAACCTTGTACTGAACAAGTATTGGAATATAATGGTAAAATTACAGGTGATGATTTAGGCGAAATGGCATATTGGTATGGCTCATTATATGGTAATGCATTTTGCATTGTAGAATCAATCGGTGGTTATGGTGATGCGACAATTTTAACATTAATGAGATTAGGTTATAAAAACCTTTATTATGATGACCCTAATCTTAACAAATATACAATTCAAAGAGAACAATCAACTATTCAACCTGGTACTGACGGTAAACTTCCTGGTTTCCATAGTAACGCTGTTCGTTTTCAAATGTTAAGCCATTTTGCAAATGCTATAAGAACTAATGAATTTAAGGTTAGAAGTAGAAGAGTTATTTCTGAACTTGATACTTGGATTTTTAAAAATGGTAGACAAGACCACCAAGATGGTTGTCACGATGATAATATTACATGTTTAGCAATGGGATATTTTGTTGTGAAATTCTATTTAGGTGATATGGAAAGAGCAAAAGAAAGGGATGCAGCATTTCTTAGAGCGTGGATTAATAGCACACAAAATGTTAAGCCGTACAATTTTAACAAAGAAAATCAAGAAATTTCAGCAGCACCTAAAAAAACATATTTACCAATATATAATAATAGAACAATACAAAAAGTTGGGAATACGGTAATTGATAGTTATAGATGGTTATTAGTTTAAAAAGTAACGGCTAAGTAGTAAATACTTAGCCGTTTATGTTGTTTATCAAGAATATTCCTACCTAAGAAATAATCAGTTCCCCTTCCATACAACATATTTAAAGTGGGTATTTTTACTCACTTTTTTTTTGTTATATTATTCTTTAAATGAAACTATTTATAGTTATATAAATGTTTTTAATATTATGACAAAGAGAACAGAAGAAATAAACAGTCTTTTTAGAAGAGTAAGAAGTTTACTTGGAGCACCTGTTCGTGCTGTTGAGTTGACTGATGACCAATTATGTGATTTACTTGAAATTTGTATTGAAGATTATTCAGAAAAAGTAAATAACTGGTTAATTGAAACACAATGGATGTCTCTTTATGGTAAAAAAGTTACAACACTTGATATGGCATTTGCTTTATCAACAAGAACTTTTGATATGATGAAAGACTATTCATATTGGTTTTCAAAACAAGTTGGGTTACAACAAGAAGGTCCTTGGGAACTTAAAAAAGACTTCTTTACAATTGAAAAAGGAAGACAGGTATATGTTGTTCCTTCAGGTAGAACAATCAATAAAGTAATGTATGTTAATCCTCCAACATCACAAGCAGCGTTATTTGCAAATTATGGTGGTATTGACATCGGTTTCGGTGGTGGTTATGGACAACTTGGTGGTGGTGCATATGGTCCTGTAGGTGGTTTTTATACAGCACCTGCTGCTGATGTTGCTTATCTTGCTACTGATTTACAGTATAAAAACAGACTTTTAAGATGTGATTTAACATATAAAGTAACTGCTGGTCCTAATGGAACACATTTAATTCATTTAATGTCAACACCTGGTAGTCCTTTATCATTTGGTTTTGTCGGTGGTGTTGGACACGGTTTAGGTTTAGTTGGTTGTGAAGTTTGGTATACATATTATGATACAACAACAGCAGAAGAAGCAGATGAATGTGCAAGAGCAAATGCAGGTAATGTTGTTTTAACTCCAGACCAGGTTCAGTTATCAACAATAGATTATGCATTCTTAAATGACCCAACAAAAACACTTGTCAGACAATTACTTGTTGCAAAAGCAAAACAGACACTTGGTTTAATTAGAGGTAAATTTAGTGGTAAAGTAAGTATTCCACAGGCAGAAATGACTATGGATTATCAAACATTGATTCAGCAAGGTAAAGAAGAATGGGATGCTGCAATGAAAGGTCTTGTTGAAAGACTTGAACGTATGCACCCTGCTAATTTATTAGAACAACAATCTAAGATAATGGAAAATACCTTGAACATTCAAAAACATATACCACTTCAAATTTATACTATATAAAAAAATAAAATTATGATAAAAAAAGAATTCATTAAAGAAGCAAAAAAAATATACGGTAACAAATATGATTATAAAACAATAAAAGATGAAAAACTGGAACCATATAGTATGATTCCGATTATTTGTGATAGACATGGTTTATTTTTCCAAACAGTATATGACCATTTAGACGGAAAAGGATGTTTTGAGTGTTATCGTAACAAAGAAAAATTGACAGATGATGAATAATCTGTCAATTTTTTGATTATATTGACTTTATTGTTTTTTTGTAGTATATTGATACATAGAATAATTGTTTATAGGAAACTATTTATAATAAATAAATAATAGATTTTATGGCTGAAAAGAGAAACACGATATTTCATAATATATCAAATGTTTTATTTGGACAAAGTATTGCACCTGAAATGCAGAAGTTACCACCAACAGGAGGAATTACTTCAACAAACACAAACAGAGTGTTATATTCAACAAATAGTAAGGAAGATTATGAAAGAAAATTAACACAGTATAAACAACAAAAACTTTTATCTTATCAGTGGGCTAAAGCTGGTGCTGATAATGCAATGGAAAGTCTTGCAGGATATACTGCTGTTAAGTTAATGTATAGAGACGCTGATTTAATGGATGAAATGCCTGAAATCGGTGCAGCACTTGACTTGATAAGTGAGGAAGCATGTGCATTCAATGGTGATGGTGAAATGGTACATGTTAAATCAAAATCAAAGAGAATTAAAGCAATTCTTGAAGATTTGTTTTATGAAAGATTAAACGTTAATGTAATGCTTCCTATGGTTGCAAGAAGTATGATTAAATATGGTAATGAATTTATGCTTCTTAACATTGATGGTGATAGGAAAAACGGTGTTTTAGGTTGGAAAGAATTACCTGTTTATGAAATGGATAGAATCGAAAACGGTTACACTTCAGCAGCAGGTGTTATGCCAAATCAAGTTAATGATTTAAAACCTGATAAAACTGTTTTTGTGTGGGTTGGACATAATGAATCACTTCCTTATCAAAATTGGCAAGTAGCACACTTTAGATTGCTCAAAAACTCTTTATTCTTACCTTATGGTGTATCACATTTACATAAAGCAAGACGTGCTTGGAGAATGTGGAGTATGATGGAAGATGGTATGCTTATTTATCGTCTTGATAAAAGTATTGAAAGACGTGTATTTAAAGTATTTGTCGGTGCTATTGATGACCAAGATGTACCTGCTTTCATTCAGGAATTCGCAAATAATTTTAAGAGAACACCAATTATTGACCCTGCAACAGGACAAGTTGATTTAAGAAAGAACTTTCTTGATGTTTCAAGTGATTATTTTATTCCTGTAAGAGACCCTTCTGCACCTACGCCTATTGAAACACTTCAAAGTGCACAGAATCCTACTGCAATGGATGATATTAAATATATGCAAAACAAAGTATTTGCTGCTTTACGTGTACCAAAAGCATTTCTTAATTATGAACAAGCACAAGGTAAGGGACAAAATATGTCATTACTTGACATAAGATTTGCACGTATGGTTAATTCAATGCAACAGTTCTTATTATTAGAACTTAATAAAATTGCAATGATTCACTTGTTCTTTATGGGTCTTTCAGATGAAATTACTAATTTCACGTTATCAATGAATAACCCATCAGCACAAATTGAAGCACTTGAACTTGAAGATATTACCAAACGTATTCAGACAGCAACAGCTGCTGTTACTGACCCAGGTACAGGTATTCCTCTTATGTCAATGCATAAGGCTATGAAGAAAATCTTAAAGATGTCAGATGCTGAAATTAAAGATATGTTTCTTGAAATACGTCTAGAAAAAGCAATGGCTGCTGAGTTGGAACAAACAGCAATGATTATTAAGAAAACTGGTATTTTCGATAGTGTTGATAGAATTTATGGTGATTTTAATGCTATGAATGGACAACAGATGCAACAACAACAGCAACAAGATGGTATGGGTGGTGGTGCACCTGGTGGAGCAGCTGGTGGTTTTGAAGGTGGTTCATTGAATATGGATTCATTAGGCGGTGCTGGTACTGAAGATATGCCTGATATGGGTGGAGAAGAATCATCAGTTGATATGTCACAAGCACCAGACCTTGATAATGGTGGACCAACGGAATCAAAAGCATCAAAACCGACATTAAATGAAAAGAAAAAGGAAAGAATTAAATCATTTACTGAAAGATATTTTGAAAGATTAAATGAGGGTATTAAAGAAGACCCTGATTATGTTGAAGAAGTGATTGATTTTGAAGGTAAAAATGTAACGATTAATGAAAAAGTTAACAGAATATTTGATAAGATAAACAATATTATTGTTGAAAACGAATATAACGGACAAGATTCATTAGATGATACAGGATTAACTGAAAGTGCTTTCGATAAAGATTTCTATAATGAAATTGAAAATGAAGAGGAATAAACTATTTATAAAGAAAATAATGTTATGAACGAAGAATATATAAATACACTCAAAACGCTTGATGCTATTGAAGAATATAGAAAGAAAGTAAACGAAGCATGTGACAAACGTTCTGAAAGAGTTAAGTTATTAACAAAGGGATTTGAATTATCACAAATGCCTTTTGGGTATATTAAAGAATGTTTTGAAAATTTTGCACCTGTTTTATTTAATACTAAAGAAGGAAGAAAACTCATTAAAAAATACACAAATGAAGTTAAAAACAACCATACTTTAAGTACTTTACATACAATTTACGAAAACATAAGAAAAACAAGTAAAGATTCAGACGTTGATTTCTTAATTAATAGTATTGTTAATGAAAATGTGAACTTGTCTCAAAAAACAGTTAAAACTGTTACTGAATCTTTAGGAAAAATTCTTGCAGAAGCATACCTTTATATTGGTAAAGAAGCAAATGAATTGATTCCTGAAGAAAAACAAAATTTAGACAATGCTATAAAATATATCACAGAAAATAAAAAACACATTAAAAATTTATCTAGTTTCAGTTCAGCAGTACAAGTAATTCGTGAAGAAATTGAAAAACATGATGGTGTTAACGAATTCAAAACAAAAGATATTGATGCTATTGCTAATGAATTGATGAGAGAGTTTAATGAAAAATATAACGATAAATTATCTAATGATGAAAAGAAAATGATAAAAGAACTTGCTGAAAATAATGATAAAGAATCTGTTTTTAACAAGTATAAAGAACTTTGTGTAAATAAGATTTCTGAAGCAAAAGAAACTTATAAAAAAGAAGGTGATGTACAATCATTAGATAGATTACAATCAATATTCGAACAGGTTAACAAAAAAGTTTTTACAGAAGATACAGTAGAAAAAGATATTTGTAATTTTATTGAAATAGCATCTATATTTTAACCATGAAACTTGTTTTAACAGAACAACAATATAATAAATTAAAAGAATATTATTTAGTTGAATCGTATATAGGTTCAATTAATGAATCATTTAGTTTACCTATGTTATGGAAAAAATATAAGCATTTAATTATGGTCGGTATTTCTACTGCTGCTATAATCGCTTCAATTAATGCACTTAATATAAACCAAAATGATAAATTAAAATTATTAGATTTAGTTAATACGGAAATGAAACAAGATACTAATTTTAACCAAAAAGTTGAAGCAGTGAAAAATTATATGGCAACTGCTGCAAAAAATCAGGGATTTAACCCAGAAGACATACAATTAACGCCTGAAGAAATGATTAATGCTTGTAATGAAACAGGTTTTGATTTACCGCTTTTAATGGCACAAGCACATCTTGAAAGTTGTTTTGGTTTGACTAAACGAGCACAAAAAACAAATAGTGTATTTTCTGTTGGTTGTTGGGACAATGGACAAAACAAAAAGACATATTCAACGCAAAATTCGTCAATTAGACCATACATTCAGTTACTCCAAAACAATTATTTACAGCAAGGAAAGAAAACATTGGATGATATTCTTAAACCAAATGGGTTTGTTAATCATCAAGGTAACAGATATGCATCTGATACAAAATATGAAAGTAAACTTAATTCAATAAGAAATAGAATTTTAAAGAATTATCCAATATTAGGACAATAAAAAAGGGAACTAAATCAGTTCCCTTTTCTTTTTTATTCTTTTACGTAGATTAATAATTTTTCTTCAACTGGAACTCTAAAACTTCCTTCTAAAAATGATTCACCTTCTTGTGTAAGGTTTCCGTTAAACGTAATATCAAACCAACCTTCGTAAATTCCAACTTCTTTTACATCCCTTGGTTTCCAAGTATATTGTAAAAGATATTTTTCTTCACATCCATCAGTTTTAGCCAATACAATATCAGCATGTGCTTTTGATACTTTTAAAAGCCCTGTTTCAGTGTTTTTCATACTGAAAGTTACATTTGCATCTAAAAGTGAATATTCTATTAATGATTTTCTATAATCATATCTACCATCATTAATAACTTCCATTCTAAGTTTATTGTTTACAGAACCTTGTCTTATATAAAACTCTTGCATTTCTTAAAGTATTTTATTAATAAATAGTGTTTTAATCCTTTTTAGACTTAAAAATATCGTAACCATATTGATTAAATAAATCTTTAATTAGTTTAGTATCATATGTTGTATGTTGTTTAAGATAATTTACCACATTTGTAAAATTTCCTTCTTTATTAAGAACTTTAACCGATGGTTTCAGAAACATTTGAAATGAAAGGAATGACTTTTTGTTTACCTTAATCCATTCATCTGCTACGTCAACAAAAAGCATATATTCTTTCTTAAAATTTTCATCTTCATTAACAGTTGTTTTTATTAAATCATCAAATGTATCTTTTATCTTTTTTATATCATTTTTATAATTTTCTTTTTCTTTTGTAGGTTTAATGTAGAAACCGCCTTCAAGATATATTACATCGGGATATTTTTTATCAATTGTTCCAATTTTTAATTTCATATCATCATCGTTCAATTTTATTACACTTCCAATTTTTTTCATATTAACTAATATTTTTTTATAATATAAAAAAAATATTGAATTTGTCAAGGGGTCGATTGAAGAAAAATCAACTATTTATAAGTAATAAACGAATTTTTAATATGATAAGACATTTTTTCTTAGATAAAACAAATACAATTTACAAAAATGTTCCATTGGCAAACGTTGGTTTAAATCCTGTTTTAGAGTTAAACTATGGTAGTGGATTACTTAGTCGTGGTCTTATTCATTTTGATGAAACAGAGATTTTAAAACTTGTGGAAGATAAAACATTTGCTGATTTATCAAAATTGACATTTAAATTAAGAATGACAAACTGTTTTTCAGTTGACGGTTATCCATATGAAAAAATTTTAAAAAATGGTTTGGTATTAAGACAAAGAGCAACATCATTTGATTTAATTGCGCTTCGTTTGCCTTGTGATTTTGATGGTGGTAGAGGATTCAGTTATGTTAGCGATTTTTGGATTAACAATAATCGTGAATTAAGTACAGAAGGTTCAAATTGGAATTATTGTGAAAACGGTAAAGTATGGCCTGTAGATGAAGATAAGATTGACCTTACTAATCCTAATCTTAACTTTGTTGGTAAAGATATTTGGTATATGAGTGGTAATACAAGAGTAAGAATCAATCTTGAAGGTGGTGTATATTCAGATGAAGAAATTAAAAATGAAGTTGCTTTGTTTAATAGTGGGGCAAGTTCATTAATACTTGATGTACAACATTTCGATTTTGGACACGAAAATCTTAATTTAGATATTACCGATTATGTAATGGATATTATTAATGGTACACCTAATTATGGTATTATGTTAATGTTTACACCAAGATTTGAGGAAAATAAAATAGAAATGCCACAATATGTTGGTTTCTTTACTGACCATACAAATACATTTTTTCATCCATATGTTGAATGTATCTATTGTGAATCAATAAATGATAGTAGAGCAACATTTTGTTCAGGTAAAGAAAATAAACTTTATCTTTACACAAACATTGATGGTATTCCACAAAATCTTGATGAATTACCAACATGTACAATAAACGAAACTTCTTATCCTGTAAAACAGGCTCAAAAAGGCGTTTATTATGCTGTTATTTCAGGTTTGAGTGAAGATGTGGATAATGAGACTATTTTATATGATACGTGGGGAAATTTGGTTTTAAATGGGGAAAGAATCGAAGATGTTGAACTTGAATTTGAAGTACAGCCAATGAAACGTTTCATTTCAATTGGTAATGTTGTTAGTACAAAAGAATCTTTAGTCCCTGACGTGTATGGAATCAATGATGCAGAAGACTTACATAGAGGTGAAATTAGAGAAGTAACTGTTGATTTCAGAAAAGAATTTGAGACAGATAAAATGGCTTTAATTGATAGTGGTGAATATAGAATCTATATTATGGATGGAAATAGAGAACTTACTGTTTTCGATTATCAACCAATTGAAAAAGGGTTTTTAAAGAACTTCTTTGTAGTTTATACAGAAGATTTAATACCAAATGATTATTATGTTGATATTAAAGTAAAATCTGGTAGAGAAATCAAATACTATAAAAAAGTTTTAAAATTTGGAGTTGTAAGTGATGTAACAGAAAGATATGAATAAAATAAAAGCCTCAAAGAAATTTGAGGCTTAATTTATTCTAATACTATTTGAAAGAATTTTTGTTAAATCATAATTTTGAAGATTTACAATATCATCTGTTACACATGGTATCATTGTTGGATATGGATGAACATGATTGACAAAGGCTTTGACAAACATCTTCAAAAATTCAATTAATTTATCACCATATGGTAATTCATGTGCTTTTTCAATAAGTTCTTTTAATTTTTCATCTGTAATAAGGTCTTCGCTGTCTGCTGTAATAATATTTCCGTCTTTAGGTACATTACCTAAAAGCAATACCTTATCTGCAACAATTGCAGCAGTACTATTATAACTGTCATTGTCTGCTTGTTGTTGTTCTGGATTATATCTTAACTTAACAAATGCTGAATTTTTACTATTGAATTCTACTTCTCTTGGGTTTTTATCATTAACTAATTTAGTACCACTTCTAAGTCTTACATCGTTTTCAGTTAATATAATATCTGAATATTTTCTACCTAAAATTGCGACATCTTCTTTTTTGGGGTAAGCACCTTTTGTTTCAGGTTTCAAAGTATCACCAACCATAGGAGATATTCTTGAACCAGGGAATGTTGCTGTTGCAAACAAATGAAATGGGTCATCATACAAAAAATCTTTTTGTGAAATAATTGGACCTATATATCTTCTTAAACTTGTAGCATCATTTGCATTACGTAAATCAACATATACTGCTTCACCAACCTTTGGCATTACGTGAAACATTTTAGGTAATAATGGATAAGCAAACGGAAGTTCCGAATCACGAAGAGGGTTATCTTCAGGTGTTAATCTAACTTTGATTCTACCTGCATCGTTTTCATCGTCAATACTTATCACTTCGCATATTCTGAATCCTGAAATATCATATGCACCCATTTTTAATATAATTTTTTACCTCTTATTTTTAATTCATTATCAACTTTGTTATATTCTTTTTCGATTTTTTCAAGTTCATCACAAAGTCTATCTATTTTACCCTGTATTGCTTCAAATTCATCAGATAATTCTTTTTTGTAGATGATAAGTTCGTTATTACTTAATTCATCAATTTTTTTTGTTTTCATTATCGTAAAATACCTCTTACTGTTGTACTTATTATATTATATCCTGTTGATACAACGGGACCACCTGCATTACCACCATTTGTTTCAACCATTATACTACCAGCTGGAATTGATACTTGTACAGAACCGTTTTGTTTAATTTCATCAAGAATATGTTTTACAATATTATATGTATATTGATTAACAACATTTGGTGTACCATCAGGATTAACGCCTGTTGCAATTCCTAATGCTGCATTGTCTGCAATTATTTTTGCTGCTGTTTCAGAAGGTGATGTACCTGGTCTTCTTACAGCAATACAGTAAAGAAGTTGTGCAGGTAATACTTCAGCAGGTGTTTTCATTTGCATAAATGCCTGTTTCATTTTTCTTGCCATTTCAGATACATTCATAATATAAATCTTTTTTTAAATATTATTAACATGATTTTTCACTTTCTGGTATATCTTGTGTTTGTGTTATATCAGCATAATTTACGTCATCTATTTCAGTTAATACCTTAGTAGGTTTAAATAATGGTATACAACTGATTGCTTCTTCCAATAATTCAATCCAAGCAGCAAGTTTTTCTGCTAAAATTAACGCACCCCATTCAATCAAAAGTGGTTTTATATATTTTAAGAATAATTTATATAAAAACTCAACAATTTTATCTTTAACATATCTAACAATTGATATAATAATTGATAAAAGTTTTTTAATAAATAATTCCATAATATCATCAATTGATTTAATGTTATTAACGTTAATTAATCCCATTATTTCAAAATTAATCACAAAAAGTAACATTACTTTTGGTGTAAACATTGCTTTTGCTAATGGCATTACTAATGCCATAACAACATCATTAAGCCATTTTTCATTATAGCCAACACTTAACTTATCTGAAATTTCAATTGCAGCATCTTGTGTTGGAATTGCTGAAATGTCATAAACAGTTCTAGATATACTTGAAATCTTTTCATTCATAGTTGCCATTGAATTTATTTCATTCATAGCATCTATTCCAATTTCTTTATCAATTTTAATTGCTGGTGATGTTTCACTATTTAATTCTTTAGCACCATATCGTTGCAATTCCATTGCTTTAAGTGCATCGTTAAAATCATCGTTTGAAAAACTAAAGAAACAATCTTCAACAGATAAATCTTCAACTTCAAGTGCTTTTTGTATTATTTGATTAAGTTTTGCTTCAAATATTTTTGTTTGGATTGAATATTGAATATTTAAATCAAACAAAAGGCTTCCGTTAAGAAGACTATCAACCATTTCAGACAAAATAAGCCTTGGATTGAATAATTGAATATTATTAAGATAATCAATATTGAAACGATAAATTGTTTTATTAAACAATGCATTTCTATACCAAGTTTGTTGTGGGAAAGTAACTTCAATACCATTATTATAACCATATACATCAGTTGGTTTCAATTGTAAAATTGGATGAAGAGGTAAATCAACAGTATCATTACCTTTACCATCATCTGATGTATAAGCATTTTGGTATCTTGATGCATCTGAAATTGTAAATAAACCTGTTTCGTCTGTTTTACTATTAAGCCATTCATTCCATTTTTCAGGTGTACTTCTTAAATCTTCTTCAGCACCTTCTCTTTCATCAACAACTCTACTGTCCCACATCATTTTGTTTGTCTCTGTTTGATTAATAGATGTTCCTCTATTAATTACATACCAAAGAAAAGCATTTAAATCATTAACTTTATAAAGAGTATTAACATTTAATGTTTCATCATCAACCCCCGAATAGAAATTAGAACCAATATCAGACAATGGGTATATATCTAATAAATTAAACATATCAATTAAATTTTTAGGAATTGTAAATGATATATATCCATCACCTCTTGGGTTATAATCCATATATTGACTTGGAATTTCAGGATTAACAGAGCAAGACAATAAACTTGTTAAAATTGTACTTATTATTGATTTTACAGCATTTTCTAGCCCAATAATAAATTCACTTTGTGGCTCATCAGGAACAGGTGCTTTTTTAACATAGTAAGTACCATTGTCAATTGTAAGAAATTCAAAGTCACTTTCGGGTCTTACAACAATATAATTAGGACTTAATGAATCAATGTTTTCTGTTGGAACTTCGGGAACTTCAATTGCTTGCGCTTTTTGTTCATCTGTTGGTTTCCTGATTTGTTTGTATTGATAGTTTTTAATATTTCCATATACTTCAGATGCATTTGGTACATCAAAAAAAAGTTCGATTAATTTATCAACCAATATTGTATCACTAACACCGAGTTGTTTTAAAACATCCATAACAAAGTCAATAACACTTGTATAAACTTTGTTACCAAACAATTCAAAAATACTCATTGGGAAATTCTCAATGAGAGTTTGAATTGCACCAATAGTGCCTATTACTTCTGTTGTTGTTGCTGCCATTTTATTTCTTTAAAATATATGTGTCTGTATCATCATCTTCATCAATTGACATTGCTACGTCTTTTAAACCTTTAATATCAAGTTTCGTTGCTTTTGCAAATCCAGGGTCATTAAGTGCACCATTAATGTCACCATTATGTTTAACAATTTCTCCCATAAACTTAGCAATTTCAAATTTTGATTTAATTGCACGGTCTTTATCTCCCATGTAATCGTGAATCGCCTTGGAGTATTTAGTTTTATCTTCAATTGTTATTTCTTCACTACCAAGGTTAATACTATTTGTCAACTTATCAATTTCGTTTTGAATTTGATTAAGTTGTCTACAAGCCTCATTATATATTTCTTGTAATAATTCTTCAATTTTATCAACTGAATTTAATTTTACTTTATATCTTTTTTCCATAATATATTAATCTATACAATAAATAGTTGATACAAGATTTCTTATTCTACTTCTTTTTGTTTTAAAGTATAGTATAGTTTTTTAAAAGAACGCATATTATCACGAATTTCTTTAGTTGACATTAACGTTTCCTCACGTAAAAAATATAATACTGAACTCTTTAATAGTTTATTACTATCTTCACCTTTAATAAGGTTTTCCCAATTATTGTTATCAAGTAAATCACATAAAGCATAACCAACTTTAATTTCTTTATCAGATAAATTATATTCTTCAGGTGATTCAATCATTTCTCTTATTTCTTTTGATGTTTGATTTATCAATTTTTCAGCAAGAATATATGAATCTTGATTTTCTGTTGAAAATCTTGTATCATTTTCGAATGTTTCAGAAATTGTATCATATGATGTGTTTCTTTGTTGGTCTTTAACCAATTGCATCCGTTTATAAATAAGATAATTTCTTACTACTGTTTGGCAATAAGAAAACGCTTTATATTTTCTTTCTTTTAATTCGTAATATTTAAAACTATCATCAAAATAATCTATTACTAAAAACTTAGGATTTGTTTCCGTAACGTTTTTAAAAAATTCTTTTTTCCTATCTTCTGTTACAATAACAGGCGTTTCGTTTTGTGGGATAAAATCAATTTCTTCGTATTCGTATATTGTATCTTTGTAATGAGATATTTTTGACATTAAATAGGAAAGAGTATCATCAAATGTTTGTTGAAACTCTTCATCTGAACAATACAAGTTGTATCTTCTAATTATTGATTCAATCATTTTAACAAATGCAGGATAAAGATAATCGTTGAAAATTTTATTCTTTTTTTCTTTATCGGTTGTTGAAATGTAATCAATTACGGCTTGTTCTTCTGTTTCATAAAAATAACCTTTTCGTTCTTTTGGTTTTCTACCTCTTTTTGCCATCTTTTGCTGCGTGTTTTTTCGCTGCAAAAACTATCCATCCATCTACATAATTTATATGTACTTTCTCTAAAAATTACTTAAATATAAGTCTTACCGTTGATGTTAAAATGGTCAGAAATGTTTACAATTTTTCTGACCATTGTTTTGCATCGTTAATTATTATTCGTAGATATAATGTGAAATATCCCTTGTCTTTTTAAATAAGTAATCTTTTTGTGCCAAATCAATCCAGAATTCTGCTTCTTCTGGTTTCATTGTCTTATTATAAATTTCAGAAAGTGAATCTTCTCTATTAAGTGTATGAATATATCCAACCTTTGGGATAACATAAACTTTCTTATCATTACGTACTGCTCTTAAAAGGAATTCATACCAGAATGAAAGTTTAATAGGCTCTTTTAATTTACCTAATTCAATAAAATCTTCTGTCTTGAAAATCCCACCTGTTGTGTTGAAATTCATATAATTTAAAAGTGATTCCAAATCAAGGAAACCTAAATTTTCCGAAAATGAAGTTGCAAGTGGTGCTTCATTGATATATCCAACAGGTCCTTCATCTTTTTTATCAAACAAAACAATTTCAGTTAATGGAAGATAAATTGAAATACTTTCATCTAATTGGAAATACTCTTTTACGTTCTTAAACCAATTTGGTGTATATACATCATCAAACTCCAAGATTGAAAAATATTTCCTACATTTATCAACTGCTGTATTGATTTGTGAACAGAAGTCTGATTTACTACTTTCGACAAAACTTGTTCTTTCTGATTTACCATATTTTTCTTTTAAACTTGCTAAAACCTTTTTAGGCGCAACAAAAAGCAATTCTGAATCATTATCTTTATCTGTCTCATAAAAACTTTGAACCGCTTTTTCTAAAAGCACTTCAACATTATCGTTAAATTCATGAACAGGTACTATAACAGTTAAATCTTTCATATAATATTATTTATTTCTTTTTATTCTTAATTTGTGTTAAAACTTCTTCAAAATCTTTCTTTCTCTTGTCAATTATTTGAGTGCCATAAACGTATTCAATTTCTTTCTTTTGTGTTTCTCTGGTATATAAATCATCAAGTTTATGTCCACATTCAAATAATTCATCAGGAATTTTATCAAGTGTCCATGTTCTAACAACACTTGCTAACATATCAGGAACATCATCAATATTTTCAAACCAAATACAAGCATCTGTTAATTTTTTTTCACCTGTTTCTGTATCAACTTCAGTATTCCAATCAGTTAACCTCTGTGGTATTTTTGCTAATACAATACTTCCACATCTTAATGCTTCCAAAGGTGAATATCCAAAGTTTGTCTTCTCATCAATCCAAATTGTAATTGCGTTTTCTCTATATGCTTCACTAACAAGTTCTTGTGAAAAACCTCTAAGTTCTGCAAATGAAACCCATTTGTAAATAGGATATTTCCAATAAAAAGGTTTCATAATTCTATGAATATCACTTTGGTCTTTGGAAACAACATTTACCATAAGTTTTCTTGGTTTGTCAGAGTTTCTGAATACAGGATTAATTGATGGTGATACAACCATAATGTTCATTGAAGGGAAATATGACTGAAGGATTTTCTTTTGTTCTTCTGTATTTGTAATAATATCATTAATTTTTAAATCCTGAAAACTTGCAGCCATTGGCATTGATTCACAAAGCCAGTTATAATTTTGTACAAGTACAATTTTTTTACATGGTGCATTCTTTAATGCAATCATTACGTTACCAAAAATTTCTGGAATAACGATAAAATCACTTGGTTCAAGATTTACAACATCTTTCTGTACTTGTCCTGTTTGGTGCTGTTTGTGTGGAAGTTCTGCATATTTTTCGCCAAGCCATTCCCCAACACCAACAAAATCATCATCATGGTGAAGCATACATACATTATAACCAAGTTCTTTAAGTGTATAAGCGGTTTGATAAATATACTCTAAAGTACCTGAAGGATTTCCTTTGGTATCAAACACATAAAAATATATTGTAAAAGATTTATCATTGATTTTACCAATGTTTTTCTCTACAATTTCAATCATTTCTTTTTTTGATAATTCTGCCATATTCTTTTTATTTAGACAATAAGTTATTTATATTTTCTTTATTATTAATAAAATCACCTAATTTTTTGTATTCATAATCTGCTTCTGAATCTTTGTTATATTCAGTTAAAATTTTTATAGTAATTTTATCATCTGGTTTTGCATCAAGAAGTAATGGATTTGCTGTTATAAGTATATCACATTTATCCCAAATTGTTCTTGAATCCATTGGGAAATAAACTTCTCTAACACCACATCCTAAGTTACCAATAAATGCGAATGAATAACTTAAAGATGCACCATATTCCATTGTTGAAACGAAAAGAACTTCAATAGGTTCATCATAATCTTTTAATGATTTAAAGAAGTCTTTAAGTTCTACTGATAATTTTTTTGTACAAGTTCCACATTTGCAAAAAAGTTCGTATGGATAATCTTCATATACGAATTTTTGATATGCTCTTTCTGTCTTAAATGTAAGGAGTGATTGCATATCGTTTGTCCACATTTCAAAATCTGTTGTATCAAATTCTGAATTGAAGTAATTAAGGTATGTGCTAATAAAGTTATTAGAATAATCACGTACTACATCGTTTAAATCTATTGCAATTTTCATTCGTCTGTATTTTTATCTTTATTTAATTCTTCTTGTTTTTCATGTCTCATAATTGTATTAATATCAACTGTTTTACCATCCCTTACAGCATGGGTTTCAAGTTTTTTATCAAGTTCATCAGTATGATATTTTTCAATTGCTGAATAATTTACTTTATTATTTGCTTTAAGTGTAATTACAAAATTTCCATCATGTACATTTACACTTTTATATTTAATGTTATCGAATTCAAAATGTGAAGGGTTTGGAACACCGTATGCTTTATCAGTATCAAATACTATTTCAGATAATTCTACAACATCAGACGTTCTTAACTCTTTTTTTAATAATCTATTAAGTTCACTAATCAACAATGCACTATTATCTTTTTTTACTTTTCCGTGTTTGTCTGCAACAAATCCAAACTGACTTGCATATATTGATACATAGAAGTCAAGGTATGAAGTCTTATCATCAATAACCCTTACAACAAGTTTATTTGCGTAATCTTCTATTTTAAACCTTGGAATAAAGTCACCTCTTTTGATTCTAAACACAGAAACGTAATCATCTTCATTAAAATTTTCAGCAAAGAAATTATTTTGTGTTTGTACTAAAACATTATCTTGAATACATTTTAAATGTAAATTTTCAGGATTAAACACTTCTATTTTACAAGTAAAATCAAGTGCTGTTTTCTTTCTTGAAGTTGCTTTCAATGTAATATTAGGGTTATCAAAGTCATTGGCTAATGTTTCAATATCAACACCATCAATATCAACATGAATTTTACTTGCTTCATGTATTGTTCTATAATATTCATCACGCATTTCTTTAACTCTTTGGGTTTCTTCACCTTTTAATAAGTCATTAAATACGTTGTCAATTTCTTGTTGTTGATTTATTTCACTATTTGAAGAACCATATGATGCCTTTGTGGATATGACATTATCGGCTGATTTCATACCACGAAATAAACCATACCATAATAATCTTACACTATTTATTATGTTTTTAATTTTCTTCATTGATAATGTTATTTAATCTATTTTCAATTTCGTCTAGTATTTGATTATGTATTTTACTATACTTGTTACCTTTCTTTTCAAGTTCAAGTAATTCGTTAATATATGGTGTTGTTTGCCCACGAAGTGCTATTGCTTCATTTTGTAACTTCGTGTAAATAATCATACACGCTTTTTCTAAATTTATTAGTTCTTCCAAAGATACTGAACTTAAATTATAAAACTCTGCCATATTGTTTTTATTTTAAAATAATAAATTGTATTAAAAAGTAAAGATTTTAGTGATAATAAACTATTTATATTAAAATAAAACGTAATATTATGGAAAAAATTAAGTTAACTGAAAATAAATTAAATCAAATTATTTCTGAATGCATAACAGAAGTTTTGAAAGAAATGAATGAGAATAAACAAACTGAAACAAAAAAACAAGTTAGATTAACTGAAGCACAACTTACTAAACTTGTTGCTGAAAGTACTGTCAGAATTCTTAAAGAATCTGATATGGATGAAAGCTGGTTTAGTAGTGTTGGTAAAGGTATTAAAAACATGGTTAACAATGGTGGTGGTTTAAATGGTTTTAGAAATACCTATAACGATTCACGTGCTGCTGATATGAACCAAAAAGCACAAGCACAAGCAGATGCTAACAGTGCAAAAGAACAACAAATTCGTACTAAATACGAACAAATGAAACAACAATTACAGCAACAACTTAATGGTTTGGATACACAAATGCAGCAAGAGTTAGCACAGATTGGTGCAGGACAAAAAGACTATGCAGGAAAAGCAGCAAATTATACTAAAAACGCAGAAAATGCAAGAAAAGCACACTATAATTCATGGAATCCTCAAGACCAACAACCAATGTCATAACTTGTTACTAAATGAAAAATTAAAAGCCGTAGAGTTTTCTACGGCTTTTTTTACATATATTCCCAATAATCAATACTATCTATTGGATAAAAAAGATTGTCTTTTTCTGAACAAAATTTAGGTTCGCTATCTATGTCAAATTGTGGTTCTAAATAACCATGTTTCTCCCTACCATTAACGTAGAATCGTATATTTGCGTAGTATTTAGGTAATCGTCTCATTAATTATTATATCTAATGGTTGTTATTCTAACCCATCGACTATCCTTATATTCGTCAAGTGTTCTTGAATCAGTATATGACATAGCAGAACGAAGGAAATCTGTTTCATTCTCTGCCCATCCCTTAATGTCATATTCAACTTTCTGATACTTGAACAACCCCTCAGAAGTTTTAAGGTTCTTTACTTCCTGTGTATTAGCAGATGCAATAAGTGCTTGTGCAATTTTAGTACTCATACCAAAATTCTCTTTCCACACAGTAAGTTTATTTTCCTTAATAAGTTGATATGTTTCTTCATACTTATCTTTTGGTACTTCTTTACCGTAGGTGAGTAAAGTTTTAATTGGACGGTAAATCTTCTTTCCACGAACATTAAAATAAGAACTACCATAAGTTGTTCTACCAGCACTTTCCATTGCCTTATTAAACAATCCACCAATCATTACATAATCAGCAAAAATAAGTGCTTTCTGAATATCCCTAAATCCTTTAATATTTCCATCAGCAATAATCTTACACTTACCATTAATCTCTTGCTTAATATTATAAATTTCTTCAAGTAAACTAAAATAAGGATAATGAATAGCAACATTAGAACTTGTACTACAAACTGAACCGCCACCAATTCCAACTCTAACATATTGAATACCAACACTTTCGTAATCTCTATATGCTTCTGGGTTAGCAATATTACCTGTCATGATACAAATTTTATCACCATTAAGGTTTTTAATTTCTTTACATGTATCAAGAAGACACTTCATATGTCCGTTAGCAAGGTCAACACATATGTTATATGGCAATGTTCTTTCTCCAAGTTTTACCATAGTTGCATGATACTTGTCAATAAACAAATCTTTTGCTTCAGCAAGTGAAAATGCTACAAAGTTCCCTTCATTTTTTGAAAGGAAATCAAGTCTTTCTTCAACAGAATAACTTCTTGGAATAACAGTTCTAATTCTTGCTTCATTAAATGCGCCTGTGTTTTCAATTGATACAACAGAACTCATCGGTGCTGCAAAAATTGGAAGATAACCATCTTCATCGTATGGATTACATTCTTTTCTACTTGAAATTGTACTGATTCTTTCAGGTATTACAGTAATATCATCATAATTAAGTGCTACACCATTACTGTAAATAGGATTGTCAATTCTTGTCATTTAAATGTTCATCAATTAATTTATTAATTTTATCTAATTTTTCGTCAACTTTTTTGAATTCTTCCTCATCAAGAAGCACAGGATTAATACAATCAACTTTTATGCCAATATTGTTATAGTCAGGAACAAAAATCAATTTTACCGATTTATCAAAAAATGAACTAATAGAATTTCTTACATCATCAATAGCCTGAAACACATTTGACATATCCTCAGTTCCAACATAAATGACAACAATAAGTTTTTTATTATCCCTCATATTATTTAAATAATTTTTTTATTTTCTGAAATATGTTTTTTTTCTTAACAGGCATTTCATTTCTTTCTTCATTTGTCATTCTAACTACTGTTACAGGTATTGGGCCATCACCTGCTACTAAATCATCTAAATCTTTAAACGAAATATGTAATCCCCACATATTTATATCATCTTCAGGAATTTCCCAATCTCTAAAAGATTTATAATCCCCAAATCTATCTTGTTCTTCTTTATGAATTGGTTTACAAGTATACATATGAATTTCGTTACCAAAGTAATCGTTAAAACATATAACCCATATTCCTGTTTCTTTATCTGATTTAACAATATTAACAGATACAGTTCCTTCATCTTCTTTTAAATCAAGAACATTTGGAATCCACATATCACTTCCAATTGGGGTATTTGGTGGTATATGATAACCGTTTTCTTTTTTAATAGGGATATATTTACTTAAAAGAATATATCCTTCTTCATCACCAGTATTGGTAACATATAATTCTCTAGCTGGTAGTCCCATAATATTAATTATTTCCTGTACTTCCAAATCCACCAGAACCTCTTTCGGTAGATTCATTTATTTCATCAACAAATTCAAATTCACAAGGATATGAAAACCCCAACTTAATTTGTCCAATACGTTCACCAACTGTATAACGAGGTAATTCTTTTATAACATGATAAAAAACAGCCATTGCTTCACCTCTATAAAATTCATCTCAATTTGTTAACTTATAGGCTCTTTATCCTATAATTCTGCATTTTTATTACTAAGTTATATATGCAGTTCAGACTATATCATCACTACTATTATTAGTAGGCAGGGCACTCGTGTTACCATTACTTCCCTCAGCATTATCTGTTTGGGGTCGGGTATTAGTCGTTGAACCTTCGTAAATATTTCTATAAACGCTTGGCTGCTGATTGACCTCTTCAGGTTTTTCCAGCAATTCACCCTGTTTTACAACCTCTTGATGTAATATGTTTAAATCTATTATTTCTTGATAAAATTTTTTTTGTTCATCATTACAAAGTGAAAAAAATACTTCTCTTGTAATTTTTCCAGTATGTAGTGCATTTATTAAAATATTTCCAAACCATCTATGAATAAGCATATGTGTTTTTCTTGGTAAAACAACTAAGTTTTCAGGATTGTGGTTATTTTCATTAGCATCTTTATGATGTATGTCGTAACCTTTTGGTACTGATTTAACACCAAGTATATCTCTTGCTATTTTTCTGTATGGTTCTTTATATCTTTCATAATTTTTACTTTTAATTCCATTTTCTATTACATATCCACGATAGTTTGGGTTATTTTCTCCACAACGAGTTTGCTTTTGATATTCTCTAACACATTTTTGAGAACAACAAACTCTCCTTTTTGCATGTGATGGTTTTACAAAAAAATGTTTTCCGCATATAGGACATATTTTTTCAACTCTTGTTGTGTTTAATTTTTGCCTATATTTTGTTAAGCATTCAACAGAACAACAAAGATATTTTTCTGCTCTACTTCTATAAACTTTTTCATGTTTCCCGCATTCAGCACAAACAACTTCAACCATATTTTCACCACTACCTCGTTTTGCAAATTCTTCAGGATGGAATTTTCTATATTCATTTAAACATTTCAAAGAACAAAATTTTCTTTTTGCATAATCTTTATCAAGAAAAACTTTTCCGCAATTTTGACATGTGTATTCTATTATCATAATTTCTTTTTAATATAAATAGTATCACTAATCAAAAAATACGAGTGATTTAAAATATTTTTTTATTCAAAGGTTCCTTCTGAATTAGCAAGAACCATTCCTGTTTTCCAAATACTGCTTCTTGGTCTAAAATCAATACTAATGACAATTGGTGAATTAACAAGGTCTATTTGTAAACCACCACCACATTTTACAGTATCATAATTTTCAAGAGTAATTTTATCTCTTACAATTTCATATGAAAAACCAAGTTTATATCTCCATACATTTGGAGCAACTTCTTCTTCATCAACAGCATACACATCATAACACAAATCACCTTCTTTAGATTTAACAGGTAACTGTGCGTTTTCGTTTAATTTTTTAAGTTTAATCTTTATCGGTTTCATAATTATTTTTTATTTCTTTCTTTTTCAAAAGCATAAGCAAGTTCATTTGCTTGTCTAACAATTAACGAAAGTGTTGAATCAAACATTTCACTTCCTGTTCCTTCACTTTTTTTGTCAATACAACGAATTGCTTCAAACTCTTCACCTGTAAGTTTTATTCCGTTGTTATTAGCATAAAGAATACTTCTTTCACCAAACTTAAGTTTACCTTCAAGGTCAGCAAATTTAAAATTAAATCCTCTTTTTTCAATTTCCCAACTATTATCATTAGGAATATACATTTCGATTTTGGATAAATGCATAAGAAGAATCACTTTTACTAAACTCTTCCAATCAACTTGCAATACATTAAATGGTTCTGTAGAAACAATATTAAACAGTTTTTCAGCAAATGCCATTGTTATGTTTATGTGTGTGATTAAACCACCAGGATATGCAACACCTGAATCTTCACTAATTGCACCTGATGCTTGTTTAAGTTGTTCTTTTAATGTTTCTTCATCCAAATATTTATCAAGACTAACTTCGATTACTTTTTTCCAGAAACTGTTCCATGCAATTTCGTATTTCTTTTCACTTAATACTTTCATAATTTTTTTTATTTTTTTTACAAATATATGAAAAAAAATCCAGAAAAAAAACCTATAAGCAAAAAATTACTTATAGGCTGAAAAAAAAATAGTTTAAACGGAAATGAAATTATTTTTTAACAATTGATTTATACCATTCTGCACGTTTTTTAGTTACATTGTTAATGTCATATGTATCTTTGACGTGCTCATACATATTATTTTGTAATAACGTTATTAATTCAGGATTTGCAACCAATTTTTTAATTGCCTTAGCCCAATCTTTATGTTTTTTACTTGGGTCAATTAAAATACAGTTACCTGTTTCATCTATTTCACCACCTTTCTTAAACAATGATTTACTACCAATAGTATAAGGACCAAAGTTAGAACAAATTACAGCTGTTTGTGTAAATCCTGCTTCAATAAATTTAAGTTCTGATTTTACTTCATTAAATGAGTTTGTATCAAGTGGTGCAAGTAAAACATCAATATTTCTATAATGTTTAGCAAATTCAGTTACACCTAATGTCCATTGTCTTCTATAAGGTTCATTATCAACATTTGGCCATTGTGCGTTAGGTGTAAATTTCAAAAGGAATTCTTTATATTCGGGAGAAACAATTCGATATTCATCAGTAACGTTTCTTTCGTATTTATACCATACTGATTCCGTTGGTTCTATTTGCCTACTACCTGTAACATTACCATTTCTATCTACCATATTAATTGTACCTCTTAAATCATAACCACAAAGTACAATTTGAATTTTATCAAGAATGTCTTTACCAAGTACATTAACAACACCTTTAAACTGTTCCATATCTCTTTCATGTGATGAACCCATTACAAAGCCAAAACGAATTCTATTTGAAGGGTTTTTAATGGGTTGATATTGTTCTTCATTTGGGTCAATAGCATTTGGATAAACAAAACAGTTTTTATTCCATTTTCTAATTTTTTTAGCAAATATTTCAGTTGTTGTTGTCACATAATCAACCATTGTAAAGTTTTTACAAATTTTTTCGCCTACTTTCATTGCACGGCTTGATGCAGCAAGTGGATGAAATTGACCAACATCCCAATTATCATCAATATCCATAACGGTTGTAATGTTATGTTCTTTAAAATATTCTAGTGCTTTCCAAAATGGGTTCATATCTCTAAATAACCCTTTATGAAAATGAATAATATCATATTTATCAAATGATTGCAAATCTTCCCAGTTAGGAGTATAATTAATTTCTACATCAAATTCGTCACCAAAAAGTTCTTGTAATTTTGTATGTGGTGAAGTTGAACGATACAATCCAACACCACTGTGGTCACTTGGGACAACTAATACTTTAATTTTTTCTTCCATATTTTTTTAATTTTCTTTCAAAATAATAAATTGTATTAAAAAGTAAAGATTTTAATGATAATAAACTATTTATTATATATAAAACTGTATATGTATGGCAAAAAAGACGTTAATATTAACACAGAAACAATTAGATGAGATAGTTGGTGGCGATATGTCATACTTTGACCATGATACCCATCTTGGTGATAACGATGTGGAGGATGGAAATAATGAAGTATATGCAGGTAAGCATAATTCCAAACCAGTTCCATCTGATAAAATATCACGTAGATTAACAAGACAAACAGGGTATGGGCTTGGTAAAAAACTGCCATGTGCTGCTGTACCATATGTTGTTACGTGTAGTAAAGCAGATTGGAAAGAGAGAAATCTTGTAAATGAAGAAAATCAAGATTTAGTTAATCGTAAATTTAATAATGGAAAAGATTCATATACCAATACAACAACAAAAATTGGTAGAATGGAAGATGCTTTAGAACTTGCACAAAAAGGTATTGAAGGTGGTGCAGAAAGGTTTAATGATTTAGGTGGAGAAGAAGAGTATCGTAGATTGAAAACACAGTATGGTGCAGCAAAAAACGCAAGTGCTTCACGTAAAGAAAGTCTTTCAAATATGGGTATTCAAGCTTATCAAAAACCAAACGGAACTAAAGAATATGGAAACGGAAAAGCACATACGCCAAAAAATAATCAAGTGATTACATATGAAAGTAAAATCACAGAAGCAAAATCAATAAAAAGTAAAAAGTTATTTGACATCGTACAACAACATGGTGGTTTTTACAAAGAATCTTATTTAATGGGTAGAAAAAACAATCATGATATTAGAATGACAAATGCTGATTTACATAATTTAACTGATGACCAAGTTATTGATGTTGTTGATTATTCACAAATAAAACCAACAATTGAAAATATAAGGAAAAATAAGTTATATGGTTTTGTTTCTGGTGATGATATTGATTATGTTCAGTTAATGGATGGTAAATATCTCTTATTATTAGTTAAAAATGCAAATCAATATAAAAGTAGAGAATACCAAAAAGGTGATTTCCAAGATTTAGTTGATAAAAAAATTGAAAGAGATAAGAATAAACCATACAAAGGAAAACATAACGATAATTATCAATGGAAATCAACTGATGCACAACATTATGTTTTCAACAATCCTCATTATAAAGATTGGGATGATGAAGCAAAAGAACAGATGAAAAATAAAATAAAAGATGATTATAAAAAATAACAAATATTATGGCTGAAAAAAATAAAAATCAATCATGTCTTGAAGTTAAAGGTATTGAAAGAAGACAAGAAGAACTTATCAGAAATGATTACTCAAAAAATGAGGAATATAATGAAACACACCCTGATGCCATTAGTAATGGAGACCCTCTTGGTAAAGGTTCAGGTTATGGTGGACATACCCATTATGTTCCAGACTGTACAAAACCAGAATCATTAATTGACTATAGTAATTTCGACACACATTCTGAAAACCTTGGTGGCTCATATGACATTAATGGTAGAAATGGTGTTGGTGGTAGAGAGTATCTTAAAGCAATTAGTGTATATAATGAAGAAAATCAATACGGAATTAATTCTGTAGATACAACTTTAAACGTACAAGACGGACAAATTGTAGTTAGATAATGAATCTTTTTGAGGAAATAGTACTTGAAAGCGAATTGCTTACTGAAAGTGTTTCAGTAAATAGTGTTGTTGACGCTATTACTGGAATGCATCCTGCTTGGATTACTTATGATGATGAACAGGGTGGTGGCGGTAAAGCGAGACGATTAATTTATCCTATTGCATATGGCGCAACAAGAACTAAAAACCCTGAAGATGCTAAACCTGTTATTAGAGCATTTGAACCTTCAGGTTCATCAAAAAGAGGGTTAACTAACCCACCAAACAATAGAAAATATCCAAGATGGAAATATTTCAGACTTGATAGAATTAAATTCTGGAGAACGGTTAATTCAAAAAATTATGACCCAGAAAAAATGGATGGATATGACGATGATATTATAAACACTGAAGGTGATAACAGTATGTCAGCTGTTTATGTAATTGCACCTATTGGTAATGCTAAAAAAATTAAACGTCAAGAATTCGAAAAGCCTGAATCACAAGAAACACCACAAACAACAACTACATCATTTGAACCGAAACCAATTACAAAAGATGAAGTTGAAGGTATTGAAATTGAACCTGTTGAACAACCTGTTAGTAATGGAAGAAGACTTACTGCTAAAGGTGCTGTTGATTCTATCATAAATTGGATTAAGAAGTACGGAAATAAAATTGGACAAGGTGTTAAAAATATTTTTGGTAAAAAACTTGAAAATCAAACACAAAATACCAATAATAATACAGGTGATACTATTAATGCTCCAGATACACAACCAACAACCAAAGCTGAAGTTGGTACAAGTGTAAATGACAACCTTAATAGTAACGAACAATTACCTGCACCTAACGATAAACCTGTTACCAAACAGGATGTTGATAATGAGGGTGAAGATAAAGAGTTAAAAGAAAACGTACTTACAACATCATTTAAAGATATGATGAACAGAATGAATAATTTAGAAAAATAATTTAAATATATGCCAATATCACAAGATAAACTTGCACAAATAATTAACCATAATGCTAAAACTTTATGTAATCCAAAAGGACAAAGAAAGTTGAATGAAATGGCTGGTGCTTTACCAAAAGATGAAAATGGTATGGTTAGTGACCAATGGGATAATTGGAACTTCGATGACCCTAATACACCACAACAGCCACAACAATTTGATACACAAATTAGTGAATCAAGAATTGCTAATTCAAGAATACCTGACGCTATTAAACAGTCAATGTTGAATAATCCTATTAATCAAAGTGGCGCATTCGCTGGTGCACCTAGTGCTGATTTGTCATTTTTGAATAAACAACCAATAAATGAACAACCAAATATTGTTCAACAAACAACAACAGCACCACAATATCAACCACAACAATATGCTACACCATATGTTCCACAAGCAGCACCTGCAATTGATTACAATTATTTAAAACACATCATTGGCGAATGTATTGCAGAGTATTTCGCTAAACAGCCAATAAATGAACAAGCAACTTTGAAATCTATTGGTTTAGCAGAAGGTAAAATTAAAATTGTTGATAACAAAGGAAATGTATATGGTGCTACACTTGAATTAAAAGGAAATCTAAATGATAAAAAGAAATAAGCATTCACTTTAAAGAATAAAGCCGTAGGTGAAAATCTACGGCTTTTTTTATATATTATTTGTTACTTGAAATTCTACTGCTTCTTCTACTTTATCACTCTTATTTGCCATTATATATTCTGAAGCATCAAGTATATCATACATATTACCAATTACTACATCAGGATATTCTTTTGAAATAAACAAGTTTGTCGAAGGGTCATATACAAGTATTTTTTCCAAAGCAGACGGTAATTTACCATCATCTTCAAATTTATCTATTTCATCAAGTGTTAAGTTGTTAAGAATTTCATCATAAACTTCTCTAAGTTTATCAATACCAAGTTCTTTTTCACGTGCCTTTCTTTCAATATAATCTGATTTAATCTTTTCCCAATCCATATCACATTCTTTCAAGAAAGGAATTTCCCATTCAGGATGTTCCATCCAGAACTTAATTTCCTTATCTTCCATCGTCATAAGTTGTTCAAAGGTATCTTGGTCTCCTTCTTTGTTTGGTTGTCCTGAAACCAATACAGATTGCTCATCAGTGAAATATTGTCTATCCTTTGGATTAGTGATTAAAATTAAATCTCTAATGTCTTTTGAAAAACATACAAGTAATGGTGTAATACGTTTATTAAATTGTTCGATATATTTTTCTACATTATATTCTTTTCCTTCTTCACAGAAAAAGTCTTCATCTGATTCAATAATTTCTCTTGGAAGAAGTTCACAACATAAAATAATTTCAGTATTAATTGTAACTTCTTTGTGGTTCTTTTTCACCCAATCATCAAATGACAATTTCTTAATTGTACCGTTTTTACCGTCTTCAGCAACTTTCCATTCTTTATCAAGTTTTGATTTGATATTTTTAACAGTACCATCTTCAAGTGTAACATTATAACTTGTTACACGTTTAACATCTGAGTGAGATTTTTTTGTACCTGTATTAATAAAATACAATGTTTCACCTAAATCAACTTTTAAATTATGTTTCAAAGCAAGTTCCATCCAAGCCTGTCTTGATTTCTTATTACCTGCTTTTGTTACGGTTTCACAATCTTTAACATAATCTTCTATTGATTTCTTTACTTTACCTTTAGAAGCAATTTGTTTAAGAGGAATTTGGTAATTATAAATCTTATTAATATAGTTATAATATTCTTCCAAAAATTCTTTACCTTTATTTTGAAGCAACAAACGAATGCCTGTATCTAAGAATTTTGAAATATATTCAGGCATTTTCTTTGATTTAACAGTATTGCCAACTAATTTAACATCTTTAGGATAAGGTTTTTCAGGGAAATAGTCAGCATAGTTTTTCCTACTAAAGTTAATTGTTGAAGTTACCACCTCATCAATACCCAAACCCATTTTGTTTACTGCTTTAGGTGCATAATGTTTGTCAGACATATATAAGTCGTTAAACTCAGCCACATCTGCTTCATATCTTGTATATTCTTTTCCTTCTTTTGTTTCACGTGACAATCCTTTACCAATATACGGATGTTCATCTGTATAACGATATTGTGATTCTTCAGGTAACTTGAAGTTAAAACCATCGGTATTTGACAAAACGTTCATACCGAGAGCATTAACTACTGTTCCATCAAGTGATATGTCATAAACATATTTATCAGTTTTATGTTTGTTTTTAATATTAATCATTTCTATCTTTAATTAATCGTTCAATATCTTCAAGAAATTTTTTACTATTTCTATATGCATGATGCATACTATAGAATTCTTCCAAAGTGTAATATCTTCCACATTTATATTCACACATCATTTGTTGTATATCATCTTCAACTTCTTCATAAAAGTCAATCATAAACATTCCGTCACTCCAAACACCTTCTCCTTTAGATAAACATTCATCAAATAAATCTATAAAATTAACAAGTTTTCCACTAAATCTGGAATAAATTTTTTTCTTATTTAAAAGTTCTACAAGTTCGTTCATAATTTTTTTTTTACAAATATACAAATTATTTTTTGTTTTTCCATATATAACATAAGCATCCACAATCGTAAATTCTATACCATTTTTGTGATAGACAGAATTTATGTTCAGACACATTTTTGGGACATCCATATTTTTTTATTAAAATACTTTTTCTTAAATTAAATCTATATTCTCTTTTTCTATTAATTATATAATAGTAATTTGGTTTTGATTCATTGTATTTAGAAAAACCAAGCGTTTTATATAAACTACCTTGTGACCATCTTCTATCAGCATATGAAACAATTTCTTGGGGTTGATATTGATTAATAAAATAATTTAGTAATTTACTTGCCCCACCTATTACATTTGTATTAAGTTTATTACAGAATCTAAGAAGTTCCCATTGTGGTTTACCATTTCCAATAAAATGTCTTGACTTACCAAATGTCATTAATGATACTAATTCATTATTATAATATAAACCTAATTTAACAGAAGAGCCACATTTACCTTGAAGATGATTTTTTTCAAGAAAAATAGATGCATCATGTGAAGTAACTTCTTTTATGTTACATTTTCTTCCATATATTTTATTTTTTGTTATTCCAAATATATTATTAAACATTGATTTAATAATATCTTGTTTATAAATCCATTCATCTTCAAAAACATGAATTAATCTAATTCCTTTCTTCTCACATTCAAGTGTCTTATTAAGATGATAATATTTATTTCTGTATATTTCAGAATGCCAATACAAACCGTCAAATTCAATACCAATATTATATTCAGGTATTAATATATCAATTTCACCGTTATTTATAATGTTTTTAACATTTTCTTTAATTACAGTATTTTTTGTTAAAATACTTTGTAAATATTTTACAATTTCTTTTTCTTGATTTGATATAACATTTCCACATTTAGGACAACCTTGTTTTAAATGTATATGATTTGATGGGTCTTGCCAAAATTCTCCATGTTTAGGACAAATAATACAAACTTTAGTGTTACCATCTTTATAATCAACTTTTGAATAATCATATGTATCACTATGAATCTCTTTTGCAATACTAACCCATTCTTTAGTTGTAAATTTTATTTTGTTTGTAACAATAACCCTTCCACATTTAGGACAACCTTGTTTACCTTTAATATGATTATTCATTGTTTGATAAAACACACCATGTTCAGGACAAATAATAGGATATTTTTGTCTGTCATTTTTGTATTCAGTAATTAAACTATAATCATATTTATTACCATGAACTTCTTTTGCCTGTTCAATAACTTCACTTATTGTTCTTCTTTTAGAATTAGCAGATTTTATATACCTACAAATAGGACAACCTTCACCAGATAACAAATGACTTGGTGTTATGTAAAAGTCACCATGCTCAATACCATTTTTGTCTTTTTCATGACAAGTAACAATAATTTTTTCTTTGTTATTTTTGTAAACAGTTTTTTCAAAACTATAACTTTTACAATGTTCTAAATTTGTTACCTCTTTAACAAAATCATTTGTTGTATACCTAAATCTATTTGAACATTTAGGACATCCTTGTTTTGAATGTATGTGTTTATTAAAACTTTTATAAAACACGCCATGTTCAGGACATATTATAGGATATTTTTCTCTATCATTTTTATATTCAGTAATCAAACTATAGTCATATTTATCACTATGAACCTCTCTCGCTTGTTTAATTCTTTCTTCTAATGTTATTATTTTACCCATATGTTTCCTTTTATAATAAATAGTTTAAAAAACCAAAAACACCAAAAAAGAAATTAATAATTTAAACAATTTTTAATAAATTGTAATCCAGCAAGACAAGTTTTAGAATATGTAATATCTTCTCTCCAATTATTCATAAACTTATTATAAAACAATTTAAGATATGTTTTTGAATAATTTAATACTTTAATTGGTACTCTATCAATTGTACCATTTGCTAATGCTAATGCTGTCTCATTTATATATGGCATTTGGTTTTCAAAATATCTACAATGTGTGCCAGTTGGTATATTACTTGTATAATGTTCTAACTCGGTATTTTCATTAATTTCATTTGGCTTAATCTTTTCTTGCTTGTTATTAAATAACGAATGGTCTTCTGTCACTTCAATAGTCATATCTCCATCATTTATTTCATATATATCTTTATCTGTTTTATGCCTGTATATATAACTTGGTTCTACCCATCCACTTCTACATAATACTAAATAATTTTTAGGTGAATAATCATATTCTCTACCTAATTCATCAATCTTAATTTCCTTTTCATTAATAAGTTCTTCAATTGGTTTGATGTCAATCCAACCATTTTCTTTATATTTAATAAACAATGGTGTATCATGTGTAAAACTATCACCAACAATAGGCTGATAACCAAGTTTACTGAAATGGTTAATCATTAAACGAAGTGACTGTCTTCCTGTACACGTAGTTCTTTCAGCACACTTAATTGACTTCCAAGGATAAACTGCACCATTGTTTGAACCATATGCACCGAAAAAACTATTACAGAATACCTTTCTAATACTTTGAAGTTTATCTGCTGATGCAAAACTTGTAAGTGCTTCGTGATATGAAATGTTATCTTCAGCATTTAATTTCTGTCCTGCATTGACAAATGCTTCAAACTTTTGAATAAGTTTGTCTGCTGCTTTTTTAACACCTTTATATTTTTCACGTGAAGTTAAGAAGTATTCCAAGAATTTAAGTGTAGCACCTGACAAGTCTTTCTCATCCTCTATTGCCCAAGTGAGAATAATTGAAGGGTAAAGGCTGTTGAAGTCAAGTTTGATAACGTTTGCTACATATCCTGTCTGTAATAGACGTGACAAACCACCTGTAAACTTACCTGTGTTAGATGCATATGGAATAGCCAAATCGTTTTCATAACTCCAAGCCATCATTAATGACTTCCACTGTCCAGCTGTACCCATAGTACAACATTTTTGAAATGGTAATGGAAGGTTTTTACAAATATTAAATGCACTTTGGTTTAGTGCTAATTCTACTTTATCGCATTCCCAAAGGTCATCAAGAAGGTATCTTTCAACAATATATTTACCATTAACTAAAGAATACCCTTCGTCAACATTGTTAAACTCAGGTATAAAATTACGTTTAGTTTCTCCGTCAAATTTAAATGGAGTATGACATTTTTGATTAAATAAATACCAATCACCATTATCATTGTTAAATGCATAATGTTTTTCTAAGTCAATAAGTGTTTTATCAATTAAACCACCTGGTACATAAACACGATTGTTTTTAACCAAGTCAAGATATTTAGTTGAATACTTTAAGTCAGCTTTTAAGAAACTACTATCAACTGCCTGTGCACGTCTAACTGCATGAAGTGAATCGGTAATAACAATACCAGGGACAATTGTTTGATGAAATGTTTCAACTTCACCACCAAGTTTAAGGATTGTTTCTTTAGGATTTTTATAAACTGAAGCACCTTTAAAATAAGGTTTTGTAACATCTTCAATACAAGTACCTAATTGTTTACACCTTTCAATAATAAACTCCCAGTCAAAGTTTTCACCGTTGTGTGCGGTAATAACATCAGGTTTAAATGTATATATAATTCGAAACATTGTATCAATAACTTTAAGTTCCGATTTATCCATTTCTTCTTTTGTTGTACCTGTAATTCTGAAAATTCTTTCAAAATTTTGATATGTTACACCATCAACAGTAACTGGACGATTAAGTCTGATACCATTAAGTTTGATTCTATCTTTTGTTGGGTCAAGACCTTCTGTTTCCAAGTCGAATATCATTCGAAGAAGTTCATTGTAGTCTTCGTACCCTTTGAAGAACCGTTTACCTGTAGAAATTAAATACTGTTCTTGTGGTGTGATAGCCAGATATGGTCTATCAAGTTTCTTTTCGATTTTTTGGTTTTTGTCCTGATAAATAGGAAAACCTGCCTTTTTAAAGAAATCAAGAAATGTTGTGTAACTCATTGGTTGTGTGGCATAGAACATATATCTATAACCATCACGCATATCTTCACATTCGTTACCATCATAATCTTTAATAGAAAGTTCTTTTACTGCGATTTTATATTTTCGCATCAAGATTTTCAAATCATTTCTTTTACCATTACATAATGCTAAACAAGCACTAAGCCTTGCCCACACAAACGGATAAAAAGGTTGCATTGACATACACTTCATATCCTGTTCATTCCTATAGTAGACTTTAACGAAATCGTCTCTATAATTATATTCAAGGTTTACAATTCTTTCCTGTGGGTCATGTCCGTTAAGGAACGTTTCAATAGTATCTGTGTTAATTTCTTTACGTTTCAAATTTTCCATAATCTTATCAGTTTAATTAAGCCGACAATCCATCGGCATCATTTATTCATATTTAGTTTTATTTTTACAAAAATACAAAATAAAAACTAGAATATCAAACTATTTATAAAGAAAATATATAGTACTATGAAAGAGATAAGATTGAATGAAAATACACTTAAACAAATCGTTGCTGAATCAGTAATGAGGATGTTAAAAGAAGGTTTAGCAACAAATGACCCAAATATAGATAAATGGTATGAAGCAGTACAAATTATGGGTGCTGAAAATATGTTAGATGCCTTATTCCAATATCTTGATGGAGATACCATTAGAGATTTCATTGATACTTTAGATAGAGAATATGAAATTTGGGGATATGATGAAGATGAGGAATTAGACGATGAAGATGAGGAATTAGATAATGAAGAATTAAATAATGAAATTTACTGAAAAAGATATAAGATATATGGTTTCTGAAAGTGTTAGAAAAATGCTTTCAGAAGCACAGACTGTAATTGATAATTTTGATAGAGCAGCAAAATTGTTAGATGTACAGTCAGATGATGATTTTCATTTTGTTCAAATAGTCAAAAGATTTAAAGACAATCCAAACGATAATAAAAGAGTTGGAAATTATCATGCTGGTGCTTGGTATCTTGGTGGATTTAGAGTACATAACGCACAAGAATTAATGAAATTAAAACCACAAATTATCAGTATGTGTCAACAAAACAATGCAAGAGCATATATGACAATCAATAAACGTTCTGATAAAGAAACTGATAATTTTATTAAAATTTACAAACAGAAATATCCTTCAAACGACCCAAGATATATTAATGCTGACCAAATTGTTCCTGCACAAGCAAAAGATGGTGATAATTGGAAAGGTGTTAGAAAAAGACTTATTATTGATATTGATGTTCCAAAAACAGCAACAACCTCTGATGGTGAAAATATTTGGGATGAAGTACATTATCTTATAAATATGGTAGGTATTCAACCATTAGATGAATATGTTACACCAAGTGGTGGTTTACATATAATTTTACCAGATAAAGAAGATAAAAGGTTTTTATATCTTAAAAGATTATTCTATAAATTTGATGATTGGCAAGATAAAGGAAGACTTGCAACTGTTCATCCAAATGTTGATTCACGAATAGTACTTTATTCAAATGTAACAACAAAAGGATATTAATACATGAAGAAAAAAGCCTGTAAATTTACAGGCTTTTTGTTATTCATACATATCTTCATATCCTTCGTCTCGTACCCTATCTAATATTTTACCTAAAAGGTTTTGTCCTTTCCAATTGTCTTTATTAGCAATTCTATCATCTGCGTAACTAATTCCAACACCCCATATTTTATCAACAGGACTTCCTTCAACAAAATGTTTAGACATATACCTTGGTAATAGTAAACACGTTCTACAAAGACCATCTTGTTCAAACTTTGCTTTTACGGCTTTGTACATTACTTCTTCTTTTATTTCATCCCATTTCTTACTATCAAAGTTTTTTACCTGTCTTCCAAAGTTTTTACATTCTTTAGGTTCATTACTTGAAAGGATTTTCTCAGCAATCTCTTCGTCACCGAAAGTTATTGCTTTCTGATACATAAAGTATTTTTCAGATGATGTCCAATATCTTCCATCAAGATGAAAACGTGTTGGGAAGAAGTTTGAAAAGCAACTTCCCCAAAATGCCACATAATCATCATATTCTACAGAACCAACTAATGCTTGTTTAATTTGATTTTCAAATTTTGGGTCAATAGTTTGTTCGTTACTTATGCTTTCAATTAATTTATCAATTTTCATTTATCTACAATAAATTTTTCTTGTTAAGATTAATCCGTTTTCATCGAAAAGTTCATACATTTGTGCAGGTTCTTCATAGGAGAAACCATTACTAAGAGAAAATGTATTAAAACCAATAATTGAACCATTTACTGTTGCATTTGGAATTGATATACAACTATGAAAATGTCCAATATAAATTTTATCCTGATGGAAATTTCTGTCAAGTTTAAGACTTAAACGATTTAAAGATGGGTAAATACCACATACTGTTCCATTTCCACTTGATTTAATTTGGAAACCGTGCATAAACATATATTTCTTTCCATCACTTGTCTGAAGGATTGCCATTTCACTTTTTGGAATTTCAACTTCAATTGGAAGTCCTGTGAGTTGGATTTCCTTTTCAACATTTTTATACATCAACCATTCATAAGACATTACGTGTCCATTTGCGTGTTGTATTTTCTTTGTTGTTCTACTATGATTACCAACAATACCAATAAACTTAATATGCTTTACATTACTATTTTTAACAATATATTCAAGACCATTATATAACAAATTTTGTGCCTTAAATGTTGCTTCAAGTGGTGTCATACTATTGTTTTGTGCCAATTCTTCCCATATATAACCTGAAATGGTATCACCCAATGATGCAAACACTAAACTTTCAACTTTATCTTCATTAAGTGCTTTCACAAGATTGACAAAGTATTTTTTTATTCTTTCTTCAGCAATCTCAATATTATATTCGTTTAAACCTAAAACACCATCTGCTTTTACAGTTTCTTCAATATGTGCATCAGAAAAAAGAGCAATTGCATATCTAGATTTACCTTCTTTTGTTGTTACATTAAAACTATATTGTTCAAACGGAAGTTCAGAAACAGATTTTGCTTCTATAAATTCCTTATAATCGTCAGAATTTACGATTCGTTCAACTTCTTTTTGCTCTTCTGTCTTAGGTATAGCAACCACTTTTTCTTCATTTTTATCTTTTGTTTCAAAATAATTAACGTCTTTAAGTTTATAGGTTATTCCCTGATGAACAAAGGTCTCACCCTTCTTAAGACGTTTAAGAATAGTACTTTTACTAATACCTAATTCCTTGGCTAATTTTCTTGCACTACTATATTCATTTCCATAGTTATCAATTATGATATTAGCAGTACTTGGTTTTACATAATCATTCATTTCTTTTCAAATTTTAAAAATTATTTTTTACAAATGTACAAAATAAAAACCAGAAAAACAAATTGTTATTCTAATTCTATTTCAATTTTTGATAATATTTCTTTTACTTCTTCTATTGTATTACCAAAGTGAAGTACACATCTTCCTTGTTCTGGATATTCATCTAAATTTGTGATATTTATCCATGAAAGTGCTACAATCTTATTAATAGCATATTCCATAGAATAACACGAAGTCTCTTCAATTGTAGTGAATTCAAACGGTGAAAATATTCTTATAACTTTAGAATAAGTAGAACTATCTGGTGTTAAATCCCCTAAAGTATTTGGGACTTTTACATCCCAATCAACACCCCAAACAACATCTGGCGTTTCACTAAAAAATAAATCGTATTCAAATTTACTGAATGGTTTAACATATACTAAATATAACTCGTTGTTTGTTTCCATATTAGTTTTCTACTTTACCATAAATAGTAACTTCGTCAATAGTTTCTAATTCTTTTTGGTCAAAACTGTCAAATTTTGCTATTTTTTCAATTTCATCACCAAAAAAAGATATTCTAATAGGATTACCTGACTTATATGAGAATATGTCAATTAAATATCCTCTCACACAAAATTCTCCTTCATTAGAAACATAATCAACACGTTTATATCCATGATTGAATAATTCATCTATGATGTATTCGTGTTTAACTTTATCGTTGTTTCGTAATGTTAAAATATCTATATATCCATCAAGACTAAGTGTATAATTTCCTATATCTTCGTCTTCTTTATTACTAATTGATTCAATTAAACTATCAATTATTTTTTCTTCACCATTTTCGTATTCAACAATGTTATAAAAAGAATAACCACAACTTTTTAATTTTTCTACAACTTCATCAAAAGTTTCACCAAAATCAAAACGTAATGGTTCATCGTTGTAATAAATAGTATCTTCCTCTGTTAGTTCAGTAAAAGCCAAAGAAATAATTTTATCAAAACAATCTTGCATTGAAAAACATCCGTTTTTCTTGGCTAAATTTAAACTTTTATCAAAATTTACTCTTGCTGATTTAATAATTGTGGTACTTTCAGGCTGTAAATCAGGTATAATTATTGTTGGGGCAACATTAAAATAGTCACCCCATACAGAATCAGTATCATCTGTAAAATCAAATCTATAAATGTAGTCACCATCTATAGATTTACCTAAATAATCAACAAACGCTAAATATTCATTCATTTTTCTAAATTACTTGGATGATATGGATTATTCATTAGTTCTGTTCCGCAATCAGTTTCTACTTTAGCATATTTTTCTTCCCATAACTGAAATAAACCTATTTGTAAGTCAGTATATGTAACATTTCTGCTATCATAAAAAGTTATACCATTAGTTTCTAACACTTTAGATTCATAAAATGTATTGTTCCCTCTATATATTCCATAACATTTTTTCATTACATTGTAATAAGTGCTACCAACTTTATAGGTTTTTGCTATTTTTTTACCTTTTCGTGTATAATGTTTTGTAACAAGTTGTGTAATTATATTGTTTGTAGTTTCTTTAACTTTTTTAAGAAATTTACAGTAATAGTTAATCACAATCCAATTTCTAATGTTTTTAAAAAGTTCCATAGTTTTCGTTAAATGTGTTGACTATAGCACTTAAAAAATGTGCTTCAGCATCTATACCAAATTTTTCGTCATATTCTTTTAAATTGTCAAGTTGTTTTAATGAATTAACAATTACTTTAACTAAACTTTCTGGAGAATAATCCTCTACAAGTTTCCCTTCACGAAAAACTTTACATAAAGTAATGAATGAGTATTGAATTATATACTTTTGAATAAACTCATATAACTCATTAAAACGTTTTTCAAATTCTTCTTGTTTATCTTTGTCAATGTCTTTTAATGTTTTAAAAAGAATCATTGTTAAAAAATCTTCTTTCATTATTTATCGTTTTCTTTTTTTATTATTTGGTTTATTATTAACTCTTTTCTTAAAACAGTATTCCACATTTTCTCATATTGAGTGTCTTTAAAGAATTGATAGTATATAAAAACTTCTCTTTCTTGCCCGATACGGTAAACTCTATCTTCACATTGTCTACAATCACCAGGAACATATGAAAAGTTATTAAATACAACAACTCTTGAAACAGTTAGGTTTATACCAACACCTGCTGCTTGTACGTTTCCAATAAAAACCTTTACACTTGGATTATTAATAAATTCATTTTTAGCCTGGTCCTTTTCTTTCAAAGACATTTTTCCGTTATATATCACACATTTGTCTTGGTAGTAATCTCTTAACGTATAAAGTTCTTCATCATAACAACAAAATATAATAACTTTTTCATCTTTAGCAAGACATCTATCAACAAACTTAATAGTATGAGGGACCATTCTATTTGAAAGGTATCTTCTATATAAACCACCTTCCAAAAGTTCCTTATTTATGTCTTTATTTGGATTTTCTTCTAATTTTTCACGTTCATATTCTTCCCAAAGTCTATTATACTCTTCTTTTTCTTCATCTGTTAACAGATAAACTCTTTCTAACACATGTTTTTTTGGTAATTCATTAAAATCTTCTTTAGTTCGTCTTAAATATATATGTTTTGTTCTTTCTTTAAGTTCGTCAAGATTACTTGAACCTTTACCAATCCATCTAAATTTCACTTTTTGTGTGAGACTATCATTTAAAGATTTTTTTTCGGCTTCGGAAAGTTCATACCAACTGTTCTTTTTACATGATTTAACAAATTCATCAGTAATTTTTTTCTTTTTTGCTCTTTCTTCGTCATTAATTGGCATTCTGAAACCATCACAATAGTGTTCGATATAATATTGCCAATCGTTTGTTACTTCAGAATCAAGTAAGTACAACAAATTATAATAGTTTTGTGGATTATTTGTGATAGGAGTACCTGTAGCAAGGTAAATACTATCAGGTTTTCCCCTTTTAATTAAACTATTAATGATTTTATATTGTTGAGACTTCATATTTGAAAGATTATGTGCCTCATCAATAATAATTAATGATTTTCTGTCAACAATAAATTGTAAAAGAGAACTATTTGCTTCTGCTTCTTCAATATCAATCTTTTTTCTTGACTTTGGAAGTTTATAAAACTCATCTAAAATGTCATAATTTACAATAACAAAACGATTTTCGTTCCATTTTCCACGTTCTTTTGCTTCTGCTTGAAGTTCTGGGATTGTTTTACCTGATTTTCCTATTCCATAACCTAAATATTTTTCTAATTCAGACTTTTTCATACCAGTAAAACCGCCAATAATTGATATTTCACGTTCAGGGATAAAAAAGTTCAGTTCTTCGAACCAATTTGATTTAAGTGAAGCAGGACAAATAATTAAAACACAGTCAAAGTTACCTTCAATTGCTGCAATTGACAATTCAAGTGTTTTTCCTAATCCCATTGAATCAGCCAAAACACATTTTTTTCTTGAAAGTAGGAATTTAACACCATCTTTTTGATGTGGTTTAATATTTCTAATTTTATCAGGTCTCATTTTTTGTTGAAGTCTGTCATATCTATCAAAATCAATTTGAAGTTTACTATAATCTTCGGACAAGAAGTTAGTCATTACGCCTTTCTTGTTAAGAAAAACGTAAATATATTCCATATTTTGGCGATACTTAAGTAAACAATGAAATGTTGTTTCTGTTTCCCCTAAAAAGTATTTAATTTCAAGTTTTTTAGGTAAAAACTCTATTTCCCATTCTTTTTGAAGATTCTTCGCATACCAATCAGTTATTTTAACAACTTTTTTAATCAGTTTTGGCTCTCTATCGTAGTTTTTTAATATATATTCAATATTAAAATCGTTAAGTTCTAACTTTTTAGTAACAAAAACTTCTTTTTTTAAGTTGAGTAAGTATGGATTTCCACCTTCGTATTCTTTAAGTAAATCAATCGCCCTACATCTATCTTCAACTTCTATTGTCATATTTTTTTAGTCTTTAACAAAAATACAAAAAAAATCTGGAAAAATCAAGTCCCTATATTAATTACCAGTACTATAATAATATATTATATAATAATATATTTAATTAAATATATATTTACTAGAATAAATATAAGTTAATAAAATTATATTGAGCTAAATATTTATGTTCTTTAAAAAATATTTATTATATATAATTAATTTAAATAAATATGGGAAACAGAAAACTCATAATAAGTGAAGAACAATACAACTATTTAATGAATGAAATGGCATATCCAACAAGTTTTAATATGGATGTGTTTAAGAACTTGCCTACATTTGCTAAAAGAATAGAATATTGTCAAAGTAGACTTCAAAGGCTTTCATCTGGTAGTTCAAGGATTGTATATAAAGTTGATAATGAGAAAGTGTTGAAACTTGCTAAAAATAGAAAGGGAATTGCTCAAAACGAATGTGAAGCATCTGACTATTATAAAAAATCAATAGGATGTTTTGCTGAAGTTTATGAATATGATGATAATTATTTGTGGATTGAAATGCAATTTGCAAGAAAAGCAAAACTTTCTGATTTTAAACGTATTTTAGGCGTTGATTTTAAAGTTGTATGTGATTTTATAATGGATTATTGGAATAGTTATTCAAGAAGTAGATGGTCAAGACCTATTTCACCTGAATCAAAAAAAATCTTTGATAGTGAATGGTTTCAAGAACAAATGGAAAATTATTCATTATTTACTTATTTGGCTGAATATCTTGGTAATTATCAACCAGATATAATTGGAGATTTAATGCGTTTATCTTCATGGGGAGTTGTAACTGATAATGGTGAGGAAAGTCTTGTAATAATTGATTTTGGACTTGACGATAATGTATATAACGAATATTATAGATAAAAAAATAAACATATATGCCAATTACATTTGATAATACAAACATAAGAAGAAAGAATCCGATAAAACGTAATAATAAATTCTTTTCAAGTGAAGATTTTACCCTTGAAATGGAATTTACTACAGAATACATGGAACAGGATGCTAATCAGACAATTATCCTTTATCAAGTTGATTATGAAAAGACAAAAGTAAATGATGTCTATAAAGAGGCTGAAAAGGGTAAAATACGTTTTAAAACACCTGTTGAATTAACTGTGATTTACGATTTGGAAGATGCTGAAACAAAAGCATATAAAGAAAATATGAGTAAAGGTATTTATGTAAAACCTGGTAAATTAACTTTCAGTGTTTTATTGACAGAACTTGAAGAAGTTGGATGTGATATTTCAAGAGGTGATTACATTGGTATTCAGATTACTCCTGAATATATGATTTATTTTACTGTGGCGGATGATGGAAAGATGGGAATGACTTCAAACAAAAATACGTTATATGGCACACAACCATTTTATCGTACTGTCAGATGTAATTATGTAGATGTAAGTGAATTTAATGGATAATTATGGGAAGTAGAGATTTTAAAAATGTATTACCGTTAAGAGATAAGTCTTACGGTTTGGAAAGAAGGCAGAATTTGACAAAGGAAGAATTGTCAAATTCTTCTCCATTCCCTAAGCCCATAACATATGAAGATATTGACAAAGAGTTCAAAAAATGGGTTGATGAAAAAATTGAAATTGTCTATGAAGGAAAACGAATACCGACATATTCACTTTTTTCAAATCAAAGATTTTCAGAGTATTTACAGTCTTGGGAACACGTGGATGATAAAAAGAATCCAATTTTGAATTTTAAAACTGTCACAAGAGAAAGTAATCCTCAACCAGGAACAATTAATGGTGATTCAAAAAATATTCCTGGTGAAAGAACTTATTTGATGCAAAGAGTAGAAGCAAGAGATAAAAACGATAGAAAATACTATATTGATTATCGAATGAAACAGCCTATGGGAGTTGATTTTAGATATAGTGTTAGTATTATGACAAATCGTTACGAACTTGTAAATGAGTTTAATCAGTTAATAAATAATGAGTTCAAGGCTATTACTGCTTATTTAAGAGTTAACGGACATTTCATTTCAATGAAATTGGAAAATATATCTGATGAATCACAATATAATATTGATGACCGTCAGTTTTATTCCCAATCTTGTAGTATACTTGTAAAGGGGTATATTATAACAAAAGAAGATTTTATTGTGAAAGAAATACCTGTATTTAAGTTTATGGATTTTGAAGTTGATAGACGGAATACGTTTGCAGATATTGAGGAATTACCTTGTCCAACACCTGAAAATCATTACTATTATAAACCACTTTTACTTAAAGTAGGGTTATCAACCTGTGATGAAAAAATTAAGTTTGTAATGGATTGTAATTTTACTGTTGAACGTTTGGAATTTATTAATAGTGTGTCATTTGTATTTAGAGTAAATGATGAAATTACTGAATTGAAAGAAGGTTTGTTAATACCTGAAGGTGCTGAAGTGAAATTTAGCAAAGTTCGTAGAAAGAATTATGATGATTGTGTGATTTATAATATTTATGGTGTTGAAAAGGACGTTGTTTATGATGATAGAAAAAATAACGAAGAACTTGATATAAACCAAAAACAAATAAATGAGGTAGTAGAAATATCGTATGATGATAATGATTGCTTTAATAATCAATAAAAAAACTTTTTAATAAGGATATTTTTGATTAGAATCTACTATTTATAAGAAAATACTGAAAAATAATAATTTAAAAAAACAAATAGAAAAGTTATGATAAGTGATACAAGAGGTGGCCACGTTTCACCTGGCGTTTATACAGAAGAAAAAGATGTTACTTATTCAGCTAAAAGTCTTGGTATTACAAGTCTCGGTCTTGTTGGTGAAACTTTAAAGGGTCCAGCTTTTCAGAATATTCCAATTAAAGATTGGACAGAGTTTACCGAATACTTTGGTGGTACTTCTCCTGAAAAATATGTAGGTACTGGTCTCCCTAAATATGAGTTGCCTTACATTGCTAAAGAATATCTTAATGATTCAAATAATCTTAATGTTGTTCGTGTACTTGGTATTTCAGGTTATGATACAAGTAAAGCATTTGGTGTACAAGTAAACGTTGACAGTACAAAAATTCCTTTGGTAATCCTTCGTTCAAAAGGTGATTATAAAGGTGATGCTGGTTCAAGTGAATGTGAAACAGGTAAAGAGAAATTCAGACCTTATGTTAAATCAGTAAAAGTATCAGAGTATAAGGGTAATGAATATTCATCTGAATGTACTTTAACTGGAACACAATATAAAGTTCCACTTACAGGTAAAGTTGTTGTTGATGAATATGGAAATCATTTTGCTGTTGCTACATCAGCAGAAACAGGTGATGTTGATAGAGAAATTGGTAAATTTACTCTTACTGTTACAATGATTGATGAACCTAATCCATATGGAAAGAGTTCAGCATATACCTACAATGTTTCAATTCATCCTGAAGATAGAGAATATATTTATAAAGTATTTAGTACTGACCCTCTTCTTGGTTCAGCACCAGTGTTTATTGAATCAGTTTTTGATTTTGCATATGATTTCTTACTTCAGAAAACCGATTCAGGTAAAACTGTAACATTTAGTGCAATATCTAATCAGAGTGGTGAAGGTATCATAGAAAGCGGAACATCTGCAACAACAGAAAGTGATGGAACAGTTGTTTTGAATCCTAAATATGAAAATTATTGCGATTTTAAAGAATCATACCGTTGTGCTATAACACCTTGGGTTGTTTCAGAAGTTAAAGGTGCAACAGAATCTTCAATTAATGTTAAAAAGTTGTTTAGATTCTATACAATTTCCGATGGTAATGCATCTAACTACCAAGTAAAAATCTCAATTCAGAAAATCCGTCCAGAAGAAGGATTATTTGATGTTTGGGTACGTGACTTCTATGATACAGATGTTAATCCTATGGTTCTTGAAAAATTCACAAATGTTACATTAAGAGAAGGACAGTCTAACTATCTTGGTCTTAAGATGGGTACATTTGATGGTGAATATGAAATCAAATCAAAATATGTAACTGTAGAAATTTCTAAAGAAGAAGGTGTTGAATCGTCAGTACCTTGTGGTTTCATTGGCTATCCTGTTCCAACTTATGGAATTGGTAAACTTGAATTGGCATACAATACATTATTTGATGTAACAGTTAAACCTAAGAGACAGTACTTCGGTCTTAACAGTTCAGTTCTTGACGAAGATGTTCTTAACTATAAGGGTAAATGGAATTATGTATTTGAACCTGCTGAAACACCTGAAAGACTTACAAATGGTTTCCACCTTGATGCAATTCTTTCAATGCCAGGAAATGATGCTGTTTCAGGAAATACATTGAAGAATGCTAAAATCTATGTTGACGATATTCAGTTTAGTGCTGGTTCATTCACAACAGTAGATAGTGTTCAGGTTAAAGGTAAACAGTATAATCTTCCTAGAATAGTTACTGAAGATTATATGAAGAACACAATTTATCAAGATGTAAATCTTCGTAAATTCACTTTATATCCTTATGGTGGTTTTGATGGTTGGGATATTTACAGAGAAAAGAGAACAAATACGAATGATTATAAAGCAACACAATATCCAATCGTTCCTGGTGGACCATTTACTGTTGTAAATCCTGATAATATTGCAACACTTGACCCAACACTTGACCTTGGTTTACCTGCAACTGCAATTACATCTGACTACTACGCATATCTTGCTGGTTACTGTCAGTTTGCAAATCCTGAAGATATTGACATTAACTTGTTTGCAACACCTGGTGTTGACATCAGAAGTAATGTTCTTCTTATCGAAGATGCACTTGATATTATCGAAGACCCTGAAGATGGTCGTGGTGGTGATGCACTTTATGTTATTAATTCAGCAAGAGACGGTGTGGCTGATGAAATTGTAGATGACCTTGAAAATTCAGAAATTGATACATCATACGGTGCAACATATTGGCCTTGGGTTAAATACTTTGATAAAACTGCTAACAAGTATATCATGCTTTCACCTACAAAAGATGTTGTACGTAATATGGCTGAAACTGATAATAAATCAAATCCTTGGTTCGCACCAGCAGGTGTTAATAGAGGTAGAATGAATGTTACTAAAGCTGAACAGAAAACAAAACTTCTTGATGAAGATGAACTTTACGGTAACAGAATTAACCCTATTAAAACTTTTGCACAAGACGGTGTTCTTGTTTGGGGTAACAAAACTCTTTATACCAAAGAAACACCACTTAACAGAATTAATGTAAGAAGACTTATGATTCGTGTTAAGAAACTTGTCAAGATTGCTGCAAGACAAATGATATTTGACCAAATGGATAGTTCACTTGAACAGCAATTCCGTTCACTTGTTGAACCAATCCTTGCAGATGTTAAATCAAAGAGAGGTATTATTGACTATAGAATTATGACTGAAAGTACTCCTGAAACGAGAGACCAGCATATTCTTCCTGCAAGAATCCTTATTAAACCTATGCAAGCATTGGAATATATCAGTATTAGTTTTGTGGTCTACCCAGAGAGTGTAGATTTTATAGAATAACACTGAAATTAAACTATTTAAAATGTCAGAATTTAAATTCTGACATTTTTTTTTATATATTATTTCATTAAACTTGACTTTTTCAGGATTTTTTTATATTTATGTAAAAAACAATATTATGAATGAGAAACAAGTTTTAAAAAAAGAACGGTTTGTTGAAAAAGCAAAAAAAATCCATAATAATAAATATGATTATAGTAAAGTTGATTATGTTAATTGTAAAATAAAAGTTTGTATTGTATGCCCCGAACATGGAGAATTTTGGCAAACACCTGATAACCATTTGCAAGGTAGAGGTTGTCCTGTTTGCAGATATATTTCTTCTGGAAGAAATAATTCATTAACACAAGAGGAATTTATTAAACGTGCAAAAGAAATACACGGAGATAGATACGATTATTCCAAAGTAAATTACATTAATAATCGTACTAAAGTTTGTATTATATGTCCCGAACATGGAGAATTTTGGCAAGAGCCAACAACACATTTAGATAATAAAGCAGGATGCCCAAAGTGTTCTAAAAATTATAGATATACTACAGAAGAATTTTTATCATCGTTACCTGAATGGATAAAAGAAAGGTATGATTTTTCAAAATTTGTGTATAAAAGAACACACGAAAAATCAACAGTTATCTGTTCTGAACACGGAGAATTTTTAATGTCACCGCATAATATTAGAAAGGGAATAGGTTGTCCAGGATGTAGTGAAAGTAAAATAGAAAGAGAAATACGTTTGTTTTTAAAGAAAAATAACATAAGATATTTTTCTGAATATAAACATACTAAAGAGTTCTGTAAACAAGCATTGGACTTTTATTTACCTGATTACAACATAGGAATTGAATGTCAAGGAATACAACATTTTGAACCTACTGATTTTGCTGGTAAAGGTATTGAGTGGGCAAAAGATGAATATAAAAATAATATTGAACTTGATATTAATAAACAAAATTTATGTAAAAAAAATAATATTAAATTAATATATTTTACAACGGTAGAACATAAGAAGTTAATAACAGAAAATAAAAATACACATTTTAAAGGCTATAATGTTTTTACTTGTATAGAAGATATTGAAAAAATATTAGAAAGTGTTTCATTTGATGAAAACTAATTAATAAACAAATATTTATGAAAAACCTGTGAAGAAATTCACAGGTTTTTTTGTTTTTATAAAATATAATTTGTATTTTTGTAAAGACTAAATTAATGTTATTTATGACAGTAGAAGAACTTATTAATGAGTTATCAAAATTTCCTTTGGAAATGGAAGTTGTTGATTATGCTTTGGACCCAATATTAAGTGTACATATTAAGACTTGGGTTGATAGTAATTATCCTTATGATAGACCCGATAAAGATTATGTTTGTTTAGATTGCGATTATGAATAGTTATATTATAGTTTATGATTTAAGGCATAATGAGAAGAATTATATGCCTTTATATATAACAATAAAAGAGAATTACCCAAAATATTTTCATTTAACAGAGAATAGTTGGGTAATATTTACTGATGATACTGCTAAAGAAATTAGTGCGAAGATTAAAGATAAGTTTTATTATGAACATCTTCATTGTGATACTTTTTTGGTACATAAGTTAGATGATAGTAAAGATTATGAAGGGTTTACTGCAACATCATTTTATGATTTTTTAATTGAAAATAGAAATAAAGAAGTAGAAGAATAAATATGGAAGGTAAAGTTTTAGTTACAGGTTCTAACGGACAATTAGGACAATGTTTTAAATATATTTCAAATTATAGTTTTATGTGTGATGCATCAAGATATGTTTTTGTCACAAGAGAAGATTTTGATATAACAAATGATAAAATGATGAAAAATTATCTTGATAAGTATAATGATATTAAGATAATTATAAATTGTGCTGCATATACAGATGTTAAAGGTGCTGAAAGCGAAGAAGGTTATAAAAAGGCAATGTTAGCCAATAGAAATGCAGTAAAAAGTCTTGCACGTTTATGTAAAGAAAGAAACATATTTCTTATTCATTTTGGAACTGATTATATGTTTAATACAGATGTGTGGCATTTTAACGGTGGTAATGTTTATCATAATGAGTTTTTACCTGTAGATGAAGAGGCAATTCATTGGAGATATAGGAATGAATTTTTTAATATGCATTATGTCAATAGTGGTGAAATAAATAAATATGGACTTTCTAAACTTCTTGGTATACATGAAATTTTTAATGAAATGTTACCAAAACATGAAGATAAAGTATTAAAACCAAACTTTGTTATAATTGTTGTTTCGTGGTTATATTCACCATATGGAAAAAATTTTGTTAGAACAATTAGAGAACTTTTAAAGAAAGATAGAAAACCTGATGAAAAAATAGAGGTTGTTTATACACAAGTTGGTTCACCAACATATGCAATGGATTTGGCACGTTATGTTATTGATGTAATTGAAAATGATGATTGTTGTTTTATTAAGAATCCAAATGAATATAATATTGTAGATTATGCTAATTATTTTCATATGATTAATTTTAGCAATCTTGGTGTAGCAAGTTGGTATGATATTGCAAAAGTAATAGAAAATATTTATTGTTTAACAACAGATAATATTATACCAAGAAAAGAACCTTTGGATAGTGTGTTTAGACCGTCTTATAGTGTATTAGATACTAAAAAACTTATTAAATTTAAATCTAATAAAAATTATGTAAGACATTGGTTAGATGCATTAAATGAATGTATTATAGTAATAAGGAGTAATGAAATAAAAAAAGAGACTGACGAATAATCAGTCTCTTTTATTTTATCCAGATATATTTAATTAATCCACAATCATATATTTTAGTATAACCAAGTTTTTTTGTCATTTCTTTTTCTGTCATTGTCATTGGTAATCCATATTTTTTATGAAGCCTTTCTTTTCTGAAACCGAATTTATGTTGTCTTATAATACCATCACTTGTTTTAAAGTATTTATAATCAGGTAGAGTATATGAATCAAATTTAAATCCTAATTGTAAATATATGTTGTTTTCTTCATCTATAGTCCACCTTCTATCAGCAAATGATTTAATTTCATCAGGATTATATTTTCTAATAAAATATTTGAACAATTTACCACCAACACCTTGACAAATGTAGTTATAATTACTTGCAAATCTTGTTAATTCCCATTTCTTTTTATTATGTTCTTGTTTAAAAGTCATTACACCAATTAATTTGTTTTCATAATATGAACCAATGTAAATTGTTGAATTAACAAAACCTTGTATGTGATATTTAGTAAGAAATTCTTTAGCAATATCAGATTTTATTTCTTTTATTTCACATTTTCTACCCATAATCTTGGGTAAGTTTTCACATTTTTTAAGTATATGTTTTATCTTTTCAAAAACAATATCTCTGTTATTGACATATTCATCTTCAAATATTTGAAGGAGTTTAATACCATTTTCTTTACAAGCATTTAGTTTTTTAAGGTGATAATTTTTATCTGATTTATATTTATCTGAGTGCCATAATAAACCATTATATTCAATTGCTGTGTTTATTTCTGGAATATATATGTCTAATTCATATGGTTTAATTATACTTCTGTTTGATTGTTCAGTTGATGGATATAATGTTTTACAATATTCATATATTTCGTTTTCTGCTATTGAAAGGTTTACACCACATTTAGAACAACCGTTACCACATAAGTGATATGATGGTACTTGTTTAAATTCACCGTGAGTGGAACAAATAATTGTAATTGGTGTTAAAATATTTTTATATTCAACCTTTGAGTAGTTATATTTATCACCATGTATTTCTTTTGCTTGTTTAATAAAATTTTCTGTTGTTTTTGTTTGTCTTTCAGATTGTTTTTCTCTAAAACATTTAGGACATTCACATCCTTTAAGATGAACTTCAGGTCTTGTCCAAAATTCTCCGTGTTTAGGACAAATTATACAAATTTTAGTTCTATTGTTTTTATATTCAACTTTGGAATAATCGTATTTATTGCCATGAATTTTTATTGATTGTTTAATAAATTCATCTTGTGTTAATGAAAGTTTTGTTGCCATTTTTTCTTTTCCACATTTAGGACAGCCTCTTTTATTATTAATGTGGTCACATGGCATTTGCCAAAATTCTCCATGTTCACGACAAATAATACATACCTTAGTATGGTTATTCAAATATTCAACTTTAGAATAATCGTATTTATTTCCGTGAACTTCTCTTGCTCTTTTAATAAATTCTTCTGTATTGTTACTTCTTTTTTCAGAACGGTTTTTACAAGCACATTTAGGACAACCTTGACCCCTATAATGCTGTCTTGCTTCTTGCCAAAATTCTCCATGTTCAGGACATATAATACAAACTTTATCAGTTACTTTTTTATACTCAACTTTGGAATAGTCATATTTATTTCCGTGAATTTTCCTTGCTTTTTCTATAAAATTAATTTTATTAATCATAAAATGAGTTTTTAATATATTTTTATTTACTAATAAATAGTAGTAAAATGGATTTTTACTATTGTTTTCATTACAAATATATGAAATATTTTATTAAAAAACAAGAAAAAAATGTAAAAAATAAAGGTTACAATGTTTGTAACCTTTATTTTATTTAAATGTTAAAATTTCTATAAATACTTGATAATCAATTAATAACAGAGTATCGCATAGTCCATCTTGATGGTTGCTGAGATAGTTGCAAGACCATCATCACCATAACTTAAATCCCCAAAGTCAACATTCGTAAGCCATGCGTTCTTCAAAATCCATTTCTGTACTACTGCACCTGTTGGGTCAAGCATTTCAAGTTCAATATCACGTTTATAACCAGCGGCATAACCTTGTCTACCTGTGATTGATTCAGAGGTAAGACGTACCCATTCCATAACAGCCTGTGAAGTTGAAGGACCGATTGGGTCACGGAAAGTAACGTTAATATCATCCCAAGTGTATCTACCAACTACCCAAGTAGATGTATTAAGGAATTGGATTTCTACAGGATTCTGTTGAATTGAAGGACGTTTTGCAGATTCAAGTGTCCATTCTTGTATGCCTAAGTCAGCAGGAAAACGGAAAATCCATCTATTCTTTTTAAGCGGCTCATAAGTAAGCGGCATTTTAATCAGTAAATCACTCATCTTTAGTCAATTATATGTTAATATTATTATTATCTTTTTATTTTTAAATAAATAGTTACTTATTTGTTTTTTTGTAATAAATTATTGTAAACCGTTTTGTTTATTCATAACTTCTCTTTGTTCTTCTTTTTCGTTTACGGCTTTATCACAAAGTTGCCAAATTTTCTTAAGTGATTCGTATTCTGGTGACTGAGGACTATCAGCGAGTTCTGCCATTGCTTTAAGTGACATTTTTCTAATATTGTCAATAAGTTTACGTGCTTTTTCACTCATATCAGGAACTACTTCTTCTTCAGGTTCTTGAATTTCAGGTGTATCTTGAACGTCTACATCGTTATGTGATTCTTCATATGGACCGAAGTTAAGTGCTTCATTTAAAGTTTTTGGCATTTTTGAAGACAACTTTGTTATTTTTTCTATTGTATTTTTCTTCATTTCGAAATGTTTTTTTAATCTTATAATTCATTTATAAATAGTTTAATATCTCTATTTTTTCTTTACAAATGTCTGAAAAATGTTATTTTGATAAAAAACAAGTAAAGTTATGAAGAAAGATGTTACTGAAAAGATTTTTGATTTAATTAAAAATTATACTGAAGATGAAGTAAATGAAATAATTGAAAAAGTAAAAGCACTTTATCTTGACAGTATTACTGTACTTGAACCTGAAGAAGTTCATGGACAACAAATCGAGTTTATTAAAACTACTGAAGAAATTTTTAACTTATGTCCAAAATGTAATTGTATTCCAATAGCAATTGAATATACTGATGGAAACAGTTATATAACAGATACTGATTTTGAAACAGTTTATGATTATTGTGTAGATTACATTAATGAAGAAATTGGAGAATATGTTATGCCGTTTTTTGATGATGATATGACACTTGGACAGTGGAAAGAACTTACAAAAAAGTGGAAATGGTTGAATAGAAATTCTGGAATTAAAGATGGTGCAGATAAAGGTGATTATTGTGAATTCTTTCATTTAAGCGTTTATATGTTTGATAAAGCAAGTAAAACAATAAAATTTATTGCTGATATTAATCGTTAATAATAATTAAATAAATAAAATGTTATGGTAGAATTAAATAAAGGTGATATTATTGAGTGGACACCAGAGAATGGTTTGTTACGTAATAGATTACTTACATGTACAGTTGTTGAAATTTTGAAGGTATATAATCCTGTTACCCTTCAACCGTTGAATAGAGTAATTATTGAATTTGAAGTTGATGGAAATAAAGAACAACTTGCATTACCTGTAGACGCTAAATATAAAGTTATACCACAAGAATAAAATGGCTTTTGTTTATTTGTTGTGTGATAGTGGACAAGATAATATGTTTAAGATAGGTGTAACAAAAACTTCTATCGAAAAACGTATTAAACAGTTACAGACAGGTAATGGTTCTGAAATTTTCATTGCTGATTATCACACGACAAATTATCCTTTTTATATCGAAAGGATGTTACATCAAAAGTTTTGTTCAAATAAAAAGAAAGGTGAGTGGTTTGAGTTAGACATAGATAAAGTAAATTCTTTCAAAGAAGAGTGTAATAGACTAGAAAAATTGATTGAAGTAATGAAGGATAATCCTTTCTTTCAAAAAAATCTAAAATAAAATATTTATTTTTAAGAGAATGAGAATAGAAGATTATGAGTTTATAGACGATTATGTTTATGACGGTGTTTGGGATGAAGATTGTGAAAAAAATGGCGTTTCTTTATCTTATGACGTTTTATCTCCTTTAGATGAAGAAGAAATTAATGATGAATTGGATGAAGATATAGAAGATGATTACGAACCAGATGAATTGGATGAAGATGAAAATTCAAGTGATTATCGTTCATTTGATGAATATTCACTTGATTATCGTTCATTTATGAGTGCTAATCCAATTCCATTTAAGAGTATGGTATGTAATTATAGTTATGTTTGCAAGGATAGATTTCTTGTTAAATTCCCAAATATTCCAAGTTTAAATAATTGTAACATAGACAATGTTTCTTTTAATTTCTCAAATAGAGACGGTGGAGAATTGAGTTTTGTTATAAATATGTTTGATGACTATTCAACAGTTGTTAATCAAATAATGGATAATTTTATGTATCGTTGTGGAAATGATTATATAAAACCAAAAGAAAATAATATAATACTACTTGAAATATTTGACCCAACAGGTGTTGTTGTTTGTACATATACATTTTTAAATGTTTTGTTAACAACTTATAATGGTGGTGAGTTTTCATATGGTGATAGTGGTTTACATAATATAAGTTTAAATTTTAAGTTCGATAATATGTTAACAAATAATAGTTTAAATAAATGAAATATGAAAAAAGATTTAAAAAGTGAAAAATTAAGAAGAATTAAAGAATTGGAAAATTCAATTCAGATGTATAATGTTAGTATACAGGAAATGGTACAGAGAGGACAATGTGAACAATGGATTGATTTAGTAATGAGCGAAGCGGAAAAGGAACGTAGACTTCTTGAATTTATTAAATCAATGAATGATGAACAATTTGAGATTTATTATGATAATCCATATGATAGAGTTAAAAAGTTTTTACCTGATACTGTTTCTGAATTTTCTTTTTATAAAGATTTGTTTAGTAAGTTAGAAGTAAACAATTGTAAACCTGAACGTGCTATTTTTAAAGAAAATGGTAATCATTATCTTGACGATGTTATAGAACCACTTAGGAAAAATGGGTATTTGGTAACTTTACCTGATTTTTATAATATTGCAGAAAACGAAGTAGTTGAATTTTGGGATGATAAGAAAAAGAAAGAAGTACATCTTCGTGTAAGAGAAAGTGCTGGAAAAAGACAAATTATTAAGATTTATAATATACTGTACAGTAAACATAGTGATAATGGAAAAGCACCTGAAACAATATATGTGGATATAGTTACACCAAATTTACAGACAGATTATGTTCATGTATATAATAATTGTGAATTAGTTGATTTTTTTGAAGATGCTTTAACTTATAAGGTTGATAAAGATGAAGATAGTTTTAAATATTTTAGTTTGACATTTAGTTATAATGGAGAATCATTTATTTATGATGGAAATCATATATCATTATGAAACAACCAGTAAAAAACAAAACATTAGTTAAACCAATTAAATCTAAAAAAACAACAGGTAAACGTAAGCATAAAGAGTATGGTACATCTAAACTTGAAGAACGTTTTGCTAAAGAATTTTTAGATAAACTTGGTGTTGAATACATTTATCAATTTAAGGCTGAAGATATTGGTAGATATTATGATTTTTACTGTCCTAAAGCAAATTGTATAATTGAAGTTGATGGTGATTTTTATCATTCTTATGGGTTGACACATGAAGAAAAAAATCCGATGCAGAAACATAATGAATATGTTGATAAAATTAAAGATGAATGGGCATTAATGCATGGAATACCAATACTAAGAATTTGGGAACATGATATAAACAAGAATTCAAGTAAAGTAATGAAAGAATTAAAGAAATATATTGGTGAATGTAATAAGAAAGTTTTACTAAAAGAAAATAAGAAAAAGAGACATTAATAATTATTAAAATTTAAACATAAATGGCTAATCCTAAAGAACTTGAAACATTAAAGAATTCTTTTCTTATGTATGAAAATACAAGAAAACAGACAGAAAAGAACATGAAAACTGCGTTAAATCCTGATGGTACAAAAAAATACGATAAGGAAAAAATAGATGCAGAATTGGCATTAATTGATGAAGCAGAAAATGAAGTTATTCAAAAGTATGTTTTAGCAGGTGGAAATGCAGATGATTTAAAGAAAAAAAGAAGAAAAACAACAAAAACAGTTGATAATAATAATGATTTAACAATTAATGAAATGATTGAAGCAAATAGAAACGATGCACAGCCTATCATTACTACGGAAACTGTTATTGAAAAAGATTTTTCTTCATCAAAATTTGAATATAATCCACAGGCAGCATATGACGTAATTCCATTACCTTCAAAGGGGGAATGTTATAAGAATAAGATGTCAAAAATTCCTGTAGGTTATCTTACTGCATATGATGAAAATATGATTATTGCTCCAAACTTGTATAAAGATAATAAAATTATTGATACAATGCTTAGAGAAAAAGTACTTAATTCAACTGTTGATGTAGAAGATATGCTTGAAGGTGATAGAGAGGCTATTATTCTTTTTCTTAGGGCATCAGGTTATGGTAATGAATATCCAATTACAGCAACAGATAATGCAACAAATGTGAGTTTTGAAACATATGTTGATTTATCAAAGTTGAAATTTAAAGAGTTTAAACTTAAAGGTGATGTAAATGGGTGGTTTGAATATACACTTCCTATTTGCGGAAAAACAGTTAAATTTAAGTTTTTAACCCATAGAGATATTGAAAATCTTAATAGATTGGAAGAACTTGAAGAAGCAAAACTTAGAAAAGATAAATTAAGAGAGATTGTTTCTACGATGGATGATTACGTAGAAAACGATAAGAATCTTGAACAAAAAGAACGTGTATTAATTAGAAAGGCTATTAGAGATATTGAAAAGTGGGAAGAAGGTATGGATGATGATACACTTTTATACACACATACAGTAACTAATAGACTTGAACTTTCCATTATGGAAGTTGATGGTGTGACTGATAGAAGAATTATCCGTGATTTTGTTAGAAACATGAATGTTAAAGATTCATCTGCTTTGAGAAAATATATCAGAGATAATGAACCTGGTATTGATTATAACATTGAAATTGAAAAACCAGAGTCTCTGGGAGGTGGGACAATGAATGTGTTTCTTCAACTTGACCAGTATATTTTTCTCAATGTTGCCGAATGATTATGAAAGAACACTTAAAGATGAAATTTATGGGTGCTTTAAACACATAGGAATTCCAATTGAAACCGTCTTTAATATGCCAATTCAAGATAGGAGATATTATATTTTGAAACATAATGAAGAACAAGAAAGACGTAAGAAAGAAATAGATGAACGTGATGGTAAAACCGTTACTGAAAATGGAGACCTTAATGCTTATGCACGAAATGAACAGTCTAACAACAGAAACTATTCGAAAATGTAAGAGAACAATAAAAATTTGTTCTCTTTTTTCTTTAAAGAAATTAAGTACGAGATATTTATAAATGAATAATTGTATTTTTAACAGATTAATTGTATGGCTTTAGATGACAAAGATATAAAGAAGATTAGTGATAGTATATCAGAAGCAATATCAAAGGGATTTGATGGTGTATCAGATAGTCTTGCAAGAATTATAGCACAACAGAAATCAAATATTCCAAATTCTGCGTTAGATTATCGTGGTACTAACTTTGGACGTAGAGTTACAGGTGAAGATTTGGAACAACAATTAAAAAGACTTACACGTGATTTACAAAGACAGTATGCTGATACACGTACTGCAACAAGTGGTGCACGTGTATTTAATGGTATAACCACACCTGCACGTGAATTAAAATATGAAAGAGATAGGGTTAAAGACACAGTACAAAGTTATAAAAATGCAATTAATGAATTAAAGGAAACTTTTGGTAAATTAGATAAATCTGATGCTGAAGCTTTAAAAGAACTTAATAAAGAATTTGATGAATTAACACAAAAAGTTAAAGATTCTGAAAACATATTTGGTAAACTTAAGGATGGTGTTCTTTCAGGTATTACATTTACTAAAGAAGAACTTGAAAAGGTTAAAGAGTTGTTAGAAAATACTGATTTTACATCTATTTTTGATAAAAATGGTAAACCTGTTACTGATAAAGTAAATGAATTGGTTGACAATTTAAATAAAGAAATAGGTAAAACAGTTTTTGATTCTGGAAAGATTCAGTCATTGGCTAATGCACAGAGAGAGTTAAATAAAAATGAATCTGAAAGAGAAAAAATTGGTAAGGGTATTTCTAAAGTATATGAGGAACAAACCGAATCATTAAAGGAACAAGCAAGATATGCCGATTTATCTATTCGTACAATGAAAGACGGATGGAGTGGGTTAAAAAGGCACGTTGTTAGTTTAGCAGAAGGATGGAGAAAAGTTGACCAGGCATCTGCTAATTTTGCTAAAAATATTGGTGTTGGTAGTAGAGGGTTAGTTGCTTTGAGAAAAAATACTATGGATATGATAACCAATAAGGGTATTGGTTTAAACTATGGTATTGGAATGGAAGATTTAATCAACATTACTCAAAACTATTCTAAAGTTACTGGTAGAAATGTTGGTATGACTGCTGAAGATATTGAAACAGGTGCAGCAATGAGCCGTTTGATGGGTGATAAAGGTGGTGAATTTGCAACAGCACTTGAAAACTTTGGTTTGTCATATACTGAAGCAGGTAAACGTGCAGGTAAAATGTTTGCCGATGCTTCAAAAGCTGGTTTATCATTTGAGAGATATTCAGATAACTTCTTAAAGAACATTAAGATGGCACAAAAATATACGTTTAGGGATGGTTTAAGAGGCCTTGAACGTATGGCTAAAAAAGCAACTGAAATTAGAATGGATATGCAAAACATAGCAAGTTTTGCAGATAAAGTAAGTACATTACAAGGTGCTGCTGAAACTAGTGCATCACTTCAGGTTTTAGGTGGACCATTTGCACAATTTAGTGACCCTCTTGGTATGTTAAATGAAGGCCTTAACGATATGGAAGGCCTTATGAATAGGGTTGATAAAATGATGAACGGTATCTCTAAATTTAATACGACAACAGGTCAAATTGATATGAATTCATTTAATCGTATTAGATTAAGAGAGGCAGCAAAAGCAATGAACATTCCGTATGAACAGTTAGTTGAAACCGCACAAGAAAAGGGTAGAAGAAATTTTGTTGAAAGTCAGTTAAATGCAGGTGGTAGAAACTTTACTGATGAACAACGTGAGTTTTTATTGAATACTGCTACTGTGCAAGAAGGACAAGCCAAAATGTCGTATCTTGATAAACAAGGTAATAGAATTACAAAAAATGTAAATGAATTAACAGCAGCAGATATTGAACAAGCAAGAGCACAAAACCAATCTGATTCCGATAACATTAAGTCAATTGCTAAAGCGACAATGAGTTTAAATGAACGTATAGAAGGTGTTGAAAAAACAGCAGAAGCAATTAAAGCAAAAGCAATTGAACCAGTAATGGATTGGCTTAAAGACAAAATGGGGCTTGCACAAGATTATCTTGGTGCTATTAAAATAGCTGTTCTTGCAATTGCTGGCGGTCAATTAGTTGGTGATATTTCTAAGATGGTAATGGGTGGCGGTAACTTTTTATCATCAGGTAGATTCTTTAGAGGAATGAAAGCTGGAGTAACACATCCTGGTATGAAGATGAAAGGGATGGCAGGTTTAGGCTCTAAGTTTGCAAATTGGGGTGGTAAATCTGTTGGTGTAGCAGGTGGTGTTGGTAATGCTTTAGGTGCTCTTGCAACAGGTGTTGAAGTTATTGCAGCAGGTGTTGACATTTTCAAGAAATCTAAAGAAATAAAAGGAATGTCTAAAGCACAAGACAATGCAGTAGGTGCTGGAAAGTATAAAAAGGATAGTAAAGAAGATATTGAAGCAACACAAGCAAAATACGGTGCAAAAGGTGCTGCATGGGGTAAAGGAATAGGAACAGCAGTTGGTGCTGCAACAATGTTGATACCTGCTGTTGGACCAATAATTTCAGCGATTGCTACACCGTTGTTAGGTAAGTTAGGTGAAAATTTAGGTGAAAAGTGGGGTAAAAAGAGCAAAAAAGCACAAAAAGATATTGCTCAAAGGCATGAAGAATCAATTAAAGAACAAAGATACAATAATGCTTTGAAGAGAGCTGGTTTTGAATTAAATGGTGGTTATACAACAACAGAGTATCAACAAATAATGGCTGCAATTAATCGTGGCGGTGATAATACAATTACAAAAGAAGAATTTGATTCGTTACCAGAAGAATTGAGAAATAAATTGATGGCATCTGAAGATGTTTCATTATTCCCTGAATTACAAGAACTTACAGTTAAAGATGCAACAATAGACACTGAAAATGCCACAATTAATGCGACTTCAGTAAATATTGTCGGTGATGGTAAAAATAAAAAAGCAAATGGCGGTTTGTTATATGGTCCATCACACGCAAAAGGTGGCGTTATGGTTAACGCAGAGGGTGGAGAATATGTTGTTAACAAAGAAGCAACTAAAGAAAATTTAGGTTTGTTAAGTGCAATTAACGCTAAATCATATGGAAAAGGTGGTATTGTTCCAAGAAATAGTGAAAATATGCAACCAATATCTGTTTTACCAAATACATTAACAAACAATTATTATGGTGGTGGAAGTACATCTAGAATTGAACCGATTGATGTTAATATTAATGGTACGATAAAACTTGATGGTGGAAATGGTAAAAACATTGATATGTCATCATTATTACGAGACCCTGTATTTATTAGACAAATTACTAACATACTTGAACAGGAAATGATTTTGAATCAACATGGTGCAAGGTATACAAATAAATTGAGAAGTTAATTGACATTATAAAAATAAACATATATTTTATTAAGAGAAATTATGGCAAATACACAATATCCAATTGGTAGTAGTAAAGAATATATAAGAGGTGTTAAAGGATTATACGGACGTTCAATAGGAACACGAAATGAAATGTTATTTAATAATCCTTTAGTAAGGAGATATAGAGAACATGCTGAAGGTTATAGTATGGTAGATGCTCCTGAAATCGGTGAACCATATATTCTACCAAATCCCAAATCACGTGATAAAAAGTTTTGGGATAGTTTTGGTGGTCTTGTGGGTTATACCTATGACCAAGGATATTTAGAGACTGATAATTATAAGGTTATTAGTAGGTTTGAGGATATTGAAAAACATCAGGGATATTTAAGAGATAGAGTACCTTATTTGTATAATGTTGATATACCTGTTGATATTAATCGTGAATTTTTTGATTATAGTTTTCTTAATAGATTATATGGTTATTCTATGCCATTTAGAGAAATAAATTTATATGGTAATAGTGAATCATATGGTGAGTTTAATCCTGTAAGACATACAACCAATAGATATAATCCAGAAGAAGGTATGTCTTATGTTGAGCCTAAATCTGAAAACGTTATCTATTCAACAAATGAAGAAACTTTTTATGTTGATGGTAAGTCTATTGATACAACATCTTATAGTAGAGACGATTTAGGTTATCTTAAAACACTTCCATCTAATCAGTCATTAAATGATAGAATACATGGTTTATATGATGAACGTACTGAAGGTGATGATAAAAATAGATTAAATAGGGGTAATGGTACTGAAAATGATAATAGGCCAAGTAATGATTTAATATATGATTTAGCAGATTTTAATAATGATAGTAATGGTTTAATTTCTAAAACAAATGAGTTATTTAGACAAGGTAAAATAAATTCTATGATTAATAGATTTTATTTACCAAATCAGGAACGAAGTGAAATTCAAACAGCATTACATGGTAAATATGGTGTTTCAAGAGGTAGAAACTTAACAAGGAAAAATAGTACAATAACATCTAATGGTTATGAAGACCCTTATTGCCGTGTTTGGACATCACATTATCAATATAGTAAATATAAAAATGCAATAAGACCATTTATTGAAGATGGTATGGTATTATCACCACCATCTTTTGATGATAAATTCGGTATTGGTTTTAGACCTTTTAAAACCAACAGAACAATGTCTACTATTGATGAAGGTAATGGTTTACCTATCATTGCTCCAATGAAAAAAGATGGAGAATATAATGAAAATGATATTAGAAGATGTATGTTCTCTATTGAAAACCTTGCGTGGAAAGATGTACATGTTGATACAAGAGTAAATGAGAGAGGTTTTGATAGTTTATATAGAGGATATGATAATGTTCTTTCAAAAGAACAAATGGGTCCAAATGGCGGTAGAATTATGTGGTTTCCACCATATAATTTGAAGTTTACTGAAAATGTTGGCGTTAATTGGAATGGTAATAGTTTTATTGGTAGGGGTGAACAAATATATACTTATGTAAATACTGATAGAACAGGTACATTAGATTTTACATTACTTATTGACCATCCATCTATTCTTGATAGATATACAGTAAATAAAGGCGAAGCAACAATTGAAAATGATGAAGATATTTTAAGGTTCTTTGCTGGTTGTGGTATGCTTGAAATAGATGATAAAATGACTGAAACAAAAACTAAAACTAGACCACTTCCACCTGTTGTTGAAGATGAACCACCTGTAGACCCAGTACCTGATGAAATTATTGCCGATGTACATAAGAGATTATATGCATTTTTCCCTAATAACTTTTCAGGTGAAGACCATCAGGATAATCCTGTTAAAGCAATAAATTACTTATTATTAGGTGGTACAGGTGCTACAGGTTATGAAGGTGGTATGACACATTCAAATAACCCAATTAATGGTTGTTTGGGTGAAGCAACAAAGACTTGTAAAAACAAAAATGGTAAGATAAATACTTGGTATTATGAATCCGATGATTGGAAGAAGAATGAAGTATTAAAGGTAAATACAACATATAAAAAAGGTGCGTATGGAACAAACTATAAAGATTCAAGTTGCTTCGGTTTGAATGATGATAGATTAATATCAATATTGACAGGAAATACAGCAGATAGTAAAAAAGCAAAAGAATATTTAAGATTAAATGATTTAAGTGATGAAGAAATCACTCAACAGGTAGTTCCTTTTTCTAGTATTGATATGTTACGTGGAGAATTTGAAATTCATACAAGTGATGACCAAGCAATTAATGCATTAGACCAAGCAGAAAGTATTAGAATACGTTGTGTTGGGTTTGCTTCAAAACACGGTAGTCAAATACCTAAAGGTAATGAAAGACTTGCATTTAATAGAGCAGAAATATTAAGGAATTACTTAATTAAAGAATCTAAATTTGACCCTAATTGGTTTGAACCATCAACCGTTGAAGGTTATAACATGGAAGTTGGTAATGATAGTGTTAGTTCTATTGAAGCAAAATTAGGTAGACACGCTGCTGTATTTATTGATATTACTTATAAATATACTGTAGAACCAACAGTAGAGAAAACAGAAGAAGAAAACGCAGTTATTATTAATAATAATGTTGATAAATTATTGCGTGAAACAACACTTGATTTGTATAACAAAGGTGCGTTTGATGGTATAGGTGGATATAATAAGTTAGATACATCAACAATTGACAAAAGCGCACGTGATGCATTTTTAGCAAAACCTGTTGAACCAATTAAAAGTGAGTTTGTAACAACAGAAGAGATTGTTCGTGAACCAGAATATGATACAGAATATCGTTATTTTGAAAGAATTGATAAAGAACAAGATGTTGTTAAACGATTGATAACAGATAAGGTTAAATATTTTGACCCAGCATATCATTCAATTACACCTGAAGGATTTAATGCAAGACTTACGTTCCTTCATCAATGCACAAGACAAGGACCAACAGTTGCTGCTTCTGAAAATGGTGCAGTAAGTGCTGGTAACTTGGCTTTTGGTAGACCACCTGTGTGTGTATTAAGAATTGGCGATTTTTATAATACAAAAATTATTATTGATTCAGTATCAATTAATTATGATGCAAATGGTGGAACACAATGGGACATGAACACTGAAGGTATTGGGTTACAACCGATGTTTGCAAATGTAACAATTGGGTTTAAGTTCTTAGGTGGTAGTGATTTAAGTGGTCCAATTGCAAGGCTTCAGAATGCTGTTTCTTATAACTTCTATGCTAATACTAGTGTATATGATAGACATGCAGATTATAGAAATGCATTCGTTACTGATAATGCTAATGTTGATTTGGTTAACATGTGGGAAGCAGGTGTTAATACAAAGACAAATGATACAGCAAAATCGAATACAAGTGGTGTAAATCAAAATAATAGTAAATAAATTATTTAAATATGTCATACGATAGATATTCAATGTTTAGACATGATGGACAAATAGATGTTGTTCCTTTTGGTAGGATTCCAGAAAAAAGTACAGATTTTTTTGAAGTATATGAAAAGGGAAAAACAAGACTTGACATTTTGTCATTTGATTATTATAAAGATAGTAATTATGGGTGGTTGATTTTGCAAGCAAATCCACAATACGGTTCTATGGAATATGAAATACCTGATAAGGCTGTATTAAGAATTCCGTACCCATTAAGTAAAACTATTGAAGATTATGAACAATCAATAAAAGATTATAATTTATTATATTAATTTATGAACGAAACAAAAGTTGACAGAGTAGGCAGATTCGATTATGTAGAACCAATGAATTTAAATTTGGATTTACCAGATAATGCGATAACACATAAACCTGAAGATTATTGTATTTCAGTAAATTTAACAGTAGAAGTTCCTAGTAGGTTTTACAAAGAAAATAATGATACTATATTAGTTGCTTCATCAGATAATGGTTCTATATCATTTTTTGGTGGTAGTGATTTTGGTGGCCCTATTAGTGGCGAAAGCAAAGATATGTCACGTGGTTATTTATCAACGTCATGGACAGATATTTCTGTTAATAATGTTGGTAAAGGAAATAGAGAGTGTTTAGGAATCGAATCTATTAATGTTGCTTATTCTCCTAACTTTTTCCCTATGGTGACAATTAGATTTGTTGATGTTAGGGGTGCTTCTTTGTTCATGCCACAAGAAGAATCATATAGAAATTGGGTTAATGATAACTCATATGACCCTAAAAGACCATTTGACGGAAACTCATTTTTTAAATCTTTATTTAGTATGCCATCCCCGATTTTTAAATTAACAATTAAGGGGTTTTATGGAAAACAAGTTACATATAAACTTTTAATGAGTAAATTTGATTCTGAATTTGATAGCGAAACAGGTAATTTTATTGCAAATGTTCAATTTGCTGGATATATGTATGGTGTTTATACTGAATTACCTATGTCTTTTATTGCATTATCACCTTATCTTGATGGTTTGAAATATTGGGAAAAGAAACATTTTACTCTTGATAATGGAATAGAAATACCAACAATACCAAATCTTATAAAAAAAATTGGCGAAGCAGTAAAACAAGCACCACAGGAAAGTTTACAATCTGAAAAGGGTAGAGAATTTACTGAAACACAAGCATTGTTAACAAAATTGAAGGAAGTTAAAAATAATTTCCCATTTAAAGGATTTGTTAAATCTGAAGGAGAATTTGGTTCTGAATCAAAGAGAGGTATTAAATTTGCCGAAGAAAATTATAGCAATGGCGAAAAGAAGTTTACTGATGTTGATGAACTTGAAACAAGAAGTCGTATACTTGCAGGACAAAGTAAACAAGTTTATTATAAAATTGACCCAACAAATAATACTTCTTTATTTAGTTCTAATAGAGTAACATACTCTTCTGATAGTACTGGTTTTGATAGTAAATTACGTGAAATTAAGAAGGGAAGTATTGAAAATTATAAGGAACAACTTAAAGAATTGGTAGATAAACATGGTAAAGAGTATCAAAGATATGTAGATGATTTTGATACTTTGTTAGATGTATTAAATTATCAAAAGAACATTTATGAAAATGGTGAACTTACACAAGTAGCAAACCCAGTAATGTGTGTTTTGTGTAAAGGTGGTAGTGGAGAAAAACAAGTTCGTGGTGTTGATTTGGTTAATAAAGACAAAGAGAAAAAAACATACGGAGTAAGTTATCTTGGCTTTAAAATTGGTGAAGGTGCAAGTTGTAGAGACTGTAAACCTGAAGATATTGAAGCAATTTGTAAGAAAATTGAAGGTGAAGGTTTTACATATAGTTCTACTGTTTTTGTTAGTAGAATTATAACAAATATTTTGGTGTGGGCAGAAGATGAAATAAAACAACTTGAAAAAAAGTATGAGAAACAAGAAGGAGAAGTGCGTGAACAACAATCAGAAATTGCTGAAAGATTAATCGGTTTCCCATTAACGATTAAGAATGTTTATGACATTATTTTTGCTCATATTGATACTTTCATGTTTAGATTTTATGGACATTTAAATAACATAACAAATGATACTGTGAGAAAAAATCTCATAAACGGTAATTTTTATAGTCTTTTAGATGTTCCTGATAGTTGTAAAGATAAAGAAATTCCACCATTTCCAACATTTGTTTCAAAAACAGAAAAAGATGGTGAAAAAATTACATGGCCATGTGTTATATTAAATGATGATATTGAAGAAACAAAATTTGTTTATGAGATTATTAATGCTGCATTACAACTTGGTAATGATATTGAAGCAACGTTAAAGGAACTTGAAAATAAGAGTAACGCTAATGCTAACGCTGTCAATTATCCAACAGGCAGTGATAAAAGAATTCCTGTAACAATTTTTGATTTATTATATGACGGTAATGTTAATCCGTATGTCGCAGTATATGAACGTTACAAAGCAAATCCAAGTATTGATGTTAAAAAAGAAATATGGTTTACATTTATAATGCGTTGTGCTTATTTTGGAGAAATCTTTGCTAAATATAGAACGTTATATACAACTAATAGTAAGTCTTATGGTGATTTAAAAAAAGCACAAGAAGATATATTTAATGGTGCACATGAATATTTTGCAGCAGCAGAGGCTTGTAACATTAAGAAAGCATTTGGTAATAATCTTGATATGCCTGTTATTGTTGACATGGTAAATGAAACAGCAAATAGTACTTTTAAATCAGAATTAAACTCTTATATTACAGGTACTGAAACAACACCATTTAAAAATACTAGTGAAAATTGGGGAAAATGGAATATTAACTTTGTTAAAGATTTTGAGGTAGATGATAAACATTTTGCAATACCAATTAAAAATTTACAACTTTATTCAACAAGAACGGATATTGGTGATGGAACATGTGTTGATAAAAATGACGAATATGTTGTTTTTAGAAAAGATGGAGAAAATACAACTGAAACATTGAATGATAAGATATTAAATGAAAAGTCAATACAAGTTATTGAACGTGATGACTTTTTTAGTAAGTGGGTAAACTTAATTAAAGGTGACGCTGTTTTTCAAGAATCTAAAGCATTAGAAAACTCACAAATAGGCACTTTTTTAGATGATTTTTTGAACAATTATCTTGGTAAATATATGTATGGTGGTGCTGTTGAGAAAGCAGGTGATTCTGTTGATAACCCATATCGTATTGGTGACAATGAAAAAATATTTGTTGAAAAAGTTAATGGAGAAAAGTTCTCATATCTTGATATTGCAAAATTATCAGCACAAGAATCAGGTGTTTATTGTTTACAATATTCAAAGAACGAACAAAAACCTAAGAATTATACATCGTTTATTAACGGACTCCCATGTATTGACCCAGTTAATGTCATAACAACAGGAACAACAAGTAAAATTACCGCACATTTTCCATATAATGATAATGTTGAATTTAAAGAGTTTTTAAATAGTGCTGCAACACCATATGATAAAGCATATTTATTCTTATTTTCATTACCGATTAAAAAAAGTTATTTTAGTGATGGTTATTTTGGAATTAAATCACTTAAATCAGTTGGAAGTAATTTACAAAAAGTTGCAAAAAGTTGTTTGCTTAGAGAAGGTGCTTTTTATTATTGGCAAGAGAATTGGCAAACAATCAAAACACATTTTTATGAAAATTATGGTGCAACAATGACAGAAAACAGTATTCCAATAATTAAAACGGAAGAAAAGAATCCTGCACCAACATTATTTATGAAAAATGATAAGGAACAAGAATATATGACACTTGAATTAAAAGATATTCCTTTAAATAGGAAAAAGTTCCTTATTGATTATTTTAAAAGATGGGTAGAAACAGATTTTAAAACGGATATTGCTAATATTCAAATGAACGTTAGTGGTTTAACTGATAGTGAAATGCAACGAGTTATGAATCTTTATCTTCATGGCGTTGTATATGTTGACTATTCACAACCGTTAGTGAGAAATTTATATGTTGGTAGCGGTTTTGACAAAAATGTTAAAATTGAAGGAGAAAATATTAAATTCTTTACTTCAATATATGATAAATTTAGAAATTATTTTTCTAATTTATATCCACAAGATACGTTAACAACAAAACCAGATGCAATTAATTTACAAGATGTAGAAAAGGGTATAAAGAGTAGTATTGACTTAAAGTTATCAGTTTATTTAACTTTGCAATCATTATATAATAAATTTATTGCAGGAAATAAACACGATAGATGGAAATATCAAGGAAAGGAATCTGATTTTAATAATTTTATCTACATGGATTCTTTTTATAATTTGATTGGTCAAAAACTTATATTTAATAGTACAAGAATTCAACATATGTTATCTGATGTTACTGATAGTGTAAATGCGTTAGCAAATTCAGATACAAATATGTATAAAGGTTCAGTATATGAATTTTTCTCAACAATTTGTCAGGAGAATGGGCTTAACTTATTGGCTTTACCTGTTAAACCATTTGTTACCGAAGATAGTAATGGTGGTGTTGCTTGGCATTTGTTTGATAATATTCCATATTCTCAAATGGAAAGTGGTGAATCAAGTTGTTTTATTTCAATGTACACATATAGACCTTCAGAACATCTTGATAATCCTGATGGTAATGGGTTATATGTATATAAAAATGATGGCTTTGATATTAATTTAAATGGTGAAAAAGATTTACCTATACCGTTACAAGATTTCGGTGAATACGATAATGCACCAAGAATACCAGCATTTGCTGTATCATATGGTAAGCAAAATCAAAGTATTTTCAAAAAGATAACAGTATCAACAGCCAATCCACAAATAACAGAACCGTCAATAGCAATGACTTTAAATATTGCAGCAAAAGGTGATAGTAATCCAAGAGATTCTGTTTTCTTTGGACAGGATATTTATTCGGTTTATTCTAATTATTCATATACTTGTGATGTTGAAATGATGGGTTGTGCACCTATTATGCCATTAATGTATTTCCAATTGAATAATATTCCAATGTTTAAAGGTGCATATATGATTATTCATGTTGAGCATAATGTTGTCGCAGGAAATATGACAACAAGATTTAAAGGTGTTAGAGTAAATAAAGCAGCAATACCTTTTGTTAAAGTTCCATATGTTTATACTGATGATTTGGGAAATAGAATTGTTAATGATGATGGTGAATACAGTGAAGATAGAACAGGTAAAAATTTCTACCCTACTAAGGAAAACCCACCAATTGTAGATTTTACTAATTCTACATCATGGGAAGAAAGAATGAGAGTTGCATTTAACATGGCATTTAATTGTGAACATAAGACAAGTGGTGGTGAAATAAAGGGTATGTGTGGTAGATATACATATAGAATGGCATATGCATTTATTACTGGAGAAGACCCATGTAATAAATTTCCTAATAAAAATGCTAGAGATATGGAAATGGATAAATATGATTTTGGTGGAAGAGGAAAATTTTATACTATGGAATGTCAGAAAACTTTTTTAACAACTAATGAATGTAAAGATTTTATTAATAGTCAAAAATATAATGTTGGTGATGTTGTAATTTATTGGACAAATACACCTGTTAGGAATAGTGAAAATAAATTGGCTAGTTGTTATTTATACGGTCATGCACAAATATATACAGGTACTGAACACAGTAGCACGGTTAGTAATGGAGTATCAAGATGGGCTTCAAGTATAAAAAATAACTATGGTACTTCTATGGTATATGCAAATACATATAAATCAACCCCTAGTTGGACAGTAAGAATATATAGACAGTTACTTTCACCAGTAGAATAATGTTGTATTGGAAGATATTTTTTAGTATATTTGTAAAAAATGTTTTTCCAGTATGAAATATTTAGGTAATATTGTAACAGATAGTAGAATCAATAATTTAGAATACTATAACATTGTTAAGTCGTTAGAAAAGATTATACCTGATATACCGACACTAATTGTTGGTTATCATAAAACAATATCGGTATATGGTGAGAATTTTAGTATTTTAGATTGGAAGTTGGACAATAACTTATATTGGACATATGGTAGAAGGGAACGAGGTGAAAGGTATCTTGAAGATATTGAAAAGTTTAAAGCAATATGTTTTAATGATATGATTAAAACCGTTGATTATCGGTTATTTAATGTGTTAGTTGAAGATGTAAACAAAAAGAAAGAATTTTTTAATTACATTAAAGATAAGAAACATAAAACCATATATATTGATAATGATATGGTTTATTTATATGAGGATAATAAACATGTTATTGGTTTTTCATTAAGAGATATTGATTATAGTGGTGGAAATAAAAAAAAGATATTATCGGTTCTTTTATCAGATGTAAATAATAATATTTTATCAGCTAAAGAAGTATTTAATAATGAGTTTAGTATGACGTTAAAAAATAAACCATATATAGTACCGTATTTATATAGTTGATTTTTGAGAAATAATAACTATTTATAATAAAATATAATATTGTAATTATGGCAGTTAAACAAATTTATAAAAGGGTTAAATTAGGTATTAAGCCTGTAAGAGTTTCTTTAAATGAAGAAGTAGAAACCCCTATTGTAGAAAAAGAGCCGAAACCTGTTACTAAAAAAAGTAACAAGAAAAATAAAGAAGAAAAACAAGATGAAGATATGACAACTGAACAGTTTAACAGAGCAGAAGCATTGGCAATGGACATCAATGTTCCTAACCAAGTTAAAGTAGTTAAAAAAGATAGAGGTCTTATTGAAAGAACCGAATCATCAAAAATCATTCTTACAGAAGATAATAGACAAGTACTTACAGATTAATTATTATGGACTACAATAAACGAATCGTAAACGAATATAAAGAAAAATTTCAACATCTTGTAGAATATACTAATGCAGGTAGTGCATTTAAAGTAAATGAAGATGGTGAAGACCCTAATATGATGGGTGCTGACCCTTCAATGGGTGGTGCACCTATGGGAGACCCTTCAATGGGTGGTGCACCTGGTATGGATGCAGGAATGGGTGCTGACCCTTCAATGGGTGCTGACCCTAATATGGGTGGTGCACCTATGGGAGACCCTAATGCAATGGGTGGAGACCCTAATATGATGGGTGCTGACGCTAATATGGGTGGTGGTGTTGAAGGTTTCAACCCACAAGGTGCTGGCTCTTCAATGGGTACTGACCCTAATATGGAAGGAGAAGAAGAGGAAGTTATTGATGTTGATGAACTTGTTAATAAACAAGATGAAACTGCTGAAAAAATTGACAAGTTAGCATCAAGTTTTGATAAATTAGTTGATACCATGAAGAGTTTTAAAGACATGGTGGATTCAAGTAATGAAAGAATGGAATCATTAAAGGCTGAAATTGAAAGAAGAAACCCAACACCTGTTGAGAAATTATCTTTAAGGTCTGGAAATGGTTATCCGTTTAATCAGACACCTGATGAATATTGGCAGACAAAACAGGCAACATCAAATTATAGTACAGAAGATGATAATAACGGTGCAGATGACCCTCAATATCAAATAACTAAGGATGAAATTGACAATTTTAATGATTATGCAAGTGTTGCAAAAGATTTAACCAACGATTTTAACCTTAGAGATATGTTTGGATATTAATATGGAAATGGGGTAGAATTTTTTTCCAGAATTTTCTACCCCAAATTTTTGTATTATTAAAACTTTTTTGTATTTTTGTAAAAAATTAGAAATCTAGCATCACTAAGAATAGTGGTGTATTAAAAAACTTTAAAAATAAATTTTATGTAAAAAAAAAATTTAAAATGGGAAACAGAGTAAACATTAACATTGACCCAGAATTAGTAAGCAAAATTGATTTAAACGAAAAAAAAACCGAAAAACAAGAAACACAAAGTACCTTTAACACAAAAAATTATCTCAACGTTAAATTAGACAAAGAAAACGGAGAACAGTCAAAAGAAATCACAATCAGGCTTCTGCCTATGAACCTTGAAACAGGTTATCCATTTGTTAGAGTACATTTTCACAACATTAAAGTAAACAAAGCAATTTTTAACACAGAATGGAAATCTTATGTGTGCTTATCACAGAATGAAGACATTGACCATAATAAATTTGGTAATAAATGTCCGCTTTGTGAACAGAATCAGAAAGCATACAAGTTAGCAGAAAAAGAAACAGACGAAGCAAAGAAAAAAGCACTTTACAAACTTTCTTGCAGTTATAAGAGTAACGAAGCTGTTATTGTTCGTTGTATTGAACGTGGAAAAGAAAGTGAAGGTGTAAAGTTTTGGAAATTTAATCTTCGTGATGATAAGGCAGACCCTTATAATCAAATAATGGACCTTTTCAAATATAGAAGAAATAAATCTCTTGAAAAGGGTGACGAAGTTCCTGAAAATATTCTTGATTTGTATAATGGTAGAGATTTGATTGTCACAATTAAGTCAACAGAAAAAAGTAACAATACAAATATTACAATTCGTCTTGATGAAGATAGAACACCTATTACAACTGATGAAGAACTTCTTGAAAAATGGGTATATGATAAGAAAACATGGCAAGAAGTATTTCCACCAAAGGATTATGACTATATCAGTCTTGTAATTCAAAATAAATACCCTTGGTTCGATAAGAAAAATAATAAATGGGTTGATAGAGACGAATTCAATAAAGATAAGGAAAATCAGGTAAAAGATGAAGACAAGAAAGTTGATGAGGCTGATAAGAAATTAAAAGAACCTGAAAAATACACTGAAGATTCATCATTAGCGAAGGATATTGAAATTGATGATGAAGATGATGGTGAAGAACTTCCATTTTAAAAATTATTAATAGTTATGGCATTAATATTTAGATATGGAACAATGAATAGTGGTAAGTCACTACAATTGTTGGCTTTAGCATATAATCTTGAAATGGAAAGTATACCATTTATTATTTTGAAGAGTGAAATTGATAATAGGGATGGAGAAAACACAATTCATTCAAGAGCAATTCCTGGTAATAGAGAATGTATAACGGTTACAAAGACAGATAATATTGTTAATATGTTTCAGGATGTTGCATTTACAGGTATAAAATGTTTATTAATTGATGAAGTGCAGTTTTTGACACCTAAACAAATTGAACAATTAGCATTTCTTGTTGATACATATGGTATTGATGTATATTGTTATGGATTAAAAACAGATTTTAAGACAAAATTATTTCCTGCTACACAAAGATTGTTTGAAATTGCAGATGAATTTGAAGAAATTAAATCATATTGTAAGTTCGATGGCTTTAGTAAAACTATGTTTAACGCACGTGTTGACAAAAACGGAAACATAGTAAGAAAAGGTGAACAAATTGAAGTAGGTGGAAATGATAGATATAGACCAATGTCAAGACAAGAATATTTTATTAGAACAAACTTATATCATAAATTTGATTAAAAAAAAATTTCTATGGCAAAACAACCGTTAAAAAAGAAAGAAGTTAAAACACGTCCCAATGTGTTAGATTTTAAAGCAAAAATGGGACTTGTTGCAACAAAAGAAGCAAGTAACGCTGATAAACCTATTGATTGGCTTATAATGCCTGATGCATATAAAGAAGCACTTAAATTACCTGGTATTCCAATTTCTTATGTAACAACAATCATTGGACATTCTAATACAGGTAAATCAACTTTAGTTAATCATGCAATTGTTGCAGCACAAAGACAAGGGTTTATACCTGTTATATATGATACCGAAAATAACTTTGATTTCAAGTATGCTATTGATATGGGTATGGAAGCAACACCTATATATGGTGATATTGAAGTTGAAAAAGTTAATGAAGAAACAGGTGAAATTGAACTAACAAAAGAAAAGGGTCTTGTTGCATATGACGGTAATTTTATTTACTTTAACAATACTTTACTTGCTGAAAGATATGGTAAAAACGATTATTCAACAGGTAAGGAAACAGCAAAGGCAAGAAAGATTGCGGTAATTGAAGATATTGCTTATTCAATCAATGAATTACTTGATGCACAGGATAATAATGAAGTTGGCGCAGGTTTTGTGTTTATTTGGGATTCAGTTGGTTCAATCAATAGTTTCAAGAGTTATAATAGTAAAGCTGGAAATAGTATGTGGGATGCAGCAGCAATTAGTGTTGCGTTTAATCAAATCGTAAATGATAGGATTCCACGTTCAAGAAAAGTTTCAGCAGAATATGCTAATACTTTAATTCTTGTTAATAAAGTGTGGCTTGATTCAATGACAAATCCTGTTGGACCACCAAGTATTCAATTAAAAGGTGGTAATTCAATTTTCTATGCATCACGATTAATTATTCTTCTTGGAGGACAATTGAAGGCTTCAACTAAGAAGTTGACTGCACAATCGAAAGGACTTACATATAATTATGGTATTCAGACAAAGATTAAGGTACTTAAAAATCAGTTACCAAATCCATATACAATAACATATGAAGGTGAAGTAATTTGTACCCCACACGGTATGATTAGTACTGACAAGGATGTATTGGATGCTTATCGTAAAGAGCATGTAAACTACATTTTGAAGCAATTGAACGATGTAAGTGTTAGTAACAACAGTAATGTGGTAGTATCTGATTCTGATGACATTACATTTACTGAAAGTGATGAAGAAGATGTTAATTAAAAATGTCTAAAAAAAGAAAAATAACTGGGAAGGGTTGCTTTTCCAGTTATTTTTTTGTATTTTTGTATAAAAGAAGACGAAATGAAAATTAAGTTAGTAAGTTTTAATCAGTCAACAAGTGATGGCCATGTATATAAAAAAGAAGCATTTGAAGAATATTTGAATACACATAAAAATGAGTTATTTAACGTAACCATTAATGGCAGTAAAAATAGAATTGGTGTTTTAACACATATAGCTGAAGATGATAACGGTATTTATGGTGAGTATTTTCCTTTGGAAACAGATACAGCAAAACTTCTTTCGCAAATGGAAAAAAAGAAGATTATAGAGTTTGAACCAACCGTAGAAAAAAATGAATTAGGAAATATTAAGATTAATGAAATTTCTATAGTAAAGAAAAAAGATAAGAAGAATGGGACAACCAGTAAGAAAAGCAATTAAAGAAAAACATCCTGAATTAAACGTAACACCATTTTATACATTAATAGTTGATGGTAATAATCTACTTAGAATGTGTTTTAGGGATGATAAAGTAAATAGTGAAGGTGTACACTATGGTGGAGTTTTTCAGTTCTTACTTCAACTTAAAATAATGTTGATGAAAAAAAGTTATGACTATATATACGTAACATTTGATGATAGTAATTCAGGTATGTTACGATATAAATTATATAACGATTATAAAGCAAATAGAGATAAAACATATAGTGATTATACAGGTGATGAATTAAGTGATTATCAAAAACAATTTGATGAAAAACTAAAAAAAATGCAGAATTATTATTTTAAAGGCAGGAAAGATAGAAAAAATGATATAAAAGTTGATGAACGTGATTATATTGACAAATATAAAACAAAAGAAATCACAGAACAAGAGGTAATATCAATATTTGGTGAAGAACGTGGTAAAAAACTCATTAAAACTGCCGAAAAAGAGGTTATAGACGAAAATTTTCAGAGAGAAAGAGAAATTCTAATGAAATATTTCAACGAACTTTATATTAGATGGATTTTTCATGATACGGTAGAAGGTGATGATTTTATAGCATATTATGTTTTGCATAAGAAACCTGAAGAACGTATTGTTATTATGTCTTCTGACCAAGATTTAACACAATTAATTAGTGATACTGTGTGTGTTTATGACCATAGTATTGACAAATATATATCGAAAGATAATATAGTTAGGTTAAAAGGTTTACCTGTTGAAAATGTTTTGATAAAAAAAGTGTTTTGTGGTGATTCAAGTGATAATATTAAGAATATTAATGGCGTTAGTGAAGCAAGATTGTTTGAATTAATGCCTGAAATAAAAAGTAGGCCTGTTACCATTGAAGAAATTAAAGAAAGAGCACAAAAATGTATAGATGAACGTATTGCCGAAAAGAAAAAACCTTTGAAATGGCATGAAAATATAGTAAATGGTGTTTCTAATGGTAATTATGATGGCGATTTCTATGAAATTAATACAAAAATAATTGATTTAAAACATCCTTTGTTAACAGATGAAGCAATAGAGGAAATAGAATCAATGATGTATGCACCACAGGACCCTGATGGAAGGTCATTTAACAATTTATATCAATATATTATTGATGATGGTATTGATGAATTAAAATCTGAGACAAAATTTGCAAGTTTTTTTGAACAGTTCAAAATTCTAGCAAATAAAGAAATAAATAGATATAAGAATTTTGTGGAGAATGGAAAAAATTAAAACAGTAATAAAAATCAATGAAGAACAATTAGGTAAAATTGTTAAAAAGGTTGTTAATGAGATATTGTTTAATACTTTACCTAAACATGACCCAAGCGGAAATATATATTCGGCTATGTTAGAATCTAAACCATATTTATTAAAGGAAGGGTTAATACAGTCTTATCCAATAGATAGAGTTGTATCTGCTTTAAAATCTTTATTTAATTTATATGACGGAAATAATAAAGAAGAACAGAATAAATTGCTTTATTTTTTAGACAAAGGTGAAAAATATAATGATTTTAATGGTATAATTTTTTTAAACGAATATAGTCAAAATGATACACAAAGAATTGAAATTAAAGTTAATAAAAATGACTTTAATCAAGAGGATTTTGATAGATATTTACTAAAATATGGGTGGTATTGTGGAATATCTGAAAGAGTATACGGCTATGATAACATTATTAGATTTATATATGAGAAAAAATTTGATATAGATGTTACAGAACTTGTAAAAGAAAAAAGATTTATTTATCATATTTGTCCTAATATTTATTTAAATAAAATAAATAGAGTTGGTTTAAAACCTAAATATTCATCATGGAATCAGTTTAAAAATCCAGAAAGGGTATATTTTTTCTTGGAAAAAATATCACATGAAAAGTTTTGTGCTTGGGCATATAATTTTCATTGGGAAAAAAATATGGAAAGACGAGAATTAAATGATGGTTGGTCGTTATTGAAAATAGACACAATGAATTTAACGAACAATCCAAGTTTTTATTTTGATGCAAGAATGAGAAATGGTATATATACAATGGATTCAATTTCTCCTGAAAATATAGAAATAATTGATTTTATTGATGTTAATGATTTAATTAATTAAAATAAAACTACAATTTTATGATTTGCGAGCAGGAAAATCCAGATAATTGTTGTTTCTTAAAAAAAAATGTTGTATATTTGTACAGAATTTATGTTTAACTTTAAATATTAATTAAAATGGTAGAAAATAGAAAACAATTTGTAAGAGATTACAAAGAAAGATTTGAATTTAAACTTACTATTGGCGATAATATTATTTGCCAACGTTATTTCAAAATTAATAATTTTAATGAACAAAGTATTCGTTCATTTGAATTGGTTGACACAATCAGAAATGTTGTCAAAACAATTGATGATGAGTTGAAGTCTAAAACTCTTGATTATCTTGAAATCTTTTCACCAATGTATTTTAATAGCCTTGAAGAAATGGCTAAGTATTTTGAAAATCCTTATAACCGTAAAAGAATGAGACTTGGTGAAGGTATTGTTGTAAAGGGTGAAAAGGTTGATTATTTTTGGTCAGATAAAGATGAGCCTAGAGCACTTAACTTTAAGTTTGATGATGGTGAACTTTGTAATAGTCTTTCTGAAGATGATAGTGTAACATATAAATTTGCTTTCTTAGTTGATGAGAAAGAAGTTTGTTCTGCTTGTTGGGAAGGTGTTTATCCTAAATTTATCCGTAACGCTATCGACCTTTCCAATAAGAAAGGTAAAATTGAATATGAAGATTTATCAAGACTTGGTTTTGAAGAATATCTTAATTATCGTATTTGTGTAAATAGAAGTGACCTTGTTTATACAATAATTAAAGATATTTGTTCAGTTTGTTGCTTACAGGGTAATAATTGTTATACTCTTACAAGTACTTATGATGATACTGTTTATAAAAATTATCTTTCTCATAATGACATCTGTAAAATTTATAAGTTGTCTTGGGATGGAATGATAAGATATAGAAGTAAAAAAGAAATAGAAACGTTTGGTAGTTAAAAATTATGGGAAAAGCAATAGACAAAAGTACTTTAGGTTATCTTGGTATTGATTTTCAATATAAACTTGTTAAGTTCTTTGTCGAAGACCATAATTTTTTTGAAGAAATTTCTGATATTGTTGACCAAAACGCATTTACAGAGCAAATTTTAAGAGTTTTTGTAGGTACACTTAAAGATTTACAAAAGTCTGAAAATTTAGTTCCTTCTTATTCTACAATTGAAATTGCATTAAGAAGCAAAGCAAAAGAAGAATATGAAGTTAAAGAATATGAAGAGTTAATTGATAAACTGAAAAAAACTTCTTATGAAGGTGCTACTCTTGTAAAAGAAAATGCTTTAAAATTCTTTAAGCAACAACGATTAATCAGTGCAGCAAATAAAATCCTTGAAAAAGTTGGTAAGGGTGACATTGAACAATATGATGAGTGCTTGAAAATCATTGAAAATGCACTTGCAGCAGGTAATGCTGAAGACTTTGGTAGTTCAATCTATGATTTGGAAGAAAAAGCCTTGTCACCTGACTATACGGTTTCTGTTTCTACAGGTATTAAAGGTTTGGACGATGCACTTGGCGGTGGACTTGATAAGGGTAAATTTGGATTAATTATTGGTCCATTAGGCTTTGGCAAAGCACTTGCTGATGATGAGAATGTTGTAACACCTGATGGTTATAAACAAATTAAAGAAATCAAAGTCGGTGACTATGTAATTGGTAGTAATGGTAAGCCATGCATGGTGTTAGGTGTTTATCCACAGGGTGAAAGGGACATTTATAAGGTAACTTTTTCAGATAAAACAAGTTGTAGATGTGATAAGGAACATTTATGGAATGTGAATTCTTTGAAACAAAGATGGCATAAGACAAGAATATACGGAAAACGAGTGAGAACACCTGACTTTTCATTTAAAACAATGACTTTAAATGATATTGTTAATGATGGTTTGGTCAAAAATAATGTACGAAATTTTAGAATACCTGTTACTAAACCAGTTGAATTTGAAGAAAAAGAATTGTTAATAAATCCTTATTTAATGGGGTATTTTATTGGTGATGGAACATTTAGTAGGAATGTTATTACATGTGGTAAACAGGACATTGAATCTTGTATAGAAGAATTAGAAAAATGTGGTGAAGAGTTTACAGTAAGTTATTATCCTAATAAAAATGTATATTCTTTAAATTTCAAGAAAAGTTTAAAAGATAAAATTAAATTTTATTTCTTTAATAATGAAACGGCTGAAGAAAAATACATACCAGCAGTGTTTAAATATAATACAATTAAAAACAGGGTTGCATTGTTGAATGGATTAATGGATTCTGATGGTACATCACAAAAAAATGGTACATCGTGTTTCAATACTAAATCTAAACAACTTGCATTAGATGTGAGAGAAATTGTTTTATCATTAGGTGGTTTTGCAACTATTCATGAAAAGAAAACTGGATATTTTAGTAAAAAATATAATAAGTTTATTGATTGTGGTATACAATATGAGTGTACTATCACATTAACAGATTCAAGTTTACCAATTTTTAGATTTAAAAGAAAACAGGACAGAGTAAAATATCGTGTTAAATATAAGGATTCTAAATATATTGATAATGTTGAATTTGTTGGTAGGCAAAAAGCAATTTGTATTAAAGTTGATGCAGAAGATGAATTGTTTTTAACAAACGATTACATTGTGACACATAATACTTCTTTATCAACAGCTATTGCATCAGCAGCAGCAACGACAAAATGTGAACAAAATAATAACCAAGGTTGGAAAGTCGTTCAAATTTATTTCGAAGATGATGATGTTGATATAACACGAAAACATTTTTCAAGACTTGTTGATAAAGAAGCACGTGATTTTAAACGTCTTGATAGTGAAAAACGAAAAGAAATTCTTAATGCTCTTGAAAATCACCCTAATAGGGAACTTCTTAGACAAAATTTAAGACTTAAAAGTTTTAGAACAGGTGAAAAAACAGCAACTGATATTAAAAATTGGTTAGTAAAACTTACCAATAAAGGTTTTAAACCAGACCTTGTAATTATTGACTATTTTGAATGTCTTGCGCCTGAACGTGATGATAAATCTAAAGATAAATGGGAACAGGAAGGTGTTACGGCACGTAAAATAGAAGGAATGGCAAAAGAACTTGATATTGCTGTCTGGGTTCCTACACAGGGTAGTCGTGAAAGTATTGAATCTGAAATTGTTACGGTTGATAAAGGCGGTGGTTCAATTAAAAAGTCACAGGTTGCACAAGTTATTATTTCAATTGCAAGAACATTGGAAGATAGGGAAAATAATAGAGCAACATTGGCTTTATTAAAGAATCGTTCAGGTCTTGGTACTAAGATTTTCAGAAACATTGTGTTTGATAATGGTAGGTGTATTATTATCTGTGATGATGTGGAAGAATTGGATAGTGTTAAGAAGTGGACAGAGGAAGAAAAGAAGATTGCAGACCGCAATGAAGAAGAGTTAAGATTATCGGTTTTTCATCAAAAAATGTAAAAATAAGATAGTAAGGTAGTTATGGTAAACTAGGTAAAAATAGTAAGAAATTGTTTCCGATTTCGCAAAATAAGAGGCGATTTCTTACTATTTATTTTATACTAAAGAGAGAATAAATATGGATGTAAGAAAAAGTAATGGCTCTTATGAAGAGTTTAGTAGAGAAAAAGCAAAGAAAAGTATCTGTGAGGCATACAATTCAATAGGAGAAGAATGTAATGATACAATTCTTGAAGCAATTGTAAATGGATTATATGTTTATGAAAAAATTTCAACAATGGAAATTGATAGACAAATAGTTGAGGCTTTAATGTCTATTAATAAAAAAGTTGCAAAGAGTTTCGTAGAAAATGGTACAAATAGAAAAATCTTAAAAAAGAATGATGACTTTGTTAAAAATTACATTAGTGCATCAAATGCTGCCACTGGTTCAAAGTATGATTCAAATGCAAATGTTTCCAATAAAAACATTGTTACATTAGGGCAAGAAATACATAAAGGTGAAAATATACAACAGAATAGGTATATTATGCACAATAAAATTAAATCGTTGTATAGTAAGAAACTTGCTGACCAATATATATATGATTTGGAACATCATATTATTTACCGTCATGATGAATCAGGAACACCTGGTTTCCCCTATTGTGTAGCAATCACAATGTACCCATTTTTAGTTGATGGTTTGAAAAAACTTGGTGGTGTATCAGTTGCACCTACTGATTTAAAATCGTATTGTGGTGAGTTTATTAACCTTGTCTATTCAATATCTTCTCAGTTTATGGGTGCAGTTGCAACGCCTGAGTTTTTGCTTTGTATGGATTGGTTTATAAGAAAAGATTATGGTGATAACTATCTTGAAAGGTTAAACGAGGTTGTTGAAAATACAACAAAACAAAGAACACTTGACCAAGTAATTGAAAATTGTTTTCAACAAGTAGTTCATTCTATGAATATGCCAGCAGGTAATCGTGGTTATCAAACAGTATTCTGGAATGTTTCTTATTTTGATAAGTATTATTTTGAAGGTGTTTTTGGCGATTTTGTTTTTCCTGATGGAACAAAACCAATTTGGGAAACATTGTCTTGGTTACAGAAAAGATTTATGAACTTTTTCTTAAAAGAAAGAAGTAAATATGTTTTAACTTTTCCTGTTGAAACAATGGCACTTTTAACAGATGGAAACGATGATTTTCTTGATAAAGAATATGCAGATTTTACTGCTGAAATGTGGTCTAAAGGACATAGTTTTTTCTGTTATTTAAGTGATAGCCCAGATAGTTTAAGTAGTTGTTGTCGTTTGAGAAATTCTTTGAAGTCAAATGAAGATGATGAATTTAATCATACAACACATCAATTTTCAATGGGAACAGCGTCCGTTGCTACAGGTTCAAAATGTGTTATGACAATTGATTTAAACAGAGCAATACAAGATGCTGCGATTAAATACTATGAAGATAATAATATATCTTATGTTAAAGGTGAAAAATTAAAAGATGGTGTTGATAAAGAAGAAGTTCATAAATATATTAAGAATTATATAACTGAACTAACAGAAAGGGTACATAAATATTTAACATCTTTTAATGCCATTATTAAAGATTTTTATGATGCTAATATGTTACCTGTTTATACTGCTGGGTTTATTGATATGAGAAAACAATATTTAACGGTTGGTGTTAATGGTTTAACAGATGCAGCAGAATTTATGGGGTTAGAAATAACACCAAACGAAGAGTATGAAGAGTTCGCTAATTTAATTCTTGAAACAATTAATGTTTGCAATAGAAAAGATAAAACAAGAGATTGTATGTATAATACAGAGTTTATTCCTGGTGAAAATGTTTCTTATAAACATTATGAGTGGGATAAAAAAGACGGTTATTTTGTTTCTAACAAACATATGATGTACAGTTCTTATTTTTATAATCCAGAAGATGAAAACGTTAGTATACTTGATAAATTTACTTTACATGGAAGAAGATTTTCTTCGAAATGCGATGGTGGTATGGCATTACATCAAAATTTAAAAGAATTTTTAACACAAGAACAATATAGAAAACTTTTAAAGTTTGCTGCTAAGAATGGAACATCATATTTTACATTTAATGTAATGGGAACTGTTTGTGAAGAAGAAGATTGTGGGTATATAGATGTTCATACGTTAGATAAATGTCCGAAATGTGGGAGCACAAATGTAAGCCATTTAACAAGAATTATTGGATATTTGAAAAAAATAAAAGATTTTAGTGAACCGAGACAAATAGAAGCAAATAAAAGAATTTATAATGAATTATAAAAAATGGGGATAGTTGTTATCCCCATTTTGCTTTTTCTTGATTTTTTTGTATCTTTGTATAAAGTGTGATTTTATATAAAAGAAAGAATAAAAGAGGCGTAATATGGTTAAATATGTAAAAGAAGACACTCAGGTAACGTTTGCTGAAATACCTGATGAAATTGTATTAGCAATTAATATAAGTAATTGTCCTCATCACTGTAAGGGATGTCACAGTCAGTACCTTCAAACAGATATTGGTGATGAATTAACATTTGAAGTATTAGATGAATTAATTAAGAAAAATGAAGGAATTACTTGTGTTTCGTTTATGGGAGAAGGTAATGACTTAAATGGGATATTCTTATTAGGTATGTATATTAAGAATGAATATCCTGATTTAAAAGTTGCATTATACACAGGGTTAGAAGATATTCCTCAAAGGTTTGTTGAGTACTTTGATTATCTTAAACTTGGACCATATATTGAAGAATTTGGCCCATTAGACAAAGAGACAACTAATCAAAAAATGTTTAAGAAAGAAGAAAATAGTATGGCACTTATTGGTTATAAGTGGCAAAGCGGTTGGTGTGATATAACAAATAAGTTCTGGAACAAAGTACTTTAGTAGGTATTTTGGGAGATTTTATTATATTTATAGTAAAAATAAAACTTGTGTATGAATAATGAAAGAATCTTATTGTGTGGAATCGGAAAATTAGAAAATTGTTACATTCGTGAATGGGTAGAATATCATAAAAATTTAGGTTTTACTAATATAGTTTTATATGATAATAATGATAAAGATGGTGAACGATTTGAAGATGTAATCGGTGATTACATTAGGGATGGCTATGTAATTATGAGAGATAGAAGAGGTGTCGAATTAGCACAGATTCCTGCATATAATGATTGCTATAAAGAATTTAAAAAAGATTATGATTGGATTGGATATTGGGATATTGATGAATTTATTGAATTTGAACAGAGTGGACAGACAATTCAACAATTTTTAAGTAAACCAATGTTTAACAAGTATCAATCTATTAGATTATGTTGGAAACAATATACTGATAATGGGTTGATAACAGTTGATGATGAAAATTATTCAGTTACAAGATTCACAGAAGTATTTGATAAACAATTTTGTGTGAATAATGGCATTCCTGTTGCACATTATATTACTTCAAATACACAAGCAAAGGCGATTATTAGAACAAACGTAAAAGATTTTAATGTTATAAGTCCTCACTGTTATCTTGATGTACCAACTGTTACAGCAGATGGTAAAGTACCACCAAAAAATCATATTAGAATAGGAAATGTACCTGTTTGGAAAGGTGCTTGGCTTAATCACTATCGTTTTAAAACAATTGAAGAATATGTAAAACAAAAAATGGTAAGATTATGGCCTACTAAATATATGAATGGTGGTAAAGATAGACTTAATCTTGATTATTTCTTCATGTTTAATGTTAAAACGCAAGAAAAAGTTAATTTAGCAAATGAGATATTAAAAAAAAACACTAAAAAAACCATAAAAATTAATTCTTGGATTAAAAGAAACCCTGATGGAACATTAAAAAAGAACAATTGGGGGGATGATGTTAATTATTATTTCTTACCAAATATTTTTAATGCAAGATTAATTGATAAAACTAAAAAAGATAAAGGCGAAAATTATTGTTTCATTGGCTCTATTATAAATGATAATTATGTTGATGAAAATACAATAATTTGGGGTAGTGGTGTACAAACACGAACATTACAATTAAAAAAGAAACCTAAAAAAGTATGTGCTGTTCGTGGTCCATTAACAAGATTACAACTTATGAAGAAGGGTATAAGTTGCCCTGAAATATATGGAGACCCAACACTTTTATTACCTTATTTCTATTCACCAAAATTACCTAAGAAATATAAAATTGGGTTTATTCCACATTGGTCATCTATTGACACTATGAATACTATTCGTTTTAAAAGCGATAGTAGAGTACACTTAATTAAAATGAGTGGTTATAAAAAGTGGACAGATGTTATTGATGAAATAGTTTCTTGTGAATATATTGTTTCTGAATCATTACATGGATTAATTATGGCTGAAGCATATGGAATACCTAATTTGTGGGTTGATGTAAGTTTAAAAGGCGTTTATGATATAAAATTCCATGATTTCTTCCTTTCAATGAAAGAAGATAGAAGAGAAGCAGTAAAGGTTGATAAGAATTTTAATGCAGATATTGCTTTGAAATTACTTAAAAACTATAAAAAAGGAACAATGCCTAACTTGAAAAAATTGGTTGAAGCGTGTCCAATTGAAATCAATAATAGTGAATTTTTAGAGAGAATCTATAGTAAAACACCTTTAATTGTTGAAGAACCACCACAAATGGTAGAGGAATCAGAAGAACAACAAGAGGTGAAAAAACCTTATGAACCAGGTATTTCAATATGTATAACAGCATATAAGGCACAAAAATATCTTAAAGAAACTTTGGATTCTGTGTATAATCAGACTTGGTTTTTAAACCATAACAATTGGGAAGTATTACTTGGTATTGATGGTTGTGAAGAAACACTTGAATATGTTAAAACTATTATGGGTGATTATAAGAACCTTCGTGTATTCATGATGGATAGTAATCAAGGAACTTATATTACAACAAATACAATAATGTCACAAGCAAGATATGATGGTTTAATACGTTTTGATTCAGATGATATAATGTTACCTGAAATGGTTGAAAGAATCATGACAAAACGTGCAAATTATGATGTCGTAAGGTTTAAAATGCAAAACTTTGGTAAAAATACTATAACAAATATGGCTTGTGGACAAATATATATGAAACATGATATATTTGATGAATTTGGTGGTTATCAGCCTTGGAAATGTAATGCTGATAGTGAAATGGAAAAACGTGTTCATAAGTTCGTCAATCTTCTTAAAATACAAGAAGTTCTTTTGAGAAGAAGAATTCATGATACAAACTTAACTGTGGCTAAAGATACAAATTTCCAATCTTCTTTAAGAAGAAAATATATAAGTTACGTTTTAAAACTTCATGTTAAATCAAGAAAAGAGGCAGTCATTAATAAAGTGACAAATACTTTTACTGAAATTTATAATTCGATAGAAGAAAATTATACTATTCAAGAATCTAAACCTATTTTTGAAGAACCTAAACCTGTTTTAAAACGTTTACCAACACCAACAGTAAAAACACCTGTTAAAAAATATGCTGTTCCGAAACGAATTGTTAAAGAAGAAGAAGTAAATGAAGATATTAAAGAAAAAGAATCTGAACAAGAAATTGAAACAGTCGTTCAAGACACTAAACAAATAAGTTTAAAGGAAAAGGTTAAACAAATTAAAGTGCCAAGAAATTATTCAAGGAAACTTGGTGATAGATATATAATGAATGATTATTAAAAGAGGATGTAAAATCCTCTTTTTTGTTTTCCTTTGTAAAAGAATGAACTATTTATAAAGAAAAAATAAGATTTTAATTATGGCACATTTAAGAGTATTTGAAAATCACGAAGATTATGAATTTTTTATAGCTAGTGGTACAATGTATTATCCTAATGTATCAGTTTGTGAAGAACAATACGAGGCACATTATAATGATAATGGTACTATAGACAAAAATGATGGTAGACAAAAATATGGTATTATTGAAATTGACGATATTGAACCGTTTGAGTGTGAGGGTGGTATTGAAACAGGTATTAGTTTAACAACAGCAGAAACTAACCGTTGGAAATTAAAAGATAAGTCTGATTGGCTTAATGTATCACCAATTAGTGGTGTTGGTAGTATTGATTTGACTGTAGAAGCAGAAGAATACACTAATACTGAAGAAGATAGAGAGGGGTTCTTTACTGTTGGGTATACAATGCCTGATAGTACCTATAGTGTAAGTAAATATGGTATTGTACAAAAGAAGAAAATTGATTATAGTAAACAATCGTTAACATTTAAAATTTTATCTGGTGGTACAATTAATTGGATAACATCAGATGAATCATTCACCAAGACAATCAGTTACAGTACAGATAATGGCACTACATGGACAGACATTGTTTCATCAACAGAAGGTACATCAATTAATGTAAATGCTGGTGATAATGTAATGTTTAAAGGTGATAATGCTACATATGGTGATGGTGAAAATGTTCACAATTACTTTGGTGGTACTGCTATGTTTGAAATTGAAGGAAATATAATGTCACTTGTTGATAGTACAGGATATACAACTGCAACTACTTTATCAAGTGCTTATACTTTTTATTCCTTATTCATAAATTGTTCAGGATTAACATCTGCTGAAAACCTTGTTCTTCCTGCTACTACTTTAGCAGAGGTTTGTTATTCTTGTATGTTCTATGGCTGTACAGGTTTAACTACAGCACCTGAACTACCAGCAACAACATTAGTAGAACGTTGTTATTATTATATGTTCAATGGATGTACAAATCTTAACTATATCAAATGTTTAGCAACTGATATAAGTGCAACTGATTGTACACATGGTTGGGTATTAAGGGTTGCATCATCAGGTACTTTCCACAAAAACAGTTCAATGAGTAGTTGGACAACAGGTGATAGTGGTATTCCAAATGGATGGACAGTAGATGGATGGACAGTAGAAGATGCAACATTGTAAATTTATATTACATATTTAATAATAAAAAAAGCAAGTTGAAAAACTTGCTTTTTTTATTGTTTATATTATTTTATTAGAAAAAATAATAAATAATATGAAAACATTACTTTGTTGTATAGGTAGAAATGAAAATCAATATATTAGAGAATATGTTGAATACTATAAGAATTTAGGTTTTACCAATATAGTTTTATGTGATAACAACTATGATGGTGAAGAACATTTTGAAGATGTAATTCAGGATTATATTGATAGTGGATATGTAATCTTGAAAGATTATAGAAATAAGAAGGTATGTCAGTTAAATGCGTATAATACTTGTTATGCTGAATATGGTAAAGATTATGATTGGATTGCTTTTTTTGATTGTGATGAATTTTTGACATTGACAAAGAAGAAAACGATAGATGAATATCTTTCAGCAATTTATTTTAGAAGATATGATATGATTCATATTAACTGGAGGTGTTATGGTGATTCTGATTTAGCAAGAAACGATGGTAGACCATTACTTGAAAGATTCACAAAACCAATTCCTGATGATAGACAAGTTGCTTATCATTTTCCTGAAAATAACCATATAAAGAGTATTATTAGAGGTGGTTTAAGAAAGGTGGAATATAAAGTTAATCCGCATACACCACAAACAATAACTAAATGTTGTAATAATAGGGGTATTGCTTGTAATGGTGCTTCGGCATTTGAAAAATATAATTTTGATGATGCATATTTAAGGCATTTTTCAACTAAGACAATTGAAGAATATTGTGGTAAACTTAAAAGAGGTTTCCCTGATGGACTATGGAGTTTTGAAAAAATGGGTGAACATCTTTTGGAAACAAGATTTTTTAGATATAACAGAGTAACACAGGAAAAACTTGATGTTATTAAGGAAGAACTTGGAATTGATTTTACTAAACTTAAGCCAGAGACATCAACAAGAATATCTGATAATGCTTCAAATGAAGTAATTGATGGAAAGAGAAAAGATGTTCAATTGTTTATGCTTTGTTATGATAAAGAGCAGTATGACTTTGTTGATAATGAAGTAATGACACCTATTCAATGTGGTGCAGTTAACGGAAAAGATGTTTGTTCATTAAAGGATAATACAGGAGAAAATATTTCACAAGCAAACTTTTTCTTTGTAGAAAATACAGGAACATTTTGGATTTGGAAAAATATAAAAGATGCTAGATATAAGGGACAAACACAATATAGAAGAAGACTTATTGGTGTTGATGAAAAAACAGATTATGATAGAATTTTTAAAGATTATGATATAATTTGTGCAAAACCTTATAATTATCCTGCAAATAAAACTGCATTCATTCCTGCTGATACATTAATTGATGGATATGGTTATTCACATAATAGAGAAGACCTTGAATGTCTTGGTGATATTTTAAAAGAAACATATCCTGAATATGCACAGGATTGGGAAAATGTTGTGGTTAAAGGACAAGATTTGTATTATTCAAACGGTTTTGTTCTTCCTGCTGATAAATATGATGAATATTGTGAATTCTTATTCGATTTACTTAGTAAATGGCTTCAGAAGAATAACATTAACACATATGAAGATTTGATTGTACACGTTGCAAGAAACCTTGGTGCAGGAAAATACATTAGATACCCAAGAGAAGGTAAAGACCCTATGGAACTTACTTGGCCATCTGTTAATTGGCAGATTCACATTGGTGGATTCCTTTCAGAACGTATTTTGACACTTTGGATTAATCATAATATACCAAAGGAACGCAGATATGAGGTCGATTACCTTAAAATGGAAGACACTTATATTTAATAATTGATTTATTAATATAAAATTTGTATATTTGTAATAAGAAAACTATTTATAATTATATGTAATGATTTACTGGCACCATTTCATTAGTTGAAAGAAAAATAATATCGTAAGATATTTATGACGTTTGTATAGTTGTGCCAGAATTATACAAACGTCATTCTTTTTAAATTATGAAGAAGTTGACAACAGAAGAATTTATTAAACGTGCAAGAGAAGTTCACGGAGATAAATATGATTATTCCAAAGTTGAGTACGTAAATGCACACACAAAGGTATGTATAGTTTGTTCAGAACACGGAGAGTTTTGGCAAGTTCCATATGCACATATTGACCAAAGACAAGGATGCCCAAAATGTGTTAAAAGATATGAGAAAAGTAGGGATATAGTAAACGAATTAAAAAAAATACATAAAAATAAATACGATTATTCCAAAGCAACATATGATGGTCCTAGAAATAAAATTATTATAATTTGTCCAAAACACGGAGAGTTTACACAGAGGTTTGATGCACATTTAAGTGGGCAAGGTTGTCCTTTTTGTAAAAAAGAATTTTTAAAAGAATTACGTACTTCAAATAATAAAGAGTTTCTTGAAAAAGCAAGAGAAGTTCACGGAGATAAATACGATTATTCTAAAGTTGACTATGTAAATGCACATACATATGTTACAATTATTTGTTGTGAACATGGAGAATATCGTCAGTTACCAATGAATCATTTAAAGGGGAAAGGGTGTCCTTCTTGTAAAAGTTCTAAATTAGAGATTTTAATGAGAGAGTGTTTAACAAATAATAATATTAGTTTTGAAGAACAAAAAACATTTCATTGGTTAAAATATAAAAAACCAATGAAAATAGATTTTTATTTGCCTGATTATAATATTGCTATTGAATGCCAAGGTGGGCAACATTTTCAACCTGTTGATTATGCAGGTTTAGGTAAACAATGGGCAGAAAAACAATTATTATTAAATCAAAGTAGGGATAAAAAGAAAAAAGAGTTGTGTGAAGAAAATGGTGTGAAACTTTGTTATATAAATTATGATGATGACATAGAAGAAAAACTTTTAGAAATTTTGTAAGTACATTTAACATTTTCAAACTATTTATATATGAATGAAGTTTTTCATGGTTAGGTTTTTTTGTTTTTATTATTGGGAAAAATGCAGTCAAGAAATTGACAGCATTTTTTCTTTAAATTAACATATAATTTATTTATTTTTAATAAAAAGTTTAGATATGTTATTAAGTGAAATTGACAAATTTTATGGATTAGAGAATGGTATTCCATTAAAGAAGAGGTTATTTGAATATAGAACAGAGAAGGTTAAGAAGTTGATGGTTGAAGCATATGGTTCTTTTCCTGAACAATATGATAGTGTAAAAAAAATATCGGATGAAATAGTTTTAAAAATAGAGAAGAAGGAATTTATAAAGAAAGATGGTTATTTTTTAATAAGTATTACAGAAAATGTTATTGGTATTGGTGAAGTAAATATCTCAGTAAGGTGGTATGACAATAAGTATGGTGATAAAGTTGTTTATGGTAAGAGAGTAGGGAAAAACAATATAGAGTTAAGCATATATGCTGGTGAAGTAGTTTATTATAATTTATCATCCACTATTGCACATGAGATAATGCATTGTTTTCAGGATACATTACCGAAAGTAAAGGGGGTTAACGAAAAATCAATATTTTTATATTCGCATGTTTTAGAGTTTTATCAAAATGCACCAAGTTCATTAGTTGCTAATTTCTTTTATGGTTTATATATATGTTATTCATTTGAAGCATCTGCTAATATATCATCTGTTGCCAATTATATATCAAGTTTTTTTAATGGTAAAAAGAATATGACAACTATTGAAATGCAGAAAGCATTATATAAATTTGATAAGTATCAGGATTATGATGAGATATATAAAAGTTTGGTAAATAAATCTTATATTGATTTTAGTGAAGATGATATTAGGTATATAGAACGATGTATGACAAATAAGTTACATAATTATGTAACTGATAATATGGAATGTATATATGATAGGAATAAATTTAATGTAGAAAAGTTCATAAATTCAAATATCAAAAACATTGTTAATATATGCAGGACAACGATTGATAAAATGTGGAAAAATACAATGTTATATATTAATGAAAAATAAGAAGACATTTATGTTTTTATTTTTATGTTGAATGCAGTCAAATAATTGGCTGCATTTTTTTCTTTATTTTCATAATTATTTTGTTTATATTTATCTTAGAAAATTCATTGATAACTATTTATATTTAAACAATTATAGATATGGCTTTAACACAACGATTCGGGGTTAAATATCCCTTTTCAAGTAATAATCTTGATGAAATATACATTGATTTAAATGAAACACTTACTGATAGAGTAAAGTCAGAAGTGTTACATGTTCTTTTTACGCCTAAAGGTCAAAAGTTAAGAAATCCAGATTTTGGAACGGATTTAATTAAATATTTGTTTGACCCTAAGGATGATACAAGTTTTGAAAGTGTTAAATCAAGTATAAAGATGGATATTGGAAAATATGTAAAAAACATTGAATTTGAAGACATCAGAATTCTTCAAGATGAAAATGATGAAAGGGCTATTATCGTAGTTGTCGAATATAGTGTTGTCAAAGGAAATAAAAAAGAAAAAACAAAAGTAGCAGTAAAACTTTAAGTTATGGAAAAGAAAATCAGTTATTTAAACAGGAATTATGAAGATTATCGTCAAGCATTAATTGACTTTTCAAAAAAATATTATGGTGATATGGAAATTGAATTCAACGATGCTTCTATTGCATCATGGTTAATTGATATTAATGCAGATATTGCGGATAATCTTAGTTATCACATTGACAGGGTTTTTCAAGAAACTAATATTAATAGTGCAAATGAACGTGCATCATTATATGCATTAGCAAGGAACAATGGTTTTAAAGTACCTGGTCCAAAGGGTGCAATGGCTGAAGTAGAATTCAGTTGTTATATACCTATGAGTTCAACAACTAAAGAACCTGACTATGATTATGCACCGATTATTAGGAGAGGTACTAAATTAGCAGGTGGTAATCAATTATTTGAATTGTTAGATGATGTTGATTTTTCATTACAATTTGATAGTAATGGTAATTCTAATAGAACAATTTATCCAATTGTTAATTCAAATGGTATTATAACACAATATAAAATTACAAAACTCGCTGTTGTTGTTGCTGGTGAAACTAAGATATATAAGAAAGTTGTTCGTGCAAGAGATATAGTTCCATTTATGGAGATTCTTATTCCAGAAACAAGTGTTATGAATGTTGAATCAATCGTTGTTAAAGATGGTGACAACTATATAACAAACCCTACTTATGGCGAATTTTACTATGATGGTGATGAAGAACAAAAATGTGAAATTCAAAATAAAAGAACGTATAGATATTTTGAAGTTGAATCTTTGGCACAACAGTATAGATGGGGTGATGTTACAAATAAAGAAGGGAAAGCAGTAAGTCTTGTATATAATTATGTGTCAGGTAGTTCAGAATCAGAATACACATGGGTTATACCAACATATTGTGTAACTAAAGGTAAATGGAAAGAAGTAAAACATAAGTTTATTACTGAATATACTGATAAAGGATATTTGAAGGTTATATTTGGTGCAGGTGTTGACCCTAATGTTGATATTGATATTACTGGTTCAGCAGATTTCTCAAAATTTCAGATTCAAAGAATTATTCAGAATGATAATTTAGGTTATTTACCTAATCCGAATTCAACTGTATTCATTTTATATAGAAGTGGTGGTGGTAAGGCAAGTAATTTAGCACAAGGTGCAATTAATAATATTGTTTATCTTAATGCTGAAATTGGTGGTAGTGATTCTTCAGTTAGAGAATCAGTTAAGAATACGATTTCTGTTGTTAGTACGACACCTTCAGTATCAGGTAAAGATATGCCAACAGAACAGGAACTTAAATATTTAATTAAATATAATAGTGGTTCACAGAACAGATGTGTTACTGTTAAGGATTATGTTGCACAACTTTTAAAACTTCCACCAAGATATGGTACACCGTTTAGAGTTGGTGTTAATGAAGAAAATAATAAAATTATGCTTTATCTTCTTGGCTTAGATTATCAAGGTAAACTTGATTCAACACTTCCTACAGCATTGATTCAAAATGTAAGAGATTATATTGCTGCTTATAGAATGATTAACGATTATATTGAAATTAAATCTGGTAAAATTATTAATATTGGATTTGATGTAGATTTATATATTGATAAAAACTATAATAAATCAGATGTTATTGCTAATGTAATTACTGTTATAAGCAATTATATGGATGTCAATCAACATATTATGGGTGATGATATATTTGTTGGTGATATACAGAAAGAAGTTTCTAAAGTTGATGGAGTATTGAATGTGATTAAATTAGAAGTTTATAATTATTTTGGTGGTAATAATGGTGTTTATTCACCAACAAGAACGACACAAGAAACTGATGGTGATGTTGAAGCAGTTGATACAGCATCAAGAATAAAAATTGATTTAGAAGCGTCTGATTGGATTGTTTATTCAGAAGGTGATTCAATGTTAGAGGTTAAATACCCTGAGAGCGATATACGTGTCCGTTGTAAAGTAAGATAATATGAGTTGTAATTGTAAAGTAGCAAAACAAATAACATATTTAGAAAAAAAATATGGGCATAATATACCAGTATCTAAACAGTCACAAATTAGGTTTAGATTTACTGAATTCCTTAAAAATTTATTAGTTATTTTTATAGGAATATTATTTTTGCCAATTATGATTTTACACATTTTGTTTGTGTTAATTTTTAAAAAAGATAAGAAAATAAGTATTAAGAAATTACTTAGATTAAAATATGTCAGAAACTAATAAAACTTTAAGAATAAGAACAGAAGTTAATGGTAATGTTTCATCTTCATCACTTGCAGTTGGTATTAACCAAACTTATGATACATTTGAAATTTTATCACTTAAATTAAGACAGTCTGATGTTTATAAATTACACTCTGCTAACTATGGCGTTATAGTTGGTAGAGTTCTTGCTAATGGTAATTTTGGTGTTCCAAACGCTAAGATTAGTATTTTCATTGAAGGAAACTTTGATGATGAGGAAATATCAAATATCTACCCATATACATCAACTTCAAGTGAAGATAAAAATGGTGTTAGATATAATCTTTTACCAGATGAAAAAATAGATGATTGCCATCAAGTAGTAGGTACATTTCCAAATAAAACTTATTTACTTGATAATGACGTTCTTATTGATGTTTTTGACACATATTATATTTATACAACCAGAACTAATAATTCAGGTGACTATATTATTGCAGGTGTTCCTACAGGTGTTCAAACCTTACATATGGATTTGGATTTGTCAGATTGTGGTATTCTTTCTCAAAGACCAAGGGATTTTGTTTATAAAGGATATACAATTGAACAATTTGAAAATGCTAATCAGTTTAAAACAGACACAAATTTAGCATCTTTAAGTCAGATATTCACACAAGACCAAGTTGTTAATGTTATTCCTTTTTGGGGAAATGAAAATCAAGGTGAAACAATAGGAATAACAAGAGCAGATATTAAAATTTCATTTAAATTTGAACCTACTTGTATTTTTATGGGTTCACTTGTTGCTGATAATTCATCTAACGGTATTTCAAAGAAATGTGTTCCTACTAATCAAATGGGGGCAATGGATGAACTTACAACAGGTGAAGGTACTATTGAAATGATTAGATATACACCTGGTGGTAATATTGAATCATTTAACATTAGGGGTACACAATTGGTTGACGGTAACGGTGTTTGGTGTTATCAAATTCCAATGAATCTTGATTATATGATGACCGATGAATACGGTAATATGGTCCCAACTGATGACCCAGAAAAAGGTATTCCGACAAGAACACGTGTTCGTTTCAGGTTTTCAATGCAGGATATGGAAAAGAATACTGATAACTATTTTAGAGCAAAAGTATTAGTTCCACATAATCCACAAGATTTACCAGGGAATTCAGGTAAACATGAAGACTATGACTATGAATTTGGTTCAGAAACAAGAGAGGATTCATTTAGAGATTTGTTATGGAATAATGTATATACAGTAAAATCATATATACCAAGATTTCAAAAATCAAAAACGTCAAGACACACACAAAGGTTTACAGGTATTAAACATTGTAATTTCTATGGACAAAATAACCCTATGCCTTATAATAACATAAGGATTAAGTTACCATTAATGTTTACAATTCTTTGTGCATTAATTAAATCATATATTAGAATTGTTTATATTGTAAACAACATATTTAATGCGTTAGTAAACATATTACAGAAACTTGCTAATATTGTTGAAGGAGCTTTACACGTTTTATCACTTGGTATTTATACAGTTGTAAAATGGCTTTCAAAGAAGATTAGCAATAATGATTCTGCATTAGACATTAGTTCACGTATGATGCGTCCATTCAAAAGCATGAGATATGTTTCTGTTGCTGATGGATTGTGTCCAGACCTTGAAAATTGGTATTTTGCACCTGTAAGAAAAGCACTTAGAACTAACGATGTTGACCTTCTTCAACAAACACTTGATTATCTTGTTGGTAAAGAAGGTGAAGAAGCAGAAGACCAAAATATTCCATTAAAGGATAGTGGTGGTACAAGTGATTTACAATCTATTGATAAAACAAATACTGATTATGAAGATAAACAAGAAAAAGTTTGTCTTACAATATATACTGACTATCTTATTGCTTGTATAGAAATGGCATTGGCACAAGAATATAGAGTAATCAATTTTGATTTCTATAATGATTGGGTCAATGGTGTTATTTATATGCCAAGATGGATGCGTTTTGTCCGTCCAAAAAGAACCTTTTTATTTGGTTTAATTAAGATTAAACAAAAAATTAAGGCTTGTATGGATGATACTAAAATTTTCCATAAAACAAGATATTATGTACAACAATGTGCATTGGAATATAAAAAGAGTAAAGAGAATCTTTATACGGATATTACCACATATAATGGATGTGTAAATAATAAACCAAAATCAAAGAAACAAAAATGCCATAAATCAAAACTTGCAAGAAAAAGATATGGTATATTTGGTGGGTCTAAATCAGGTAGAAGACCTGGTAATGGTGGTGTGGTACACGAAGATGAAACATCAAGAGGACAGTTTGTCTATTATTTAAAACCATGTGAGTGGAGAAGTCAGGCAAACAATAAGAAAACTGTTTTATTTGCTAATGATATTGTTCTTTTAGGTTCTTTACTTGAATGTAATTTATATGGTATTCCACAGGCATTTAAATATTTAACCAGTTCATCATATATAATGCCAACTAACTTAGCATTGACTAATATGGATGATGAAGGTTATTTATATGCTGATAATGATGGTGTGATTTGTAGTAATACAAATAATGAAGTTGATGAAAGTAAGTCTGTTACACAAGTTGATAATAGTTATTCTGCATTAACAGAATATTATTCTAAAGCAGAAGAAGACCTTACATACGGTAAAACAGAAGGTGATGACCTTGGTGAAGTATTTGATGATATGATTCCTCTTACTGAAGCAGCAGGTATTGCATGGAACTATACGGGTCCAGGACAGGGTAAGAAGAGTGAATATGTTAATAAGAGTTTATATATGCCAGGAGGTCATTTCTTGGGTATAAGCTGTACTAATGCAGAAACAAACATTAAATCTTGTGTAAATCTGGAACGTATTTGTGAAATTGGTTCAAATATGTCGCAAAGAAGGGAAGAAGTTAGAAAGATTGTAGGTACAACAAATGATTTTCAATATAGATATTTTGTTCCGACAGGATTGATTGCAAATGATGAAATAAACGGTAGTTCGTTTAGAAGTATGTTTGCAACAATGAATCATAAAAGACTTCTTTGTGAAAATAGATTTGATGAAAAAACAGGTTATCCAATTTATGATTTTATTTATCTACGTCCAAACGGATTTGATGGTTCATTAAAAACTAAAACAAAAGATGTTGATTGGAATAAATCACTTAGTATACATGATGAATATAGTGAATTTCCTGATGTAGCAAAAGATGTTAATTATGATGTTAATGAAACAGCATATACACATACAAGAACAATTGAAGAAACTAAAGAAGATTATTATAAGTTTAGATTTGGTCTTGATGATTTATCTTTAGAAGAACAACAAAAAAGATTTTTAAATTTTGATGGAAGTAATGTTTCATTACCACAATATGAAAATTCATTTTATTTCTATTTTGGTTTAAAAGATGGTTCTACAGCATTTGATGAATTTCTTAAACAATTCTTCTCAGTTTGTGATACAACAAGTAGATTGAAGAATAAAATGGCACTTAATATGACATCTGAAGAAAAACATATGTGTAGTTTTACTTCAGATATTGTATTAGAAGGATTACACGGTAATGGTATAATTACAGGTAGATATGAATATTATGTAGATTGTGAAGAAGATGTGCAAGTTGTTAAATTACCTTCAAAACAGGCAGTAAATGGACAATTTGAATATCGTATATCTGATTTACCATTTGGTAATTATAAGTTTATTATTTCTGATGAAAATGACAACAGTATAACTAAGGAATTTGAAATTGGTGCTGAAGTTATAACAAGTAAACTCACGTCAACCAATTTTGAGTTTAGAACTAAGAATTTAACAGAAAATACAATTGTTAGTTCAGGAAAATCACTTGATTGTGGTTATATTGAAATTATGAATTTAACATACGATGGTAGAGTGTTTCCTGGAGATTTGACATGGGATGATATTAAGAGTAATTTGGTTATTATCGAAAATAGTAGTAAAAAGTATTTTGGTGGTAACATTTCAAAAATACCAGAATGCTTTAGAAACGGATATACCCAAATTAATGCTGATGTAAGTGTTGAAGGAAAGATATATGTATGGAAAGCCGATGCTTCTTATGATGTTTATTTAACTTCATTAAATGGTGGCGGTTGTAATGGATATATGAATTTAGGTACTGTTTATGTTGAAGGTATTGATAATTACGATTTATATCTTGGAAGTAAACTGTTACCATATAGTACAGAATTAGTGAATTATACAGGTGAATGGTGGAGAAATATAGGTGGTGATAGTTTAATTGATTGGGCTAAACGATACGCTTTATATAGAAGAACTGATTATAGTGCTGATACATTCACAAACAAGATATTTGCAGTAAATCTTAAAGATAAGGTAGTTGATACAGCATTATTTGGTGCTCCTGAATATGCTAATGGTTTTATGCTTAAAGTGTATTATGAAAACGATGATTTTAATACAGGTGATACACAATATTCATTAACCGATTCATCGTTGTGGTCAACAAGTTTATCATCCGCAACCACGTTACCAAATGATGAAAGACAATTATTTGGTGAAATGGCAATTAATGGTAAAGCAATCGTTAGTGATAAGTTAGCTGTTGTTCCAATAACAGGTAGTGGATATACAGGTATTCGACCATATTTTGAAGCAACTATCACTAATGATAAATTGAAAGATAAACATGGTTGCCTTGCAAAACTTGAAGATGGAACTATTCTTTATTGTGTGTACGATAAAGATAATAATCGTACACACAATAAAGATAATAATCGTTTCTCATTTGATGGTGATATGCCTGAAGATATTGTTGGTACAAATGTAAGCATATACCCTATATTCTATTATCCTGTAATCAATAGACCATTTTATTCAAAAGTATATATTGCTACTTGGTTAAATCCAGATGTTATATTAGGAAATGATAGTAGTCTTAGTGTTGGATATGATGTAGAACAATTTATGTCTACATTTGATATATTTAATGGTTTAACATATGAAAATGAAGAACATGAAGGTAAAAAATTTGGTTTGCTAGAAATTCAAGAAGTCGATTTTACTAAGTCAGGTAGAACACAAAATACTGATGCAACAGGTACTGAAACAGGTGGTAAACCTGAAGATGTAAAAGAAACATTTAATGTTTCAGGCGGTTCACGTTGGGAAAAAGATGAAAATAATGAAGATATATTTATTGAAGAAAAATATGGTAGTTATTCTTATACAATAAAAGAAAATGGACCGAAAAAACCTGAAGAAAGTGCTACTGAACAAGAAAAGGAAACATATAAGAAATTAACAACTCCTTATACAATCGAACTTAATACAATTGATGATATAACAAATATTACATTACCTGATAGTATTAGTTACAGAATAGATACAGGTGCTAATGGAATTAGGTTTGTTAAAGATACAAATGATAGAAATACATATTATCTTGTAAAAGCTAATACGCCACTTGATGTTAAAGGATATGTTTATACTGTTGATGAAAATAATAGTAAACGTTATTTCCTTGCTTGTGTATTTGGACCGTTATCAGATAAAAAATTAAAAGCAACATATAAAGACCCTGATGAAAATGATACAGTACAATATGTTAATAAACCAGGTGATTATGTTTTTGTCGAAGTTTATAGAGGAATTGCTTTATATGGGTTAAAAATCCCTTATTACGATTCTAATAGAGCAGAGACAAAGAAATATAAAAACATAGTTAAAGGTTATTCTGATTCATTGACAGCAACTACTGATAATCCAGATGATTTTTGGAAACTTTATAATAGATTAACAGAAGATTTTGACATTACGCCATTGTTTACGTTTGATTGGAAAGATACTTCAGTAAAAGCAGTTGATGTATATAATACAATTAAAGATTTAAGCACAACTAAATGTAAAATAGACTTTACTGATGTTATTACTGATGATGATATTGACATCGAAATAGTTCAAAAAGGTGACGAAAATCGTGAACTTTTTGTTTGGGATAATGTTAAAGATTTTTACGTAGTTGGTTTTGAAACATTTGATAAAGATAATAGTAGGGATGCTGATTGTTTTGAAAAGAATGTAAATGGTATGGGTAGTACTACTATCTATAGAATTTATGACGGTAAAAATCTCAAACAACTTCCAAACTACGATAGTGGTGCTATAGACCCTTACTTGTATATTGTACCAAGTGGTATAACAGGTATTTATCCACACCCTGACCAAGATGTTCCTGAACCTGAAGAAAGTGCATTTGTTTGGAATGACAGTCAGGCAGATAGGTTAACTATAGGTGAAGACCCTCAAATTCTTGCAACAGAACAAAGTAGAAGTAATATTGGATATAGTGTTACTGGTTATACTAATTTAAGAGGTGAAGCCAATAATGATTGGATAGAAACAGTTATATTAAGAGGTGGTAATTGTACAGTAAGTTTCAAGAAGAATGTTAATAATGGTGAGCAAACTCAGCCAAGAACAGGTACTGTAAGTATATTCTGTGATGAAGTTACTAATTCTATTGGTACACTTACGATTATACAACAAGGTGATGAAGGTAATAGATTCTATTGGGGTACTGAAGGTGAAGAAACAACAACAGGTACTACAGCAGAAACACAAGGACAATCAGTAACGTTAGATTATAGAGTTACAGGTTATACGAATTTACAAGGCGCACCTGCTGATTCTTGGGTGAAAGATATAGTATTCAACAATGGTGTATGTACTTTTACTGTTGAAGCAAATGAAGGTGATAGTGGAGAAAGAGATACAACTATTACAGTTAATAGTACACAACGTAATGGTATAGGAACAGTTAATGTACATCAAGACGGTGGTTCATATTTCTACTTTATTGAAGGTGAAACTAAATTAACAACATCTGGCTGTGATGTATCTAATGCTACAACAACAGTAACAGGTAGTTATGATAGTACTTATGAAACATTAACATCTGCAACAACAAGTGATTGGATAACAGGTATTGTCTTTAATGATGATACATATACTGTAACATTTAATGATTATCTTTGGCCAGATGATGGAAGTTTATTACGCCCAGTGAGAACAGGAACTATAGAAATATACGGTGATGGAAGTGAAGAACCTGTTGGAACGTTTACTGTAGAACAAGGCTTTACGTTAGAGTTTTATGTAAACGGTGATTGGGAAGATGCTGCACCTGATTATGAGTTTGATACATATACACAACAAACCGTTGAATTACAATATCGTTATAAACATTTAACAGGATTAAATGTTAATGCGGTTGTTGTAAATGAAGATGATGAAGATGTACCTTGTGATTGGATTACAAATCTTTCAATGGATGGTGAGTATATTAGGTTTACCGTTGCTGAAAATACAACTCAGGATGAACGTGAATGTTTCATTTTAATCAATTGTAACGAAGAAGAAGAAATTGATAGTATTATTGTTACACAACCAGGTGTACCGACAAGAACAGTAAGAGTTTCGTTTAATAACAATACGTGGAATATTACAAATATGTCAACACGAGTAACAGCACTTGAAACTGAAATTGGCTGTAATATAACCGCACAAGGCGGTACAGGTTCTGCTGTTGGTAGAACATCACCAATGACAGAACAGGGTGGTAGTTATGATTTTACTTTTAATGGTATGTTAGAATATACAGATGTTGTAACAGGACAAACAACGTTATATATGACACTTGTTTTCGAATCATCAAATGTAAGAAATATTCAAATTGTACCTACTGAAAACTGGGCTAAATATGGTAATTATGGTACATATGTATTTAATGATGCAAGTAGTGGAGAAGGTAGTGAAGTAACAATACAAATGCATGTTAACGTACCACAAGGACTTAATGATACAACAATAACAATAACAAGAGTTGATTGGGACTTGGAAGATAGACAAAATTAAATATGGGTGAAATTATACTGACATCAAATAGTGGAACTACCTTTTTAAGAACAGGTGGTGAAAACAATATTAAAATAAAAAGTAATATTGCTTGGACTTTTTATATATTACCGTTAAACGATGAAAATTTAATTATGACAGATGACGGTAAAGAGGTAGTTGGTATTTGCACAGCAATGACAGAAGATGAAGAAATACTATCAACGTTATCAGGCACAGGAACAACTACGGAAAATATTAGTTGGATTAATGTAATTAATGATTTAGGTGATAAAAATTATGTTGTTGATATAAATGGTCTTTTTGACGGAAAAAACAAGGGTATTACAGGACAAGGTACAACGTATTTAACAATTAGAGCAGATGAAAATTATACAGGTAAAGATTTGTTTGCTGTTGGTTTTGCTTCAGGAATTACTGAACCATTATGTGACTTTACTGTGTTTGAACAATATGGTAAAAATTACTACTTTATGTATTTTGACTATGATGAACAAGTTTCAGGACAAACAATACATACACCAGGCTCATCTTCTTCTACTGTAACAAATGAAACAATAAGTTTAGGTATAGATAGTAATGTTACAGAGATACCAGTTGAAATGTATACAAATACAAAATGTAAAGTAACAATACATGGTTTTAGTGGTATTAATAGTGATATAGGCGAAGAATTTGTAATTGGACCAGGTGTTACAAGAACAGGCTATCCTGATGAAGAATTCGTTTTTAAATTTCATGTACCCGAAAATAAAACATCAGAAAATGTTGTATATACATTAAGAGCAACATCAGAAGATGACCCAAGATATACTGAAGAATGGTATGTTGTTCATAAAGGAGTAACACCTGAGATTGTATTATATCCAGAAACACAACAAATAACTTCAAATACAACAGCGTTTACTGTAAATTATCAAATTAAACCACTTACATTGTCAGTTGATTTAGGTATTTTTAAAGAAGGTGTGTTACTTGAAACAAAACATATTAGTAATTCAAGTAGTGTTAGTCAAGATGGATATTATAGAGGTGCTATTACATATGAATGTGGTGAAAACTTAAACAAAGGAAATGGATATACCTTATATGAAATATCTGGAGAAACTGTTGGAAAGACATTTCAAGTACAATCAAATATCGCACGTATAGAACATTTGTATGAAAGTTGGTACTTTGAATTGATTTATGGTAGTCAACATGGATATAGCGTAGATGTATATAATGTTGATGGTGATTCTGGTGGTAAGTATGATGTTGCTGTACATACAAATTATAGTTATACAGAATTTAATCTTTCATCAAATGGTAGTTTAATACATGATTGTTCAATAATCCCTGTATCAGAAGATTATTTTAATGTACAGTTTAATGTTGAAATAAATAAAGAATCTTCCAGAAGTGGAAGTATTACTGTCAGTAGAAGTGGTGGACCAAGTGGTACTATTAATGTTAATCAAAATGGTGGTTCTGAACCACCATCACCAACATATACATTTTATTGGAATTATGATGGTGATGCTTGGAACGGTGATGCTGGTTCATTCAGTGATGGCGGTGAAACTAGAAATGTTACATATCACTCTACATATCCTGGTGGGTTAACGTTTAGAAATCTTGGGTATAATTGGATAAGTGGTTCTGATAGAGGTGGTTATTTTTCGGTAACTGTTAGTGCTAATGATACAGGTGGTGATAGAACAGGTTCATTTGGTGTTCGATATAACGGAACTGATATTGGTTTTTGTACTGTAAGTCAAGGTAGTCAAACTATTTCTTGGAAATATCAATTTAAGTTTAATTACAGTTGTAATAATATTTTGGAAGTTGGTGATATAGCATATATAACATCAGTAACAATTAAAGACAACCAAATTGGTGTATATGCGGTACCAGATACACCGTTACAAATAGACCCAACTCAATATACACCTTATGAATCAGATGCAGATGTTTACACGACATATGAAGGTGGAACACATGTTTTTGAAATAAAGATACAATGGAATATTAGCGGAGTTCAACAAAGTGACTATATTGATGAAGTTACTGAGGTATTACCAACAACAGGTGGTAATGTAGAAATAAATTTTGGATGGATAGATTTACCAGTACAATATTAACAGATGCTTATTATGGAACAGAAGATATTTTTAGAAAAAAATAGAAGTAAGTATTCAGTAAATACTAATAATTATTTAAATCTTGATTTGACTGGTCAATCAAGATTATTACCATTTAATGACATTTCAGATACATTAAATCTGAATCAGTTGTATATGGACGAAAGAGATAACAGTAATAAATATCGAATGATTTTTACTGTTAACCCAATTTGTTCAAACATATTGTTTAATATGAAAACTGAAGTTATGAAAAAAGAAGGTTCTAATGATTGTACAGTATTGTTTGATAATGAATCTGGTAATACGGAATCTGATTATATGATTAATACTAATCCGTTAACTTTAAGACAGGCAATTAAAGATACTGAGTATACACACCCAGATTTGTTTAATGATGGTGTTCCATATGTATATCATTGTGGTGTTGATATATTTAATAATCATATGCTTAGAAATAATGATTTTATTTATGTTAATAGAACAACAAGTGATGGTTCAGATGTATTTAATACAATTGAAGACCTTGTTCGTACTGTTTCAGGAAATCAAGTAAAGAATGTGCAGGAAGATGTTACACCTGGTTATGCAACACAAACAAAGAAAGACATACATATGTATCAATATGATACAATATTATCTATGTATAATGCTTTTATTGAAAGATTAAAAGAAAAAGATGGGTGGTATGGTTTCAATAATTCAACAAATATTGCAATACCAAATGTTATAATTGGTAGTGGTGATGATGAAAAGGAAGTTTCAATAAATAAAGTAATGAATAATAATAAGGCTTGTGAATTTATTGATATGTATCCAGACCGTTCATTATATTCATTTATTCCGAAGGTAAATAAGTATAAAAGACGTATCGAAAAGAATTGGGATTACTGTATAACTTATCCTTATGCCAAAGATATTGAAAAGTTAAACGAAATTTGTGGAACTAACGAAGTGGAAGGTAATTGTGTGCTCAAAATAGTTGAAGCAAAACGTACTTATAGTAGTAGCGCAAATAATATTGTAAGAATGAAAACATTATTTAGACATAATTTTCAAATTGGTGATTATATTAAATTATATTATAAAGATGGTGAAGATTTAACATTATTTAATAAGAGAATCAGAATTGTCAATGTTGGAGATTATGAAGGAAATGAAAAAAATAGATATTTTACCATTGCTTTTAGTGATATTAGCAGTAGGTTTACTATTGATGAAACAGATAGTGACAATAAAGATTTAATTATTGATGGAAATAATAATATTGTACAATTTTATTATAAAAAAGATGTTAATGGTATAGAATGTCAGTATTATTTTAGAAAATTTAAAGCAATCACTAAAGAAGATTCACAATGGCTTGATAGTGATGTAAATAAACTTGCTTATGGTGAGAATATTTATGGTGATAGAGTAGCACAAGTTGTGTTTACTGATGATATTGATATTGAAGGATTGGTTGACCATAGAGGAAGACCTTTAACAGAAGTATTCTTTACCGTTGTTAAACGTAATGCAGGACATACTGAATGGTATGAAAATAATATTTTTAGAGAATCTGACTTATCAGAAGAAGAACGGAACAATGGAAAAACAATAGAATTTTCACATTGTTTTGGTAAGGTGACTACTGGTATTGATTTACCAATGGATGAAACTAAATTTAATGTGAGAAAAATTCATAATGTGAATGTTGATAGTGTTGAAGATAATACATTGATATTTAATGATGATTTAAAAGATGCTTATAATGCTTTTATTGAAGACGATATAACGATTGATAGTTATAAAGAAGGTGTTATTGCTGATATTGTAGAATATAATCCATATACAGATGTTGAAACAGTATTAGATGTTGTTCAGCATAGATTTAATACAGCGCAAAGAGAAACATTAAATCAAAAATATTCTGATATTTGGTATGATGATTTAGTTTCAGATGATTATGATTTTAAATATAAAGGCCTTGATTCAGATAAACAAGGTAATGGAGATTTAAATGGTTTTATTGTTTCTTCATATATTATAAATAATAGTGTTATGATAGACGAACAAGATACCATATTAGAGAAAAAGAATCATGGTAATGTTAATCCTGAAGGATATTTTTATAACCCATATTCAAGGATTTTACTTAAAGAATTAGGAAATGATATTGAAAAGGTGAAAGGTACTGTCATATCATTTAATTATAATAATGTTGGTAGTGGTACAATTACTTTAAATGGTGGAGAAACTTTTAATAGTGTTACATTTGAAACAATTATACCAAGTAAATTAATAAAAAATGATGTATTAGGAATTTATAATAATGAAACTAAAGTACTTAAGTGGGGAATTGTTTATAATGTAGAAGATAATTTGGTTACATTGTTGGTAGAAGATGAAATTAATCTTGATGAAACATACTCTATTATATCAACGTCTGATGGTGTACCTGCTTATGCAACATATTTACCAACGTCACATAGTTTCGTTTGGAGACCAACACTTAAAATGTCTGAATTAGAAAATAATAGTGTTATTTTAAATATGCCATTTTCTAATGGTAGACATTACATACATCAAAATATAACATTTTATTTAAGAAGACAAGACCCTAATGGTGAGTTTGGATTGTTTGCTTTTGATAAAAATGCACAATATAAGAGTAGATTGAGTAGTTATAGAATTCCTGGTTGGGAACATATAGACTTATCAATTGATAGATATAATAATGGTATTGGAGCAATTTGTTATTAAAATTATGGATAAAGTAAAAATTTGTTTAACAACACAAAAATATGAAGATACTTCATTGGAAATTGAAAGTATGATAGAAAAAGATGGAATCTTAACTATTATGCTTAAAAATTATCATGCTGATATAAATGAAAATACAATTGTTTCATTTATACGTTGTGCATTATATGAAGATGAAACCGTCCCAACATTAATAAAAAGATATGATGCTAATGTTTTGTCTGTACGTACTGATTTTATTGATGAAACTTTGAAAAAAACAATCATTACAATTCAAGCACCAAGTAATTATAGATTAAATGTTTCTGCTGTAACTGAAATAGGTGATTTATATCAAATTGATTTGGTTGATAATCATTATCTTTTTCCACAAGACATATTATCACTTGATAGTGGTATGAGTTTTTATTATAGGGATGTAAATACAGGTGTTGAAGAAGAAATTTTTAAACTTGGGAACATTAGTTTTTATGATTATGATAAAGTAATAGGACACATTATAGAACCAAAACACGCATTGTTTAATATGAGTATGGTCAATACCTTTAATCAATGTGACCCAAAAGATTATATATATGAATTAACACCAAATTATTATTATATTGACAATTCTGTTGAACGAAAAACGTTTTATACTAATTCATTATTAGTTGATTCAGTAAAGTTATTTAATGAAGTATTTGCACCGTATAATTTATATTATTATAAAGATGATGAAGGTAATTGTCATTTATGGGAAGATTTTGATAAATACGATGAAATAGGTAATTCAATATCAGACATTAGTGGTACTTCAGTAGAATATCTTTCAGGAACAAAAGAATATGTTTATAGTTTTGCTGATTTCGTTAAAGATGATAGTAGTTTAAAAATCAGTTTTGGGTTTGCACAAAACGTAGATTATAAACATCTTTATCAAGAGAATCTTTTAACTAGTGTATTTGCACAAAAAGTTAAGGAAGCGGTTGTTGATGGTGCACCTGTCATTGATATGGAAAAGGTTAAATTTGCACCATATTATGAATCAGGCGATACAGAAGTATCAGCATTAACAGCATCAGCATTAACATTTAATTTACATTTTAGATGTAGAGAAGATTTAGAAGAATCTTGGAGATATACATCTAGTGATACGCCTATTTGGAACACAATTGACAATTATCCTAATATTACAGCAAACAATGAAGAAGTTGGTAAATCAGATATGTTGTATTATTTAGGTTTTACTGATAGTGATGTACAGAATCAAAAGGCTAAAATAAGAAAGTCATTTTTAAGATTATCATTTTATGATAGTAAAGACCCTTTGACACAAAAATTGTTATATTATTCAACTATTTTTATGGATTCTAGTGAATTGTTTGGTAAATATGTGAAAGCAAGAGAAGAACTTAGAAAAGCAGGTGAATCTACAAATAACATTGTTCTCGTCTCAAAAGATTCAGAGAAAAATAGACTTGATTGTAGGTTTACTGTTCGTGATGAATATTATACTGAAAAATGTAGTGAAGGATTCAATATTTACTACTTTCCAAGTGATGTAATAAATAGTAGTATTATTTATGATGAAAATACTGTAGAAAACTCGGCAAAAACTATTTATATGAAAGTAGAGTTTAACCATGCTGGCTTTGGTAGAACAATACCATTTATTGCATGTAAAATGGAACAAAATAAGTTTTCTTTAGAAGAATATAGGGATAACCTTTACATTGAACTTAAACTTAAGTATCTTAAAAAAGGTGATGAATATAAATATACTTATTTTGTAACAGACAAAAATAAAACAATTGATATAGATGAAAAAAACGCAACAATAACATTTAATTTGTTTGAACCAAAATTAATTACATCAGAAGAATTTGAAGATAAGATAAATGGAAATTATTAGAAAAACAATATGTTTGGAAAAAAGTAAGTCACGTGTTAATAGTGGTTTACCATACATTGAATGTAATGGAAGCGGAGAAATATTAACTTGTGATACTGTAACTATTGTTAATAGGGAACATGATGTTATTGTTGAAAAAGAATATCATACAAACAATTTTGGTAATTTTCAGTGTGATATAGATATAACTAATCCATTGTTTAATGACATTATAAGTGCAACAACAACTTTACAAGTACCAGGCGAAGATTATATCAGAACAACAAATTTATTTAAACGTTATAATGAACTTTTAGAAACTTTAAGAACTTCTTTACATTTGAAGCATATAAAAAATGAAGGTTGTGAAGATACAGGTACACATTCAGATACATATTTAACTGATTTCAAATATAGTGGTACAAATGGTGATACTACATATTATTTTTTAAGAGAGGCTGAAGTTGTTCCTATGTTTGATGAAGAGGGAAACGAAAATTTTGTTAATTTAGGTAATGGTTTATATGAAGGGTATTATGAAAATGATTATGATTATGTAATTGTTATTAATGATTATGATAGTTTTCAAGAAGATGGTGGTAAAGAATTAATATTACTTGTTGATAGTTTTCTTGTTAATCCAGATACAGGAACAAGTATATCAAATACTGATGGTTTTATTGCACCATATGTTTCAATACCATTATTATTAACACAAAATAAAGATAGTTTAGGTATAATGACACCATATGTTGATGAATATAATGAGTTTATTTATAGTGGGACAGTTTCTTATGATGTGGCAATGAAATATAATCATGATATTGATAATAATGCAAGCATTTATGATAATGTTGATGAATGTGTTAGTGATTGTTCAAAAGAAGAAAGATGTTGGGTGTTACAACCGACATCAATAGAAGAACTTAGTGGCATTACAGAAGATATTACTGTTGAATCAAGGTTAACATCTTTAAGAGTTCAAAAATACTTTAAATCAGATGATGATGAACTATTACCTGGTTTATTTGTTGATTTCCCACATAATGGTGTTGGGCCGTTTTTCCTATGTACATATCATACAAGTGTTGATAATCCAGAACATCCAGAAAATAGAATAAAGGGTAAACATTATTATACAAAAGTTGATATTAGTGAAGAAACATATGAAAAGGGTAGTTTAGTTAAAACTGAAGTAATAAAACCATATGAAGAAGAAGCTCATTATGCTATTATTGAATATGTACCTTACGGTGATGAACAGTTAGGTGATGAACATCTTGAAACTGTTGATGGTGTTGAATATGTGGTAGTAGATTTTGAACAAGATTTTCAATGGTGGGAAATAGATAACATTGAGGAAACAGAGTGGAATAATTTGAAATGTGCTGATGGAGAACCAATTAAATGGGGTTCAAATGATAAATATCAAACGTTAACAGTTTTTAATAGTTTACTCTATTATACAGTTAATTCATATAATTTACATGACAGAAGTTTTTATCATTTCTTAGTTAAATATGATAATTCAGAAAATTCTCCAATGGTAGTTCCTTATATTGTTGGTGAAGTTGTAAACAAGAGTTTTAATGAATTTGATAGTGCGTATACAGGTGATTACGTAATTAGTATGGAAGAAAATGATGATGAAATCACATTTGAATATGTGGTTGGTGCTCATTTTGACAGTGGTTATACGACACCTGTTAGTGATACAGGAATATATTATAAAGAAACATACCCATATTATACATCTATTTCTGCAACAACAACATTAGATAAAGTAAAAGATACTATTTATTGGTATAATGAAATAGATTTTAATAGTGAAAGTAAAGTTGTATATAGCGAAGACTTGAATTTAACAAGAACAGCTGTAACAACAACTGTTGGCTCAATACAATTAGGTGATGTGTGGAAGTGTGAGGATGGTAGTGTTATAAACACACCGTTGATTAAAGAAGAATATTTAATGTCAGCATCAATGGATGCTGTAACAGATATTGATGTGGCAATTGATAGAGGAAACGCAACAGCGTTTGAAAGACATTTAATTCTTTCAGAATGTAATACGTTTGAAGATATAGAAAACTATAGAAATAATTTTTATAATTTATAAATAACTAATTATGAGTGGGTTATACGGAACAATACGACCAAGTAACATTGATATAAATATAGATGTTGAAATGTTTTATCATTATAGACCAACAAGAGGTAGTGATGATGAGGATTTTTATAGTGGTTTTAAAAAACTTGATAATGTTAATTTAGTTAAGGCTAAATTAGGAGAAGGTGAAAAAAGTGGTACGGATATTTTAGGTTTATTTGAACTTAGATTACCTTTAGACAAGTTTAGTAGAAAAGGTTTTTATACTGTTTATATTAGACCAAAAGAAAACAATGTAAGGATTACAGATGTTAGTGTTTTAGCAGCATTTCCTGATGTAAAGGGTGTTGTTTTTAATTTAACTGATTTTTCTGGTTTAACAGATTTAACTGGATATAGAATTGATTATTATGATGCTAATAATAACAGAACAGATGTAAGTACAATTATAACATCTTGTAATAGATGTGAACCTGTTTTGGTTACTGTATCAGATAGTTATCCTAAAGCAACACGTTACAGACTTACAGATACTGCATCAAATCTTGTTTTCTGTACAGTAACACCATCAACAGCAAGTAGTTTTAAACCAGATGTTACACCTTTTATTGGTACACCTGGTGGTGAAGTTGTTGTTTCAAATACAAAGTTTGACCCTAAAGTAATTGAAATTGAAATGGTTGAACATGATGCAGATACTCTTACATATATGGTTGAAGGAGACCAAGTGAGAAATCGTGATAATGCTATTATTACAACATTTAATGAAGACCATGAAATTTATAAACAACAGGATTACTATACAGTAAAAGATGAACTTGGTAAAGCACATGTTGATGTTAAGAGAAACAGAGAATATATTGACCCAACACAAAGTTATGATAATACAATAGATAATGTTTAATTATGGCAAAATATAAAGTAAAATCAGATTATATTGCACTTAATAAGGCTAAACAAAAAACAGCTAAAGGTGAGATTTTCGAAAGGGATATTATGACAATAAATCCCTTAGAAGATTTATTTACACCTGGTCAGGATGTCATACATTCTGATTCAAATTTTAAATTTAGTGTTAGAACTGACCAAGATAAATCAAAGAAACATACTAAAAACAGTTGGTTGTTAAACCCTGATGATGAAGAGGTATGGACACTTAGTGATGTTGATAGTTCACCTGTTTCTGATGAAACAGAAGTTAGAATTAAGCCTGATTATAGTTCATTAAGAGATTTTGCTTATTATGGTTCTGCTGTTGAAATGATTAGAGCAACAGTAAATCATGTGATTAAATATTTCCCTGCTGAATTGTATTTTACTGGAGAAAAATTTGAAGAATTTGAAGGTGAAGGAGATTATTATCTTGTATCTAATCAGTTTGATATTGTTGTAGATGTTGATTATATTGATGAAACTAAAGTTGACAATCCATACAGATTTCTTTGTTTACATGCTGGTAATTATGATGTTTACAAAGATGGAAAGTATCAAATGAGTGGTACAACTAAAGGTAATTTTTCAGAAAATAAAGAATATGTTTGTGGAAATGGTATACTTGGAACTGTAACAATTACAGGTGGTACAGGTGGAAAAGTGTTTTCACTTACACAATATATGTACGAAGGTAAAAAATATCTTTTATATACAGATACAAGTTATAATGGATATAGTATTAGACCTTGTGATATTATTGTTAATGAATATTTTGGAACAATAGATGAGTTTGAATTTATTTTATTAAATAGAAAAACAAAACCATTGTATAAAGCAGTGTTTGAAACACCTTTTGAAACAGATGAAGGTAATAAATATACAATGGAATCATATATATGGCCAAGTATTAATGATTGGAATCCATTGATTGATGGTATATCATATGAATCATATATTAACGCTTTGGTTAATTTAGCAATTTTCCACGATGAATATGATTCTAATATTATATGGAGAATGCTCACCCATGAAGCAATTAAAAACTTGGATTGGACATTCTTAAGAAAAAATGAAGATACGGTTGAAGACCTTTCACAAATTGATTCATCAAAAATTGAAGCATTTATTCAGTTATATGGTAGACAGTTTGATGGTTTAAAACGATATATTGACACAATTAAATCAGTTAACAATGTTTCTTATGATGAGAAAAATAATTTACCTAATTATATGTTAACCGATGTTGTTGAATTAGGTGGTTTTGATGCTGTGTTACCAATAGCAATAGGTAAAACAGATGTTATGTCTGAACCATTATATAGTGCAAGAACAGAAGGATATTCGGAAGTTGATGCTAATAATTATTACATGAGAGTTTTAAAAATTAATGAACATTATCTTAATTCTATTAAAGGAACACGTTTTGGTGTTGAGACAATTTTAAGGCTTCTTGGTATTAAACAAAATGAATATCAAATAAATGAATATGTTGCAGTGGCAAGTGGTGCAACTAAATGTGAATTCAGTGATGAATTATCATTGGGTGATGCTTTTTATCCAAGAGCCACAAACTCAAAATATCCATCAGCAAAAGACGTTATTTCAATTAATTTAAACAAAAGTGAAGCAACAATTGAAGAATATGATACATATTTTGATGGAATTGCAGTAAAAGCATTTAAAAGTATGTCTGAATCAGCAGTAACAGATTATAATCCGTTAGGGGAATATTATTATGCAATTCCTTGGTATGAGAACGGAAAACACTACGATGGTGATTGGTATTTTCAATCAAAAGGTGGATGGGGAAAAACAGACAAAAAGAAAATAGAAAATAAAATATATCCAAGATTTGAAGTATATGATAGACAGACGTTAGAAAGTATTGGAAATGTTTGTTATAACACACGTGATGAAGCATTAGAACATGTAACAGATGAAAGCACACAGAGTGTTCGTGAATGTAAAGTTGTTATTGACGGTGTTCCATTTATTTACGATGAATCAGAATCATATCTCAAATTTGCAGAAAGTGTACAAGAATTAAAAGGATTTTTTAAATCTGAAGTTTATACTGATATGATATGTTATGTTACTGATATAACTGATGTTGAAGAAACAGCAGATACTTCACATTATTTTGTCTTAATGAATGATGATAATATTGGCGTGATTGGTGATGAAGGATGGAAAAATATACCGATTTCTGAAATTAGAGAAGGAACAACTGATTTAGCAAAGAAAGTTCTTTATCTTGAAAATATTGTTGAAACAACCGAAGGTAATAATCCGCACATTAGTAATGGTTTTTATGATGATGGTATTGATTATCTTGAACATATGAATCAGATATTTAAATATCAACTTGAACAGGGTGATGAAGGACTTGTTAGATTTTCAGATACAGATAAAAAGAAAATATCAGATTGTTATATTTTTGGAATCAGTAATAAATATGAAGATTTAATAAGGGATAATAGAAAATGTGACTATTATTATAATCCATTAATAGTACCAAGTAGTGCAATTACTTTATGTTCAGGTACTACATCTGGAAGTTCTGTAGTAAATGAACAACAAAAGATAAAACAAGGGTTAATTTCAGATGTTTATAGTGCTGATACAACGGACGTTAAAATATATGATAACATTTCTGGAGAAACAGATAATAGTTATTATTCAGGTATAACATATGCGATAAATCCTGAAAAATCTAGTGGTGGAGAAAATGATGAACCAGCAGCAAATTCTGTTATTAATGTTAAGAACGTTGAAATTAAGTTTATAAATAAACCTAAAATTAAAAAGAAGGATGGAACATTTGTTAATACAGATTCTTTGAGCGATTATTGGCAAACATATATTACTGATGTTGTTATGAACTATGTGAAACAAATGTTACCATCAACAACAATCTTTAAATGGTGGTTTACTGATAAATTAGGTATTAATGATGCACCAGATACACCAGTAGAAAATAAATATATTTACTTTAACCCAAGTAATAAGCATGTTAATGCTAATGATACATTTGCAGATACAACACTTTATACTAATTATACTAATTATGATATTATAAAAGATTGGGAATAATATGAAGAATTTTAGATTTAGATTTCCTGTTAATACAAGTGATAGTGCAATAACACGTTATGTAAGTGCTGTCACAACAGATAATATTGCTGTATTTACTATCATTCAGGCTGAAGCACCACAAAAAGATTTTAAGTGGAATAGTAGCAATAGTAGCGCAATAACAGAAAACATTGCTTATAATATTAGACGTATTGAAGAACATTATACAATTAATGGATATAGACTTTCTGAATTAACTATTACTTGTGATACGGCTGGTTGTACAGGTAGATTTGATTCATTAGGTGAGTTTCTTGCAACGGTACCAGTAAATAACAGTACAGAAGAAACAAAAACCATTAATTATGAAATAAAATATAGTGATACAGTTATTGCAACATTAACAGTTGAACAAGGTAAAAGACCTGAAGCAAAATATTTTTGGATTGTTTCATCTGGAAATACAGCATATACTTCTGACTTACTTGAAGCAAATGTAACTTCTTGTACTGTTCCATATTTATCAAATTATAATGCAACTGATTTAAACAATTTAACAAGTGCTGCTTCTCAAACATGGATAACTTCTATTAGTATTAATGATGGAAATGTTACTGTAACAATTAATCCCAATAATACAACAGTAGATAGAAATGGTTATGTTAATATCAAAAGTGGTATTACAACAATTGCTAAAATAACAGTTAAACAGAAAGGTATTGGTAAAAGTTTTATTTGGAATTCTAATAATAGTGATATACTTACTGTTACAGCAACTACACCAACCGTTAGTGAGGCATATACTACAAATTATACTAACTTAACAGTTATGTACACTAATAAAGTAAGTAGTGCACAACTTTCAGCAACACAAGGTAGTGGTACTGCAACTGCAATAATGAATGAAAATACTGAGAGTGGTGTTGTAGAATCTTATCTTACTGTATTAAGTAATGGTACACAATGTGGATTGTTAAGAATTATACAAAATGCAGGGGAAACCAAATATTTTTACTTTAATACCAATAGTGCAACAACAATTGATTTACCAGAATTCATTGCAAATGCATCGTATACTACAAGTTCACCTTTTGAAGTGACAGTATATACAAATTATACAACAAGTGAACTTAGATGTGATATTGGTGGATTTGTTGATAGTGCTACTATTAGTAATATTAGTGGTAATCAAGGAAAAGTACAAATAACTTTTGGTGTAAATACAGGTGTTGAAAGAAACGGTATTGTTAAAGTATATAAAAACGGAACAGATACAGTTTTAGGTACAATAAATCTTAAACAGAAAGGTGTTACTGCTAAGTATTTTTATTGGATTGATGGAACAAATAGTGCTACAACAATTATGATTGAAGAAACAGCAGCGACAGCAACAGCACATGACGTAACATATATAACAAATTATCCTGAACTTTCATTGACTTCTGAATATTTCGGAAGTGTTGTAACAGGTTTTACGCCAACATCGTTAACTGAAACAGAAGTTGTACAAACATTACACATTGAATTTACTCCAAATGTTAGTATAACAATAAATCAAACAGATACAATTTATGTTAAGGATGGAAACAATGTTGTCGGTATGATTAACTTGTTACAATATCCAAAAGGTTCTACAAATGATTGGTTTAAATGGGTTATTAACGGTGAAAACGTATATAATCTACCAGGTTATGTATCTAAAGATGGTTATGACATAGAATTTGAATATGAAACAAATGTTGAAGGATTATCATTCTATTGTGACCATCAGGATTGGTTTGATGAAGGTGAAACACCACATATAAAAGAAGATGGTGGGAAATATTATTGTAAGGCTAAACTTACACAAAATGCAGAGGAAGATGTACGTAATGTTGTTATTTTAGCACAAAAAGGTTCTGAAACTGTTGGTAGATTGACAATGAAACAAGATGTGACTGTTGCTGAACCATATATTTGGATTGTTTCAACAGGAAATACAGGTGCAACGTATGAATCACCATATACTGCTAACTCATCAGGCTTTACTATTTTAACAAATTATAATCAAAGTAAATTGAATAGTTTAAGTGTTGTTAAAATAGATGATGTTAATTGGATAACTAATGTTAATCTCTCAAAGGGTACACCACCAGCAGGTGGATTAAGATTTAACATACTTAGAAATGATGATAAAGATAATGGAAGAACAGGCATTATTTCTGTTTTAAGTCCTGAAGATGTTGAATTGTTAAGGGTTACAATAAACCAAGAAGCAAATAACGATAAAGACTTTAAATGGACAGCAGGTTCAATTACTGCTAATACAGCAACAACAATGACTTCTGATTCAGGTGAAAGTAATGTAACTGTTACATATGAAACTGATTATGAAAATCTTAGTGTTACTGTAGATGAAGCATATCCTTGGGTTAAAAATGCTACTGTAGATACTGCAAATAATGCTGTTACATATCATTTGGATGTTTATAGTGACCCATCATATAACCCATTACGAGGTGTTGATGCAATTAAGTTATATAGTGGTACTAAACTTATTGGTAGAATAACAGTTGTACAAGAACCTGCACCTGAACCAGATAAATACTTTAGATTTAAATATAACGGTGAAGAAACAGAGGCATCAACACTTGAAATTAGTAATGTTCCTGCAACACTTACTGACCAAACAAGACAGTTTACCGTAAGTGCTTTAACTAACTATGCAGCATCTATCTTTAATCTTGAAGTTGATAGTAGTTTAGGTAGTGGTTGGTTAACAAATGTAAATAAAGGTAATGTAGATACAACAGGATTTACAATTACTTTTGATGTTGGAAATAATACAGGTGATGAAAGAACTGGTTATATTTATCTTAAGAAAAATGGTTCTGTATATCGTACTATTAAAGTCATACAAAGAGAAATGACATATGAGTTCAGTTGGGTACAAGGTTCTATTGAAACAAGTAAGTCTATTGGCCCAGTTGGTACAGGTGCAACAAGTGAAACAGTACCTTTTTACAGCACATATCCAAATATAACAATTGATAATCCAAGTCAGAATGGTATTAGTTGTTATATGAATGGCACAAGTGCTGTACGTTATTCAACAACACAACGTGGAGCAACTGAATATGATATTAGGTCAGCAACTTTTAATTTAATGAGTAATGGAAGAACAATTGGTACGTTAACCGTTAGACAAGAAGGACAAGTTGCACCTCTTAAATTTCAATGGGATAATGGTACTAATTATAAAGAAATTACTATAGATTATAACAGAGAAACATTAAATGAGGCTTATACACGTGAACCAAATGATAATACTTATTTACTTGGACTTTTTGCTGATACAAACAATCCACAAGGTATGGCAGGAACGATGCATTTATGGTCAACAGATGTTAGTATATCAATTAATGAATTTTCTGCTGAAGCAAGTCAAAATAGAAGAGCAGTATTTTATGTAAAAGCAAGTGATAGTGGTGAACCAACAATGGACTCACCAACGTATGGTACACTTGTTGTTAATCAAACACCAAAGCCATATTTCTATTGGGGTACAGGTACTGAAACAGCAACAACAATGACAATACCAGTAACAGGTGCATTAGGAACAGGACAAAGTGTTACTTTTAGAACAAATTATACATCTTTAACGGCTGATGATGTACAAAATAATATTTTCTTAGGAAGAAGTTTAAATCTTGGTACTAAAAAGTTTTCTGTTATAGCGAATCCGAATGAAACTATTGCAGAAAAAAGTCAAACTTTTAAGATATATAATAATGGTAATGAAGTTGGTAGAATTGCAGTTACTCAAACAGGTGCTGACCCTGTATTTAAATGGACAAGTGGTGGTGGTGTAACAGGTGGAACAGCAACAACTATTAGTAATCTTGCTGTTGGTGGTGCATCAGTTAATGCTGCATACATGAACAATTATCTTAATGTACAACTTGTTACAGCAGGAACACCATCTTGGATAACCAATGCTAAAGTAAATTCAACAACAGGTAATAGTGAGTTTAGTTGTACTATTGGAAGCAGTGATGAAATAACAGCAAGAACATATACATTTACAATTTGTGGACAAACGAACAATTATTCAACTTCAAGACAAGTAATTGGTAATATTACTGTTTCACAAACAGCAGCAGCACCTCGTTTCAAATGGGTTAATTCACAACAAGTTAATGATTCTGGTTCAACAACCGATACAGGTATTTCTTGGAGTACTGAATATTATTACGATACAAACTATAGTGGAATAACTTGTTCAGTTAGTTCAGACCCTAATACTTTAGTTAGTAGTGCTTCAGTAAGTAGAAGTGATGGTAGTGGTTATTTGCATATTTTAACAAAAACAAATGATACACAAAATTCTAAAGTTTGTATTATAGATATTAAATCAAATGGTTCAACGCTTGGACAATTCTCATTTGAACAAGCAGCACCTTCTCCTTATTTCCATTGGGGTACAGGGACACAAACAAATAGTGGTGCTACTATTGCTGCAACAGCCACCACTATATCTACACTTGGTATTAGATATGAGACAAATTATACAGATTTAAGTTTAGTTTTAACAGGTGGTACTGATTTTATAACCAATTATAGTTTTGGAACTATTAGTTATTTTAATATTACTGCAACAACAAATACTGGTTCAGAAACACCACGTGAAGGAAGATATGATGTATATGGTAAATGGAATGGAACTAATACAAAAATAGGTACTTTTACACTTACACAAAGTGCAGATAAAGTTTTTAAATGGAATGCTAATAATAGTGACACATATTCAATAGAACTTGATTGGGATGATACAAATATTAGTGAAGCATATACAAATACATACTCATTAAGAAGTACAGTATATTCTTCAGCAACAGCAACTTGGATTTCTGGTAAAAATTTATCATCACTAACAGGTAATGGTACTTTTAGTGCAACAATAACAGAAAACACTACAGGTGCTGACAGAACTGTTGAATTATATATAAGAACTGCTACAACAGCATTTTCAACTGTTGGTACACTTAGAGTTACACAAAAGAAACAAACAGTTTCAGATTCATTTTCATGGAATTCATCAACTGTTGTTACAGCAACAACAGGTACAAATATTACTACAGCAGGTACACAACAAACACAGAATTATTATGTTACAGGTTATTCACCATCAAATTTAACAGTTAGTGATAGTGAAAGTTGGTTATGGTGTAGTATTGATAGTACTAAAGTTAGTTATAGTGCACAAACACAAAGTGAAGGAGCTGCAAGTAGAACAGGTACAATTACAGTTAAAAATGGTTCAACAACCATAGGTGTATTGACAGTTACACAGGATGCTAGGTCACAATCATGGGCATTATCAGTATCTCCAACAACATCAACTGTAGATACTACAGGTGGAACTGTTTCAATATCAGTAACATCTAATCAGTCATGGACAGGTAATAGTAATCAATCATGGGCAACAATATCTCCAACAACAGGTTCTAATAATGGTTCAGTAACAGTTACAGTTACAGCAAATACAGGAAGTGAAAGAACAGCAAAAATTACATTTACAGGTGCTCATGGACAAACAGCAAGTGTAACAATAACACAAAATGAATATGTAGAACCTAAATACTTTAGATGGCGTAGTAATAACACTACAGCAATGACTGCAAGTACTGTTGAATTTTTAGGTGGTGATATTAGTGAATCTTTTGAAACTAATTATTCACTTAGTGCAACAACAGCGGCTACTTGGGTAACCAGTAGAAATTTAACTACAACATCGTTCAGTGCTGTGATAGATGAAAATAATAGTACTACAGGTACAGGTAGGACAACAACAGTATCAATTAGAACTGGAAGTACATCAACAAGTGAAGTTGGTAGGTTAACCATTAATCAGGAAAAAAGACCATCAGCATATGTTGTAATTGTTTCTTCACAAAATTATTTTAATATTACATGTTCTGAAGGTGATGCTGCCTTGGTTATGCTTAAAAAAGTAGATTTTGTATGTGATAGTACTACAGCTGAAACAATTAATTTAAATGAAGAAATTTCTATAGGTGAGACAACACAACCAATATATCTTAAGAATCCGAATGATACATTGTTTACTTTTAGTACAAATCCAAATAATAAAACAATAAAAGCAATTCTTACTTATACAGTTGATAATGTACAAAGAACATTAGAACTATCAACAACAATAACAACATCTACAACTAATAGAACATTTGAATATCATCCTGATAATTTTGAATTTAAAGCTTATCTTAATTAATAAAAAGGTGAGTAGTTTTACTCACCTTTTTGTTTCTTACATTTCTTAAGTGCTTTTTCAGCCTTTTGTCTTTCTTTTTCTTCTCGTTTCTTATCTTCAATTTGTTGAATTGTCAATTGTCCAAGAAGTGCTGTATCAATTGCAACTTTTTCATATTTCTGATAAAATCCTACAGGTACGGAAATCATTGGGCATCCGATAAGGATTTTATCTTTTTCTGAATCGAATGATACCTGGTCAAGTGCCATACTAAGCCACATATATTTAGTCTTATCATCAACTAAATCAAATGCTTCTGCATAGATAAAAACAAGAATCAAATCATCACGATTACTAAGATACTCAGCGATTGCTGATGCTTTTGAAATTGTTACAACTTCTTTTGCTTTTGCAACATAGAGTGCTTCAAACTCCATAAACTGGTCAAGACCACGTTCTGATGCAATGTCACGTACCATATTTTGTACATCATCTTCACATCTACTATATTTTGCCATATTATATAAATTATTTAAAACGTTATTGTTCCTTCAATATCACCCCAAGTACTTTGTTCTATATATCCACCATATTGTGAATACATATGCTTTTTTATTGCTTCTTCTGCTTGTTCTGGTGTATCATAATATCCAATACAAGTATCAGTTGGGTAAGCACCGTGTGGATTAATCCAAGCAATGTACACAGTTTTCCAAGGGTCATGTTTTGTTGCAGTATATGCAACTGATTCTTCAGGTTGCCATTCTAATGGTGATTTACCTGGTATTTCTTTAATTACTTTTTTCATAATATGTTATGTATTTAAATCCACGAAATCCGTTACAAGGAATTGGTTGTTTTAGATAATGGAATGGTCCACTTCTTTGTATAAAACCACCTTTCCAATCTTTTCCTGTTGTTGTGCAAGTAAATTCTCCTTTATATATACCAACAAATGTTTGCCATCCAATAATTTGTCCATTATAACAAAGATATACTCTATTTCCTTTACTTAATTTTGTTGGAACATTTGCTACTTTGAAATTCATTACTTGTGACCAATCAGCAACAGCATCAAGTTCTTTTTTATACTCTTCCCAATCAGTTGTTTTTGGGATAGTTATAACGATACCTGTCTTTGCTATTTTTCCCATATTTTTAATGTATTTTATTTTAAAAACTATTTATTACAAAAGTATAAATAATTTTTTAAAAAATCAAGTATGGTCAGTAAATTTAAATTACCAACACCTGAAGAAATTGCTGCTGAAGAAAAAGAAGCAGCAGAACTTGGTATAAGTATATTTCAACTTAGGCATAGAAAAAAGATGCATGAAACAATTGTTGAAAGACGTAAGAAAGCACAAGATAAAAGAAAAAAAGCAACTGCTAAAAAGAAACAGTTAGAAAAAGAACGTGCAGCACGTAAGAGAGAAAAGGAAAAGTTGAAAAAACAAAAAGAAAAAGAACTTGAAAAGGAAAAGAAGAAAATAAAAGAACAAAAGAAAAAAGAAAAGATTCTTTCTCAGCCAAAGAAACGTAGAGTTGGTAGACCGAGTAAGAGGGGACCAAAGATTAATTATTATAAAAGGAAAAAGAAAAGACTTGAATTAGAAAAGAAAAAGAATGAGCCAAAGAAGAAAGTTTCTTGGAATTATAAAATTGTCGCTTGTAAAAATGGTAAACAAATAAAGTATATTGATAGGTTTATAACCTTAGATGATGCATATATAAAGATTAATGAATTGTTAGCACAACCAGTTATTTTTCCTAAAAAAATAGAGCATAGGAAAAAGTTTACAACCGCTAACTTTGAATATTTAATTTTAGAGCATAAAACAGGCGAAACTTCGTATTTAAGGAACGAATATGGTAAACTTGTTGAACAGGTGACAAACAGCGAAAAATGGAGTGTTTTAGACAAGTTTCCATATGAAGTAGAAGAAACATTTTGGGTTTGGGGATTTAATAATAATACAGATAGGAAAACATTTCAATGGATATATGATAATATATTAGTTGGAACTATTAAAAATGCTTATGATATTCGTAGAATTGTATTGTTTAAGAATAAAATTATTTTTATGCATGATGATGATTTTATTGATATAATTTTTACTAAATCAGAAGGTGAAGCGATTAGATTTTATAATAAATTAGAAGAATTTATTGAAAGAGATAAAGTAAAACAAGTGTTTTTTATTGGTTCGTTTAATGCATTAGGTGATAAAAGACGTAATTTAGAAGAATTGATAATGAAGACAACAGGATGGGGAAAAAATAAAGTTCAATTATCTTCCACTTTTAAGCATTTAGGAAATTAAAACTATTTATTATAAAAAAATAATCTATAAATATCATATATAAAATGGGTAGACAAAAATTAATACATTTGAATACCACCAAACAAGGTGAAGAGTTTCTTTCAGCAGTAGTTGAAAATGCTGAATATAATGAAATTGTGATACAGCATCTTGCAAGTGGCGAAGGTGAAACAGCGTTATGGACACTTGAAAAAATTAATGGCGAAAAAGTTCCTGTAAAATTCCCTAGTGAAGAAGGTATACAAAACATTGTTAATTTAGAAGCTGAACGTGCAATGTCAGCTGAAACAATGCTTGCAGAAGCAATTGAAGGCATTGAAATTGTTAAACTTGATGAATCTGAACTTACAGCAAATGAACAAGCAGCATATGTTCTTCATGTTGACAATGAACAAAAAGGTGCAAGAATTAGTATTCCTAAAGATAATGCACTTTATAGCGTTTATGTAGGACATGTTGATGATACACTTGTTAGTCCTTATGACCCTACAGTTGTTGATGGTACAGGTAATACTGCACTTTGCTTTATTTATCAATTATCAGATAATGAATATAAATTAGTTACTGTTAATATTGAAGATTTTCTTGATGAAAACGAATTTGCTGATGGTTTAACAGTTAATAATCATATTGTTAAAGTTTTGATTGACCCTACCTCTGAATCATATTTAACTGTTTCAGAAAATGGTGTTAAATTAGAAGGAATTGATGATGAACTTAACACTCTTGATAGTAAAATTGATGATGAAACTGAACGTGCAATGTCAGCTGAAACAATGCTTGCAGAAGCAATTGATGATGAAACTGAACGTGCAATGTCAGCTGAAACTGCAATTCAAACTAATCTTGATGCTGAAGTAGAACGTGCACAAGAAGCAGAACAAACACTTGATAGTAAAATTGATAATGAAATAGAACGTGCAACAGATACAGAAACAGTTCTTCGTCAAGATATTGATGAACTTGAAGAAAAAATTGATAATATTCATATTCACCCAGCAGCAGATGTTGAAGTAGGCCAACCTTCAGTATTACATATGCAAGTTGAAGGGGACATAGACAGCCAGCGTTTCACAATAATGCCAAAATTAGGTAAGATTGAAGAAGCAACTGAATGGAGTGTTGGTCTTGTCCCATCAGGTAAAACTGGTCTTGTTGATGCTTGGGATGCTAAACAATACATTGGAAGTCAAATCAGCCAAGTTGCATCAGATATGATTGAATATGTAAACCAAGAAATTGAATATGTAATATCAGCTGAAACAGAACTTCAAGAGGAAATTGACAGTATCGAAATTGTTAAACTTGATGATTCAGAACTTACAGCAAATGAACAAGCAGCATATGAACTTCATATTGATGGTGAACAAAAAGGTGCAAGAATTAGTATTCCTAAAGATAGTTCACTTTATAGAACATATCTTGGTCATGTAGACGATTCATTAACTTCAGCAAATGACCCTACAGTTGTTGATGGTACAGGTGATACTGCACTTTGCTTTATCTATCAATTATCAGACAACACTTACGAATTAGTTGCAGTTAATGTTTCACAGTTCCTTGAAGAAAATGAATTTGCTGATGGTTTAACTGTTGATAACCATGTTGTTAAAGTTCTTGTTGACCCTACATCAGAATCATATTTAACAGTAAGTTCTGACGGTATTAAATTAGAAGGTATTGACGATGAACTTAACACTCTTGATGCTAAAATTGATGATGAAACTGAACGTGCAATAAGTGCTGAAACTGCAATTCAAACTAATGTTGATGCACTTGAACAAATGGTTTACGAAGTAAGTGATAACCTTAATGCTGAAATTAATAGAGCAACAAATGCTGAACAATCAATTCAAGATAATGTTGTTATTCTTACACAAACAATTGAAGATGTAAGTGAAAGTGTTACTAACGAAGTTACAAGAGCAACAGAAGCAGAGCAACTTATTCAAACTAATGTTGATACACTTGAACAAATGGTTTACGAAGTAAGTGATAACCTTAATGCTGAAATTGACAGAGCAACAAGTGCTGAAACTGCAATTCAAACTAATCTTAATAGTGAAGTAGAACGTGCAACAAGTGCTGAAACTGTACTTAGAGAATCAATTGATAGTATTGAAATTGTTAAGATAGATAATCCATCAGAACTTTCTACTAATGAAAGAGAAGCATATCTTCTTAAAGTTGACAATGCAACTAAAGGTGCAAGAATTAGCATCTATAAAGATAGTTCACTTTATAGAACATATCTTGGTCATGTAGATGATTCACTTGTATCAGAAGATTCTCCTGCTGTTAATTATGGTGGTGGTGATGAAGCACTTTGTTTCATTTATTACACAATGGAAGGTAAATATCAATTAGTTACAATTAATGTTGAGACTTTCCTTTCTGAAAACGAATTCCTTGATGGTTTAACTGTATTCCAAGACCATTCAATTAAAGTTAAGATTGACCCTACATCTGAAAAATATAATGGATTTGACTTGTTAACAGTAAGTACAGAAGGTGTTAAACTTAATGGTGTACAAAATATTGTTTCAGCAATGGTTCAAACAGTTGATGTTAAAGTTGAAATAGGTGCTAATTCTTACGATTACCTTGAATCAACACAAGTAACTCCACCAAATAAGTATTTTAAGATTGATGCTAAAACAATAGATATTGAAGATGCAGATTCAAGTAATACAGGTCTTCTTGATGCTTATAATGTTAAAAATTATATTGATAACCTTATTATTGATTGTGGTACATATTAATAGTGGTTATGTTTTTCTGAATAAAACCTATCTCAGTAATGAGGTAGGTTTTTTCTTATAAAACTATTTATAGTAAAAATAGAAATGAAAAGAGTTATTATTGGATTATTAATGCTAATTAGTTTAGTATGTTGTTTTAGTTGCGGAAAACGAAATATACACAGTAGTGAAGGAACTTCATCAATGTATGCATATGAAAGTCTTATAACATTAAGACAATTAGATTCAATATGTATTGCTGATACTTTATTAACAATGGATAATTGGATTAAAACAACATTTTATGATTATGAAACAAATGAAAAATATGTGAAATATATGTTTATTAAAGATTTAGATAATGATAGAGAAATAACATATATTATAACAGAACAAGATACTGTTTTTAGACTAATAAAACGAATTGGTAAAACTGAATAATTATGGGAAAAAGGATTAAGATTTCAGGTTTTAAGCCATCAAGAATAGATGGTACTGAACGTATTTTTGGGGTTTCTATGGAAAGTATTGCATGCCCAAAGCAATATTCATATGTTAAATATTTACCAGATGTTCTAAATCAAGGAGAAAATCCAATTTGTGTTCCTTGTTCAATTTCAAGTTACTTGAATTGGAAAGAAAACCTAAAAGATGGTAGTCATAAAGATAATAAAATAAATTATTTTGAGATTTATAATACCAAAACAACTGAAGGTGATGGAATGACATTTAAAGAAGCGTTTAGTTATTTAAAGCATCATGGGGTTTCTTCTAAATCAGGTATAATGAGAATAAGGGGATATGCGTTAATTAGGTCTCTTGCATCATTAAGAACAGCATTACTTATGAATGGTCCATGTTTTGGTGCATTACCTGTATATAATTATTCAAATCAATTCTGGAAAAGGAAAAATGGAGATATGCTTCTTGGTTATCATGCAATATCAATTGTTGGTTATGAAAAGGATGGTTTTATAATTAGAAACAGTTGGGGAAGTAGTTTTGCTAACAATGGATATACAAAAATATCTTTTGAAGATGCAAATAATTTTATAGAAATATGGACAGTGTTGGAATAATAAGAAAGCCTTAGAAAAATCTAAGGCTTTTTTGTTTTAAAACATTTTGTAAACTTTCAACCCGACATCGTATTGGGGAATTTCTGCACTTCTTGGCACTTTTGGATTCGGATTAAAGTAGTAATTACCTTGTATCGCAACACCAAATGATTGGTTAAAGAATAAACCTGCTTCAGCATTTGCAGATGGGAATGTTGTTATACCAGCACCCACAAAAGGTAATACTTCTCTTTTACTTTCAATATAAATAGTTTGTTGTTTATAAACAGGATTAAAAGTATAATTAAGATTTGCAATTCTGTTATATTGTACTGTTGCATCAATTGTACATTTTCCAACTGTATCAATATCAAACAACGTTTCAGTATATTCACGCTTACTTGCCCAATCAATCATTATTTTAGTTGAATCTTGTTTAGTAAATTGTGTAGTATCTGTTAAATAAATAACTTTTTCAGGAAATAACTCTTGATATATACCATCTTTAACACATTGTGCTATTAAATTGGCGGTATCAACAGGTTCAGTTACATAATAAGGAACAGGATATGGAATACTGTCATAAATAGGTTCTCCTGGTAAGTATTCGGTAATAGTTTTTTCAATTACAGTTGAATGTTTTTTACCGATATATAAACCAGAAAGGAAAAGGAGGATTGCAATAGCGGCAATACCTCCTATTTTCCACCAGTTTCTTTGAATAACTTCACTCATTCGTTAAAATGAACCACTGTTAATTATTTCATTTCTAATAGCATCAACAACATCATCAGTTAATGCGCTGTTAAGAGATTCACCGTTTTGTCTAAGGGTTTCAATAAGATTATTGAAATTAACAGTACCACCTGAAGTACTTGCTTCAATTGCGTCTTTAAGAACTTCAGCATTAATCTCTAAACTATTAGCCATTGTTTCTGTATGTGCTGCCATGTATTCCTGTGTTTCGTTATTTTCTCTCTGAACCATTTCATAGAATGTTTCACCGTCCATATCACCTTTATCTGTTGTGAAAATATTCTTAAATGTTTTAGCAAGAGCACCAAACAAACCAGTTAATGAATTTCTTGTTTCAGCTTGTTCTTGTTTTAATGCAACAGAATCCTGATGCTGAACAATTGTTTGAGTTTCAATTGCTTCAGTTTGTGCTTTTAATGTTTCAGTTTGTGTATCAACTGAAACTTGTGTATCTTTTAATGCATCAACTATTTGTTTAGGAATTCCAATGAATCCACTATCTGGGCGATAACCATAAGTATTTAACATAGTATTACAATTTTTTTTCTAACTATTATATTTTATATATAAATATCTTGATTTTTTCAAAAATAATTTTATCTTAATAAAAAATGAAAATTATGGTTACGTATGTTGATGAAATAATTGAAAAACTTAAAGAAGTTAGTTTAGAAACAAGTGCAATTAACATTGCGAGAGGTTTAAGAAGTATGCTTGGTGATGAAAAAATAGGTAAATTGTTTAGAGAAATGTTAGAAAGTAACAATACCATATCATCAGATGAAAGAGTAAAAAACGGTGACGAATACAATTACTATTGGCTTGCTGTTAAGTTAAAAGAAATTGATGAAGCAGAAGAAGCAGAAGATGGATTAAAATACCCTTCTCACGGTTGGATTAATGGAGAAATGTGGGAAGCATTGGATAATGTTTCAAAACAACTTAATACATTAAATGGTGTTTATGCTAGTAAAGGTGTTGTTTATCCTGAAGGTAGTTGTTATAGAAGCAAAGGCTTTTGGACAATAGATTTTGATACAATCGAAGATTTCAATCATTTCTTATGGGCTGGTTGTTATAGGTATTTACCACTTGCAAAATCAGAAAAATGGAGAATATTACCAAATTTAGGAGACCCAGATTATAGAGAAAAGAAGCTTAGATTTGAACTTCATTATATGAAATTAAATGCGAATAAATCTGATATGGAAAAGGATTTTGCTGATATGGCAAAATGCATTGAAGATTATTCAAATGATGAGAATGAAATAAAAAATAAACTTGAAAAACGATAATTATGGTAATTTTAGATAAACTTTTAATTTTTGTTTTTATATTTTGCTGTTTAGTTACCGTTAAAGAAATCTTTAATTTTGTTAAAGGTGTTATTAATGGTAAATATGAAATTTCGACAAAAAGATTGATTATTTTAGGAGTTTCATTATCTTTTATATTGACAGTATTAATAACAGGGTTTACATTATTATAAAATATGGATGTAAAAGAAAGAATAGAAAAAGTTAAACCTTATTTCCGAGGAATGCAGGTAGAAAATGTTGATGAACAAAGTATTATTTATGTCATTGTTCAATTTCCACCTAAATGGATTATAGATGAAGAAATACCAAATAAATATGGTGTTTCAATCGCACAAGGTAATAGTCCAGGCGAATTTTATTTTTGTGTTGAAATGGAAAAAGGTTTTGATGTTGTGTTTGATGCTGTTGAAAGTAATATAACTAAAATGCTTACAGCACAAGAAAGAGCACAACTTTTGAGACAAAAAGTAACTGAGTTACAAGAATTGTTTATGGATGAAACCATATCAATAGAAACATTAAGAACATTGGAATTTTCTTATAAAACACCTAAAGTGCGTAAGAAAATGGAGAAAAAAGATATGGTAAAAGAAGTTATTGAAGAAGTAAATAATGATTTAAATATTGGGGAAGATGGTGAGTAATGGTTTAATTATATTTTTATATTGTATAGTAGCATATGGATTATCTAATATGGTAGTATTTTCTTCTGGACCGTTTAGAATTTTTGAGAGAATCAGAGATTTATCAAATAGAATATCAGAACATTTTGGACAACTTTTTCAATGTATGATATGTTTTCCTGCTAATGTAGGATGGGTTTTAAGTTTAATTAATTGGTTCTTTATACCTTTCCCATTTACACCATTTAATTTGATTTTAATAGATACTAATTTATGGTGGTTAGCAATGATAGGTGACTGCTGTTTTACAAGTGGTATCGTTTGGATTATACATAATATTGAATCATTTTTTGAAAGCATTGCAGAAGGAAAACATGCTGAAGAGTATGAAGAAGTTGAAGATAATGATGTAGTTAACTTAAATGATTAATATGGAAACAGTAGAAGATTTGAAAAACGATATAGCAAAAACTAATGCCACAGTAAAATTTGAACAAAAAAGATTACAAAAAGAAATTGAGAATGGTTTATTCGATAGTGCTAATGAAATTTTGTCTAACCCAGAAACAAATAATTATTATCAAAAAGCATTAGAAGAATTAAATAAGGAAACACTGGAAATACCAGATAAAACTTCAAAAAAAGAGAATGAGAAAACTTTGTGGAAGAAATTTAAAGAAAACTTAAAAAAAATCATTTTACAATGACAAAAAAGAGAAGGTTAATTCCTTCTCTTTTTTATGCATCAACAATAGTATTATCAGGTAAATCTAATTTTTCATGCAACCATTTTATCATTTCTTTAGGAAAATCTTTTCTTATTTTTTCTAAAATCATAGGTATAAATTTCTTATCAATGTCTTCTATGATTTCTAACAAATCATCACCGTCAAGTTGATTGAATAAGTAACTTAATGCAGTTGTTCTGTCAACACTAAAAAGATGGTCAAGAATGTAATCAACAATGTCACGTGGGTCCATGTCATCCAGAACTAAATTTTGATTACCATTATCAATCACATTTTGAATGCAAGCGTCCTCATCAAGTTCACAGTTAAATCCACATTCTTCACGTGTTGATTCATAGTCTTCGCTTGTTTGATTCATGACTAAATAGTTAATTAAATCAGACTTATCCCAAGATGAAAGATTGTCAATAGCATCAATAATAGGCTTAACATCTTTCTTAAATTTAATCATTTCTGTACTCATGTTATTCTTTATTTTATTGTTATTGTTTCAGGTGGTATTGTTGTTTCTTGATTATCATAATAAAGGGAAGCAGTTCTTCCAATATTTTTAATTAATTGATTTAAAAGAAATTTAGTTTTCCTTGAAAGTTCTTTCTTAAATGCTTCAGTTGAATTTCCATATGGATTTAAATGAATATTATATATATTAAAAATATCTTTTATGCCTTTAATATTTTCATCATTTATTTGTTTATATAAATCTCTAAAGTTTTTTGAAATAAGTTTATAAATATAATATGCTTGCGTTTTTTTGATGTCTTCATGAAAGTTTTCTCTTTTAGAATCAAAACCTTCTAAATCACCATATACACTTGCAACTAATGCATTGAATTCTGTTTCTGAAAACAATCTATATAAAATCAAATTGAATAAATTATTATAGTTAGGGTCAGAAAATATATTAGAGATTACATTACTCTTAATAAGTTGATTCTTGTATCTTTTATAATAACCATTTTTCATTAAATCATTATATGCCTCATAATAATGATTGATTTCATGATAAAGAGAATTGTAAAAAGTCCTACCAATAATACTACCTTTATATGCATAAGCAAAAAGAGATATTTTACCAGAATTTAATTTTCCATCAATAATTGTATCATCTACTAAATTAAAAGTAGCCTCTCCACCACCACTCCAGTTAAAAATTGATTTATCACGAGTATTTTTAATAGTAACTTTAATTTCCAAGTTTTTTATGAAATTAATCTTTTCAGTTAATTCCTTTGGTATTTTAATACTTCTTTCTTTAAATAATGGTGATAAACTATGACAATATTGTTCAACAAAATAATAAATTTCATTGATTTGTGGTGCATAAGGATTACCTGCAACACCTCTTTCTTCAACAAGCCTGATAACCTTATTTTCTAATTCAATAATGTCTTTAGGTGGAAGATTAATCTGTTCCATCCTCTCCATTAAATCTTTGATTTCTTCTATTTTAACTCCCATATTTTATGTTCTAAATCAGTATTTGTATATTCATCTAATAACTTGAAATAATCGGTTTTATTAGCAATTTTATCATCTTTTTGAAAAACATAAAATGATGATGTATATTTTCTTGCATGACATTGTTTCTTTATCTTAGTTTTCGAAATAAGACGTGCTTTTGCTTCAAGGTAAAATTTATCAATTGTATATAAACCAAGTTTATTAGCACACATAAATGAAAATTCTTCTGTACTCATAATTTATTTTTTTCTTTTGTTTAATCTATTAATTTCCCATTGAGGTGTTTTAACAATATCTTTAATAAAGTTTTCTCTGTTTGAAACATTATTTGGAACAAATACTATTTTTTTACATTTTGGTATTTGTGGATATGCTATTGAATATTCATTGTTTTTATATTTAACATAATCGTCATAATAACAACATTTATAAAGTTTGCCAACATTAAGTATTAAAAAATGTTTTAAAGAAACAATATTATTACAACTTGATTTAATATTACAATATTGTTTTGCTTCTATTTTAGTTTTGCATACATGTATTAAATTAAGGTTTTTGTCTAATATTGCAATTTTTTCAGGTTCATTTGATAATATTTTTTTATCTAATTTTAAATTGTTATTTTCCCAAACATCTTTATAGATAAATCTATATCCGTTACAAACCCTGTTAAAATTTCTTAAAGCAATTAATAAGTTACTATATTTTATATTAAACTTTTCACATGCTTCCTTTTTTGTACAAATATGTTCTAAATTTCCTTCACTATTAAAACAACAAATTTTTCGTGTTGCTTCATGCATAGGACAACCAAGACTTCCTGCTTTTACTTTGTTTAAGAGTTTCCATCCGTTGTTTTTATAAAAATTTATGTAATATGCTTCTTTTGCACCAGCACTATAATATTCAACATCTTTTTCTAAAATTTTAGGTTCAAAAAAAGAAATGTTGTGTTCTTTAGTAAAATTAAAAACAGTTCCTTTTCTATGATGGTCAATATCTCTTTTTTTAATATCAAAAGTTAAACCGACATAAACTGAGTTATATTTTTTAAATTCATAAGAATATATTGTTCTTAAATAGTCACCACCTTCTTTTGGCAGATTATCTATCAGTTCATTCCATTTGTTTCTGTGTATGGCTACGTAAACTTGGTAATTGTTAATTCTTAACTCTTTTAGAGTTTTATATTTTTTAACTATTTTTTCACAAAATTCATAAGTATAGATTGTTTTTTTCTTCATATTAATATTTTTAATATAAATAGTATAAAATGGAAAAAAAACAATATATTGGCATTTTTTTATTTTTCAACAATATCAATATATCCACTATGTTCTTTTACTTCACATAAATCAAGGAGTTGTTCAAAAACAAAATCTTTAGATGAAAATTTTGTGTCTTTTTTAAATATTAAAAATTGACTTGTATAACTTCTTGAATGTTTCTGTCCATTTTTATATCTATTTGAAGAAATAAGTCTAGCTTTTGCTAGTAAAGTAAATTTATCAATCATTTTAAATCCAATACGTTGAGCAGCCATAAAACTAAACTCTTCAGTGTTGTGTCTAATACCTCCAGATATACAACTTTGACATTTAAATATACAAATACCGTTTTTTTTCAAAACTCTGAAGCATTCTGATAGCCAATGGTAGTAACTGTAATAAAGATTGTCTACAGGATAATAACCATTAAATCTTTTGTATATTAAACAACTTCCTTCTTTTATCTCTTTAGTGGCTGAAGGTGAATTGGCTGGTGATACTACAAACGGTAAATCAACCACAATAGATGAAACACTTTCATTTTCAAGTGGTAGTTTTCCCCATTTGTCAATTTGAAAAATATCGTCTCTTTGTGGATAAACATCCATTAAAATTTTAGGTTCAGGAATTTCATAATTATCACCCTTTGTTTTTTTATAAAATTTTAATTCTGATGCTGTTATATCACATTCAAAAGGTTCACCATTATTATATAATTGCATTATGTTATATAAAATCTCACTTTGGTCAAAAGATATGTTTCTTATAACATTATCATTAGTTATTTCTCTCATACACTAAGTCTGTTAATTCCAATTATGTTTTCTAAGTCTTCTTCGTTTTTATTTGTTACTTCCCAATAATCTTTATTTACGATAATTTTTGTGCCTGATGGATAGTATCGTAAAAGTATCTCTTGAAGCGTTTTAACCGCTTTATCTGTCATATCTGTTCTAAGACGCTCTAATGCTTCTAAATCTGAATTTCTCATAACATTATTTTTTTACAAATATATAAAAAAAACTTGAATAATCAAAAAGTTATTCAAGTTCTTTCCATTTATCTTCACTAAAACTATTATGAAGTTTGTTAATCCACCATTTAGTTTTAATTTTTACTTTAGGTAAACGTTGCCCTTTAAGTAAAGTACTTCGTTTAACAACAACACCTTCTTTAACAGTAGGGTATTGACAGTTTTCTTCATTCCAATCATTGTTCTGTATTGAAGAAATGAATTCTTGTGTCAATTTGCCACGATAAATGACTTCTGGCACTTCCAAACCTTCTTTGTTATAGAACAACTCATAAAAACTTTTTGGCTCAATATAGCCTTTCTTTTTGAGAAATACATCAATTAATGCTAAATGTAATTCATCACCTTCTTGATGGAATCCAGCAAATGAATTTTCTCCATACCATTCAAAAAAGAATGTTATTTCGTCAACACCATTAAATATTTGTTTTTTACCTCTATTGGTTGCAATAATATTTGTAAGAATTTCAGGTATTTTACTATTTTTAAAATATTTAACAGTATTTCCAAATTGGTCATCAGTTTCATCAACTTCACGTTTCCTACTACCAAACCCAGTAAACTGTTTATGTTTTGGTATGTATTTAACGCAAAAATTTTGTCCGTCCAATTTGTTAAATGCCCATACTTCTTCTCCTAATAGTGTACCATCATCTTGGATTCTATTTATACTATCGTAATGTTTCATAATTAAAAAATAAAATCATCAATTTTAATTTTTTCTTCAAATAAGTTTAACTCTTTTTCTATTGGAAAATCGTCATTTTTATCTAAAAACATTGATATTGAATTATTGTATGAGACATAATCACCATATTCTTTGAAAAAATCGGGTGAATTTTCAACTAATGGTGATTCACTTGCGGTCATAAGCAATAGTACGTGCTTCTTTTAACAAGTTATTTACATATTCATAATCAATTTTTTCAGGAAGATTGGTTGTTTCAACTGCTTTGTCAAACTTAGCCTTAAGTTCTTCGGCTTCTTGCATAATTTCTTCGTAAGACATCACATGATGACGAATATCAAGAAGGTGTTTTACATCATCACCAACACGTCTTACGTTAAAGCCTTTACCTTCAGCAATTTCAACACCCATTTCCATAAGTCTGATGGTATGCATAAGGTTTTTACTGTCATAGTTATGACCTCTGTTATTTTCATAACGAACAGGGTTTCTTTCCTTCTTCCACTTTATCCAATCCTTATAATCGGTACAATGACTTTGATAAGCATCTTTATTGTAAGTCATAAAACAGATAGGCACTTCACCCTTTGGAATAGAAGAAAGTCTTACGCTGTTAGATTCACGTTCTTTACCTGTTTCGTCACCGTCTTCAACACCATAGTTGTAAAGAGTAGTAGTACTACCATCTTCGTTAGTAACAGTTACGTTAGGATGTACAATACCCTTATAATGGAAAAATTCTTTATTTATAACACGATTATAAGTCTTTACCACATAATCGTAATTCATAAATTTATCATATGCAACTGTACGATACCTCATATCAAAGCACCAATTCTGAAATGATTCTTCGGTTAAAAGTACTTTATCTTTTTCATCAGGATTAAGTGTCCAATCGTCTGATTTGTCGAATACTTCAAATTTGAAATATGATGCAAAGTCATAATAAACACCAAACGTATCTTTCATATTTGGAATGTTTACAAGACCGCAATATTTCTGGTCAAGATTGTTATCTGCAAGAAAATCTTTAATTGGCTGACTACCCTGATTCTTGAAAGTATAACAGAAATCAAGAACTTCTCTTCTTTGAAAGTTTTCAGGGATGTTAATTTTCTTGTTAAGACCTTTAGCCTTTTTAATCTGGTTAAAAGAATAACCAAGCAAAGGGTCAAGACATTGTTTAGTCAGGAACTTTTCTTTGTTATCAAGAATGTACTGAACGGCAGGATGTACTTTACCAATAACACAATCTTTAGGAATAAAGAGTGATTCAAGCGCAGTAGGGTTAGATTTCATAAGAAGTTCAACCCATCTACCAAGTTCATAATATACAGTATCATGTTTTTCATCATCAACTTGTTCGACATAGTTACCACGTAAACCAAAAAGAGTGTCTTCTGAACAAATATATACACCACCAATATCCTGGTCTGAACCTTCGACATTAGTACCATAGGCATGACTACCACGAATATATTCATAAGCAATCATTCCGTGTTCTCTAAGATACTCAATAGTTAATTTTTTCATATGTTTCTTTTTTTAATTTTCGTATAAAAATGGGGTTTCTCTATCAATATATTCACATCCATCTTCATATACTTTATTAGTATACATAGACATAGAACTATCAGTAAAACACGTCCACTCACCAAAATCTCTGCTATCACGTATACCATCAGCACCAATATGAAATTCCTGTACTTCAAGATTATATTTTTTACAAAACTGAATTACTTCATCAACAATTTTTTTATGAAGTTCTCCAAATGCTTTATGAAGTTCTGGATTACGGTTTTTCTCAGATTCAAAGATAAATTCCCAGTATTCACGTGAACCAACCCAATTTTTAGGTTTATTATCGTATTTTGGGAATTGTTCAAGAATCTTCCTATCTTCTTCGTTTAAATTAATAAGTGCCATAATTATTTTTCAAATTCTTTTTCAATAACAAATCTATAAGTATAACAATATTCTTTCATGAATTCACTTCTTACAGTTTTACCATAAATAACCTTTCCTGTAGGCCAAAATTTATAAATTTCTTCAGGAACAAATTCAACATCAAAATAAATGCCAAACTCTCTTATTATTTCACTTTTTTCAATGTATATCTGAGCATCAGAATATTCATCAACTCTTTTAATAGCATCTTCTTTATTGGTAAATAAATCAACAGAAATGGTTTCACTTCCGTTAAAATTATCTTCGTGTAATGTAAACACTAAATATGCTTTTTCCATGTCTTTTTTAATTACAGCGCAAAGATACGTAAAAAATTTTATATATCCAAATTAAATTTTAACAAAATTAAAAAAATTGCTTAATTCAATATATTCTTTATGTTTATATTGATTATCAAATTCCTTTGCTGTTGCCCAATCCATAGATGCTTTTGCTTTTTTAATATAAAAGTCAACAATTTTATCTGGATTTTTTACATTTATAAGATAGCGGTCGTTACCAAATTGTAAATAATAATCAACATTTTTACTTATACTTGTTTCAACGACAGGATTTCCCATTTCTGCATAAAATGTCGCAGTAACAAGTTTCTTATTTGATTTTTCTAATAGTGCTTTATACATTGCACATTGAAGCACACATGCTTCAAAATACCATTGTTCAGGTGTTTCCCTTATTGATTTAACTTCAATTATTTGATTATCACATACAATATCATTTGAAAAGTTAATCCAAATATTATCTTCATTGTAAGTGCCACGCATTTCTTCGCCAATTACATTTTCAGTATTTAAAGCAATTTGATGTTGGAACGAAACACCTTCATTTACATTAATATTTGGTTTAGGTCTTAGTTCAGGATGTTCAGTAAACATTTTAATTTGCATACAAGACCTTGAACATAAATCTTTTGCTGAAAATGTTTTAATATTCTCCGAATTCATCTTTACACTTTTTAAGATATTTCACATAATCAAGACAATCTTCTCTTTTATGCTTACTTGGATTTACACAAACAAAATTAAATGTTTTATTTAAAATTTCTTTGATTTCTGGTGAAGGTTTAATATCAAATATTTTCATCACATCATTTCCATCAATAGGAAGTTTATAATCATAAAACATTCTATCAATATTATCAAAGTCTTCAAAAACAGTATAATTCCATTCTGTATCATGAAAAGTATTCTTAACTCTTTTAGAACCAATAATTGTTGTCAACAAGAACGTTTGTTTATTTCCACATTGGTTCATGATTTTCCTAATTGCATAATTCTTTTCTTCTATTGCAATACAAATATCTTTACACATTGATTCCAGTTCATATGCTTTTTCAATTAAGAAAATAACATTGTTAATAACATCATTAGGATATTTTAAAACTTCAGAAAGATAATATTTTATACCTTCCTTATGAACAAAATCATACACATTATACAATAAGTTTGCAAGAATAGGAGTAATTTCAGGAATATCAAAATAATCTATATAATCTTCATAAAACCTAATTAAACTATTAACAACTTTTACTTTTACTTCTGTTGTTGCTTTTTCAAAGTTAGGTATAATAAAACGATATGCATTAATATCCCACAATAAACAAATTGCTTTTACAGCCGATTTATTAGAAAAAGTTAACATCTTGGTAAATTCATCAGTGATTCTTTCTTTACTGATAATTTCAAGTCTGTCAACAAATTTCTTAGCACATTCAAAAGTCTCATTTTCAATGTTAAAATCAAATCTTGAAGCAAAACGAATCATTCTCAAAATCCTAAGAGGGTCTTGGTCAAATATAATTTCAGGCTCACCACAAGTACGGATAACTTTGTTTTCAATGTCTTGTGTACCTCTATCTTCAAAGTCAATAATCTCTTGATTTGTAATGTCGAAGTACATTGCATTGATGGTAAAGTCACGTCTTTCCCAATCTTGTTTAATAGTACCAAACGAAGTTTCAGGATTTCTGGTTTTTGCATCGTGATAACATTCACTTCTTGTCTGTACTGCTTCAAGTTCAACATCAGGGAATTCTTTAAGATGGAACATAGCAGTACCAAAGTTTTCGTAAGTCACCACAGAACCTTTAGTAAATCCATTTTCTTCAAGCCATTTAGCAAAGTTAATACCACCTGAAGGTAAGTCAATCACCAAGTCAATGTCTTTGATTTCCCTGTTCATATAACAATCACGAACACATCCACCAACGGTGAATACGTGATTTTCCCATTCAGTACCAAGTATGATATTTCTAATAGCACATACAATATCAAGATATTTTTTATCAGTCATATTAATTGTTTTTGTTTTTAATTATTGTTAACGGCCTAAATACATCAAGTTTACCTGAAATATAAAAATCTTCAGGAAGTTTATACCAATTGGTAATGTTATTACTTTCTACAGGTTTTGCATCAGGTGCTGTAGCAACTGTAATATGTGAATATTTATTCTGTGTAACATAGTCTGCAACACCTAAAGCAATTGCTCTATCAGACACACCGATACTGTCAATTCTAAGAGATTGGGAATTACCAAGAAAATTGTCTAACCATTCAGCCAATTCTTGTTTTTCTTGGCTTTTGTCATTAAAAACAATCGTCATATGATGGCAAAAGATTTTCCAATTATCTGGAATCGCTTCATATTCTTTTGCTAAATTAAGCAATGCTCTTTGAGAAGTCTCTGAGAAAAATACACCGTAATAAATCCAATTTTTCATATAAAAATATTTAAATGGCATATGTACAAAACATATGCCATTTGTTAATTTTGTACTAAAAAGAAATCATCATATTCATTAAATTCAGGCCATTCAAGTGACATTGTACAGGCTTCAAGTTCTTGTCTTGTCATTTGTCCATCACGTCTTTCAACGTTTTTTTCAAATTCACTTGCTTCAATGTAAACGTATGTGATATGAAGATTGTAGTTTGAGAGAAATCTTGAAATTTCTTCACGGTATTGTTTTTTCAAGTTAGTGTTATTAACTATGATTGTTTTACCTTCAGAAGCGGCTTCAGCAAGTTCTTCTTTAATTGCTTTACTTACTTCTTCTTCATCTTTTTTACTACATACAACTTTTTCGTTTTCTTTGCAAAAACCAAGTTTTACACGCATTTCATCACGACATACAATGTAAACATTGTCTTTTTTAACCCTATACAAAGTAGGTGAAGGTTTAGGACAATTTGATATATCACGTAAACAGATATAATCTTTTTCTTCTTTGTTTGTCATGAGTAATTGTTCATTGATAAACGTATCTTTTCCTGCACCTGGTATTCCGATTAAGAAAATGAGTTCAAGAGGTTTTTTATAGCATTTATCAAGATAATGTTGACTACCTTTAATTCTATCATAGAAAACACTAGGTGTTAACTTAGGAATAGAAGAATAACGTCTAATTTCTTTAGTAATACTTATAATTTCATCAAGAATTTTTTTATCTCTTGTTTTTAATATTTCATCTTTTTGAATAGAGCCTTCCAAATCACACTGTTTAAGTGCAAGTAAAAGTTCCCAAGAAGGAATATTATATGAAATACGAATTATTTCTTCAATATAGTTTTTCCTTTCATATAAATGAAGTGGAAGCATATGATATTTAACAAGAGAACAAACATCCTCTCTACGTTTTAAAGGAAAATCCCACAAAAGTTTTCGTGTAATTTTTTCACCTTTGTTTTCATGGTCATATGAATGCCAATTACCGTCTTTACCTTTAACAGTTGTTACGCCTTTACCAATATCATGGAAAAGTGCACTTAAAAGAAGAGTTAATGCAATATCAAAACATTCTACATCAAGAAAACCTGTTTCATAATCATCAAAGTTTCTTGCTATATTATGTATACCGTATTCTGTGTCTTTTACACTTGCATAGTTTTTAACCCATTGTACAGCATATTTACACACAAGTTTGGTATGTATCATTGCATTACCTTCACTGTGCCATTTTGGATTTTGTTCACACAGTTCCAAAATGGCAAATTCAGGTATTTTTTCTATGTTATTCCATCTAAATTCGATACTTCTGTATCTATTATTAGATGGATGTGGTTTTATTTTAAATAATTTGTCAAGTGTTACCATTAGGCTGCTTCTTTGATATAAGAATTTGCAAGATTAAACAAATCCCTATTAATTTGAATATCTTTTACAATACTGGTAATTTTTCTCATTTTACGAGACTTTTTGTTCTGTTCTGCATAATTAAAATTACCCTTAATAATCTTTTCCTGTACCACATTAAACACATTCCAAAGGGAATTACCTTCATCTTCATCCCTTACAGGCGCAAGAATGTCTTTAATGGTATTTTCACTGATTTCCACCTTTGCATTGTCTTCATATCCCTTACGAAGTTTGATTGCACTGATTGCAAACTTTACTTTTTCTTCTTCAGTAAGAACTTTCTTTCTCATGGAATTAAGAACCATAATCTTTTCAGGAAGTTTTTCCAGAGAAGCTGCAACGGTTTTACGAAGTTCCTCAAAATTGTAATGAATATGCCTGATACTCATATTTTCAAATTCTTCATCAGCAACAACAAGTCCGTTACTACACACTAAACGGAACAGTCCAACCATAAATTTAAATGAACTGAAACCATCATGACTGTTTGTCAGGATAATTCTAGGAAATGCTTCAGTTTCATTCTTTTCGTTAAGTACCTTAATATTAGGATTCTGAAAAGCCAACATATGGTAACTCCTAATACCCTTAGAGTTTTTCTTGTTCCTGCACTGTTTAGCAATCACAGGAAACCAACCAAGTTTAGCCATATCATGTACAACATCAATAGTGGTTGCCTGAATATATTTGTCAGAAACATCAGGATTAGAAGGGTTAGTCATAAATGCGAAAGGACACGTCTTACGAATATCCTCTTCAGTAAGGAAATTAGTACTCAGTGAATTGTCACGAAAACCAATCATCGTATCTGCCATAATTTCTTTTGTTTTTTAGTTGTTAATGTTTGTTTTTAATTTCTGACCGCAAAGATAAGTCAAATTTTTTTAATTTCCAAATTTTTTTACTTTAGCAATAAGTTCGTCCCTCATTTCCTTTAGTTGTTTGTTACTAATTCCAAATTTATTAAGATGAAAATTTCTATGATTTTCTTTAGACAATAAAACCAAGTTATCTGGTTCACTATTTCCACCATCAGCAAAAGCTTTTATATGATGTGCGTGCATTTCAGAAAGTTCGTAATGTTTATTGTCAAGTGGGTCAATTCCTCCTTGTTTACTATACATTTCTGCTTTATCATCTGGAGTAAAAGAACGTAAACAAAGATAGTCATGAATTTCGTTTTCATTTTCACCACGAATTACCCATTCATAAATTCCTTTTGAATCATAAAAAGTTCTTGTGGGAACAAAACTTACAAGTTGTTTACAACGTTCAGTAATATGTATTTTTTCTTCTTCAGTAAATTCTTTATTAGAATATTCAGTAAACAATTTACCCCAATCTTGTGATTGAATTGATTGCCATGTTTTAGGTTTATAATTATGAAGGAATATATCATTTACCCAATCAATAACTTTTTTATAATGGTTAATAAGTTCATTTGCATCAGCGTCTTTTTGATGTTTAGCCATATAACAGCATATCCTATTATCTTCATGTTCTTTCCCACGAAGTTCTGGATAATCATAGTAACTTTTCCAATCTAATGCAAGTTCAAGATATTCAGCACGTTCAATACATCTATTTTTGCTATATTTAAGTGTACAATATTTATAGTCTTTATTTTTCAGTTTATTTTTACTATGACTAGTTGTAGCACTAAAGTATTTTTTTGCATCTTCAAGCCATTCACCACGATAAATGGCATTACGAATTTCTTGTGGTACAAGAATGGCATTTGGTTGGTTAATTCTACGAAACCATGCAATACGAGCATCTTCATCACCAATACAATAAGTAATATCAAGTGGATAATTAAGAAGTTTTTCTCGTTTCTCTATAGTAAGATTTTCAAAATGATGTTTATCACCATTAATCATAATTTCGAAATCACCATTTACAAAATCACAAATAGTTTTAATTCTTTGTTGTCCATCAAGTACTTCAAGAAAACCACTAATACCTTTAGGGTCATTTATATCTACACCAAGATAAATACGATTAATGGGAAATCCACAAATAATAGAGTTAATAAGGTTTTCTCTCCAATTTTTAGTTAAATCAGCAATATATGCTCTCTGATATTTAGGACGTATGTTCAAACGTCCATTCATTGAAGAAATCCCACCAATATCATTTTCAGAATTATCAACATATCCTTCTATAATGTCACGAATAAGAAGTGTAGCATTGATGGGAGTCATTTTAATTGTAGAAAAGTCGGTAAAAGCTTTTGTACTGTTTTTTTTTGCCATAATTTTTATTAATTTAAAATTTTAAAATAAGTTAACAAATGTTTTTAAAATTAGTATTCAAATTTTATACCAAATCATAAAAAATTAAACTTTTATAATGTTTTTTTAGTCTAAAATACTCAATTCCAAATTATTGATGCAAGAGATATTGGATTAAATGAAAAACAAAAAAATAAATCCACATATCTTATTAAAGATGCTGATTCAGCAATTAATGGTAAACCCACTTATGCAAGAATCTGTATTAAAAAATTTTTTTAATTAGAACTCTATTATAAATTTTTTGTCCATTAATAATTGTGAGACAAGGAAAATCACCAATGTATCTAACATTATTAGCAATTCCAATAATTTGGAATTGAGTAGGATTATATTTACCAAGGAAAGTAATAGGTACACCCATAACACCATCATAATCCATAGGAATGTTTTCTACCCTACTTACTTCAATAGCATCATAGTTATCATACTTAGGATAATCAGTAGAATTATATTCTTTGTATAAATCCAGTATTTCACTTCTTTTTCTATGTTCAATGTTAGTAAACCAGCAAATATTTCCAAAACTTCTCCAGTTTGTTCCATTTTCATCTTTCCAACTTCTTGTTTCTCTTGTTTCATAATTATTAGGAACAACAAAAGACATGTCACCAATACCTTTTGTACCAAGCCAAAGCTGGTTATTTTTAATATAGGGAAATATTTCCTTATAGGTAATAGCATTTTGGTTTCCAATAATAATGAATTTCTTATTGAAGTCCATTAGTTGTTTTACATATTCTCTAAACAGAGAGAAAGGAGGATTAGTGACAACTACATCTGCTTGTTTGAGATATTCAATAACATTTCTACTACGAAAATCACCACATCCATAAATACCTTTTGCCCAACATTTTTCTTTTTCTTCAAAATTGAAATCTTTATCATCTACAAGAATGGTTCTACTTGCACCACTTTCACGAATTATTCTAATATCTTCTTCACTAATAATACCATCACCATTCATATCTTCACCTTGGTATTCAAAAGCAAAGGCTATTTTTTCATTATTTACATCATAAAAAGTACAAATCAATTTTTTGAGTTTCAAACTTTTAAATTTAAGTATAAAATACTTAGTAAAATTACTTTCAAGAGGGTCATCACAATTACAGAAAACAACTTTATTTTCAAAATACTCTTTGTAATATTTCATTTCTTTCTCAATGTCTTCATACTGAGTGTAGAATTCATCTTTTTTTTCTGTTTTAGCATTGTGAAGGTTATTATTTTTTCCCATTTTGTTTTTTTTTTTAATAAATATATGAAAATTATTTTTATATATAGCACTATTATCAATAATCATGCCACAAAATAGAAAAGGGGAAAACTTTATTGATTTTCCCCTTTTTTCATCAAAAGACAAAATTACTTTTCATCAAAATCAAGGAACTTCTGCTTGTAAGCATCAATATCAACAGGTTCATCAGAATCTTTTTCAAGGTGGTAAACCTTATTCTTGACATAGTTTGCATTTTCCTGTTCCTCTGCTTTCGTCTTGAATTCAGTAACGAGGTCGTTAAGACGGAGGTCAATATTACTTACGTTCTTAATTGAAATTGCCTGTGCAATCATCATAGAAACTTCAGCTTTCTTCATAGCATACTTTGCATTAAAGGTTTCAATTTCACGTTCAAGATGTGCGTCTTTTTCTTCAAGACTGTTTTTAATTTCTTCCATACGGTTAATCATATCAGAAATACGTTCATACTGATAAACCAAAGAAGCACCATTAGCAACATCAGGATTTGTTGTGTTCTTAAGTTTAACAATCTGTTTCTTTACGTTAGCACGTGAAAGTTCAGAATTTGCAATTTCTTCATTGATAATTCGTTTAGAACTTGAAATCTGATTCTTTGAATCAATAAACTGATTAACCTTCACAGCCTTATACTCTTCAATAACTTCCAAGAGTTCGTCTTTGACTGTATTAATGTTACGTTCATTAATAGAACGGACAAGACGGTTAAACTTTTTAACAATCTTAGATTCAGAAAGACTGATTTGGTCAGAATTGTTAGAACCAACCACAATGCGGTACGCAATAATTGCAACAACGGCAATAACAATAGCACTAATTAAGATAAACATGTTTTTAATTTTTTTTAGTTATTAATTTTTTTACAAATATATAATTATTATTTATTTTTTTCAACTTTTTTTGTCTTAAAATCATAAACCCAATAAGGAATGTTTTCATGAACTTTAGTTATCTGTTCTTTCTTAACATTTGCGTTAATTTCATACATATTGTTCATTCTACTCCATGATATTGCAGTTGTAATTAAACATGTTGCAATCATAAAAGGAAACACTATTTTACTAAAAAACGCTTTTTTTACTGGATTTACTACACAATTAAAAGGAATAAGTAAGAAAATAATACACGCAAGAATAATAAAAAAGGAAAGATAATACAAATGAGTTAAAATAAAAGTCAATACACAAACAATTGAACAAAACAAAAGAATATATCCAAATTTTTCGGCAATATCAAAATCCTTTTCTTTTTTCTTATTGTATTTGATGATGAGTTTACCGTTTTTACTTTCATAACTGTATTTTGAATTAGAAACAGCATTATTCGTGGATTTTAAAATTTCACGAATAGATTCATCTAATCGTTTGTCAATGGTAGGTTGTGTGTTTTCTTTCATCCTGTTAAACCATTCTGGAGATTTATCAATATTTTTCATAATTATATAAATGGGTGACAACGTGACAATTGTCACCCATTATTAATTTAAGCATTTTCTTCATCAAAACCTGCTAACTCTTCAATATCAACTTCGCCAGAATCATGCTGAAGTGCTTCATACATATAGTGACGGTTACACTTTACTTTGAAAGCTTCTGCACGAGGGTCATCATCAATTCTAATAACAACACCTTCGTGTGGTGCTCTCATGTTTTCCCACTTCTCATATTCTTTCTTAAGTTTAGCGATAGTTTTCTTTGCCTGTTTTTCAGAAACAGCCTTTTCATACAATTCCTTTGCAGCAACTGCTTCAGGCTCATACAAATGGCAAAGATGTTCAGTTTCTTCCATGTAGAAACGTTCCTTATCATTCTTCAATGCCTGAAGAAAGTTTTCGTGCCAATGCATTGTTTCATCAAGTTCAGGGAAAATATCACCGCAACGACCATGATAAAGAATTTCAAGGAAAAGAACTTTATCAGCAAGTTCTGGATGTTCTTCAACAAGTTTATGTGTCCAAGCATCAACTTGTTCAACATTCCATTCAGTAGTATTACCAAGTTCATCAGTTACCGTAATACGATAAGGCATAAACTTCCACTGTCCAACCTTACATCCATAATCGTGAACTTTCTGAATCATTTTGTCAGAACCTTCAAGATAACCAGCAACTTCACCATAAACAGTCATACCTTTTTCAAGATAAGGTGCAAAATCACGGTTTACACAACCCCAAATGTCAACACCGTAAAAATCATGCCCTTTACCTGGGTTCACATAACGGTTTTTAATTACTGAACGAGAAGAATAAACATTACCATATTCAGTAAGTTGAACTTTTGCACCAAAGAATTTCTTGATTTTCTCCCAAACAGAAAGTTTCCTATTAACAAGAATATTGGCAAGAATGATAGAAGTACCGTGTACCTTAGTGGTAATAGTTACCATAGAATCAGGGTTAAGGAACTTTGCAATGTTAGCACCTTCAAGTTTAACAGTATCATAATGGAAAGCAAACTGATTTTCCACAAGTCTGTCAAATTTCTTGACCTTCTTCATTCTTTTATTGAAATGTTTCTGAGAATTTCTTTCAGGATGTTCCTTTACAGGAGGAATATATTTCCAACAAAATTCTTCATCACCAATATGGTTAAACTGAGTATCAACAAGTGATTCCCAATCAATATTTGCAAGGTCTTTATCGTAATTTACCAAAGACTTAACACTTGCAACAAAACCATTGGATGCAATACCTTTAAGGGTAACGATTCTAACACGATTTCTCTTGTTAAAATAGCCAACCATAGATTTTGCTTCTTTATAAAGTTCGTCTGCTTTTTCAGCATTACCTGCTGCTTTTGCTTCCTCAACTTTATTAAGGAGTTCACCAACCTCAACGTGGTTAGCGTTACGCTCCCACTCAGAAATTTCGTAAAGGTTGTTAGCAGCAAGGAAACCATCACAGATTGCAGTTTCTACAGGAACGTAAACCACAATGTCACCTTCCTTGGTATCTTTACCAACAACAATGTCATAACCATTTACAATAGTTCTACAAATTTTGTCAGCACCTTCAATTGGGTGTATTTCTCCAACCCTACAAATGGTTGCCACATAATTTGGATTTGAATTTTCTTTGATATAGAATTTTTTCATAATATTATTATGTTTTTGTTTATTTATTAACAATTGGTATGTCATTTCTGTCATCGTGATAACCTTTATCACCAACTAATGTTGCAAGTGACCCATGAAGATATGGAAACAATTCAGGATGGAAAAGAAGTGTTCTTGCAAACATTATAGATGCAGAAGCAGAATTACCTGAATGACCATCGTTCCATTCGTCATAACCATCTTCTATAATGTTTTTTGTAAACTCATAATTAGTATAATAACTTCCATCATCTTTTTGAGCATATTTGTCCCAAGTTTCTATTGTTGTTTGGTCAAGTTCTTCACTTTTTTTTACAATAAAATTAGCAAGACTTTCTGCTTGATTAATCACACTCATTTCATAGAGATACAATGGTGACGGTGAATCTGGTTCTTCTTTAAGAAGTTGATTAAGTTCATCAATCTTTAGTTCAAACTCACAGGTTACGTCATTATAACTTTCCCATCTTTTTTCCTTAAAGTCTTCAAAATTGGCAAACCCATGTTTTTGTGCTGTTTCATCAGATTTAGATTTCCACACTTTCATTTTAGTGTCATATTCTTCTTTCATTACTTTAGGCTCATCTTCAAAACTATAACCAAGGTCTCTCAGCCAAAAATTATTGAATCGTTCAATTCTTTTTTCTATAAGTTCTTTAAAGTTCATAATATTATATTGTATTTTTCGTTTATCTCAGTATTATCAATATCTATGCCAAAGTTTAATGTCTCTAATTATTTTTTTCATTTAAATAAGGTGTTTTTAAACCTTTGGCATATGCTGTATAATATAATATTTGATTATCTGTCAGATTTTTAAACCACTCTTCAAAAAGGTGATAATATTTAGGAAGAGTATTATATTTCCATTCGTTCCAAAGATATTCTTTTAACATATTATTTAATATTATCAATTAAAACATTAGTAATTGTATCTAAATTCATTTTAATTTGGTCATATATATCCCATTTTTCGGATTCTTTTTGACAAGGCCAATCCATTAATATAATTTCATATTCGCATCTTGACCAAAACTGATACATAGATTCTTTTTCAATAAAACTTTGAAGTTCTTTGTATGTTTTAGGTTTTTCTTCAAGTTTTTCATACACATTTACCAAGTATGGTATAATATCATAACTGATAAATTTTTTTCTATTACAATCATAATTTATAACATTAAAATGTTTTATAGGTTTCTTTCTCATATATTGATTTTTTTAACAAAATTATATACTTTTACAAAGATACGAATTATTTTTGTAATAAACAAATATTTAATAAGGTATTTTGAGATTAACTAACTATTTATAGGTGAATAAATAGAATTTAGTTATGGCAAGTAAAAAAATAATATTAAAAGAATCACAATATGAACAGTTAATGATTAATTCAATTTTAACTGAAAGTACTGTTGATGACATACTTAAAAGTCGTGAATTTGAAAAGAAAATCAAGGACACGATAGCTGCTGCCATAAAGAATGATAAAACAATAGAAAGGAAAATACGTGAAATAGTAAATAAAACAATTAGTGAATTGTTTAAAGTATTATGGATGCGTAGAGATTTCTATAAAGACGTTTAAAAAAATGCCAAAAAAATTAACCACAGAACAATTTATAGAGAAAGCAAGAGAAATTCACGGAGATAAATATGATTATTCAAAAGTTAATTATGTAGGCTCTATTTCCAGAGTTTGCATCATATGTCCTGAACATGGAGAATTTTGGCAAACGCCTAATGTTCATTTAAGTAATCATGGGTGTCCAATATGTTTTTTTGAAAAAATGAAAAAAGATAATGCAACTTTTTCAAATCAAATAAAGAAAATACACGGTGAAAATATTTCTATAAACGAAAACGAATACTCAGGAAGAAGAAAGAAAATAAAAGTAAAATGTAATGTTTGTGGAAACACATGGCAAACAAGACCTGATGTAATATTAAGTGGATGTGGATGTCAAAGATGTTTTAGAGAAAAAAGAAAATTAACAACTGAAGAATTTATAGATAAAGCAAGAGCCGTTCATGGTGATAAATATAATTATTCAAAAATAGAATATATTGATTCACACACTAAAGTATCTATAATATGTCCAGAGCACGGAGAATTCTGGCAAACACCAAATAACCATATATCAAATAAACAAGGTTGTCCAAAATGTATTGAATATAAATTAGAAAAAGAAATAAAAGATTTATTACTTGATAATAAAATAAATTTTGAAACTCAAAAAACGTTTAGTTGGTTAAAAAATAAAAAAAGTTTAAGACTTGATTTTTATTTACCTGATTATAACATAGCTATTGAATGTCAAGGTGAGCAGCATTTTAAACCTATTGAACCTTGGGGTGGTGAAGAAACTTATGAGTATACAATAAACAATGATTTACTAAAAAAAGAATTTTGTAAAAAGCATAATATAGAAATTATTTATTACGGAAAAAATAGTGAATTTTGTTGTACTAATACTGAAACAGTTTTAAAGAATATTTTTAGAAATTATTAATAGTTTATTATTTTGGGAAAAAATTATTAAGCCAACCATTTTTCCAAGCACAAGTATATGCTCCATTGCTACCTTTTTGAAATTGTGTTTTTGTTTTATATTTTTGTGCTTCTTGGAAACAAGTTTCGTAATTCCAGTAGCCTATTAATCTTATAAACCATGTATAGTCATCTAACCATTTATTTTTTAATGCAACTTGGTAAGCACTTTCATTTTTTGTTTTAAATTCACTTCTTGACTGATATTTTTGTGCTTCTTTAAAACAAGTTTCGTAATTCCACTTAACATGTCCATCAACAAACCAGTCATAATCATTTAACCATTTATTTTTCCAAGCACATTTATAAGCACCATTACTTTTTTTAATAAATTCGTGTTTTGTTTTGTATTTTTGTGCTTCATTATAACAGGATTCTTTTGTCCATCCATTATTACCACCAACCGAACCACCTTTAACCTTATTTAAAACGTTTATATTCATATTTTTATATTTTTCAATATAAAAACATTCTAATAATTTAGCGTTTTTTTCTGTTAAATTTTTTTCTCTAATTAAAGGTTGTGGCAATTCTTTGTTTAATTTTGTAAAAAAGGTTTTAACTACATCATATATTATTTTTCCATTTTTTTTAGTACCATGCTTATGTTGATAATGACGTTCTTTAATATGATATGTTATTCCAACATAAACACTATTAGAATCATTATCCCAATATTCATAAAGACAATATAATCTATTTAAATTAGATTTTAAAAACCAAGTATAATCATCAAGCCATCCGTTCTTAAGAGCTGATGAATATGCACCATTATTACCTTTACGAAATTCATTTCTTGATTGATATTTTTGTGCTTCTTGGAAACAAGTTTCGTAATTCCACTTAATATGATGCCCGTCAATAAACCAGTCATAATCATTAATCCATCCGTTTTTTAATACTTTATTGTATACTGTTCGGTTTTTTTTATTTAGTTCATTTCTTGTTTTACAATCTTTAGCAATATTGTAACAATTTTTGTATGACCACTTGTTTTTCATATATTTTTTTATAAAATAAAAAATAATTAATTTAATTATGTCGTATATTATATTTAATAACATTTGTAAAAATTTTAATTTTTATTTTTTTTCCACTATAAAGTGTTTTTAAAAGAAATATTTTTTTTTACAAATGTGGCTTTTTATCAAACAAAAAATATACCAAATTATTTATATTATTGACAATTAAATACTATTTATATATAAAAATAATAAAATATGATTTAATTATGGGATATAAAAAATTACAATTAGAAAGTTATTTTCCTGATGAGGAAATTACGAGATATGGTTTCATATCCCATATGGAAGATTATATCAAACAACTCTTAAAAAATCCTGAAACAGCAAAAGTTGATGATTACCTTACAAAGTTTGGTATTGGTAGTCCACAAGCACTTATGGCTTTAGTTAAAAGAAGTGACCCTTCAGATGAAAATAGTGCTGTTTTAATTAGAACCGAAAAAATTAAACCTGATGAAGAAAATGCTGTAGAAGGAGCAATTGTAAAAGATAAATTTTATATTAAATATAAATTACCAAGAAAAGATTATATGAAAAAAATGCGTAATCTTTTCATCAAAATGTTTGAAAATCATATTGTTGATAATAATCAGTTAAACGAAGGTGCTTGGGGTAAAGGCATTCTTGATAATGATGCGGCACTTGATTATCAATCAACATTTGGTAAGGAAATTCTCAATAAATTTGTTATAGATATTCAAGGATGTACCGATTCTGGTAATCTTTGGGCAAAACTTGGTGTACTTATTGACTTTTTAAAGAAATATAAAGATGATGAATTGCAAGTAACAGATGAATATACTTCAACTGTTATGTTTGCAAGACAAAAACTTGACCAATTATATAGAGATAAAAACTTTATTAATAGTTGGGAAAATTCAAATGAAATGGAATCAAAACTTAAACATCTTGATAAACAGTTATCTGATTTTCTTTATGAGAAAAACATCTTAAATGTTCCTCAACAAGTTCCTCACACAAGTGTTCCACAACAACAACCAACGTTTGAATCTAAACTTAATGAAGAAGAAAATTGTTATGAAAGACCGTTATCTTCTTGTGCAAACATGATGGGTATGGTTACACCTGGTGGGCAATATGCAGAAATTTTAGATAAATGGTGTGAAGGTGTCAATAATAATGAAAAGGGTTATAAACAACATATTATTGACGAAGATGGTGAAGGTGGTGGAGAAGGTGGCACTATGGCAGGAATGGGTGGTGCAACCACTTGTGGTGCTTCTTCAGGACAGTTTGTTCAACCTTTATTTGGCAAACCAATCAAAAAGAAAACCGTTTATTTAACACAGGAACAAGTAGATTATCTTAAAGAAGAAGCGGAATTAGATACAAGATTTGGTGACTTTGGTTATGATGTTCCTTTTGGAAACGGAAAACTTCAGAAAAAAGACCCAGCATATAATCATAAAAACATAATGAAAAAAAGTTTTGAAGGAGAATAAAAATGTACACAAGTAATTTTTTATATGGCTCACAGTTTAATCCACAAGTTTTGAAAGATTTGAAAAAAATTAATGATGAACTTGAAGATGAAAAATCACAGGCTGAACCAGATAATGAGAAAATTTTAAAATTAAGAGAGAAACAATTAATGAGAGGAATGGAACTTCAAAGTACATATTTTAATAATTTTAGAAGAAACATTCCTTGGTAATAATAAATTAAACAAAATTATTTTATAATGGAAAGAATAATCACAGTTGGCGAAATGAAAAAAATTATTGCGGAAAGTTCAAACGAATTCAAGGCTAAACTTGGACCAGGTGTTGAAAGCAAGGAAAAAGAAATCAACGGCAAGGCTATCAGTGATGAAAAGAAAAGAGTAAAAGATTTTGACGGAGGTCTTTCAAAAGAAGTTGGTGAAGACAAAGCCAAATATGAAAAGACTGATGATAACAGAACAACTCTTGACTATGAGCCAGAAAATGCAACACCTGAATATAGAAGTCGTGTCCATGCACAAGCACTTGGATATGCATCTGAAAAAGAAATGAACAATGGAATTGAAAAATCAGGCGATTTTTCAGATAATGAAAACATCTACAAAGAATTCAAGAAATCTGGTGAAGAACATCAGGCTAATGTTAAATTAGCAAAAACTTCTGGTTTAGTTGGTAGGGAGTTACCTGAAAAAACTTTTGATAAAGACAATATGTACGAAAGTAAAGATGGTTTTGATATGAGACAAATGATGGACCGTCTTTCAACTAATACTACAAAAAACTTTGTATCTGAAAATCAAATTAAAACTATTCATTTTAAAAAGACTGAATTTCTTAGTGAAAGACATATGATTAGTAAAATTCCTGATGATTTTAAAGTCGAAGGAACATCATTCAGAATGAAAGATAAAAATGCAAATGAATATCTTGTTGAATGGAAAAACAATAGAGCATATGTCGTAAATCACATTTGTAAAGACCAATTAAATGAAGAAATGAATCGTATGAGACAACTTATGGGTTATAAATCATCTGATTCAATGACTACAAGTAGTAGTCGAAGTGGTGTGAACGATGAATCATATCGTTCAACATTAAATAAAATAAGAGATATTAAAGGATAAAAGTATTATGTCAGAAGATAAAAGAAAATTAACAGAAGATATGAAAACATCCCCAGATGAACTTAGTGGTGTTGTTGGCTTAATGGAAAGAGTACACAGGTTTATCAGTAGAAATGGTTTAAAGGGAACATTTACTTCTTTGTTAACATTATTTATTGCAGCAGTAGTGGGATTCTTTATCTTAAATCCTGGTGCTTTCTTTGAAAAATTCCAAGATTTCACACAAACAAAACACGAAGAAGCAATTAAACAAAGATTAGAAAACGACCCTAAAATTAGAACAGCATTGGCTTATTTTAGAGCAGAAACTGGTGGTGACAGAGCATATGTTTTGGAAGCACATAATGGTGGTGGTAATTTAAACAACTTACCATTCCTTTACGCAGACTTAACATATCTTGAACCAAAAGGGTTATATAACTATGTAGAAGCAGAATATAAAAACTTCAGATTGTCAAGATACCCTTGGGCTTCTTATGTAATAGAACAGGGAATATGGTTTGGTCCAATTGAAGATTGTAAAGAGTTAGACCCTGAATTATATTACAGACTTAAAAATGAAGATGTTGCTTATATGGGGATGTATGTTATGCATGGAAAATCAGGATTACCTTCAGCATGTTTAGGAATTGTATTTAATTATAATGAAAATGGTGAAGTACCTGATAAAAAGCAAATGGTAAAATCAATGCAAAAATACGCAAATTTAATTAATCCGTATTTAATTACAAATGAATAAAAAATATATTCCACCTGCAATACTTAAAGAAGTAACGCTTAATGTTTCACATGATTTATTATCTTCGTCAGTAGTTACAAGTAATACAGAAGTTGAATCAATGGGACAAGAAGTTGTAGATTATGATTTTTCTTCATATGGTTGGAATTTGGATTGGGAATAAATGAAAAAGGCGAGTTATTTAACTCACCTTTCTTTTTATAATTTCACTTACAGATTTGCCATCAAATCTACCTGCATATTTTTCATTCATTACCTTCATAACTTTACCCATATCTTTCATTCCAGTTACATTAAGTTCGGTAATTAAACTTTCTACAATACTTGTAATTTCTTCATTAGTAAGTGCTTTAGGTATATATTCTTCAAGAATTAGTCTTTCAGACTGTTCTTTATCAGCAAGTTCGTTTCTATCCGCTTGACGATAAATCTCTTCAGATTCAATTCTTTGTTTGATTTGTTTCTGAATGATTTTTGTTACGTCAGCATCAGTTAGTTCATGATAAGAACCTGTTGTCTTTTCGTTTTGAATTGCAGTTTTTACTGCACGAAGTGCTGCAAGTTTTGTTTCATTCTTTGCTTTCATTGCAACACCAATTTCTTTACTAATTTTTTCTTCTAACTTTTCCATATTAAATTGTTTTAATATCCCAAAATGATTCATCAATTGCTTTGCTAATTTCTTCAGAAAGTTTTGAAAAGTCTGGTTTTGGACTTAACGATTTTATTAACGTTTTTGTTAAATCATTATTTGCTTTTTTTAAATGATAATATTTAAAGAATCTTCTCCATTTTACCCTTTGTCTTTTATTTTTGAATGGAATTGGAGAATAAGCAAGTTTTTCAAGTTTCTTAAATAAATTACTTTGATGATATGAAATAATCTTAATCTTCTTCTCCGTCCTCCAACTCATCATCTGTATCGTCTTCCCCATCGTTTAAAATTTCTTCAGTATTTCTAAACTCTCTATACATTTCCATTGTTTCAGACATTTCAGCATCATATTGATTCTTTAATATTGTTTCAGGTAATTCAAGTTCAAACCCTAATGCTTCTTTTGCCTTAATTAAATTGGCAAATGAATTAAATAAAAAGTTTTCAGTACGAGACAATTTTTCATATGTTTCATCACTAACTTCTTCATTATCCGTGTCTTCAACAATTTTAATAGTGTTACCATCTTCGTCTGTAATAATATTATCACCAGCTGCAATCATCATTTTTTCTGTTAAAATATTAATCATTCTAGCGAATAATGGTGATATTAATTTAACGTTCTTTTCTAATAAATTTAAAATATCTTCTATTTTCATAAGCGTAATTTTTAACAAAAATACAAAAACTATTCTTTAAAAACAAGTTTTTTAGTATCAGGATTCAGTTCAAGTTTTAGAAATCCCATATCACTATTATCATACCAAGGATAATAACTTTCAGAAACAAAAGATGCGTTTGCCATCCAAGTATCATCAACACATTCAAGTAAATGATTTCCACTATGAATATGCCCACAAAAAGAAAGATATGGCTTCTTTTCTCTTACAGCATCAGCAAGTATAACGTTACCTGCGTTAACACCAGATTGAAAACCTGAATTAATCATACCTAAACCGTTAATATCAGGTGCATCGTGACTAATCAAAATGTCACAGTTTTCAGGAATTTTACTAAATTTTTCTTTAAGTTTCTCATTGGAAACCATAAATGCCCAATTACCAAATATCTTACAATAAGGTGTACCAAATATCTTTAATATGTTAATACCATTACTATCCAAAAATTCCCAATTGTATTCTTCATTTTTGAGAACAATGATTCTGTTATTGGTTTTCTTATAAAACTCTGTTAAACTATCTTTGTTGATTCTTTCACCAACAAAGTCATGATTACCCCAAGTCATCACCACTTTACAGAAAGATTCACGCAATGGGTCAGCAGGAAGTGGAAGATGATTAATCCAATCTGCAAAATCATTCATAAACCAATCTAACTGCCAAGAGAAATAATGGTCGTGTACAGGACATATGTCACCACAAATCAATAATAAATCAAACGGTTCTTTCACTTCTGGAAGATAACCGTGTAAATCCGATGTTACAAATATTTTTATATTTTCCATATCTTATTCTATTAATTTTAATGGTTCTTTAAATACAGCAAGTTGGTCTTCAAAGAAGAACGTTTTATCCATTTCGTTAATTTCAAGTCCCTTATAGAGTTTCCAAATCTGGGGAAAGAACGTAGTAGAGGCTTTCTTTAACGTTTCTACGCCTGTATAAACGTTTTTTCTGATATAAGCATCTACTTTATTACCATTAGAATTAACGATGTTTAAACGGCTAATTTGTACCAATTCTGCACGAACTTCGATACCAAGAGTTTCTTTAACCTGTTTTTCAAGTAACTCTAACATTGTTTGTGTAGGCATATTGATAAGTGTGCCTATTTTATATACAATTTCATCACTATTCAAAGAATAAAGTTGAAAAGTAAATAAATCATTAATAAAAAGTTGAGAGAAAAGTTTATGAATCTGATAAATCAGATATTTTTCAACCTTAATCTGACGTTTTGGATTAAGTTTACCAAAGATTACCTGTCGAAGATACTTGGAATCAGCGAAGTAATCAGTACCGTTATTTCTATGAATGAAATCTTTATAAGTTTCATCTTTCAAAACACCGACATACTTTAAAGCCTGGAAGTTTGCTTTCTTCAAGTCAATAGACAAGAATATTCCACCTTCACTTTCTTCATTATACAAACTATGTTCACCGACACCAAGGTTAGGAATGTCATATTTTGACAAATCAGACTGATTAAATTCTTTGTATTCCTCACTGTTTTCAAGACTAAAAATAATATTATCCCTAATCTTTGCATAGTGTGCCAACCATTCATCAACGTTATCGTTAAATAACTTGATTTCGTTATTCATTCGATATTCAGCATCAAATGGCCAAAATTCTTTATACAAATCTCTATAATAAGAAAACATTTCCTCATTAAAAATATTAATAGGAAGATTGTAATCTTTAGTAAAACGTAAATTCTTTTTATTACTCATATTGATTTAAATATTTTTTAATTTCAAATATATGTTTATTTTTGGTTGTATAAACCTTTACATCATCACCAACTTTTAATGAGTTATAACAGTCATAAGTTGTTTCAAATGTTTTTTGATTTTTACAAGAATCAATTACAACAACGTAATAATCACAATTAAATTCTTCACGTTGATTAGTTCTTCCATGTATTTGCATTTTTTTACTATCAAATACAAAACCAGTAACAACACATTCTGGCTCAAATACCTTTTTTTCAAAGATATATGAACAAGAACTAGTTAAAATCATAAATAGGAACAAAAATAAAATTATTCGTTTCATAAATTATTCAATTACAGTACAAAAAATTCCATAAGTATAATATAATCTGTCTTGAAGGTCTTCTACGTTTTTACAGTAGTATTCTTCAAGGTATTTATTGACATTCTCAGGGTAGATTCTCATAATACCATTTTGTTTGTCAATAATATCTTTTCGATGTGTAATTTCCTGTTTAAAGTCAGGATTATTATTAACCATGTCTTTAAAATCATCTAATGATAAAACTTTTCCCATAATTTTATTAATTAATACCTTTTTACAAAAGTACAAATTTAATACCAAATTTCAAACTATTTATATAAAAATGTGTTTATTATGCTTTTAGAAGAGGAAAAAGATTTATTAAAGGAAGAATTTATATTCACGAATGTCAATCCTGGGTATCGTGGATATTTTTTAAAGCCTGATGGTACAAAAAGATGGGTAAGTTTTGAAGAAGCTGAAAAACTTGTATCATATAAAAGAATGGAAAAACTTGCACAAGAAAAAAGCAAGGCAGCAGTCTTTGCTTTAAAAAACAGCATAATGTTTACATCAGATAAGTCAAATATTGACGATATAACAGCAAAACTTGAATGGTTAGGTAATGATTCTTGGTATGATGAAAATAACTTTTTCTTTGTTAAAGATTTTCCTAAATTTGAAGGAAAGACAATCGCTTTTCAAATAAGAGTTTCTGACCATAAATTAGTACCAAGTAGATGGTATTTTTCACATGTAAAAAGATTTATGGATGTTCATAATCAAAAAGATGCACAATATAGTCAATTTGCTTTTAATATTATTATTGATGAAAATAACCGTTTTTCTAAAGAAGAAACTGAAAGAATAATGAGATATTCTAAAAGCGAAGGTATTTTTGTAATTAATTGTAATTTTGATGAAGAAGAAAAGTCACCTGAACAAAACCTTAAAATTGCGGATTTTATTAAAAAAATTATAACGGGACAACGTCCAACAATGTCTTATAATGAATTGTATCAATTATTCGGTAAAAACGATGGAACAGGATGGGAAGAAAAAGAATATGGTAGTGGATATAATGATATTAATTTCACTCAAAGAAATAACATTGCTCCAAGATTTTCAAGAAAATTTAATTTCATTAATTCAGGTGATGAAGAAGTCAAACAACCAATTACATCTATAACATTTACTGAATTAGAAAAAATAATGTCTGATAATACAATAAAAAAATCTAATGTATATTTAGATGAAAAAAACAATGTTGTATCAAAAGATGTATATGATAATTTAAAGGATAAAAGTAATATTAAACAAGGTATCGTTTTTAATTATAATGGATTTCCTTATTTCTATTATGATGATAAAATGGAAGTATATAGAGTTAAAAGCAAAGACGGTAAATTATATTTTAATGGTAAAAATTTAATACCTGTTACTGTGATAATGGAACATAAACTATATTTAACATATAACGATATGTATAATATGATTAATGAATGCGTTAAACGAATAATAAAAAAGAGACTTAATTAAGCCTCTTTTTTTTCAATCATAAACTCGTAAAAACCAGTTTCATAAAATATCCCAAAACAAATGATATTGTTTCTTTCAAGAAACTCAATAGCCTTGTCAATAAACTTTGCATAATCAGTTTCATATATACGACCAGGTTCATCTTCACCGTATTCTGTATATATAGCGTTTATTTCATCGTTATGAGAAACATTTACAAAGTCAAATCCATAAATTTTATGAATTCTATTATAGAAATATTTTAAATACCTTTTAACAAGTTTTAAATCGTTATAGGTTTTCTTTTTACTCTGAACACCATAAAAACGGTCAGTGATAGTAAGTTCGTACATATTCTTCATTTTTTAAAAGTTACTGTTTTTTGTTTTACGATGCAAAGATAGTAAATTTTTTTGAATCTACAAAATTTTTTTATATTTTTTTTTTGGAAATTATATACCTGTTGTCCAAAGTTATTCTATTTCAATTAGGTCATCAGTGAGTTTAATATCTAAAAAATTAGATTGTAACTTACTGAAAATGCCTTTTTTAAGAATACCAAGCATAATATTAAAGTCATCACCAACAGTGATACACATACCTGTTCCTTCCCATTCTGGCTTGATATAATATTTACCATATTGTATATCAGTGATTCTCATACAGTTACATATTATTTGTAGACAATTGATATATAGTTCTTTTTTTTTCGTTTTTACGAATCAGAATAATATCAAATTTAATGCCAAAATATTTAGTTAGAATAATTATTGAAATAATTCTTTACTAATACAAATGGAGTACCTTTATCACCACTACCTGAAGTTAAATCCATTAACGAACCAAGTAAATCAGTATATTTACGTGGAGTAGTACCCTGTGAAGCCATATTACCTACAAGACTTTTTTCTTTTTCTTTAATTTCTCCCTTAATAGCGTCTTCAAGTTCTTTACCATTTAGATTTTTATATTTATCATCAGCAAATGCTTTGATTTTGATTTCATTAGGTGAACCTTCCAAACCTTTGGTATATGCAGGAGAAACAACAGGGTCTGCAAATTCCCAAATACTACTACCAGGTTTTCCATTAGAAGGACTATGGAAACAACCGTCACCAAACACACATACTTCTATTTTTTTACCTGTTTCTTTAAGTATTCTTTTCTGAATGTCTTCAACAAGGTTTTGTGCTTTAGCATCATGTGGAAATAACTTAAGTTTTTCTTCGGTTGCCTTATTAGAACCAAGTAAGCCATATTTAGATTTATTTGCACAAATATCTGCAAGTGTAAGATAATATTTGTTTAAACATAAAGTTGCATTCGTCCATTTCCATTCGTTATAATCGTGTAATCCACAATATAAAAAACCAATATTACTATTAGTGTTTAACCAAGAATCACCATTGAAAAAATATGTGTCTTCTATACTTCTATAAACAACAACGTTTTTCCCTTCATTTGAACAAATATCCATATAATAGTTTTCCATATCAACGCCAGTCCAAGGATTTTCACCACGTGGATTACCAACTTCATCAAAATCAGGCATTACAATAACAATACGTTTTTCTGCTGCTCTTGCAATTGCCTTTAATATCATTGAAAATCTATTTCTTGAATAAATTGGATTAATGACAACAATTGTTTCAGGATTATTAAATTTTGTTTTAATTTCTTCGGATATTTCATCAAGCGTTACATAATTGCCTTGATTACGTGCTACAATTGATTCTGTAATACCAAGTACATCTTTATCGTTCAGGTCATACTTATTAGTGTGTCCATTCCAAGTTGCTTGAAGTACTGATTTAACAACAATGTCTGCAAGGTCATCACCTTCACGAACAATGGGTGCTTTGATACCCATACTAATTACACCAATTTTTTCCATATTTTTATAATTTTTAATCACATATACAAAAATACAATTTTTCTTTGTCTTAAACAAACTATTTATATAAAAATATACGTATATAATATGGCTATTAATAAAAAATTAAAAAAGTTTGATAATAATGGAACTTATCGTAACTTTTTAACAACAAGTGATTTTCAATGTCCTGATGTTTCAAGTATTGGTGAAAGTAACGTTCCTCAAAACTTAGATGTTGAATATAATCCATGTTCAATGCTTTTTCTTAACGCAAAAGCACGTTTATTTCCAACTGCAACAAAGATTAATTTTGTAATTGATACTATTGTTGATGGAACTGTTGGTTGTTGGTATCATGCTTCTACAGGAGGTACAGTAACAAAACTTAGTCAAACAGATTTAACATTTACTTCTGCATATACACAAAATAGAATTTCTAATTTAACGTTTAATACTATTGGTGAATCTAATTTAAGTGATGAATACAATACCGTATATATATTATCTGCAAGAAGTGCTGATGGAAATTCGACAGCAACAGATGAGTGTGTTCAAAGAGGCCACATTCATTTGTTAGGCGAAGTATTGGAATCATCTGGTGGAAGTAAACCATATCAAATAAAAACAGCACCAGGAAATCCTTGGAAGATAACAAATACAAACAGTTGGCTTACATTTGATACTTTAACAGGTGTTGGACCAACAGAAATTATAGTTACAGCAACTGAATGGACAAACACAAATAATCAAAGAGTTGGTTATGTAACAATTGAATATACCGATATGGCTTATTCAGTACAAGCAGGTATTGTTCAAGATAAACTTGAAAGATATTTTTATGTTGGTAACACACTTGCTGAAGCAACAACAACAGCTTGCACATATCCATCAATCATTGGTTCTGCTGATACTTCTGATAAGTATGTGTATTATAAAATGACAGGTTATACATTAACAAACTTGACATTGAGTGCAAGTACAATGTTTAATTCTGTTTCATTTAATGGAACAACACAAATTAAGTTTAATTTAACAGAAAACCCAGATGCAGTTAATAAAACAGGTACAATATGGATTAAATCGGGTTCAACTGTTATATCACAAATAATGGCTTCACAACAAGCAAAAAGAATACCTTATTTTTATGTTGGCAATACACTTGCTGAAGCAACAACAACAGCTTGCACATATCCATCAATTATTGGTTCTGCTGATACTTCTGATAAGTATGTGTATTATAATACTAATTTAACAAATGAAGAAATAGCAACCCTTACTTTCGAAAAAAGTAATATTATTGATGATGTTAGTTTTGTTACAGCAACTACCCAAATTAAATTTAATTGTGTCGAAAATGAAGAAGATGATTATTTTGTATTTCCTGATGTTGGTACAAACGTAAGAGAATCTGTATGGAAAGCATCAAGAACATTTTGGCATTATCCATATGAAACAAACATGACAGGATTAAGTATATCTTATACTGATTCATGGGCAACAGTAACATTGAGTAATCCGAATGGTAGTGGTACAATTGATTTTTCAGCACCACAAAATACAACAGGAGTAAATCATGGACCATCTAATTATTATGTACAACAAAATGGTATCAATATTGCCACAATTATTGTAGAGCAAACAAGAGGCTATGTAACTTTTGATGGATATGTATCACATTCAGCAGAAACAATTACAATTAGTTCAGATGAAACAAGTTTTGATAAAGTATTTGCTTCAACACTTAGTGGTTTGACAATATCACCTGAAGAAACTTATAATTGGATTTCAGGATTAGGAATTAATACACCGTTTGTTGATGATGGTGGTGGTGTACTTGCTGACCCAATCCCACAGTCAGGTAGTGTTAGCGCAACAACAACAGTAAATGATACTAACTATGATAGAACTGCTATTTTTGATATTAAATGTAATAATGTTGTTGTTGGTAAACTTACTGTAAAACAATTAGCACAACTTAAAGAATTAACGTTTGATATTATATCAGCAGGTACATTATATTTGGCAGAAACAGCAGCAAGTGGTAGTTATAGTTATCTTGGAAAAACGATTGAATATAGTAAAGATAATGGTGTAACTTGGACAACTATTACAAGTAATAGTGGTAGTTCAGCACCAAGTATTAGTGTTGCTAGAGGTGATAAAGTTTATTTTAGGGGTAATAATGACTGTTATACAGTAAATAGTGGTAATTGTTATGTTGTTTTTAGTGCTTCAACAGGTACAAAAGTTAATGTTAGCGGTAATATAAACAGTTTAATACAAAAAGAAAACTTTAATTCAGTTACAAGTTTTACTAAAAGTTATGTATTTTGTAGTTTATTCAGTAATGGTAATTGGCTTGTATCAGTCAGAGATTTAGTATTTCCAACAATGTCACTCACAGATTATTGCTATGCTGGTATGTTTGCTTATCAAACTAATTTACTTGATGTACCTGCAAAATTTCCTGCTACTACGTTAAAAGAAGGTTGTTATAGGTCAATGTTCCATGATTGTTCAGGCATTGTAAACGCTGATTATATGGAATTACCTGCAATGACATTAAAACCTTATTGTTACGCTAATATGTTTGTAAGAAATACAAGTCTTGTTAGCACACCTGCACTTCCTGCAACAACGTTAGCACAAGGTTGTTATTATTATATGTTCTATGGGTGTAGGGCTTTAACTACTGCACCTGAACTTCCTGCATTAACATTGGTTGCAGAATGTTATAAAACAATGTTTGAACTCTGTAGAGGTATTAAATATATTAAATGTCTTGCAACTAATATTTCAGCAAATCAATGTGTATATTATTTTACTAAAGATGTGGCTTCATCAGGTACGTTTGTCAAACATCCTAATATGACATCGTGGACAACAGGTACTGATGGTATACCAAATAATTGGACAGTAGAAGATGCAGTATTGTAATAAAAGAAAAGCCGTAGAATCTACGGCTTTTTTATTTATAATATTCTTTGTTAGAAATTATTCGTTGTATTACTTCATCAGACCATTTAGGGAAACATTCTTTTAATAAACTAATTAATTCTTCTTTTGTAACGTTTCTCACTAAAAATTGTCTACCTTGTGCTGTTTTAAATCTAAATACAGGTATTATATCTTTTTTAGGCTCTGTAACAGGTTTTGATATTGTAGTATAGTCAGCACTATTAATTGGAATTGTGGTTGTTTGATATTTATCTATTTCTTTAACAAATTGTTGTCCTTCTACAGGCCAATATCTATAGGCTCTACAAGCAGTTTTATATCCACTATCAAAGACAATGTTTTTAAGGTTTTCATCAGTAGAAAGTTTAATTTCTTTTGTTTTACCACCTTTCTTTTCTATATTAATAATTTCGGTTGTTAAATTTGGGGAAGTAGAATTTATTAAACGAACAGTACCATCATTTCTAAAAACAAATACTAATTGTATCTTACTTAGTTTATTTTGTTGTCTTTGTCTATTTTTAGCAGCAATAGCAGAATCTAATTCCATTTCATTCATTTGTTCTGCTTTTGCAAGTCTTTCAACTGTAAATATACCATTGGATTTACTTGAAACATATGCAGCAATTTCTTTAAAATCAGTACCATGTGATTGTATAGGTACAAAACCATACATATTGCAATAATAATGGCACATTTCGTGAACTAATGTACTTAATGCTGCTTTTTCACTCCATTTATAATTACCATTAAGTTCAATTGTTGGTTTACACATATCAACAAAATTACTTCTATCAACATATATTTTATCTCCCCAATATGGGTCATATTGATATATTCTACGTGTTTGTTTACTGTATTTAAGATTAGTACCTGTCATTTTAAACCAACCTAAAACGTTTCCGTTAGCACCTTTTCCTGTTTTAAATATCTTAAAATTACAAGCACCAAGTTCGTTATTGAATAATTGTCTGTTCATTTCGGTATACATTTCAGACATCCATTCAGTAGTAAGATTTATATAATTCGTATCACTCGCTTCAATTAATAACATAAAAAAAATGTTTAATATATATAAATATTAAACAGAACTGAATAAAAACCAAACTGAATAACAAAAGTTAACTTCTAATCCTTCTTCTTTCTGGACCTCTAATTTTATTTTCAAGCCCTTCAAATACATCTGAAATAACTTTCCAATCGTAGAATCCGTTTGCTGCACCACCTGCAATAATACCACCAATTATACCTACAATGTAGTTCCATAATTCAGATAAACCAAATGATACACCACCTGTCGCAACAAACACAACTGCAATAATAACTGCAAGAATCCAAGAAACTAAATGTCTTGCCCAACTTTTATCAATTTTAAAAATTCCATTAAAAACAGATGTTAATGTCTGTGTTCCAATTATGATTGATGGAATGGCAATTAAAAGTTGATTGATTAATGTTGTAATAACCATAATATAAAAATTTGTTAAATTATTGAATATAACAAGTTAGTAAATACTGTATTTGCGGAGGGTACTGGATTCGAACCAGTGGACCCATACGGGTCGGCAGTTTAGCAAACTGCTGGTTTAAGCCACTCACCCAACCCTCCAAAATTAAGAACATAAAAAGTGTGCTGTAGCTTAGTTAGGATATATTTGCAACAATCACCTAACAACGTGTTTTCATTACAAGCACCATCTAATACCATTATCTGCAAACGAGGTAACTTTAAATGTTCTTAGAGTACGTGACTGGATTTGAACCAGTGAATAACGGTTTTGCAGACCGACCCTTTAGACCACTCAGGCACACGTACATAAAAAATCAAACCGTACTACATCGCTGCGACTGAGGAACTTCGGCTTTACGAAGATTGCATTACCTTTGGAGTGTTTTACTTCTCTTTTAAACTACTTCAGATGTTGTACCAAATTACTGATGTTATCTCGTTGGCCTAGACAGGATGTTTTTCATCATCGTCTCTCTTTACAAGGTTTTACCCACCTGTTGGCAAGGCGCATCATTTTAGGTTTATGAATTATTCCTAAAATTCAAGATTCATGAGCATCCTAAGATTAATTATTCGGCCGCTTAGTTTCTTAATTTATTTTGGCTGTTTTCTTAATCGAACATTTACCGCACCTATGTTTGCACCTTAATAAATACCCTCATTACTACTTGGCAAGGTTCATTATGGAAAATGAACTAGGTTTGATTTGAAACTAACAAAGAAATGTTAGCGAGTATATTTCACAGAAATCAATTTGTTTCATCAGATATTGGAGGTATCTACAAAAAAAGTTGCTGTTTGATTTCTTATTGAGCCGACAGGGGGATTCGAACCCACGACTTCCGCATTACAAGTGCGGTGCTCTACCAGCTGAGCTATGTCGGCATTAAATTCAATACAAATATACAAATAAATATATTAAAAATCAACATTAAATTAATAATGTTTGGGGGAAGGGTCGGAATCGAACCGACATCAACAGGACCACAATCTGTCATGTTAACCTTTACACCACCATCCCCATGTATCTTCTAATAAACATCCAATGTGGTAATACGTACTCCCACAAATTTTACAGTTGTTGTTTTAACCTCATAAACTATCAGCACCACGCATATACAGACTTGAACTCGCTTCTCCAACTTGTGATGTGTATTAAAAGAAAAAACAGACTTTTAGTTATGTCTTCCTAACCAAGACATTTATGAACATCACCAGAGAGTATATTTCTAAGAAAAATTACTTTTCCTTTTCGTTTTTCTTTCCCTTTTTAAGCCAAACTTCTTTAATACAATCAATTGAACCTTTATTGAAAAAATACAATACAGGTACTGTGATAAAGAGAAGAGGAAATACCCATAACCAAGAAATTTCAGGTGTGGCAATAATAAAGTAAACACTATAAGCAACTATTAAATCAGCAATTAATGCGAAAATAGGTGCTAAATATGGTGTTAAGAATTCTAACTTATCAAAAAGTTTTCCAAGTGGTTCAAACATTTTTTCCACAACATTCCAAAATTTATCCCAAAACTTACTCATGATTCTTTTTATTTCTTTTTTCTTTTATTTTATTAACAAAATATTTACTAACAAGTATATCAAAATAAATTGCACCTGCTGTAAACGGAGCAATAAGAATTATTGCCCATAATAAACTTAAACTTTTGAAAGCAACACAAGCAAATATCACTAATAAAAGATTAAAAGTAAATAATCCAAATGTTCCCCAAAAAATTAAACCTTTGTCTTCCATAATTAAACAATTAAAATTATAATAATTATTATTGCTATTTGTAAAAGTTGGCCAACCATTCCACCTATCATGGTCGCCCACCAATCGTTCCAATCAAATATTCCACCTTTTAATTTGTCTTTGTATTCCATCCCTGTAGCAAGGCCTAATACACATAAAATAGTAAATATAAATCCCACTGGGATAGCGTATTTAAAGTGTAAATCTCTATTAGAACTTTTAAACCAATTTTTAATTTTACCCATAACTCTTTTTACTATAAATAGTTATGAAGTATGAAATTGTATTATTTTGACAAATAAATTGTTTAATTTTTATATTAAAAATACGAAAGGAATTCCGTAGTCACCTTTCATCACAGATACTTCTGACACTATCTACATCAGCCTAAAGCGAACCGAAACCTGCTTATCATTATTTGAATCTTTCTCTAACACCCATTTTAGTTAGATATGCTATCTGATTCCCCAACTAGATATTTTTAACTGGAGCAGTGGACGGGACTCGGACCCGCAACCTTGACATTGGCAATGTCACTATCTACCAATTGATATACCACTGCATATATGGATGGCTGGATTTAATACCAACAATAGCGAGACTGTTTCTCGCTGTTTTACCACGTGACATTAGACTACATCCATAATGGAGCAGGTGAACGGAATCGAACCGTCATAGCCAGATTGTTCAAACACTACGCTTCGGACGTACAATCGTTCTCCCATTTGTTTGAAATAATTACTCACAGTGAATTGGAACTGTATGGAAGTCTGGCGCACTAACCGTTGTGCTACACCTGCAAAAACAAAAGTCTTTTTACCCTCATTCGGATTCGAACCGTTATCTTCAGACTATCTGTCTGCTATTCTACCTATTAAACTACTTATGCAAGGGATTTATTTTGGCGCATACGAAATTGATTATTGATTGCTGTAAGACTTTTTATTAATTTTCTCAGTTTAATTATAACTGTATATGGCGAAGGTTTTTGACCACTCTTTTTACTTACTTAGCTAGCAGTTATTCGATAAAAAAAGTAAGAAGTTATATCTGAAAGATATTTCGAAATTCTCTTTCATCTACGGAATCAGACACCTTCAAAACCGTAAGCCTCTTTTACTGGTTTTTTATATCTTTTTTTCTAAATGGTAAATCGTATTTTTTACACCATTTTCTAACGGCATTATCTGTTACATTATAGATTTTACCAATTTCAACAAAACTTTTTTCTTTTATCAAGGAACTTAAAACATCTTTTGGCGGAATTGCATTTTTTTTCTTATTGTATGAAATGTTGTTTTTTTCTAAAAATTTGTTTAATGTTTTTCCAGTTATATGATTTTTTTTATAAATTTCTTTTTTAGGTAATCCGTTGTTAATGTCATTAATTATACTTTCATAATTTAAATAATTAAAAGAATCGTTTGTTTTATGTATATAATTATTTTCATTGTAAAATGAAACCTTGTTTTTTTCCTTTTCTTCTTCTTTCTTTTTTTCTTTTTCTTGTCTGATTTTATAATGTATTTCTCTATGACAGTTAGCACAAAGTAACATACATTTATCAACTTCTTTTTTTAACGTTTCGATATTACATATTTTACTTGCTGAAATATTGAAATCTTTTTGTGTTGGGTCTTTATGATGAAAGTCAAGTGCTTCAATACACTTGTCATATCCACATATTTCACATTTACCACCTTTATATTCGACAAGTATTTGTTTATAATTTTTTCTTTTTTTAGCAACAGATTCATAGTTACATTTTTTACATCTTTTTCTTCCTTTTTTGTCAACGGAAAATTCAGTTTTTCCGTGTATCGGACAAAGTTCTATAATTGTTTCCATATGTTTTTTATTATAAATAGTTTTTGGTTCGAAAAAAATGCGATAATGTAAAAGTTTTTTGTTCGATTTGTCGGGACGGCAGGAATTGAACCTGCATGTAACCAATTACACTTTCAACACCTTATCAGGGTGAGGTGATACGTCCCGGAGATAAAATACGGATTAAAACTCAACAGGCATACCCCTAAAAATGTATTTAGTAGAGGTATCGCCTATTTTTCTTCTTCTAAGTTGTTTATGTGCAAGTTTTTTAGTTACTTTTTTTGTTTTTAACCATTGTTTATTTGCTTTACCAGCACAATAAAATCCTTTGAAATCTTTTATACTATGCATATTATTGAATTTAAAATTGTTGGAGTAGAAAGATTCGAACTCTCACTTACAGAGCCAGAATCTGTAGTGCTGCCATTACACCATACTCCATAAAAATTGTTGGGGGTAGAGGAATCGAACCTCTGTCTCGTCTTTATGAGAGATTTGCTAAGAAATTGCTGCAAGCTTTTATATCGAAAAGCCTTTTTCGCTTTTCGTATGCTGCCACTACACCAACCCCCAATTGTTTTTATTTGTCAACTAAATTATTTCTAAGTCTTTCAAATTCTTTTTTATCTTGTTTATTTTTCTTTTGTAATTTTTCTACTTTGTTATCATTGCTTCCACAATGTCTATCATAGTATTTTTTTACTTTAAATGGATAATCATTAAAATCATCACCATAAACACCATGTTTGGATTTTGCTTTTTCAGAATGTAATCTAGTTTTAGACATAATTTTATGTTTTAAAATTTGTGTGGATGAACAGATTTGAACTGCTGACACGAAGTTTACCCAAAAAGATGATGCTGTTAATTTCCAGAACTGAAAACATATTGTCTTCTGCTCTACCAGACTGAGCTACATCCACATATTAGACGGAAAACGCTTTTCATTGCTACCCAGTAATAATTTAACTTGCTGTGTATTTTCCTTTGTCGGAGTGGGGGGATTCGAACCCCCAAGCCCATTACAGGCACAAGTTCCTTAGACTTGCGTGTCTACCAATTCCACCACACTCCGTTTTTTCAAATCTTTTTTCCTATAAGGTAAATCGTATGATTTACACCATTTCACTATTGTTTTATCACAAACATTATAAAGTTTTGCAATATATCTAAAAGAAAAATTAGTAATTAAATCAAATAATTCTTTTTTAGAAGGTCTATTTTTTACTTTTCTTTGTTTTAAATAATACTCATGTTGTTTAATTGTATGTTTTTCATCATATTGCTCAGATTTTTTATAATAGTTTGTATATTGTTTACCGTTTTTTGATATTTTTATTTCTCCTTTTGGTACTTTAATTATTCCAATATGAGTAATGTCTTTAATTTTATTATTTGATAATAGTTCTTTTAATTTATTATTTATTAAATCATGATTGTTTTTTACTATGTCTTCTGAAATTCTAATAACTTTCCAACCCAAAGAAGTTAATAATAAATCTTTTTTCTTATCATTTTCTTTTCTTTCTTCATCTAAAAGATGTTGTGAACCATCTATTTCAACCGCAATTTTTTCATTGATAAATGCAAAATCAATATAATATGGAAAAATAGATTTCTCTCTTTCAATTAAATATTTTTTATCATATTCATTTTCTTGAAGAAATTTTATAAAACATTTTTCTGGATAAGAAGGTTCATTTCTTTTTCTCCAAGCAGTTTCTTCAGGATGTTCTTTTAAATATTTAAGCCTTATTTCTTTTAGTTTTAATTTTGTTTCTTTTGTATGTTTAAAACTCTTAGGATATTTTTTATGTGACAATGTGATTGATTCTGAAAAATTTCTTGTTATATTACCTAATAGTTTTTCTCTAATCCACATTTTTGATTTAATATTGTATTTTTTAACAATATCACGTATTGAACAACCATTTAAATATTCATTTCTTATTTTTTCTTTTTCTTCTTCAGTAAACAAATTATCATATTTTGAACTCATAATTTTATCATTTTATTATAAATATAAGAAAAAAATAAAAACGAACCGATATTTTAAAAAATTTAATGTCCTTGTCGTGCATACCAGAATCGAACTGGTGTTTACAGAATGGGCTTCTTATAAAGTATCGAACTTTCTTCATTCTCACCAAGATTAAAATAAGAAGCTAACTTTTTTCAGATTAAGTTTAACTGTATAAAATCTGTCGTCCTAGCCACTAGACGAATGCACGAAATTTAGTATCTACACGTGAAGCAGGTGTGCACTCCTATCTCTTCACCCTTTTGTATATGTAACACCCAAGTCATGTTCATATACCTTGCCTCCAAAAGACGCTTGGGAATTTCTTTGAAAACCGTCTTTATCCTTGATACTAGTGGAGCGTATCGGAATCGAACCGATGACCTCAACATTGCAAGTGTTGCGTTCTAGCCAACTGAACTAACGCCCCATAAATCGGAAAACTTTATCTTTACGTCCAGTGGACGGGGTTGGACTTGAACCAACGAACCTCTCATGTTTTCAATTAAAGTGAAAAATGTTAAACCATTAGCGTAAATTGCTGTATGTTTTCCTTGGCGGTGCATACGAGAATCGAACTCGTACCGCATGATAGACAGTCACGCATCCTAACCATTGGACCAATGCACCGTAAAAAAATGTATAATCAGAAAACGTCTTTAAAAATATTTCCATTATCTCCAAAGGAGACCTTTCAGTTTTTTTGCTGAAAGTTGGATTCGAACCAACAATTTTTTAAGCAAATGTTGCTGTATGTTTTCTTAATACAAATATACTAATAAATAATTTAAAAGTCAATAAAACGAAGCATATATATTTTCTTTAGATAATACACGTCTGTATTAAATAGGTCATCATTGATTGCCTTTGGGTACATTGTTCCTTATCTCATACTATAAGTCAATGGTTTGCTACCGTCACAATCGGTTTTTGCTTCTGGCTTGTTAGGTATGAACTAACAAGTTGTGGGAAGGGGAGGATTCGAACCTCCGAAGCCGTAAGGCAGCAGATTGTTCCATATAACTGATTCGAACAGTTGATTGCAAGTTTTTAACTTACTCCGACTTTATAACATTTTTTTGTTACCGTAAGCCTACGACTTTGACCACTTGTCTAATATGGAATTTGGTTTTCAGTTTGCTCTGTATTACAGTCTGCCCCATTTGACCACTCTGGAACCTTCCCATTTATTTACTGTATTAAAACACCTTGTTTGTTTTTTCTAGGTTTATAACCTGTTCTACCTAATTTCCAACCATTGTTTAAATATTCTTGAAGTTTTTCTTTTAATAAATATTTAACTTTACCTTCTTTATTAATCCAAATTCTTTTGTTTGTTGAATTTTCAGGTAACATTTTTTTTCTTGTTTTTTGTTTTGATTCTTCTTTATGGTGTCTATTTTTCCATATAGTATTAAAAGAATCTTTGTTGTTTAAATAGATTTCTTGACTAATCCAAAATTTTTCACCATTTTTGTCTATAACTGGTACCATTCCATTAGTACTAAAATACTTACCACCTATTTGAACATTATAGCAATTTTCATCTTTTATTAAAGTTTCATTTACTATTTCCTTTTCATATAAAAAGGCTTCTTCTGATGTATTAAAATATTTTAATATTTCTTTTTTAAAGCATTCTATTCCATATTTAATAATTGCTTTTTTAAGAAATTTTCCAGAACCCATATAACCGTCATCAATATTATCTGTGTTATGTACACCATAATAATATTTGTTGTTAATGGTGTTTGTAATTTTATAAAAATAATGATATTTCATAACATTTACAGTTTCTTTTTATATAAATAGTAGAAAAACTGTAAATGTAAAGTTTTTTTTCAAAAAAATAACCGATTATACACGAACTCGGTAAACATTCCTGACTTAACGATTCAGATGGCGATTATTGCTGCAAGAGCAACCACGTGTTTCGATTCCTGGTACCTAGGACCGCACATTTTAACATCATAAAAACAGTATTAAGGAACTTTATTTGGTATCTGGCTGTAACCTTATATGCCATATTGCAATTTGTTTATTCTTCGAACAACATATAAGAGCTTCACACACCATTAGAGAGTTGACCGTAAAGGCTGTTCTTCCTGTTTGAACTATTCCGTCTTCCCTTCGTGTTATCCTTAGTGTGTACCATTGAGGTCATACGTTTTGTGTTCGATTCACTACGTACTAACGGTTAATCCGTTCACTGCTCTCCCAGCTTGTTCCTGAACTCCTAATAATACTGTAAAGTTATATCGTGGGAGTGGTTGGATTCGAACCAACGTCTTTCATCTTGTAAGGATGACAGTCTATACCACTGGCGTACACTCCCAAAAGCACCACATTTACGGTAACGTGGTCAACCAAGTAATTACTCAACGAGTAATATAAGTAAAATACCTACTGATGGAGTAACATATCACACTTAGTTACTCACCATCCCTCCAGTGTGTGAATCCCTTAAAATCTTTCTTACCTCGGTATTTTATTGATAATCTTCAGTTTGTCTAATTCCAAATTTATGAAAGTATCGCAAAGGTCTCCATTTTTTACCATTAACGATAAATCCCCATTTAATTTTAGGTCTACCTTCAAACATTAAAGTCCAAGCACCACCTTTAGGAATCTGTAAATAATGTAAGTCTTCTGCTTTTGAAAACCATATTGAATCATCCATATTGAAGAAGTTTTTCCAAGAATTGAAAATACCTTCAACGTAACATTTCCGTTGGTTTTTAACTTCATAAGGCGTTCCGTCTTTCCATATTGTAACAGTATCGTCAGGATTCTTATTATCTTCGTAAGGCTTTACATTCCAATAATGTCCTTTTAGAACAATACTGAGTAAGTTAGCACTATGGTCGTGAAAATATCTGTTATCATCACTTTTAATCCAATGATGTATTCTCATTGAATAACCAAAGAAGATAAAAGTCCATCTAATTAAATAAGGTGCTTCAGGAATACCAAGTTTTTCTGCCCATCTAATTTGAAAGTTTTTAAATGGTTTCGTGTTTGTACTTCCTTTCATAAAATTTTAATTAAAATTAAACTTTGTCAAGGGTGAAGGATTCGAACCCCCTGGATTCATCTGGAACGTCTAGAATACCCAAACTATCCCCTTTCGGTCTTCCCTATGTATCTGCTGTTAGCTACTCAGCAGTAAGGCTGTTTTACCAATTAAACTAACCCCTGTAAATTTGTGTGCCCTGAATGAATCGAACATCCGCATTTTCTGGGACGTAAATCCCATTGGTCTGCCACTAGCCTAAAGACACATTTCTCACCTAAGATTAACACGATTTTATCTGTCATTCTCACGCACTAGGTACATTCTTGTTTTTTGTGCTGTTCTCACCCCTTTTATGACCCCTAGACGCTACTCTATGCATCCTATATTTGGAATTAATGATGCTACCCTACGTCCACACTCATCATAACGTTTAACTGTGGCTTCCATTACCTGTTCCAATCATTTAATGGACTCCCCCACAGTGAAGCTGTTAATCGGATTTCAACGCTCTCTATTGAAGATTTGAACTTCTACATACCCTAGTAATAGAAAAATATAAACAGGAAACGTTTTTTGTTTTGTTTTCGCCACTAAACTAACAATGAGAACACACAATCTCATTGTGGGGGATTCGAACCCACCGTCTTCTTTTTTGCAGAAAGTTAACAATTTAAAATTGCTGTATGTTTCCTTATCTTATTGTTTTGTGTGTTTTTATTTCAAAAAAATGATGGATGCACAACCACTTCCTATTCCATCATTGTGTCATTACGTTTTGTGCCAACGTACCCAATTCCACAACACTTATTGGGTAACTTCGTGTAGTTTCAACAATCAAATTACTAAGATTGTAATGGACAGCCAAAGTAAACTTTGGAACTAATGTAACCACCATTAAATTTCTGCCGTTGTTACGAAAAATAATTCTCGGAAAACTAAATTTTAGCGTTTCTGAATTAAAAGTTCGGAGCTTAAATAAAAGTTGCTGTACGTTTTCCTATATTTTATATTTCTGATACAAATATACAAACTTATTTTTAAAAAAACAAAATTTTCAGGGACTTACACTGTTTTAATCATGCCTAAACTAACTATCTATTGATAGTGGTGGAATCAAACCAACCTTCTGATGCCAAGCGGAAGCGGAGGGATTTGAACCCACGACCCACGGATTAGCTTGATGTGTGGAATACGATACCACAATTCGAACTGCAAATGCTACGAGTTTTTCCTTAAACTACATCAAAACATGTTCGTTTCGGTGAACAATTCCGTATACAGTCCGTTGCTCTGACCAACTGAGCTACGCTTCCAAAGTTAAAACACTTGTTATCAGCCGATTAGAAGTAAGTCTTTCAAAGCATTGAATTTTAATGAGGTCTGCTTCCTCCTGTACACTTACTAAACAAGTGTTATAAGTAGTACTCTCGTTGGGATTCGAACCCAAGACCCACAGCTTAGAACCCATAATGAGATTCGAACTCAATATTCATTACCTTAGCAATGTTCTATCCTAAATAGAAATTATGGGTTAATAAATCCGTTTCGGTGGATAATTCCGTATGAAGGCTGTTGCTCTATCCAACTGAGCTACGAGAGCATCTATATTTTAGTTAAAAAATAAATTCAAAGTAAATGGTTATTAGAGGATTTCCCTAACAATACCATAAATGTTATTTCTGCTAATCCAACCGTTCATATGACCGTGATTATTACCAATCAAGTAAGATGAACCTTTTTTGTTGGTTTTAATAGAATGAATTAAATGAAGATAATAATGTCCATTTACTTTTGAAAGAACTATATCTCTTTTTTTTAATTCAGTTTCTTCAGTAACAGGTTCGCATATTACAGGTTGTTTAGATTTTAAAATTGGTGTCATAGAATTACCAATTCCTGTAATTTTGCAGGTTTCTCCGTTACGAAGATGTTCAGCAGAAAAACGATTTTCAAAACCACTATAAGTGTATTCCATAATCGTTATTTTTATTGAAATTATTATTAATTAAGGCTTATGCCTTGTGGACCAGAGCAGGGTCGAACTGCTGTCTTAAATACCGTCAACAAAAAAATTGGTTACAAGCTTTACTATGTTCGTTCCTGAAGTCTATAAACATAGAAGAACTGAAAGTTACAGGAAGAACGATTTTAATTCGAATATTTTTTTGTTCTATCCTAGTTTAAAAATATTCTATTGTATCTTCTGTTTCCAGGTTTTACAAGACCCAGCAATACTTAGGCAATAGCGTAAGCGTATGCAAGTTGGTTTTCACTAACTTTGTCGTTTGTTGTTTGTAGAATTTTAAGTGTCACCACTACTTGTTTTCTTGTCAACTAATATCCAATCAAAACCAAAATACTGGCCCATTCTGTATATTTAATTTGTGACCCCGAAGGGACTTGAACCCTTGACCCCAGCATTAAAAGTGCCGTGCTCTACCAACTGAGCTACGAGGCCATTAGTCTTAAGTGTGGTGTGGGGTGGAGTTGAACCACCGACACATGGATTTTCAGTCCATTGCTCTACCACCTGAGCTACCACACCATATTTAAAAATTTTTATATCGTCAAAAATATCTGAAAAAACGATGGATTCATACCATAGGCTATTAAGCAACCTTTCATGTACTCCCAATAGGAATCGAACCTATATTACTGGTTCCGTAGACCAACGTTTTATCCGTTAAACTATGGAAGCAGAACAGTTATGGTGTTGGCAGGAGTTAGAGGATTCGAACCCCTACCTGTGGTTTTGGAGACCAATATGCTACCATTAACACCAAACTCCTATATATTTTTTCGGAAAACAAAGTTGATTTATCATTCCAATTACCCTAAAATTGTGATTAAATTAAATTAAAATTTGCTGTATGTTTTCCTGTTTTTTTCCACGAAGGGAGAAGTCTAACTCCCACTTCGTTTAACGACTTTTTACTACCATAATGAATCTTCGAAGATACCCAAATAAGATGTAGCCGTTATGAATTCGTTAATCAACAGTGCATCTGTGCCATAAAAATGGTTGATGTTGTCCGCTTTCACGTACTATTTAGGTAATTCATTAAAATATTTGCTATGGCAAGAGGAATCGAACCTCTGTCTCCACGTGCTATACTAAAGCTAGACGTCCTGTACCACTAGACGATACCACAGATAAGTTTTATTCCACAAAGTATTGCTTGCTGCGTAGTCCGTTTTCGATTATCGGATTCAAACTTATAAAGCATCATAACCGTCAATGCTTCTACGCCCTGGGCACTTTGTGATTTTGTCGGGAAGACAGGACTCGAACCTGCGACCCCTGGTTCCCAAAACCAGTGTTCTGAACCAACTGAACTACTTCCCGATAATTAAAAAAGTTAAAATATAGCTAGCAGATAATAACTGACTACTTCTTGTTTTTTAATGACGTGCCATTTCGTCTCCAAGCCCATATCTGTATAATTTTAACTTTGTTGCGTAGACTGGATTTGAACCAGTGACCGATAGGATATGAATCTATTGCTACTACCAACTGAGCTACTACGCAATATTTGATAGAACCCAACGAAACTATCTGTCCTTGATTTCTTTCTTAGTATTATTGTCCACTGCATTTGTGGCTTCAAGGTAGTTAATAAATGAATGCATCATTACATCAACTAAAGGGTTTTTGATTTGCGGAGAGTATAGGATTCGAACCTATGGACCGAAAAACGGTCAACAGTTTTCCTTACCACTATAGTTTTCACTACCAACAATATCATCATGGATTGCACATTTATAACAATCTTTATATCAGGATTGCTCCCGTGCCAGGTGCTCCTATTGTTGTTTTGTGGTCTGGAACATACCTCAACCAATATTGAAATCTTGCAAGTATGGCTGTTACAAGGAAAGAATAATTCATTTCCATCTATAACCAATTTCAACTTAGGTTATTACCATCTGTTCTCTACACACTGTCTATTATTAATCCTAATGCTTTCACATGCAATGCAGAAGTATTTTTCCATTAGGATTATTTTAACATTGGCTCGGTATTAGCATATTTGGACTGTCCTCTTCCGTCTGAATTCTAAACGATGCTTCTGTGTTACCACCAGCATTAATCAGGAATGGTTTGTTATTTAGACGATTATCCGATATATTCCTGCACATCCAAACTTAGCCTTCACCGAATTTGGTAATTTCTACATTATAAATTTCTTTATAAGCACTCAAATTAACTTTAAGACTGCCGCAATCGACCACTCTGCCAACTCTCCGAAAAAAATGAAACTTATTCTGAACTCTCTCACGATTATAATAAATATTAACTTCCAGCCTTTGACTTGCACGTTAACAGACATTATCACCACTTAGGTATTCTGACACTACAGAGGTTATTTAAAATAAATGTTTATTCAACATTACTGTCAGTATTTATTTCATTAGAATATCTCTCTAGTATGCTACAGGTAGGAATCGAACCTACGAAATTGAATATTGTTGTGCCAAATTCAAATAACAGTTTCATCCATAGTCACACTTTAGGAATCAACCATTGTGTTGGGCCACTTCACCACTATAGCCTTTGAGACAGTTTTTATCAGAATCAATATCACATATCATCTGATATTTAATATACAGTATTTACCAACATGTCAAAGAACATTGTTTCGTAAAAACATTACAAAGATACGAAGAATTTTTTAATTTTCCAAATCTTTTGTAATTTATTTCTTCATTTATTATTTTGAAGAACTTTTTTTTACATAATCAAGAAATATGCCAAGTTTTTTAATTTAACAAATTTTTTGATTTATTTGTAGCCCTGAAAGGACTTGAACCTTCACGCCTGTGGCATCCGCTTTTGAGACGGACGTGTCTACCAATTCCACCACAGGGCCATATAATAAAAGGTTATCGTTATAATAGATGTGCCTTAGATTTACACCTCTCACGGAAGGTTTGAGTAAACTTTCGTTCTACACTCGCTAACACTCATGAATGTTAGTATCTTTAAAGTAACCTCAACTACTTTTATTCCGACTATACCATTTCACACTCTGTACACAAGCGGTAATTTTATACTTGGCCATACTCTTTGTCATTAAATTACTAAGTGTTCATCATCCTTAATGAATTTACTTTTCCTAATAACCTATGTTTTTATTTCAATGAACTTCGTTTATGTTTCTAACAATAACCGTGCCACGTTTTTTATACATATTATTTATAAAAAAAACCCCCGAAGTTTTTATCTTGGAGGTTGGGAATATATTGTGGTTAGAAACCTATGTGTCTTGTTTTTTCTTTATTCCTTCTCCAAGGTTAAGCATCCAAGTTCTCTTCTTGATGCTTTTGGGTCAATAACTGATGGTACGCCAAACCAACGACTTGCTGATTCCAAGCCGTTAAATTTGTGATTATATGTACACATCATTTTATTCATATCATTAAGGTTTAAAGAAATTACTCAAATATAAATATAAAACTTTTTACAAAAATACGTAATTTTTATAAAAAAAACAAATATTTTTTTAATTTTTTTTGAAGAACTATGGGATTCGAACCCAAATAATGCCTTACCATTAGTTCTTAACCTTGGTTTTGAACGTATAAACGCCCATCTCCACCACCAAATTTTATTTATTGTCGTTATTGGCCGACATTGTGATGTATATAGGAATCGAACCCATCTTGTCACGTTTAGAGTGTGCCGTTCTACCGATGAACTAATACATCAAAATGGGGATTTATAAGGGAAATCCCCAAAACCATAATAATAAGTTATTTAACCGTTTCCAAATTCTTAAAAAGTTCACCTGAATCGTCTCTTACCGCGAGTGCTGTAATTGTATAGTTCAAATCAGGTTCACGAAATGCTGAAAATCTAATTCCCATTTTTTGAAGTCTGTTAAACCACTTATCAGTATCTGCATACAAATATATAAGGTATTCATTGTTCCAATCTTGATTAGGGTTGTTAATCATCCATTGTGCCACAGCATGTCCACCTTGAACACATCCATATACAGGTCTAAGTTTTTTATTCACTAATACGTACAATCTTTTCATAATTTTCTAAATCAAAATTTTTTTCAAGTACTTTTTCACCAAACCAATTTTTTGTTTCTTTCACAGTATATGGTAATTCATATCCATATTCATTAAGAAAGTTATTAATTTCTGAGAGATACAATGTTAAAGGATGTTTACCTTCAAACTTTGCGTTTGGATAATAACCGTGCAATTTGTAATATTCTTCTCTTTCAATTGGTTTAGAATTTTTTTCAGTTATTTCAAAATTTTTACCCCTTAAAAGATTATAAGCTGCATACATTATTCGTAATTCATCTTTATTTGATAATACTTTGAAGTATGCATCTGATGGGTCAATTGTTCTTGTACCTGTAAAATGTACTGTTTTTCTTTGTGGTTTAATAATTTTTTGTTCGTTTTCTTTTTCAGCAATTCTTGCTCTAACTTCTTTAATAATTTTGTCCATAATATTCAATTTTTTAATTAATTATTCTTTTATTTTTACACAAATTCCTAACCAACCTTAAAAATTGAATATATTACGGAGGGTTTAAACTTAAAATCTAGTGTGTCATAACTTTACGTTTTTAAACATTATTATTATTGCTACAAATATATAATAATTTTCATTAAAAATCAAGTTTTTTTAGATTAGATTCTGGAGAATCATTAATATAAACATTATTAAAACGAATATCAGTAGCAAAGAATCTAAACAATTCACCAACCCTATCTTTTAAAGTACGATTATCATTATCAATAGATGAATTAAAATTTTGTCGTTTATCATGAAAGATAAAATTATATTCATCTATATTGTCTAACAAATCCCAATGAGTAACAACCATATTAAATGTCAGATTATATAATTTCCAATAATTATCAAGGCAATGTCTATTGTATGCTTCATTCAATAAATCAAAGTTCATTATACCTGTTTTAAATACACCTTGATATTGGTTTTCAACATTAGTTTCATGCTTGTTACTTAAGTCAAAATTAAATCCATATTGACAAGGAGTATAACCATTACCATGTCTTGTTAAATACGTTCTACTAACAAGATAAACTTCAGCATTTTGAAGTAATTTTTCAAGGATAACATCATCAGTAAATGCATTTAATCCTGTTTTTGATGGGGTAACATTGGGGTAAAACCCTCTATCCATATCAAGTAATAATCCCTGACTACCTTCAAATATTAAAACATCAAATGTTGCTAATGCAATTACTCCTGCAACGTTAAAGAATTTATATTTATCGTTTTCAACATCTTTTATTAATTGTTTATAAATGGTACTTTCAACTGAATCAAATGCTTTATCATTCTCATAATAGTAATAATCAAGGTCTGATAATGTATTTAAATCAGTAAAATTATCTGGATAAACATGAAAGCCATCTTTATCACGTTTAAATGTTGGATAAATACCCCTTCCACAAGTACCATCACGTAGTACTTTAGCATTTCTTCTACCATTTGCAACATCATAAGGTGTTACAATACGTGTTTTAGGCATAACATATAGTGGTGGTACTTTTTTAATTTTTTTCTTTAATATTTCATATTCTAATTTAGCATCAAGAGGATTAAAATAGGTTGTATTCCAAATAAGTGTTGGTACTCCTAATAATACACCACTACCATATGTTGAACAAATATGTTCTATACCATTATATTGAATGGTATGTGCTGCTTGTGGACCCCCACTAAAGCGAATAACCAGGGGTTTTTTCCCCTGGTCAATTGCTTTTTTGCATAAATACTGTACGGTTACTCCTTTTCCTTCATCACCAAAAGCAGAACCTAATACAATTTTAACTTCTTTGTTTTCCATCAGAGAATAACTTCAGGTTCAACAATGTGTTCTTTACTTAAATCAACAGATTCAATAATGTTTGGTTTAATTTCAACAACTTCTTGTGTTTTATACGCTTTAGTGATAATACCTGCAATAAGATTTGGAATATCTTCACCATCACCTGACTGTGTTTCAACGTAGTTATCTCCAAGTAATTGTTTCCATTGTTCTTTTACTCTTTTTCTTGAACCACTGTAGTCTGTTACATTAATGTGGTACACATCCCAAGTTTTACGTGTTTCTTCAAGAATTTCGTTAATTGATACGTCTGCTTGTCCGTTACCAAACAAATTAGTAATATCACTTTTAGGAATTCTTTCAAGAACAGGTTCATCACCAATTGTAATAAGAACACCTTTCTTACCGTGTTTTGTTAATGAATCAACAGAAGTATGTCTTGCAGCAACATACCAAACAAGTCCTGTTGCTTCTCCATCATTTGCACCACCACCACCTTCAAGATAAATAGATTTAAGCCATTGTTCTTGAAGTTCATCAGATGTTTCAAACTGACCCACCTGAATTGGTGCTTGGTCACATTCATTATCGCCATAGCCAATGAAACATACTTGTGCGTGTTCAACACCTTCATCCATAATTTTCTTCATTAATTCAGGGAAACCTTTGGTAATGAGTTTCTTAGGGATTGTTCCCATACTACCAGTTACATCAAGACCAATAATAATAGGGAATGCGTTAGGGTGTTCTTCACTATCACGAGATTCACGAATTTTACCTTTGACATCCATCTTTTCATCAAGACTTCTTTTGGTAAAGATTTCTCTATCAAGATAAGTACTGTCAAAGGTACTAGCTGTGGCGTAACGTGTACTTCTTAACGAAGCATCTGCATAACAATATACACCACCACCCATAATTACTGTTCGTTATAGCGTGATTTCCAAGTAGGGAGAACCTTTGTTACAAGTTCAGTATCAGTAAATTCTCCAAACAAAGTTTCATAACGGTCAAGCATAATTTCAAGACGGATGCTGAGATTACGACTATCAAGACCAAGTTTTTCATCTGCTTCCATAAACTTATTAACATCGAAGTTTGCAGGAACAACGGTTGCATCATAAGTTGTAGTAGGAGCAAGTTCAAGCATCAAGTTTTCAGTCTTACGTTTGTTTTCACGAAGTGCACGGCAAATGTCTTCGATATGACGCTTGTAAGCGATTTCAGCATCTTCTGCAACACTTTCTGCACGGTCACGTTTCAACTGTTTGAAGTCTCTAGTAAGGTTTGCTAAAAATAAACCCTGTTTTGCTTTTTCTTCTGACATAGTTTTAATTTTTTTTTTAAGGTTATTAATTTCGATACAAATATACAAATAATTTTTTAATTATTCAACAGTATAAAGTGAATCGGGTGAAACAGTTTCAAGGGTATCAACGGTTTCTTCAGTAACAGTTTCTTCTTCTACTTTATTATCACGGCAAGAAAATGAAACCATCATAAGTGCAATAATTGCAATAAAAGCAAATACTTTCTTCATAATTTTACTTTTTTTTTAATTGTTATTATTATTTTTGTTTTTTTATTACTATTTATGTTTAGTAAAAAATGTTTAAACGTTATGGCATGTTCATGTAAATCATCATCAAGCAATGTTACTCCTATTAAACAGGTAGTAAAAAAAACTAATGCTAAAAATACAAGTTCTAAAATTAAACAAGTAATTCCTCAAAGAACTGTTAGTAGAAGGATTAGTTATAGACGTCCTATCTAACAATTAACTATTTCAAAGAAGCACTTTCGCATATTAGCGATAATTTCTTCATATATAAACCAAAAATGAAGTTTACAATTTAATTCAAAAAAACTAACTATTTTAGATAAAATGGTTCGTTGGTTTCTGAATTCATCACAAATTATTTTTATTTCCATACTATCAACAATATCCTGTCTAGTACATATGATTATGAGAACTTCATAACCATACATTTTGGTTTTTTTTGTTGCCACAAACTTATCATTTAAAACATAAATGGTAAAATGTCTTATAGATAAAGTTCTAAATATTTCATTTTTCTTCAAGGAATCCATTTTTAATAAATTCTTCTTTTAAAGGAATTGCGATTCTTTGAATATCTGGATGTGGTTTACCTGTTGTGCCATCAGCACGTAAATCAAAGAAATGTTTCCAATCAGATACAAATGCTGTCATTACAAATTCTGTGTTAATACCAAGTGGCAATACATAACGTGCATCTTCAGGATTCAAACCACAATCTAACAATTTAAAGTAACAAAACTCAGCAAAATCACATGCTGCAAGCCAATAAGTTAATCTACTAAACAATGGCTTTTGTTCTTTTTCTTCAATTATTGATTTAAGATATTCTTTGTGAACTAATCCTAAAGTACCAAGCCATTCATCTTCATCGTTTAACTTTTCGTTTATCTCATCCTGATTAGTCCAATGTGGTATATTAAATTTGATTCCACCTTCTCCAAATTTCTTTTCGTTTGAATAGTTGCAAAATCTTGTACTCTCTTGTGAAAAACTAATACCATTTTCACCCCTATGTCTCATTGTACTTTGACTACCAACTCTATCCATCCAAAATTTTACACAAACTCTTTTTTCGTGATAAGGTGTTGGTTCACAACTATATTGCAAATCATCTAACCAACCGTTTTCAACTAACACTCTAAGATTGGTTGTAACATAACCAGTAAGTGTGTTATCTTCGCCACATACGAAATTTACTTTAGAAAAATGATTTCTTTGATATTTTATAGGAACAACTTTTTCAGTAAAATTCTTAGTACTCCAAGTACATTTAAGATATACAGTACCATGTTCAAGTACTGAACGATGACCACTTTTATTTAGTCTATCAATAAACGTTCTTGCGAATTCAGGTATTATTTCTTTATTTGTTTTATAGCAAATAAACCCACATTTTGTTGCAATTTCATAAGCACCGTCAATACCAGGGGATTGTTTAATTATTTCAAACTTTGGTTCTAAAAATCTCATTTTTTATATTTTTATTATGGGGATAGTTATCTATCCCCATTTATTATTAACCTGCACATTCACCTTCACAATCACAACACAATTCGTCAATACAAGATTCTTTGTCACACTTTAAATTATTAGTATCTTTAACGTTTTTATTTTTGAAATAGCCATTTCCAATGATTTCTTTAACGTTTTCAAGTGTCATCTTTTCAGGAATATGTTTTACATATTGTCCATCTTCATCAATCCAAACAGTAAGTTTTTCAAACTCAATTTCTTTTGGTTTATAACTATTTCTACTACCATAACCATAATATTGATTTTCGTTTTCAGTTAAAGTATATACAGTACAAAGGTCATTATCAACAATTTCATACGTATTACTACTAACTTTCTTAGGAGATTCCATACTCAAATCAATATTAGTATAATTGTGACGTTTTGAACCATCAGGTCTAATAATGATATAGTGATATTCACAACTTAAGAATAAACCATCATCTGTATAATTTAACGAATTATCCCAAGCAGCATATTCTTTATCAATTTTACCTTCTTCATTAAGATACCATTGTGATGCATTGAAACTTACTTGTCTTGGAGTAAGGTTCATATATTCCATACATCTTGATGCTGGTTCATTGAATCTATTCATTTCATCAATTATTGAAATAAGAATATCAAATGATAATTGGAAAATTCTACGTGAGTTTCTAAGTAAATCTTCCATAAACTCTTTATTAACAAGTTTATCATTTGCAATTTCAACAATTTCTTCATCTGAAAGACCTTCATAACGTTTTGTATAAAGAATACGTGAAGGACGGTTAATGAGGTTACTGTTAATGTTTGTTTGATTCACAGTAAAGATAAACAAATGATGTGTTTCATAAGGTCCATCAAGAAGTGAAAGAAGTGAATCATTACCATCTTCATCATTATTTGGGCGATAAATTTTTTCAAACTCATCAATGAAAATAACACAATCACCAAGTGCAGGGTCAGTTATAAAATCTGTGAATTCTGGTCCATGAAATGGTTGACCAATAACAATAATTGGTTTATTTGCTTTTATTGCCAAAAGTTTAGCAGTAATTGTCTTACCACCACCCTTAAGACCTGAAAGAAGTACACCTACGTTTCTTGTCTTACTTTCATAAGTTTTTAACCACCTATCTACAGGAGATAAATCACCATAAATTTTCTCAGGAACTTTAAAATCCCAAGTTTTTGTTAAGAAAAATCCGCCTGGTGATACATTTAAATTATATACACCAACAGGTAGTTTTTCATAAGTTGCTTGTATTTCGGCAATTCTGTATATATTGCCAGTTTGTAAAATTTTACCCATTTTTATTTTTGTTTTGTAATTATTTCATCAATTAAACCATATTCAAGTGCTTCTTCAGCAGTAAACCAATGGTCACGGTCAGCATCTTTTTCAATTTGTTCAAAAGTTTTGCCTGTATTTGATGCAAGGATTTCATACAATTTAGTCTGAAGTTTCTTTGCATGATTAATACGAATTTCCATATCAGCAGTTTGCCCTTCTGCCCAAGAAGAAACTTGATGAATCATAATTTCTCCGTTTGGAAGACTGTAACGTTTACCCTTTGTGCCACTTGAAATAAGAATTGAACCCATTGAAGCAGCCATTCCTAAACAATAGGTAGAAACATCAGGAGTAATAAAATTCATAATATCATAGATAGCAAGACCATCAATTACTGAACCACCAGGAGAATTAATAAACATTTTAATATCATCATCACCTGTAGAATTAAGATACAGTAATTGTGCATTAATGATATTTGCAACATCATCATTAATACCTGTTCCTAAGAAAAGAATTCTATCATACTGTAAACGGCTAAAGATGTCCAAACCAATTACATTCATACTTCTTTCTTCAAGAATGGTAGGATTAATAATACCATTCTTAACTGCGTATTTGTTATACTCATTAAGTTTATTAGTACCTATACCTTTAGATACAGCAAATTTTTCAAAATCGTTCATCATATTTTAAAGTTTTTACAAATATACAATTTTATTTTTTAATTAACAATAGTGATTACCATATGTTCCTAACAAATGTTTTTCTTTATTAATATTACTAAGATATTTTTGTATTTCCGTTGAAAGTGTATCATTTTTTAAATGATATGTTTGTTCAGGTATAACTGTTATGGGAAACCTACAATTAACTTCGTTACATAACCATTCTTCTTTTATCCAAATAGTTGTATCAATGTATTTGTAATTAGTTCCACAGTCAGTTTTTTCTGGATGATAATTATGATTAATTGAATAATCAAGATAGGTTTTTCCGTCTTTTTGCATATTAATTTTTATTTTTGTTCATATATTCTAAAAGTGTATCTTTACTGATAACCATAAAATCGTGAATTTGGAATGGGTCAATATCTTTATTGTGTATTAACAAATCTCTAACAGCAGTTGAAGAAATATGTCCAAATTCCTGTTTTGTTGGAAGAATCAATGTATCAATTTTTGGTTTAATCTTCTTGTTAGCATCAGCGATTGCACGTTCATTTTCAAAATCAAGCATATTACGTACACCACGAATGATAAATCTGGAACCAAATTTTTCACAGGCATTGACAGTTAAACAATCATAGTCAACAACTTCATATCTATTATATATTTCACACCCGTCCTCTCTAAACCATCCCATTCCAGTAAAATATTTTTCAATGGAATCTTCAATAATCTCTTTTCTTGTTTCAACATCAAAGAAACCTTTTTTAAGAGTGTTTTTACCAACACCAATGATTATTTTATCAAATAATGGAAGCGCACGACAAAATATGTCTAAGTGACCCTTTGTAAATGGGTCAAAAGACCCAGGGAAAAAACCTATTCTTTCCATATTATAAATTAATTAATTCTTCGTTATCCTCTCTGATGTCATCAATTGAATTGATTTCAAACTTATAATACCCACCTTCAGGATTTGGAATATCAACAAATTCATATGTTGGCTCTTCACTATCTGTTATATCCCATAAAACATAACCATGTCCTGTAATTGTTTCTCCATAATCTTTTTGTGATATACTTGAACAATAGACAATTTTAACACCATTTTTCTTAAGTTCTTGTTTCTTATGTATATGCCCTGCAATAACAAAATCACAATTTTCAAATATATTAGGGTCAATACCCTTTTCTGTTACATAATTTGTCGGTGTTATTGCACCATTAATATCAGTATGAATCAAGCCAACATAACTTAACGGTGTTTTAGCACGACTTTTAGTTTTGAATGCTTCAATATCAGGTGTATTAAATGCATCATATGAAGAATATAAACACCATACAACATTATCGTCTTTTAAACAGCCTGATTTATATTCAAGTTCTTTGTCAATATAAATAACATTAGTAAGTTTACCAAGTTCAAAAATTGGTTCAAGTGAATCAACTCTATCAGTATTGTTCATTAACATATCATGATTACCAATAACGACAATTGTTTTTGCTACTTTACCAAGTTCAGACAAAAACCAGTATACAGCAATAATACTTTCATTGGTAACAGATATTTTATTATGAAAAATGTCACCGCAAACAACAATTCTTACTTTTCCTTTATCACCTTCTTCTTCTACAATTCGTTTACATTCATCAATAAATCTTTGAAGTATTACTTTAAGATTATCAATTCCTTTAACGGCAGGAAAATGTATATCAGAACAGGCTATAATTTTAGTTATACTCATAATATATCATCACTAATATTCATTATTCGTAAAAGTTCTTTTAATTCGTCATTACTGAATTGCCAATTGTTAATTGTCTTTTCTTGAAATTTACGAATTGTAAATAATGGAATAAGACAAATAGGTGTTTTGAAAAATTCAGAATGTTCTTGTTTATTAAACAAATCAAAAAAATTTGTTATATCCTTATCATCATTACAAAAGTTTTGAATGTCTAACGCAATTGAAAACATATCACTTTCGTTAAAACCAACAAGAGTTTTTTCAAACAAATCTCTATCTATTTTAGTGTTAATAGATAAACGTTCTTTCCAAATATTCACAATTGTTTCTGCAATATATCTAAAAATAATAATTGAAAAAAATTCTTTGTTTGTTGTTGTTCTGTATTTGTCAGTAATTTCGTCCCAAGGAATTTCTTTATCATTTTTATGAATAATAACACCTTTTTGAAGTATTACATCATTACCATTATATTTAATAGGCAGTGTTTCATCACTGGTAAATATGACATAATATGAACTATCATCAGGTTTTAATTGTGACAGCATATATTGCATTTTAATAAACGTTTCTTTTGAAATATCCATAACTTAATATTTTTTACAAATATACAAAAAATCCTCAACAAAACCAAACTTGTTGAGGATTAAACTACTGATAAAGTTAATCACCGATTGATATTTACAACAATGTTCTTTCTTTGTTTATAAGGAATAAGTTTTTCATTCCTAAAAATTTCCATACAAAGGTCATAAACCTGATTATACAAGTCACGTGCTTCTTCGCTTGGAATTTTGTGATTAGTGGAATCATAAAGGTTAAGATAACCATTCAGAATGTCAAGTTTTACTGACTTTACAGGGAAAATTTCTGGATTAAACCCCTTCCACTTAAGGTAGTTCCAAAAATTAATGGTGCGAATTCTACGGAGGCTCATGTGTTCCTTCACAGTACCCCTCTTTTCAAGCATGTTGAAAATACTGTCGTTGTACTTCATATGTGTAAATTTTATTTATGTTGTTTTTTAATCCAATCGTCAAGTGTACCGTCTGTTTTTTCCATTTTTTTCCTATTCCAGTAATCAGGACAATAACATTCATCGTTAGTGTAATAATAACATTCTGCGCCATTACTTCCAATATTTCTAGACAACATATAACAAATTCCTTCACCAATATAGTGATTAAGTTTACTTATATCATATATGTATCCAGGATTTTTGGTTCGTTTATACTACCAACAATTTTTGCAACGTCCGTGATTAGGCATAGTTAGTCAACAATGATTATTTCTGTTCCTTCAGCATAAATGTTTCCTTCTCCGTCAGCCCAAAGATATTCATCCCAGTTTTTATCATATCCTTGATAATAAACATGAAATTTTTCACTTTTTTTCTTATTGACAAATTTTGCTGTTCTAACGTTATCAAACGTTACGTTTTCGTGATTTATCAAAGTGTTTTTCTTCATAATTATATCTCCCAACCGATTTCAAGAACTTTATTACCAAATTCATCTTCAATGTCATAACCACGTTCCCCGATACCAATAATCTTTACTTTAGTACCTTTAGTCATAACACCTACCATACATTCATGTCTTTTGTGAGTTGTAACCCAGTCACCAACTTCACGTCCTTTATTAGATGGAATAAACATAGTATTTAATCTGTTAAACGGTTTTCATTTACTTTAAATTTTTTAAACATATTTTTTTCTGAACAAAATGCTTGATATACAGTAGGATATTTTAGAATGAAATCTGCTGCTTTTTCTGGTTCTTCACAAGCATTATAAGTTTCGTCACAAGTACATACATTATCATAGTAAAGGTCTTCAATGGCACAGTGAGTTTTCCATAAAATTTCCCATCCATTAGCAAGTTTTCTTGTATAGACAGTTCCATTGGAAAATATTTTTGTCTCTGTCTCATTAAATCCATTGTCATTGTAAGTTTTTTCAATGAATTTTACAATTTCTTCCTTGGTTTGCTTATTATCTTCCAATTTATATTCAATGTTTGGAAAAGCGTTTTTCAATGTATGAAGTACCACATAAACCCTATACTCGTCAGGACATTCAATTGTGAATTTTTGAGGAACGTTATTAGGATTATAACCATCCCATGCCCATGATTCTTTAAATCCTTCAAGGTAGCAACTTGGAATTTTGTCATATTTGTTTTCTACCATTCGCTGACTGATACAATCCTCTGGTATTAGGTTAGTTCTTTCATATTTGTATGGAAGTTCTACACTAAGTTTCCAATCATAAAAATTACCTCTCATAATAACCTTTACACCGTTCATCATTTTAATGTAATAAACAGGCAAAAGGCAAGATTTAGAAGTGTGGGTTGATACGATGAATACACGACTTTTTAAAAGATTCATTCCAATATCATCCCTAACAAAGATTGCTTGCTTTACTGCTGCGTTTTTATAAATGAGTTTTTCATCCAAATCCCATTTATTCATCCAAGTTTGTAAAAGTTTCATTGTTTGTAAAAGTTTCATTATTTATTTTTTATAATTCGTTCAATATATTCTTTAACGTCTTCTAATTCTTGTATCTCAAAACTCGTGCCACATTCTGCATGTTGTTTAAGTTGGTATATTTTCCCTTCAATATAACCTAATGTTCTATTTACCAATATTAAATCATTCATAAGCCAAAAGTATCTCTTACTCCAAAATTTTCTTTCTTTTTAGAAAATATAATTTTGATATGTGTATAATCAGTTAATTTAACATCAAAATCTTTTTTAATTTCATCATCAAGAAAAGAAACACGAAAACGTTCAAGATAATCAATATTATAATCATGTTCCATTAATTCCAAAAAGTCTTCTACCATAATAGGAAAATAATTTTCATTAACTTCACGTTTCCAATTAATTTTCCAACGATACTTCAAAAGAAAATGCATGAAATTTTTCATAATTTTAAGTTCGCCATGCTTTTCTTCAAAGTCAGCAACTTGTTTTTCATATTTTACTTTACCATACACTTTATTCAATTCAGACGAATTGACATGTCTATAAGTATCATAAGTAACCATCATGTCTCTTACAATAACATAATCAAAATCGCTATCAAACACTTTATTCCAAAAATCATCTATTTCTTCAGTAGATTTTGCATATGAATATACTTCATGAATAACAGAAGAAAGGAACAAGATTTTAATACGATTTTTGCTTTCATTCAATTTTTCCTTTACTTCATCCCAAGAAGAAGTAAATATAACATCTTCATTATCATCACCATGAAAATTGGTTTTAGCAATATCAATCATAGTTTCAGAAATGTCATAACCAATATATGTGTGCATATAATGATTGTCTTTATTGGTTTCACAAAGATTGTTAATAATTGTACCGTCAGCACAACCAAAGTCAACAATTGTATAATGTTTATCAGAAAACTTATCCAACCAAAAAAGTTTATCTTTAATATGTTTGGACATATTTTCGTTATAAGAGTTAATGTTTTTGAATTTTTTTCCTACTTCCATTTATTTTTATTTTTTACGATGCAAAGATAAATAAAATATTTTAATCTACCAAATTTTTTTTTTCATTTTTTATTTATCAATTTTAATGCCAAGTTAAATTAATAAATCAATTTCGGAAAATTGTTTTTTAGATTTCATTATTTTAATGATATTTTCTTTTCCACCTGCTTGATATGCTTCACCAAAGTCTTTCCAAGGAAGTTCATTAGTTTCAAGACGTACATACCATATTTTATTTCTTAATCTACCAACATTTAATAAATTATATATACGTTTTGTTTCAATAATTTTTGTATCACCATCAAGACATATTATAATATTACTATTTGCTTTTTCATAAAGTTGTTTATAAATTTCGTTTTCCTTCTTAAGTACCTTACCTAATAATGCGATACTATTTGGATAATATAAACAATCTAAACCACCTTCGACAAGAAATATATCATTATTCCATTGTATTTTACTCTCTTGGAAAACAATTTTATTTTTATCAGCGTCACAGTTTTTATACTTTACTTTATGATTATTCCAAGGAGAAGATAGACTATTACTCTTTTCATTAATGAAATCTCTACCAATCCAATAATTTAAGTCACCTTCACTATTGTATGATGGAATAATAATTCTATCCCTGTCTTGCCACTTTTCTTCATCCCAAGTAGTATAACCGATATTATAAAAATCAATCATGTCCTGAGTGATTTTTCTTTCTTCAAGATATTCAATAAGTTTTTGTTTTCTACAGGTTTTCAAATCAATTTTTTTAAAGGTCAATGGTAATTTCAGACTATTATAATACCCTAAATCTTCTCCATTATCTTTAAATAAATCTAAATCATAGTATTTGGTTTCTTTTATTTCATTTACTATTCTAAAATATTCAGATAGTAATTCTTTAGTACCCCATTTTTTAATTAATTTAGATATGTTTCCACCATGTTCAGTTGACCAATCGTGATATTTGCCTAATGAAAGAGATACTTCAAGATTATATTTTCCATCAGGTACACCACCATTTTCTTCAGCAATCCAAGGTGAATTAAATTGGTATTGGGATTCATTAGTGCTAAAATCCCCTTGTTTAGATTCCCCAAAGATTAACCTAAGAATGTCGTATATTTGTCTAACTTCAACAGGTAACATACAATATTGATTTTTACAAATATACAATTTTTATATAAGTTTTACAACTTTTGTTTATTGGTGGACATAATAAAAGCCGTAGGTTTTACGGCTTTTAATTTTTTTTGTTTAATCTTCCATACTTTGTGCCATTCGTTCAAGGTCCCCACCTTCTGCGTTCCACTGTTCTTTCCAGTTTTTATAGAACCCTTGTAATTTATTAAGTGTTCTCATATTTTCGTCAGAAAGAATAAGACCATCACACCATACAAAACATCCTTCACCTGTATTAGTTCTAAGTTTGAATTGGAACTTAAGATTATTAAGTCTTGGAATAGTACCACTAAAAATCAGATTACCTTCATCTGGAAGATAAATAAGTGGTGATTCTGATACTTTACCAGGTTTAGTGAATTGCGCACCGCTATCAACTGATGTTCTGAACTGTTCTATTTGACTTGATAAAACAGATTGTCCAAATCTTGGGTCATCAGTAATTGCAATAGCATCAGATTTTTTTTCATCTTCTTCTTTAAGTAAAGATTTTTCTGATGTATTATTTTCTTGAATATTTCTAATTTTATTTAATATATCTCTTGTATAATCTGTTTTCATATTAACCATAATACATTCCATTCCATGAAGAAGTAGTACTTCTACCATAGTTTCTAATTATTTTACGTGCTTTTTCTTTAGCCTTTTCAGTTTTTTCAATTTCCTGTTTGATTAATTCTTCGGCTTCTTCTTGTGTTTCTACTTTTTCAAAGTTTTCTTTGAACTCTTCTTCTGATTTCTGTATATTTTCAATTTGTTCAATAACATCTTCTACTTCCTGAACATTTGTTTCTTCATCTGTTTCTTCAGATTCAGGTTCAATGTCATCAATAGTAACATCTATTTCTTTCACTGCTTTTTCAATTTCATCAAAAGAAATATCTTCGTTTTGTTCAAAAATATCATTTACATCTTTTTCAAGTTCTTCTTCTTCACTTGTTGTGACTGAAATTTCAACAGGATTTTCTACAATATCAAGTTTTTCGTTAAGTTGAACTTTAGATTTTATTTCATTAGTTTTCTTATTTGTTTTGTTACCTTTTTTAGCCATAAGTTTTAAATTTTATTAGTCATTATTATAAATAGTTTTATCCATATCAAAAGACAATGCAGCACTTCTCATTTTTTTGAAACTGTTTGCATTAATTTGTCTAATTCTTTCTTTTGAAATTCCAAGTTCTTTACCAATTTCATCAAGGGTTTTAGGTTTACAACCATTTAAACCATAATATTGTGTAATAATATCTTTTTCTTTATTATTTAAGAAATTCATTAATGAACCAATTTTTGTTTTAATATCTTGTTCTTTTTCAAAACTGTTTTCATAAGTAATTGCACTTACTAATTTGCAATCAATATCATCATTATCATCTATTTCATCCTTTTCATTGAATTTTGGTAAATCTTCAGCATCTATTACGTTTCTTTTTTCTATCGCTTCTTTTATTGCTTGTTTAATCCACCATATAGAATAACTAATTACTTTATACCCTTTATCACCGTCAAAATTATCTAATGCTCTAATTAATCCAACATTTCCTTCAGAAATCAAATCAGAATAAGATAGTCCTCTACCTTGATAGTTTTTGGCTATATTAGCAACAAATCTTAAATTTGCTGATACTAATTTATTTCTTGCTTCAATGTCGTTTTCATATTTGTATTTATGCCACAATTCATATTCTTCTTCACGTGACAATGGTTTATATTCACTAATATCCTTAAAATACTTTTCTACATTATTATCATATTCAATAATGTTCTTATTACGTTTCATTCTCTTTATGTTTTCATACCTTATTTTTTTGTTTTTTCGTTAATAACATTACTAACTTCATTGATTTTTTCCATAAGTCTTTCATTATAAATAGTTTGTATTCTATTTTTACTAAGTTCACAATATTCTGGTACTTTTTCAATACCAATAAAGTTTCTTTTAAGTTTTATAGCAGCGATACCAGATGTTCCACTTCCACAGAACGGGTCGAGAACAGTGTCACCTTCATTAGACCATGTTAAGATATGGTCATATGCAAGTTTTTCGGGAAAAACAGCAGGATGGTTTGTTTTATTTTGTGCTACAGCAATTTCCCATATATTATCTTTTACCTTTTCTTTATTAATATTAAAAGTTTTATGTGTTCTTCCATCTTCTCCACCAATATTTTTACAAGTTGAATCATATTTTTTACCAGCACACTTACAAGGGACCATTATTGGGTTAAATGTCGTAGGTAATCCTTTACTGAAAACAAACATATATTCAAATACTTGATTATATCTTGGTTGTTTTACTTGTGGAAGTGGGTTTTCTTTTTTCCAAATCATTGTATCGTTTAAATTAAATCCTGCTTCTACAAAAGCAAGTGCTTGTTTAAACGAAGTAGTTGTTTCACTACCTTTTTTTGTCTTATCATTAATAACCCAAACAACAACACCACCAGGTTTTGTTATTTTATATAATAATTTGATGATGTCTTTACAAATATCTAAATTCCATTCAAGAGTATTACCATAACTACGCATATCGTCATATGGGGGGCTTGTTATTGTCATATCAACTGTAACACCTTTATCAATTAATTCCTGTAGTTTTTCCCTACAATCTCCTTCAATAATACTAACCATTATAAAACAGATTTAATTGAACTTATATTATTGATTTTACAAATTTCCATATATATCCTCCACATGTTTTTCTTTTTTGGTTACAACAATGTGAAATGTGTTCACGTCTTATATTAAGACTTCTACTTGCTTCACCAATTGATTTATAAATTTTTATTAAATTACCATCAATCGAATATTGTCCGACTTGTTTATTAAACGAAGTGTCTGTAAAATCACGTTTTTTCATGTGCGAAAACACTTCTTCTTGCCAATTATTTTTACGAATAATTTGATAAGCTCTTGAATTACTATCAGCAAAACTTTTAATAGTATTATATTTTTTTGCTATTTCAATACAATTTTCTTTAGTGTAAACGTTTCCGTATGGATTACCACCAAGTGTACCTGTTTTAGCAATATTTAATATAATCCAACCATTTTCTTTATATATTTTTACATATTCAGTTTCTAATTTAGATGCTTCTTCCTTAATAACATAATCAGTTAATTGTTTTGGTGAAGGTATTGATATATTATTATTTTTAGAAAAAATATAAACAACACTTTTTTTATCTTTTCTGTGTTGTAAATCTCTCATCTTTAAATTAAAAGTTAACCCTATATACGAATATTTTTTTTCATTAATTATAAATTCATATGCATAAATACATCTTTTATATTTACTACCAGTTTTTTTTAACTTTTCTAAAATATTATTCCATTTATTATTACGTATAACGGTATACATTGATAAATTTTCATTTACAAAATCATTAAGATATTCATATTTGGATACTTTTTCAATACATTCATTAATTGTATATTTTTTGTGTTTTTTTCTTTTTAAATGAGATAATAATTCATTCCACCCATTTCGTCTTATGACTGTTACTATTGATTTATTAATATTTGTGATTTCTTCTAATGTAGTAAAATCTTTTACAAAATTTTCACAATATTCATATGTATATATTTTTTTCATGGCACTATGTATTTTTATATAAATATTTTAAAATAAAGAAAAAAAACAAATTTTATTTATTCAATACTCTTGAAATGTTATTTTCTTTAATTATAGTTACAACACCACCATTGTGCCAATCTAAAATATCCGTTAAATGTGTAATATGTAAAACATAATCAAAATAAGGAATAATTTTATCATAAAGTTTTTTCACTGCATCATAATTTTCCTTTGCTACACCGCCTAATACTTCATCTAACAAAATCATTGGTGGTCTACTAAGCATTGACATATTACCTAAAACAACACGAAGTGCAAGTGAAGCAACTGTTCTTTCAAAACCTGATGCTGCATTAAGTTTACATTTAGCACCGTCACGTTCCATGATAAAATCAACTTCATTTTTATCATTCATAATAATTTCAACAGTGAAATCAGCAACATCGTTAAGAAGATTATCCATTTGAGCATTGATAATAGGAAGTGTGTTTCTTAATACAATTTTAGATATACCATTTTTACCAATAAGTTCAAGATATAATTTCCAGTCTTTTTCAATTTTTTCCTCATTTTTAATTTTAACAATGATAGATTCTTTTTCAGCAATTGTTTTTTCATTGGCTTCAATATTCTTCTGTGCAGAAATAATATCATTGTTTAACTTAATACGAATGTTATCTTCTACTTTAAGACTTTCATGTAGCATATTAATTTTAGCATCAAGTTCATTATTGAATTTGATTGCTTCTTTATTATCATTTAATTTTTTAACGGTATCTTTTACTTCTTTATATTCAATTCTTTGATTTGCTAATTTTGTTTCAATGGCTGATACACGTAATTCAAGAGTATTTTTCTTTTTAGCATTTTCTCTTTTAATGTCAATTGCTTCAATTTTCTTTACAAGTTCTTCTTTTTCGTTATTAAGTTTAATACCTTCTTGAATTAATTCATTGATTTTAGTTTTATTTTCTTCAATTAAATTACTATTATCAACATTTTCAAACTTCCTACCACAAGTAGGACAATATTCATTATTCTTAAGTTGTTTATTATTATTCTTAAGATTTTCAATATTTGTTTTAATCTTTGCTATTTCGGAAATGACAGTTTCTTTTCTTGAAACGAAATTCTTATATTCAGTATCTGAATATTCAAAATCTTTAATATCAGATATTTGTTTTTCAAGTTCTTTTTTTAAGTTACTATCGTTTTTACCATTTTCTAATATTGTATTAAGTTTTGATTCTAATGTTGTTACATCTAATTTTGTATTAATTGTTGTATCTATAACTTTCTTTTCTGAAGTATAACGTTTAATGTCTTCGTTATAACGTGTTATTGTTGTTTCAGAATCAGAAAATTTACGTTTGTTATCTTCTATCTCTTTGTTAAGAGAAGTATTAGAATCATTAAGTTCTTTAATTTCCTGTACTAAAGTTTCTCTATTATAAACATCACAATATCTACCAACAGAAATTTTTTTGTTCCAAATTTCTCTTGCTACAATATTTTTATCTTCCAAACAAGATAAACCAATCCATCTTGAAAGCAATCTTCCTCTATCCGTTTTTTTAAGAGAAATAAGTTCATCAAGGTCTTTCATATTGGCTGAAATTATAAGGTCAAAATCATTTTCATCACCAATTGCCTCTTTGATTACTTTACTGGTTGCTTTTGCTGTTTGTTCCTGAAGATTGTCAATATCAGCCAATTCTTCTTGTTCACCTGCTTCATTTATACGATAATACTCTACTTTTTGGGAAGCACTTCTAAGTTCTTTTTTAGATTTACCTGCTCTTTTAAGTGTTCGTTTAATAACATAGTCAGTACCATCAATAGTTATACAACCTTCTACTTTTAATTCTGTTTCGTTTGGAAGATGTATATTGAACAATTGTCCAAGTTCATCATCTGCTTTGCCAGAATGTGTTCTGCCAAAGAAAAGAAAGTGAAGGAGGTCATATGCAAATGTTGATTTACCACTCTTATTTGCAGGTTCACCATTAAGTAAAACCAAACCATGTAATTGAGTAAAATCAAAATGATTATTTGAACCATAGGAAAGAAAATTACTCCAGTCAAGCCATTTTACTGTATATCGTTTACCTTTTTCATATTTATCAAAATCAATTTGGTTATTAACCATTGAATCAATTGAAACAATAGCATCCCAATCATAATTTTCTATTTCGTTATCTGTTAAATATTGTTTATAAAGTTGATGATGAAAATTAACGTCAGTAATGTTTTTAATATTATCAGCGTTTAATGCAACATCACCATTTGTCGTAAGTTTTTTAAAGTTTTTTTCGACAATAATATTTTTTATAGGAATATTATATTTTTCAGCAAATATTGTTTTAATGTTTTTCTCATTTTCTTTAGTATAATCAATGGGTGAAACATTCCAAACAATACATACTTTAGCATCTTGTCCTATTTCTATTTTCTTTTCCATTATTTTAATTTTCTTTTTTTAGGTTTTATTTCTTTTTTAGGTTCTTCTTTTACATTATCAGGAAGTTTAATCTCAACGGGCCAATCATTAGTTGTGTGTATTGGTTCGTAATGAACTTTACTTTCAGGTTTGTCTAAATTAGTTTCAGGTACTTCTTCTTTTACTGTTATATCATAGTCAGACTTATCTACCACTGTAGTATCTGACAACATTTCATCAAAATGGTCGTTTATTACTTCCTGTATTTGTTCAGGTGTTTCTTCAGTATTTTCAACAATCTTTTTAGCAAAATTATTAAAGGGTGAATCACCATATTTTTCAGTCATAAATGATTTTTGTAATAAATCATTAATAAACCACCCTATTTTAAAATTATTAAGTTGACAATATTCTTTTATATCAGCGTATAACTTTGGTCTTATTTGTACCAAATGTCTTGTTTCGTCACTCATATTTTTATAGTTTTTACAAATATACAAATTTTATATTAATTAAACAATTATTTTCCAGTTTTTTCTTTACAATCCATTGTTAAACATTATATTTATGTTAGTATTAATTAAAAAAATAATGGAAGAAAATAGAATAATTTTAGGACTTGACGTAAGTACCAAATGTATTGGTATAAGTATTATTGAAGATGATGGTGAGAATATTCCAAAAATCATTGCAATTACACATAAATCACCTAAGTTGTCAAAAGATATTACTGATGATTTTGAAGGGCTATGTATTAAGAAACGAATATTTGATGATGAGTTTCTTAAATGTATTAATGAATATATCGGAAATAAAAAAATAACAGATGTTGTAATAGAAGAAGCATTATTAACATCTAAAAATGCGTATACAGTTGCAACTTTATTACGGTTTAATGGAATGATTGGCGAAGCTGTATATAATACACTTGGTGTAACACCTAAATTTATTTCTTCATATGATGCAAGATTATATTCATTTCCAGAACTTGCTGCTATACGAAAATATAAAAAGAATGGTGATGAATATCCTTTAAAACATATTAAGGACGCAATTAAAAAAGATAACATTGTTCTTTTTGGTTCATATCCATTTGATATAGACAAAAAAACTGTTATGCTAAATATGGTTAATAATGTATATACTGGCGAAAATACTATTCCTTGGGAACTAAATAAAAAAGGTGAGTTAAAAAAAGAAAATTATGATGCTTGTGATTCACTTGTTTGTGCGTTAGCACATTCTAATATTATGAGATATGGATTAGATAAACCGACAATAGTTGACAGTCAAATAACAGAAACAGAAAACGAAACTATTATAGAATATACAACTAAAGTTTGGGATAGAAGTATTTCTAAAAAGATAATGTTAACAAAAGAAAAAATCTCAGAATAATTTCTGAGATTTTTTTTAATCATTAAATGGATTTTTCATGTATTCGTCAATTGGCATATCACATAAATCAATGACAGCACCATTCCATACATATCTTTCTTCTTTTCTGTTATCCATTTCCCAAATTGCATGATTATCCAAGTCAATACAATTTTCACGAGGGTCTTTCATATAAGCCATATTCTACTATTTTTTAAAATAAATAGTTCTGTTTTTTAAAATGAAATTACTATTTATATTAAAAATAAGAAAAAAAAATTAAACAAAAATGAATTATCAAGATTTTCAATTATCACGTAAAAGAAAAGACGTTATTTCAAAGCATCTTGCTAAAAAAAGAGTTAATAAATATGTAAGACAAAATGGTGTTGAACCAACACCTGAAATTGAAGTAACATTCTATCAAGTTACACCTGAAGAGGAAGAAAAATATCGTAAAGCCTTTTTTGCTAATGACTTTGTTGAAGAAAGTGAATTACATATTGACATGCCTAATATTATTAATAATACCCATGAACAAGACCAGGTTGAAGAAACAATTGTTACCGAATTATTAAATGGTAATAAAACAGTTGTTGTTGAAGATGTTAATAATATTACACTTCCTAAAGAAGTAAATGTAATTGCAAATATTACAGGTAATTTTCAAAACGGTGCAACAATCGAATCACAGAGTACCAAAGCAATGACTATTCATAACACAAGTGAAGACCCTATTGACATTAGTATTATTGCAAAAAGTACTGTTTATTTAACAGGTAAATTCAATAACATCTATTTTAATGGTAAATCATTAAATGGTAGTTCAAGTGTTTATCCTGAAATTTATGGAGAAGTCGCAGTTGTTCCTCCAACAACAGGTAGTGTTAATGTTTATGGTACTTTCCAAGAAAATTCATCAGTTAAATATCTTGGTAGTGAAGCAATGAGTGTTTATAATAACAATAATGAAAATGGAAATGTTACCATTTATGCGCCTTATTCAACAGTAACAGTTAGTGGTAAATATAACAATGTTGAAGCAACTGTTAGTGACAATACACTTATCCTTAGATATACTTTCCATGCACATAAACTTAAAGTAAACCAAGGTAAAGTTGTATATCAAGGTATTAATGCATCAGATTTTTATGATGAATTAATCGGTGAAAGTGTTGAAGTAGAACCTTATGGTTTTGATGTTGATTCAACAAATTACACAAAAATTTCATCAACACCTGGTGTTTATAAGTTTGTAGACGATTTTACTGGAACAACATCTGTTAGTTTTGGTATTATTGCAAGTGGTAAATTCAAATATGACTTTAACGGACACAATGTAATTTTTGGTCGTTCAAATACAGGTAATATTTTCTTAAGAGGTACTGCAAGTATTGACTTTGTTGGCGAAGGTAGTATGACAAACAATGCAAATTCATACGGAGTATGGGTTTCTTCAGAAAATGCAACTGTTAATGTTTATGGTGGTGAATTCAATGCATATACACACGTAATGTATGCTGAAAAAGGTACAATTAATATCTATGGTGGAACATTTAATTGTTTGTCAGAAGATAAAAAATTTACTTTGAACTGTCTTGATGCATCATATACAGCAGGTACTGCACATATTAATGTTTATGGTGGTAAATTCTACAATTTTGACCCATCACATTCAATGTCTGAACCTGGCGGACCAGTATCATTTGTTGCTGAAGGATATAAAGTTATTTCTTCACAAGTAGGCTCTGATATAATTTATGAAGTTGTTCCTGAATAATAAAAAAGATAAACATAAAATAAAAATGCATCCGTAACAGGATGCATTTTTTTATTTATTTTGTTATCTGACGATAAGCAAGTTTCATTTTCTTGGTACATTTCTTAAGAATCTGTCTTACTCTTTCGCCTGACATACCTACTTCTTCACCAATATCATTATAATTTGGAATTGCATTATCTTTATAATCGCCAATACCATAACGCATTTCAATAATTTTCCTGTCTTTAGTGTTAAAGATAGATAACATTTTTTCAATCATGTATGAAGTATAATCATTTTCGATTTCAATTTCATACTCATTTCTATCAGCAGTCTTTGTAATATATTCCTTTGAATTTTCAAAAGTATTTGATTCATTATCATCAAAGGTACTATTGATTGATTCAGTTTTTACATCATATAAATCACTTTCACACTGAATTTTAACGCCATATTTTTCTTGAAGAATTTCAATGACTTCAGATTCAGTAGGGTATCTACCATTTTTGCAATAGTAAGAATTATTAATAGAACTAAGTTTAGTACTGACTTTTGAATTGTTAGTACGTCTTACTAATAGGTTATCATTAACCAAATAGTAATTAATACTTCTACGAATATACCAGACAGCATAACTAAGGAATCTGTTAGGCCGTTTAACGTCATAGAAGTCAATTGCTTGCATAAGACCAATGTTACCTTCACTTACTAAATCCAGTAATTTATCATCTGTCGTATAACATTTCGCAATAGAGAAAACAAATCTTAAGTTACTCTTAATTAGTTTTTCTCTTGCTTCTTCATCCCCATTCTTAACTTTGAGTATAAGTTCATCTTCCTCTTTTTCAGTTAAAACAGGATAGTTTTTAATGTCATGCAAATAATCTGCAATACCTCTTGTTCTTTCCAAGTAAGAACCACCGTAAACTTTTAAATCCATGAATTTGTCTTTAGTTTTGTTTTAAGTTGTGTTGCTACAATATAATCATAGTCTGCAATTTCATCTTTATAAAGAAAACCAATAAAGACGCTATCTTTGTTTTTTTGCGTTTCCTTTATATAAGCATTAATATTGGAAGCAGAACGTAAAATATCGTTTAAGACGTTTAAATTAGGGTCTTTATCTATATCATACGTTTCAATCTTATAAATTGTTTCTTTATAAAGTTTATCAAAACTACTATTTTTATCAGCATATGGAACACTAAAAAGAGCAGCAAACAAAAACATAGCCATAGAAATTATTGCAATAATAACATCTAATATACTACTATTGGATGGTTTAAAAATTATTCTAATAATAATCAGTGCAATTAGAATAACTATTGGAATAATAATAGATAAACAATGCATAATTTATTTTGATTTTAAACGTTTTTTAAGTTCAGGGAATTCTTTAAGAATTTCTTTCATTTTATTCATATAATATTCAAAATCAGAGTTTGCTCTTTTAAGTTTTTCTTCTTTTGAACTATTGTCAATTTTTTCCCAAACCATACCATCAGTATTAACCTGATAATCACCTGCTGTAATACCACCCTTATCCATATAATTAAAAATAAGGCTAATAATCAGTACAAGGTTTTCCACAATATAAAGGTACAATCCCCACCAATAATCTTCAAGTTCTTTAGGGTATTGTTTACCAAGAGGACTTTCTTCAGTTCCTGGAACAAAATCACCATAATGTCCAAGAATCATAGCAACGTCTTCCATAACATAAGTTCCACCAAACAAATTCCACTGATTAATTCCCCATGCATGACATTCTTTTTTATCTGACAAAACTTCAAGATGCTCCTGTGCACGATTAAGATAATCTCTAAGTTTTCCAAATTTTCTCATGTTTTCGTTAGAATTTTCAATTTCATTGATGGCGTCCACAAGTGGCGAAATATCATATAAATCACCAAGTTCAAAAGTTTCAAACTTAATATTTTTAATAAGTTTGATGTGGTCTTCAGTAAGTGTTAGTTTCTTTTTCATAATATAATATCTTTAATTTCAGTTAATTTTTCTTCTTTCTTTTCTTTATCGTTTATAATATCAAATATTTTCTGAATCTTATTCACGTCTTTAGAAAGCACATAACCATCTTCTAAAATCTTCCCACAATATGATAAAATACGGTTAAGTTGAATATGCACAATTTGTGCCATAGTTTCTTCATTAAATTCCATTTTCGTTTCTTGTTAAAATTTTTATTGCTTTTTCAATGTCTTTATCAGATATTCCATTTTCTTCATCTGTTTGAATAAAATTATCTTTTTGTCCTAACAACATATCAGTATCATCATCAAAAATAACAAATTCATAATCTATATCTTCTTCGTGGTAATGTTTTCGATAATACGGTTCACCATCATAATCATTACCATATTTTGTACCCATACCACCAAAATTAACTCGCAGCCATTTTTCAATCTCATTACCCCTACAAATCCAATCTTCATAATAATGGTCTGTGTAACCAATAATTGGTACTTCTAATCCACACCCCTGTAGTGATTTTTCAGTTCTTCCATTGTCATAACCCCACGAAGATGATATGACAATTTCTGCACCAATTTCATTCAATTTATTTAATTTCTTAACACAGTCAGTGTCTATACGTCCATAGCATTTACTTGTAGTAAGTACACCATCAATGTCAAAGGAAGACGATACGTTTGTAGTATCGCCCTGAACCGTCTACGGACATTTTTAAATTTTTATTTGTGTTGTTCATATATTTTATACTTTCTTGTTAAATAAATTTCTTTATTTCCTTGGTATATAAAGTTTAAAAATTTTAAAGAATCTTTGTACCAATGTTGTTTAAAAACATTATTTTTATTTTTTGTTACTGAAAACATTTTAACACTTGTTATCTGATATTTTTCTTCTAAAAATTCGTTTATGAAATTTAAAATTTCTTTTGTTGAAATTAAATTACAACGTAAACGGTTTTTATTTATACCACACAAAGAAATCGAACCATCCCCATCAAATAATCCTGCAATAAAATATGAATATAGTTCTTCTTCAATTTTTGGAAATTCACATTTATCAGATTTTTTATTTGTGATTCCTTTTTCAATTATATTATTAACAAACAATTCGTTTGTAATTTGTATTGAATATTCATAATATGTTTTATCTGTTCTTTTGTCGTGATAATTAAAATTAGATATTTTATGCTCTGATTTAATATCTGTTTTGAATTTTTCAAGTATTTCTAAGTCTTTACATATAATTGTTAATTTATTATTATTTTTATTTATAGAACCATCAGCAGTAATAAAACCAAGCCAATATGCTTTTTTAGGTGTATCTATTGTTTTAAAATAGTCAATATCAATATTAAGTTTTGACATATTTAGTCTTGATTTTTTTCGTTTTATTCCATATTTCCTTAAAACACTTCCAATTCCTCCAGGTGTTAATCCAAACATTTTTCCAATTTCTTTTTGGGATAATGTTTTGGATAATTCAATAATTTTTTCGTCTCTTTTTTTAATTTCTATGTTTTTTATATCTAAAAAAACAACATTTTTAGAAATACCAATCGTTTATAGTCTTTCATTCTAATACTGATTTAAATAAACTTCTAACTGTTCGAAATAAAAGTACAAATATATGAAATATTACTCTTAAAATACCAAAAAGTAAATATAAAGGCCAAAAAAGAACTTTTGAAACAACTAAAGTATCTTCATCTAAACTAAGTTCATCAGCCCATTTAAATCCAGCCAATGAAAAGATACCGATAAGAAAATATATAAGACAAATGCAAATAATTTTTCCAAACATAACAATTATTTTTTATAAAATTCAAAAACGTCACAAACAAATGTTTTACAAACATTATAAAGAAATTTTACAGATACAAAAATAATTTTTGGTAAATAAAAAATTAAATAAAACAACCAAAAAATACTATAACTGCCTACTTCAACAAATGAAATCTCTTCTTCTTCTGTGTCTCCCATACACAAAAAAAGCGTAAATCCCAAAAAAATAGCAAATGAAATAATTCCGTAAATAAGTAGGAAAGTGCCAATTGTCCAATTTTCCATAATATAATAATTTAATATAAATGTTCACTAAACATCATTTCCCAACCATTACCATCATTATTTGTATATCTTTCATGTGGTACTTGATTTTGAAATTCTTCTGAACTAACATATATACCTGTATAATCTTTTTTTATTGCATCTTGTTCAGAAACTTGTCCTGCATTATATGCAATCTCCATTGCTTGCCACCTGTCAACAAATCTACCTTTGCTTGTAAGAAATCCTTGCACTTGTCTTCCATCAGAAATACATCTGCAAAGTCTTGTCTGTTTATGTGTATAGATACAGTTACCGTGCCTCCAGTGGCCGATAACCATACCTTTACTTATATTTTGTGCAAGAAACCCTCTTGGTGCAGGTGTTCTGAACCTATGCTTATACCAGATTGCAGCACAAATTATGTATTCTTTGCTATTATCAATCATTAGTCAAAAAGTTTTAGCCATTTACCAAATTCATATCCAAATGAAGGAATCCTATCAGTAGGAATTTTACTTAACACAGAATTTACATAAAGTTCGTGTTCATCACCATAAAACTCTTCGTAAATATCCTTATTTTCTTTCAAGCCTGTTGCTTTTTGAATTAAATCATAAAGTGGCTGAAAATATTCAGACATATCTTCAACTTGATTAAATCCAACAACATCCATAGCAGAAAGAATCTGATAATCCCAGAATGGTTCTTCACTAATATTGTTTTTCACTTGAAAACCATTCCCACTACAATAGAATTGATAAAAACCATTACTATCTTTGTTAGGAAGTTTATAATCCCAACGTGCCAATTTACGGTTTCCAGATGGAAAATCCTTAACGAGCATACAGATAGTTATACCCTCTTCAGGGTATTCCTCAACACTAAAACCGTGTGCTTTAAACCATTGTTTATCTACTTTTTCCATATCTTTTTTGGTTTGTTACAACATTAACAAAAAGTATGCCGTTAAAATTCAGTTCCTTTAATTTCTTTAATTTTCTTTTGAATTTGGAAAAAATTTAGTTCTTCAGGTAATGGCATAAGATATTTTCCAAAGGCTTTTTCCCACACAAATCTTTTTTTACGTTCATAATATTCGTTCCTATCAATTTTACCTTCGTGAAAATCATTTAATATTGCGAAATAATTATCATTATCTTCTACTCTATAATTTTTTTGTTCGTAATCATAAATGTATAAATCAATATCATCAGTTGTTTCTGCAATTATTTCATATATTTTCTTTGCATCACCACCTGCCTCAAATTCACTATTACCGATTAATGTACTTGCAACTTTTTTACCTTTAAAATGTGCATTTACAAGTTCTAAACACGATTTAAGGGCATCATAATCCAAAGTATCAGGTTTTATAGAAGGATTATATCTACCTTTAGTGATATAGCAAAGAACAAAAATTGGAAATCCTTGATTAACATAACTTGTAACAACTTGACAAGTACCTAATTTATTAACATCATCATAATTTGTTTCTTTGTTAACTTTGTCAATATCAGGAAAATTACGACAAATTTTATGCATAAATCCATTTCCCTTACTATTTTTAATAGATGCACCTATTAATATCACATCATATTTCTTAACATCATCAACAAGGTCTGTACCGATAATAATTTCTTTTACCATAGTTCTTTTAACTTTTTACGTTGTTCTTCACTAAATGTTTCAGGATAAAGATATTTAAATGTAACAAAATAATCACCATATCCACCACTTGGGTCAATTTGTGTTATCTTTGGAATACCTTTACCGTTAAATTTTATTGTATATCCATCTTTAATTATATTAGGTAATTTTACCTCTTTTTCAGTACCATCAATGAATTTTATATTTCGTTTTCCACCAAGAAGTGCTTCATTGAACTTAATGTATTCAGTATGTTGTATATTAAACAAATCAGTTCTTCCTTCAGGTGCTTTTCTTTCAAAATATCCATCGTTTTCTATGATAAAGAGAATATTAACTTCACCCCTTTCTCCACCACCAGCAGGTTCATTACCAATATTTCCAAGGCTCATAGTTAGTCCACCAAACACACCTGGCGGAATTTGAATATTTTGGGTAATAGTTTTATCTTTTCTTCCTGTACCATTACAATGTTTACACTTGTTTTTTGGTACACCTTTACCTGTTCCATTACAATATTGGCAAGGTCTGATATTTCTAAATATCATACTGCCATTAACTCTTTCATCAACGACAGTACCTGAACCACCACAATGTTCACATTTTGTTTCTTTACCATCTTCTGAACCTGTACCGTTACAATGGCTACAATTTTCTTTGACAGTAAATGAAATTGTTTTATTTGTACCTTTATACGCTTCTTGTAATGTAATTGTTACATTAACTATTATTGGTTCACCAACTCTAACAACATGCCTTGTTCTTCTGTTAAACATTTCAAAAGGGTCCATACCAACCCAATCATCCATTGATGGAGCAGGGTTATCATATTTTGCACGTTTATCCTTATCAGACAGAACGTTATACGCTTCTGAAATTTCTTTAAATTTTTCTTCTGCTTCTTTTTGTTCTTTTTCTGATTTATCAACCCATTTATCAGGATGCCACTTAATACTAAGTTTATGATATGCTTTTTTTATATCATCTTCACTTGCATTTTTTGAAATACCTAATATGTCGTAATAATTTTTATCCATTTTATATATCTAATATACTTTTACAAAAATACAAAAATAATATTTAAATCTCAAAAACCTTATCTATTTTTTTGACTATTTATATAAGAATATAAAACAATTTCATATGCTTACATATCAAAATATTAAAAATAATAGTACACGAAGTATTGATGCTAGACTTTACAATGATGAATACTTTGATTTCATGCTTTATCGTGGAGAAGTTGTAGGACTTAATTGTGATATTGATAATAGTCTTATTGCTGACTTTTCTGATATGAGTATTGAAGATGGAATTCTTTATTCATCAAGACAATGGACAGGTGCAATAAATAATGGGATATTATTAGAAGATATTGGATTTACAGGTATTGATAATGGTTTGATTCACTTTGATAAAGATAAAATTTCAAATAGAGACTTCTTAAAAATTCTTACAGGAAGTACTTATGAAATTAATTCAGGTGAAACACGTTTATTCTTAACACCAATTACAGGTAATACACAAAACTTCTCATATCCTATGTATTTAGAAGAAGAAGACGGTAAAAAATATATAGCATTTAAAGGTGGTTTTTATCAGGGATTTTATAAACTTTTTGGTTTTGACTACCAAGTACTTCCAAATGGACCAGATTTTGAATGGAATTTATCATTTACAATTAGACCAAGAGACTACGAAGTTGGTGTTGATACTGTTAATCATATTCATCCAGAAAATAAGGGTATTTTCTTCTTTATAGGTACACGTGCAGAAAATAAATTTGTTAATTTCTATAACACAGATGAAGAAACAATGGAAGAAATGAAAATCCCAAGTATCAACAATGATGGATATTTAGACCCTTCAAATTGTGACCCTTCAGCAATTACATATAGTATTGAAAATCATATTGTTAACCCACAAGATTATACAATGGATATAGTTGAAAAGAAAGTTAATAGAGATTATTTTCCTCCTGAATACTTTGACAAAAACAGTACACAACCATGTAACTGCCATCCTGATAAACCTAAAAAGCCGAAAAAAAGAACAGTTTATCCTAAAGATGGTTGTGAATGTAATGTACACTCAATTCCAGAATATAATTGGCATGTATCTGATTTATACACATACAAATACGATGAAGGTTCTGCCAACTGTTGTAGAGGGAAAAAATGTAAACCTTATGACCCATGTGAACCACATCCACTTCCTACATGTGATTGTGATAACACATACTTTGCAGACAATTATTTCCAAGATTTAGAGTGTAATCGTGGTAAAAAATATATGTCAGATGAATATCTTGTAAAAGATGTTAAAATTGATGAAAATAATATTACTGATAGTTTAGGACATCTTTTCACTAAAAAAGGATATTATGAAATTACAACTGACAATAAATTTTTAATGTTCGATAGAACACCACTTGGTTTAACTGTACGTGATTGGGTTGACGGAATGACAGTAACACTTACAGGTAGAAACGATTGGGGTAATATCAATTATTTCCCAATTATGAATAGAACAAAAACTGGTTATACAGTCAATGACATTTACAAATATCAAGAAGAGAATACAATTCCTTATAACATTTATAAAGATATTAAAAATAATGCTTTTGCATTAAAAGTTACTGATGATGGCGCAATCGGATATAAATATGCTTATCTTGATTGCAAAGCAGATAATGACCAACATTATACTGTAAAAGAAGAATATTCAAAACCAGGATTAATCAAAAAAGATGAATGGAATAGTATTGTTGTAAAATTTGTTATTCTTAATCCAACCATTATACGTAGAAAAGATGGAACTATTTGTCCAGACCCAAATAAGGGAAAACGTAAGATGAGAATGTATTTTTATGTAAATGGTTATCTTGTTTTTATAAGCAAAGAACTTAACGAATTTAATTTCAGAGAATTAAATGATGTAAACTTAAAACAAGAAGCCGTTCCTTATAACATTTCACTTGGTGGAGGAACACAAGGTTTACTTGAAGCAATTTTACCTGATTATTATAAATTATCAGAATATGTATTTCCAATTGAAAAAGATTTTTGCGGAACTTTTCTCGGTGATATAAAATCATTTAAAATTTATGACGGTCATCTTGATTGTATTACAATGAGAGACTTAAAAATATAAGAAAGTTTTGAAAGATAGTAAAGTATGTCAATATTTTAGGCTTTCTACAACTATTTATCTAAAAATAATGAAATAATAAAATTAATAAATAATAATATGTCTAACGAAATAAAATGTAATAAGGGTGCTGTTGTAAAAGAAATCAATGGTGTTAAGTATTTCAAATTAGTTAGTAAATACCCAGGTGATTACACAAAAAACTGTGGTTTGTTAGCAAATGAAATTGATGAGAACTTTTTCTTCCTTAGAAGTTACGACATTCAAAGTATGCACATTGATGAGGATAGAAACCTTATCCTTACACGTGTAGATGGTGATAAACTTGTTGTAAATATTAGTGAAGAAGTCGGTTATCCTACTTTTGAATTTATTAAAGAAGAAGGTAAGATAATTGTACATTATCCTGATGGTACAACTGACGTAATGGAAGGATTTCTTATCGAAGGACAAGACATCAGAGTTGCAACAGACTATACTATCAAAGGTGATGGTAGAATCTCAAACCCTCTTAGAATCAGTGAAGTAGAAAGAACAGGTACTTATGCACCTGCAAAAGAATTTATTGATTTAACTGTTGAAGGAAATAAATTACCTGAAGACAAAGGAAAAGGTTATAGAGTTGTAACTAAAGAATATTTTACACCTTTTGGTTGCCTTTATGACTATTCTGGTGTTACAAAAATTCAAGAAGACCTTGAAGGTAAACCTTGGAGAGTTCCATCAAGACAAGATTGGGCTGATTTACTTAATGCTGCTGAATGTCCTGAAGATAGAAATCACGGTGAAGTTGATATTAATGAGTGGAAAGGTAAAGTAGCTGGTAAAAGATGTAAATCTACAACATCTTGGTCTGCATATACTAAAGAAGGTCAAGAAATGGAAGATTGGGTAAAAGGTATTGACAATTTACCATCTACAGGTAGTTTTGGAACATTTCACGTAATCCCTGTTGGTTATGCAGAAGGTAGTCGTGGTAATCTTAGTGGCGAAGGTGCAAGAGATAACTTCGATATTGAAGGACTTCATCTTCTTTCATCATTCTGGTCAATTACTCCAACTAATAGTAAATTAAAATCTGAAAACCCTAACATTTATACCAGAACATTTGCATATGATAGTGCAGAAGTTCTTCAAGAATCTTCAAAACCAAGTTCAAAACTTTCACTTCGTCTTGTTAAAGACTTTAACTTTGACGATTTTAATGAATATGAAAATATTCTTGGTCACTATGTACCATGTGTTTTAATTTCTAATCCAGAATTAAAATATAGTAAAGTTTGGACAGCAATTAACATTGGTTTTACTAATCCTAATTATGGTGGTGTAACATCAGATTCATGGAGTGGTTTAACAGGTGAAGATAGAGAAATTAAAGAAGTTTTCTTCATTAACGAATGGAATGGCGAAGAATGGGTTAAAAAACAAATGAACCCTGGTGATTCAGTTGTTATTATTGACTATGATGGAGACCCTTCAACTTCAGGTGATACATATCACGAATGGAGAGTATATGAATATGAAGATGGTACATCAGAACTTAAAGATACAGCAGAAGCACTTAAAGAAGAAATTCAAAAAGAACTTGATGAAATTAATGATAAAATTGATGAATTAAGTGCCAAAACTGAAGAAATCGAAGACAAACTTGATGATGAAATTGCAAGAGCAATTTCAGCAGAAACAATGCTTGCAGAAGCAATTGATGCTGAAACTGAACGTGCAATCAGTGCTGAAACCATTCTTCAAGAAGAAATAGATGCACTTGACGAAAAACTTGATGCCGAAATTGAACGTGCAATCAGTGCTGAAACCATTCTTCAAGAAGAAATAGATGCTGAGACTGAAAGAGCACAGTCAGCAGAAACTGTTCTTCAGGAAGAAATTGATAGTATTACTGTTGAAAGTGCTGAAACACCAGATGAATATACATTAAAATCATATGCTGTTTATGTTAATGGTGAACAACGTGGAATAACCATTGATATTCCTAAAGATAAAAGCATTAAAGAAATTTCAACAGGATGGACAGGTGCAATAATTGACCCAGAAACAGGTGAATATACTTATGACCCAGAAACTGGTACAACAGAAGTAATAAGAATTATTTACCAAAAACAAGATGGTAAATTTGAACTTACTGAAGTTAATATTGAAGACTTTATAATGGAAAATGAATTTGCTGATGGTTTATCAGCAGATACAAATGAACACGTTGTAAGAGTTCTTATTGACCCTGAATCAGATTCATTCTTAACAGTTAGTCCTACAGGTGTTTTACTTTCAGGTGTAACTTCAGAGATTGAAAGACTTGACGGTAAAGACATTGATGTTGATGGACATGATTTAACTGTAACTGAAGGCCTTACTCTTAAAAGAGAAAATGGTGAAGAAATTAAAGTAAATATTGATACAAACTTTGGGTTATTACCTAAATATTAATAATAGTTTTAATAAAATTTTTATTTTAGCAAAAAAGAATAATAAAAAAATAATCCAAAAAAATTTAAAATAATGAGTAGATTACAATTTAGACACTACGAAGGTGTATATGATACCAGAGAAGATGCATTAGTATATATTAGTAAACTTACTAATCATGAACTTGCAACAAATCTTGGTGAATCACTTATCGGTGAACCTTTTACCGTAGCATATCTTGACGAAAATGGAGAAAAACAAGTTTTGTTATGCATTGGTAAAGAAGGTAACGTTGGTGATGGTATACTTGAACCTTATCATATTATTGATTCTGCTAAACTTGCAGAAGATATTGAAGAAGTTTCAGGTGCAACAGAAGGACTTAGAGAAGAATTAGAGGCTGAAATTGAACGTGCAAAAGCAGCTGAACAAGCACTTGATGAAAAAATTGATGCTGAAACTGAACGTGCACAGGCAGCAGAACAAGTACTTCAAGATAATATTGATGCTGAACAAGCAAGAGCAGAAGCAGCAGAACAAGCATTACAGAATGAACTTGATACAACACAAGCAGGTGCAGGTTTAAACGAAGATGGAACATATCATAGACACAACACACAAGGTGAATCAAACTATATTCACGAAGCAACATCCCTTGATGAAGCTGATATGGTTCTTGATAGAGAACTTGCAAGAATTGATGGCGAAGCACTTAGAAACATTATTGTTAACGATGTAACAGGTACTGTTAATGATAATATTGCCGAAGTTACAATTGATGGTGAAGATATTAAGATTGGTGACTATGAAGAATATGATGGACGTGCAAATACTCCACACCCAATTCACGATGATTATACAGTTCTTGAATCTGTTAAACAATTAGATACCAACCTTATGGAGTTCATGTCAAGAGAACAAGAAGAAAGAGAAGGTATTCATTTAATTAAATTAACAGAAGAAGATGGTTTACCAGCAAATGTTAGAGAAGCATATCAACTTGTAAATAAAGATGGTTTGCCAATGCCAAATACAGCAAGAGTTGATATTTACAAAGATAGTGCACTTAAAAAAGTTTATCTTGGACATACTGATGATAGACTTGAAGATTATACAAATCCAGAATCACTTGTAGAAGGTACAGGTGATACTGCACTTTGCTTCATTTATTTTACAGTAGATGGTTTTTATCAACTTGTTCCTATTGATGTAGAAGAATTTCTTGAAGAAAGCGAATTTCTTGATGGTTTAAGAGTTGATAACCACAAAGTATATGTTAAAATTGACCAGGCTTCAGAACCATTCTTAACAGTTTCAGAAAATGGTGTTAAATTAAGTGGTGTACAAGACGCTATTGATGCTACAGTCAATACTGAAACTGAACGTGCACAGGCAGCAGAACAGGCACTTCAAGATAATATTGATACTGAACAAGCAAGAGCAGAAGCAGCAGAACAAATACTTCAAGACAATATTGATGCTGAACAAGCAAGAGCAGAAGCAGCAGAACAAATACTTCAAGACAATATTGATGCAGTTATTGCTGGTGCAGGTTTGAACGAAGATGGTTCACATAAACAACATAATGTTGTACCAGATGATGTTGCTAATTATATTATGGGTTCACATTCACTTGATGAAGCCGATATGATTCTTGATAAGAAACTCTTCCAACTTAGTGCTAAAACTGAAGCTGAAATTGCAAGACTTGATGAGGCAATTGATGATAATTCATCATTAATCAATGATTTGCAAGAAGAACTTGATAGAACACAAGATGGAGCTGGTTTAGCAGCAGATGGTTCATATGAACCTATTCCAAGTGCTAATTATATTAACGAAGCAATATCACTTAAGGAAGCAGATTTAATTCTTGATAGAACAATCCATCAATTAAGTGCAGGTACTGTTACTGAACTTCAAACTCTTGACGAAAAAATTGAAGAAGAAATTGCAAGAGCAACTGAAAGAGAAGACCAAATCAGTGGTGATGTTACAACATTAGCAATTGCAGTAACAGAAGATATTGAAGAACTTTATAGTCAAATTACTAACGAAATTGATAGAGCAACCCAAGCAGAAAGTGCAATCAGTTCAGATATAAGAACACTTAGTGCATCTACTTTTGAACTTAGTGCTAATACTGAAAACAGAATTAGAGAAGAAAGAGAACGTGCAATGGCTGCTGAAGACGAACTTCGTAATTCAATTAACGAAAATCGTGTTATTTCTCTTGATAATACAGTTAAAATTACACGTAATAGTTCTATAAATGGTACTGATTTAGCAGTTAACATTGATGGTGCTACAATTGCAAAAGATAGTAATGGTGTTCTTGCAGCAAAACTTAAGATTCAAAAGTTAGCAACTCCTTCTTCAACAAATGTTAAAGAAGAATATGCATTAGTTGATAATAATGGTACATATCTTGGTGATACTGTTAAAGTTTACAAAGATAGTTCACTTGAAAGTGTTGAACTTGTAAACGTTGGCGGTAAAGAATATCTTAGATTCCATTACATTCTTGCTGATGGTTCAACAAGTCAGGTTGACCTTGATGTAAGTGCATTCCTTAGTGAAACTGAATTTAAAGATGGTTTGAAAGTTACTAATAGTAATGTATATGTTCTTATTGACCCTACTTCAGAATCATTCTTAACAGTAAGTTCTAATGGTGTTAAATTAAGTGGTGTACAAAACGCTATTGATAGTGCAGTTAATACTGAAAAAGCAGCACGTGAAGCAGCGGACACAACACTTCAAACAAATATAAACAATCTTAGAACAGATGCAACTAATTCAGCAACTACACTTTATAACGCATTAACTGCTGAAACTTATAATAGAGAAACTGCTGACAGTACACTTCAAAATAATATTAATTCTGAACAGGATAGAGCAACTGCTGCTGAAAATCAACTTAGAAGTGATTTAAATACTGAAATAAACAATCGTTCAACAGCTGATACCGCACTTAACAATGCAATTACTGCTGAAACACAAGCACGTAGCAATGCTGATACAGCACTTCAAAATAGTATTATTGATGAGGTAACAAGAGCAACAACAATTGAACAAGAACTTAGAAACTTGATTTCAAATGAAACGTTAGCAAGACAAAATGGTGATACTCAAAATACTAATGCTATTAATACTGAATCAACAAGAGCACAAGCAGCAGAATCTTCACTTCAAACATTAATTGATAATGAGGTAACAGATAGACAAACAGCAATTTCAGATGAAATAGCAAACCGTACTGCTGCTGATAATCAACTTCAGTCAAACATTGATGATATGTATACTGCATATACTCATGCAATTACTGAAGAAAGTACAAGTAGAATTGATACTGATAATATGCTGTTATCATTAATTCAAGGATTATCAGGTGCTACAGGTGAAACTTATCAAGCATTACAGCAAGAAATTATTAGAGCAACTAACGCTGAAACTTATATTAGTGGTAATGTAACAACTTTAAGTAGTTCTACTGTAGAAATTAATAACAATTTAACTGTTTTAAGTAGTACCACAAAAGAAATTCAGAGTGGATTAACACAACTTAGCGGTTCAGTTATTACTTTAAGTAGTACAACAAATACTATTAACAACAACTTAACAACATTAAGTGGTTCAGTTACAGCATTAAGTAGTACTACTGTAGAAATTAGAAATGATGTAACCGAACTTAGTGGCTCAGTTGTATCATTTAGTTCATCAACACATACTGAAATTACCGACATTAAAGAAAGACTTAATAATCTTTCAAGTAAGAGCGTTGCTGGTTCACAAGCAATTAAAGTTGCAGCAGGAACAGGTTCTAATAGTGGTGTAAGTACTGTTAGTTTGTTAATTAATGGTGCTGATAAAGTTCTTACCCAAGATGATTCAGGTTTACTTACTAACTTATCAATGGAATTAAGTAATGACAGTAAAACTCTTTATCTTAAAGGTAAAAATGGAACAACAATTTCTACTATTGATACCACAAACTTTGTGAAAGATGGTATGCTTGATAGTGTAACATTCGATTCAAATACAAAGACACTTAAATTTGTCTTTAACACTGATTCAGGACATGCACAAATTGATGTTCCACTTGGAAGTCTTGTTGACATTTATACAGTATCAGCTGGTTCAACAACTTACTTAGAAATCGAAAACTATAAAGTTGGTGCAAGAGTTGATGTTGATGGTGGTCTTGCAGGTTATACAAAACTTAGACAACTTAGTGGTGATGTTGTTACTTTAAGTGGCAATGTTGTTACTTTAAGTGGAACAGTTGTTAATATCCAGAGTGGTTTGACACAACTTAGTGGTACTGTTATTACTTTAAGTGGTAATGTAACTACTTTAAGTGGAAACTTAATTACATTAAGTAGCACTACAAAAGAAATTCAGAGTGGTTTAACACAACTTAGTGGTACAGTATTAAGTATTCAAAGTGGTTTAACAGTTCTTAGTGGTGATGTTACTAATCTTAGTGCACAAACAGTTAATAATACTGAAGAAATTAATAATCTTAAGCAACAAATATCTGCAATAACACAACAGGTATCTGCATTAACACAAACTGTCAATAATATGGAATCTAATATTGAACAGTATCTTAATGACCATCTTTACGATGCAATTAAGGCAATGTTTAAGGGTACTACAGATGAAATCAAACTCACAACTGATGATACTAATTCAACAATCACAATTGGATTTGATGACCCTGCACACTTCGGTAATGGTGATGGTTATAACGGATAAAAATTATTTTAAACATGATAAAAGGGGAAGTGTTTAACTTCCCCTTTTATTTTATCTTCTTCTTGGTGGTTGATTACCCCTATGTTGATTATTTCTTGGTGGTTGATTACGATTAGGATTGTTAGGTGCTGGACGGACATCTGGACGTGGACGATAATTTGGTCTTGGTTGTGGACGTGGTTCAGGTCTACGTGGCGGTGGTGGTGTAACCCTATATCTTGGATAATGATATGGATAACGGTAATAATAACTACCATAATAAGGATAATAATACCCATAAGGATATACGACAACAGAAGTAGTACTTGTTACTTTTTCTGATTCAAGAATTTGTTCAACACCTTCAACAACAACAATTGAATTGTCAATATAATGTTCAGTTCCATTTTGTTCAATAAAATGAATTGAAAATAAAGTATCTTGTACAGGTACTTCTTCTAAAACAACATTATTATAACTTCTCAATTTTTCTCCTGTTGGGGATAAAACGCTAACATTACCAAGTGTGACAACCCTATTTGATACACCACAACTTGTAATTAAAATCGTCATTAAAATTACAATTAAAATCTTTTTCATTATACAAAGGTTTTAAAAATTATTTTTTACATTCATATATTGTTAACAAAGTTTCATCATCTAATGGGTCAATAAATCTTTCGTAAAAATTAGATACCCAATCAAATTGATTTTTAGTTTCATCTAATTCAACCCATCCATTTTTATCAACAAATGCATATGCCCAAAATGCAGTACTATGAACAACATAATTTTCTTTAGTTCCAAATGATTGAAAATATGCTGTTCTTTCCTTCATATTAGTGTATATTTTCTCTTCATATAAGTTAGATGGTTTCCTACCTTCCATTACCATTTCCCAAGCAATACGGTATATTTCTTGACCATTTAGATGCATTTTAGACCAATCAATATCTTTCTTTCTTGCTTGAAATAATTCTACACCATCATAAGTTATAAAAGGTACTGAAAATAATTTACCTTTTTGATAAAAACTATATTCTCCATTAGGGTTTTTAGTTGATACGGCATTGTTGTTCTCATCCAAATCATAATCAGATGTTAAATAATAATAAGCATCTTCATCTGACATATTTTTTAATGCATTTAATTCATCTTGATAATATATTGTTGAGCCATTAGATATGTTACTATCAATAATTTTTTGATATACTTTTTCTCTTTCTTTTTTTAATTTATGTGCATCTTTAAAATTATAAACAATATATTCATCAACAGTAATATTACTATCATATGGCATCATCAATTCTTCAGGGTTTTCTCCTGCGACTATTGTTTCAAAAAAACTATATTCAACCATAATATTTTTTTATTAATCAGGTAATTTATTATTACTAAAATCTGGTAAACAATTATTGTTAAATTGATAAATGGATAAGATTTCTTTCATTGCATGTTTTTTACTTTCTCTTTCACCCATTGCTTTTCTATTTAACGAATCTATTATAGCATACATTTCTTTATATGTTAATTTCCTAAAAACCCAAAAACACATAAATTTATAAAGCCAATTCCTTTTGGGAACGGCTTTAACTACTTCATTTATCCATGAACGTTCTTCTTCCATAATTAAAATACAATTAAAACTGACCAAGTTATTGCCATTAACAATGTTAACCAAAGTCTAATAGATGAACTTTTCTTAATAACTTCATTTTCAGTTGTATTTAACTGTATTGCCTTCATTGCTGGTGACATTGTAATGTCACTTATTAACGTGGTGATAAACGTAACACTTGAAAATAATGCTATTACAGCACAAATATATTTAAGAAATAACATTGTTGTAAATATCTTCTGCTTTTAACATTCCAATAGTTCTCTTTACTTCTTTACCGTTATTGAAGTAAACACATACAGGAATGTTTCTTATATTTAAATCTCTTGTAATATCATCAGCAAAGTCATCTTCAACGTTAACTTCGCCAAATTTATATCCGTTTAATTTTTCAGGGTCAAGTTTGTTAATAATGCTTCCAAGTACCCTACATGGACTACACCAATCAGCACTAAATTTTAAAACAACTTTTTCTTGATTAATAAAACTGTCGTATTCTTCTTTCGTATGTAAAATTCTAATATCAACCATAATTTTTTTCTTTTTTTACAAAATTATAAAAAAAATCTGGAAAAAACAAGACTTTCCAGATTTTATAACTAATAATATAAATGAATGTTAAAACGGAAGTTCTTCGTCATTGTCTTCATCAACATAAGGTGTTGGTTGTTCAACAGGCTCTTCTTTTTCAACAGGTTTTGGTTTAGCACTTGGCATACTTGTACTAACATTTTCATCTTCCTGTGGTGCTGCCTGTGGCTGTGCAGTTGTACCGTCACGTTTAGTATTAGTATTAACGATTCTAACCATATCAGTAACAACATCGTAATTGATATATAACTGTCCGTTTTTACTGAAAGAAGGTCTTACGTTTACCACACCTGACACAAAAACCAATGAACCCTTTTTAAGTGCTTTAATCTGCTTATCAATGATAAATGGATTAAAAGAAACACAATCATACCAAGTAGAAGATTCTTCACCGTTTTTAAATTCGTTTTCTACAATTTTAAACTTAACAACTTTAGTTCCACCTGAAGTAGTTTCAACTTCAGCATCTTTTCCTAAACGACCAATAATGTGTCCAATCATAATTTTTAGTAAGTTTTAAATAATTAATAAATTTTGTTGTGATGAGAGGATTCGAACCTCTGACTTTCAGGGCCAAAACCTGACGTTCTACCAACTGAACTACATCACATTTTTTAGTAGAAGTAATTAATAAATATATCCTTCTACTTTTTTGCAATACAAATATACGTTTTTTTATTGAAAAAAACAATTATTCTTCAGTTTTTTCTTCATCAGGTGTTGTTTTTTCATCTGAATTAACTTCTTCATAAGGTGTTTCGTCTATACTTTGTACAGGTGTTTCCTTAGTTTGAAGTTCATTAAGTTTCTTACCAATGGCAAGTTCTTCATTTGTAGTATCAACCTCGCTTACACCATTCTTCTGATTTTCGTAATCCTTTAACCATTGGTCATAATATTTTTCAGTTTTCTTTACCTGAAGCATATATTCCTTATAAGAAATACGATGATTATTATACTGTCTTCTTAAACCTTTAAGAATTTCTTGCTTGGTTGCAAATCTTTCTTCACCTTCTGGAGCACTCTGTGTTGGTGTTGTAGAATTCGTTTGATTGTGTTTAACAACTTCCTTTACTTCGCTTTTAGCCGCCTTTTTTACTTCATTTTCATCAGTAGCAACTCTTTCTCTTTGTTTTGCCATAATTTATTTTTTTTAATTCAATTATTGTTTTATATTTATATATATTATTTTATTTTACATAATTCGAAAAATTTTTCTTTATTGTCACTTAAAAGAAAAGCGTCAAACACTTTAAATTTATTTCTTGTAAAAGTTACTGTTTCTCCTTTAACAACTTTAGTTTGAGTTGTTTCCTCTTTAGCAATAAACCTACCATATTTATATTTGTCTTCAAACATATTCCAATCAACAATGCATCTATCATTACACATTGCAATTTGTTCGTCAGTATTTTTACCAAGAAGTTCCTTGTGTGGAATATATGTTTGGGCAGTTTGCTGTTTAGAATTCTTTATACAGTCTAATTGACGATAAAGAAACCAAGCATATACATCGTTCTGATTAGGAACAACCCACGCTTTACAGTCAAATTGTGCCATTTTCATTTTATCAATCAAATTATATACATCATCCAAAGAAACTTTATCATATCCTTCATCAAGTTTATCAGAAATATTATAAAGTATAAAATTTCTATTAAATTCAGATGTTGCCATAGCAGCAAGAATAGATTGAATCTTACAAAGTCTTCCACCAAATAACGTATCAGTTTCAGGCGTGTCATAATCAGTAATAAGTAACGAAATTTCATCACTCTGTACATACGCAAGTTTACATCCCTGCACGTTTTCACATAAGAATTTAGCCGTTTCGTTCATCATTCTAATAAAATAATCATCAAATGGCTTTTCAAAGTTATTTTTCACTAACTTACTAAAATTCTTACCGTCCAACATTATAAGAATATTGCTATTTGGAAGCAGACGATAGTCAGTAAGACTTCTATAGTACTGACATTTATCTTCAAGATTTTTAAAGTTCATATTTATTTTTATCAATTAAAGGATTTTCTTTTTCTATACGTTTCCAATGTTTTTCAAAATCTTCTATATCATTTTCAAATAGTCCGACCCATTTATATTCTGGATATTCATTGATGGCAGTTTCAATAACCTTATAAACTGAAGGAAACCTGCGTGTACCATCTTCCATATATTGTTCAACCATATTTTGAATATGTTGCTCCTTAGTAAATGATACACCAAGCATTTCATAATCATAAAGATTACTATCTTTTTTAGCAAGTTCAAAGGCTTCTTTTTCAGTAGGATGATACGTTAGTTCAACTTCATCTTTGACTGAATATTCCCAAGCATAGTTTTCATATTTTTTTTGATATTCATCAAACTTTGTTTTATCAACAAATCCAACTTTACCATAATAATGTTCAGCATTAAAACAGTAATCTCTAAAAGTTGAAATAAATATTAATAAAATTTTATCTTCCATTATTCTTTAAAATATTTATTTGGTAAAAAATTAATCCAAAATATAAGTGCTATGTTATATAACTTTGGAAATTTTTCTAAATCCTTGGCAAATTTTATACCAAACTTAGTTATCCTCAGTTTCTTTTTGTTTCTTCTTGTGTTTTTCATAATATTCTTGATTAGTCCAACCATAAAAATCCATATCAGATTCGTATTTTAATGCCTTATCTTTCTTATTTTCAGGAATACATCTTTCACAATACGGCTCTATCCATCCGTTTGTGACATATTCAGCGGGTCTACCACATTCAATACACGTTCTATATGAAATATAACCATATTTTGCTATAACTTTCTCTGTTTGTCTATTTCCACCTGTATCGTACCAACATAATGTTCCATGTTTCTCCTTTATTTGGTCAATCCTATATTTTTTAAGTGTTTTCCTTCCATCTTCAAGTAATGCTTTTTTTATTTCCTTACACATTTGAATTCCAAAACATTTTCTCCATCCATATGGCATTGCACCTAATTCAGTATATAAAGGAACACAATGAAATATACCTAAAAAAATATTCAATAAATCAGCACATTTAATTTTAAATGCAAGATACTTATTTTTTACTTCCCAACATCCTGGTACATTACTATATTTTTTATTTATTTTATTCGGATTCCATTCATAAGCATCATTCCATTTATCTCTATGATAATCCCATAATTTCCAATTAGTGTAATGTTTACCTGTCCATCTATTCCTTGGATATAAAAAAGGAAAACGAATACATAAAATAGTAGATTTCGTTGCTCTTATTGGCCAAGTAAAAAACCTATGTATTTTATATTTAATGTGATTTATTTTTTGTCGTTTCATTAAATCATTTAATTCTTTTTCTGTCATTTTAAACCAAGTTTACTATCTTTATTCTTTTTAAAATAGTTTATAATTTCTTCAGGTGATGCTTTATGTGTTTTGGGTGAATTTAATGCTTTTATTCTTTTATCTACTAAACAAAATTCAAGTGTACCAGGTTCAATCCACATACCTAAATTAACCCAACTTGCACCGTCTTCATTAACCCAGAACTGATATTTATCTAAATCATCCCTTATTGCAATTATTCCAAAAAAAGCATTTATATCATCACCACAATCAAAAGTATCAAAACTATTATAGAAATTATCAAAATTTTGAATAAATACTGTATCGTTTGTTGTGAAAGCATATAAATCACATTGAGATTGATTCAACATATGTTTTTCAATTTCATATTCAAGATTATCTAATTTTTTTAAAAAATCAGACAAATCATTAATCTTAACATTTGCTTTATATTTATATTTCATATTTAAAAACCTTCTTTTTTTAAATCTTCTTTTAATCTTTCATGAAACGTATCTTCTCCATCGTCACCCGAAATAAGCCAATCAATTCTTTGTGCATAAATATATGCTTTTTTGAGATATTTAAGTCCTTTTTTAAACTCTTTAATTGTATCATTGGAAAAGTTATAATAATATTTTGCATATTCTTTAACGTTTCCATTTTCATCAATTTCCCAAGGGTCTAAACTTTCTTTTGGTCTTTCTTTTTTATTTTCTCTAATTATTTGTTCGACTTCATCAGCAATTTGGGAAATACGGTATTGTTGATAGTCACATAAATGTCCACCACTCATAATTTTATTTTTTTACAAAAATACAATTTTATTTTTTAAAAAACAAACATTTCTACTATTATATACATACACGTGTATGCGTGAGTAACTTATAGTTCTGGAAATTTATTTAGCTAAATATATTTAAGCTAAATATTTTATTTTAAGCTAATTATATATAAGCTAAATAAATTAATTAATAGTCCTGTTAAGTTATATAAGCATTGTATGTCAAAAAAGTGCAATAGTTGTTTTTTTAAGTTTTTTTTTGTAGCTTTGTCAAAAACAACGCAATATGGAAAAAGAAATCAAATTATTCAATCGTGATGGTATTGGTACAAAATTTGTACAAATCGAAGACAATGTATATAAACTTGAACAGAGTATAGATTTAAATTGGGGTATTACAGGTACGCTTGACAACATTATAGCGGTTGACCCACCTGGTGGACCATATATTACTGTTGGCTATCAAGTACAAGATTATGTTGTTGTTGATATTAAAAATGATAAAGGGATTAAATTTACATTAGCAAAACTTAAATAATTATGAGTACAAACAAAATCGTATCTTTAGTATTGGTTCTCCTTATCGGTTTAGGAGCAATTGTTGGTGTTTCTATGTATTTCAGTTATAACAATGCTGAAATTAACCTTCGTAAACAGTCTGATGCACAACGTAGCAAAGTTGAAGGTGTTTATGATAAAATGTGGAAAATTATTCAACAGAAAGCACAAGTTTCTAATGAATATAAAGAAGCATTTAAAGAAATTTATCCTGAAATTATTAGTGGACGTTATTCTTCAGGTGATGGTAGTCTTATGAAATGGATTCAAGAAAGCAATCCAGAATTTGACACTTCACTTTATAAAGACTTGATGGCATCAATAGAAATTTATCGTACAGAGTTTCAACATGCACAAGAAAAAATGATTGATATTATTCGTGAACATGAAGTTCTTACTTCAACATATCCTTCAAAATGGTTCGTTAAAAATAAACAGCCTATTGAATACACCGTGATTTCTTCGACAAGAACGAAAGGTACTGTTGAAACAGGTATTGATGATGATGTTGACTTATTTAAGAAATAAATAATGGAAATTGTTTTATTTGTAATTCCATTTATTGTATCAGTTTTACTTCTTATTTTTTTTAAGAAGCATACTGTGTGGTGGGAATACCTTATTTTGGTAATCCCATCCTTGCTTTTTACTCTTGGTGTAAAAGGAATAATGATTAAAGCAAACACGACTGATACAGAATATTATGGCGGTTACATTGTAAAAGTAAGACATTATGATGAGTGGGATGAATGGATAGAAAGAACATGTACTAGACAAGTTCCTATTGGGGAAGATAAAGATGGTAATACAATATACAAAGAAGAAGAGTATGATTGTTCTTATAGACAATACCATCCTGAATATTGGGTATATGTTACTAATTTATCAAACTTTGAAATACCATTATCAGATAAATTGTTTGAATATATAAGAAAGCGATTTGGTTCACCAATGGTATTTGTTGATATGCATAGGAATTATTATAGAATTGATGGTGATGCACAGGATTATTATTGGACAGGAACAAGAGAAACTATATATACGGTTACAGAAGAACATTGGTATGAAAATAAAGTAAAAGCATCTAATTCAATATTTAAATTTGAAAATATTTCTAAAAAAGAGGCAAGAGAATTAAATCTTTATGATTATCCAAATATAAACAATCTTGACCAAAACCCAATATTAAGTAGAAATTTATATGGTAATCCAGACGAAATTGAAGCAATAAAATATGTAAATGGATATTATGGTAAATTAAAACAATTTAGATGTTTCATATTGTTGTTCAATTCTTCTGATGGAATTAATAAAGCATATCAACAACAATCATATTGGCAAGGTGGTAACAAAAACGAACTTATTATTTGTTTCGGTTTAAAACCTGATAAAACAGTTGAATGGTGTTATGCTTTTTCTTGGGAAGATGACCAACGAATGGCAATTACTATAATGAACTTATATAGAAACAATGAAAAGTTAAATATTGTTACTTTATCCAATCAAATTATTGAAAATCTTAATAAGTGGAAGCGAAAAGAGTTTTCTGATTTTAAATATATTAAAGTAGAATTAACAAAAACACAATATATTATTTTATTTATATTGACATTGTTAGTTAATATTGGGATGGCGTTGTTTATTATAATGAATGAGTATGAAAATTAAAAATAAATTTGTATATTTGTAAAAAAAACAAAAGAATATGAAAGTTTTAGTTGTAATTGATTGCCAAAATGATTTTATTGATGGCAGTCTTAGAAATGAAGAAGCAATTAAGAAAGTTCCTAACATTGTTAAGAAAATTAAGGAAAACGAATGGGATGCAATTTATGTAACCCAAGATACTCATGGTGAAGATTATCTTACAACACGTGAGGGTAGAAATCTTCCAGTTGTACATTGTGTAAAATATACAGATGGATGGAAGATTAATGAAGACATTAATAAAGCAATTAAAGACGCTAAATTTAATCGTAATATTAATGTTGTCTATATTCATAAACCAACGTTTGGTTCTAAAACATTGAAGCAAATGATTGAAGAAGAATTTAAGTACACGAAACCTGAAGAGTTATATATTGAATTTTGCGGTTTTTGTACAGATATTTGTGTGATAAGTAATGTACTTCTTGTTAAAGAAGCACTTTATGAAAATGCAGATATTACTGTTGATGCTTCTTGTTGTGCAGGTGTAACACCTGAATCACATAATGCAGCACTTCTTACAATGAAGATGTGCCAAATAAAGGTAATTAATGAGTAAATATGACTAAAGAAACATTAGATAAGGTTCTTGAAGAACTTGAAATAAGTGCTGTAGCATTTTGAATCACCGTCATATCTTAATGCAATTATTGGTATATCACATGATGATAGATTGATTTATGATTATGATAAAATGATTGACTGTCTTGTTGAAGAAGATGGTATGTCATATGAAGAAGCAATGGAGTTTATTGATTATAATACAATAAGAGCACTTCCATATTATCCAAATGGACCAATTATTTTAATGCGACCAGCACCGTTGGAAGTAGAATTAGATGAACAATGAAAGGAATAAATTTATTTTAACAATTTTTTCCTAATTAAATCAATCTTTTTTAGATTTCTTAAATATTTATTAACAGGTAAATATTTAAGAAATGAAAAAAATCAATGTTAACAATTTAATAGAAGAATTAAAAAATGTTCATAATAACAAATATGATTATTCAGAGGTAGAATATAAAAATTGGAGAACCAAGGTTTGTATAATATGTCCAGAGCACGGAGAATTTTGGCAAACATTATACAATCATGCAAAAGGACAAGGTTGTCCTAAATGTGGAAAAATAAATTGTTCTAATAAATTGTCATTAACAACAGAAGAATTTATTAAACGTGCAAGAGAAGTTCATGGAGATAAATATGATTATTCTAAAGTTGAATATGTAAATAATCATAGCAAAGTATGTATAATATGCCCAGAGCACGGAGAATTTTGGCAAATACCAGCAAACCATTTAAATGGTTGTGATTGCCCTAAATGTAAAAACAATTTTAAAAAGAATACAGAAGAATTTATTAAACGTGCAAGAGAAGTTCATGGAGATAAATATGATTATTCAAAAGTTAATTATATTAATAACCGAACAAAGGTATGTATAATATGTCCAGAGCACGGAGAATTTTGGCAAACGCCAAATAAACATTTGTCGGGTCAACATTGTCCTTATTGTACACTAAATAAAAAATTAGAAAAAATAGAATTTATTGACAAAGCAAGAGGAATACATGGCAACAGATATGATTATTCAAAAGTTAATTATATTAATAACCGAACAAAAGTATGTATAATATGTCCAGAGCACGGAGAATTTTGGCAAACGCCAGCAAATCATTTAAGTAATCATGGATGTCCAAAGTGTAAAGAAAAACAAAGTAAACTTGAAAAAGAAATAAAAAAAATATTAGATGAAGAAAAAATAATATATATTTTTCAATATAAAAAAGAATGGTTAAAATTTAAAAACCAAATGTCTTTAGATTTTTATTTACCTGATTATAATATAGCGATTGAATGTCAAGGTGAACAACATTTTAAACCAATATATTATTTTGGTGGAGAGAAAGAATTTAAAATTGTCCAAAAAAGAGATAAATTAAAAAAAATGTTATGTGAAAAAAATAATATTAAACTTTTATATTATAGTGATAAAAAGTATGATAACGAAATAATAACAGAAATAAATGAATTATTAAAAAGGATAAAAAATGTGTAAAGGTATTGTTTTAGCTGGTGGCACAGGTAGTAGACTTTTTCCTATAACAAAAGGTATACCAAAATCTTTAATTCCATTATATGACAAACCCATTGTATATTACCCACTATCAGTACTTATGCTTGCTGATATAAAGGATATACTTATTATAACTACACCCGAAGATGCAGATTCTTTCAAACGTCTTTTAGGTGATGGTTCTAATTTTGGTGTTAATTTATCTTATGCTGAACAGCCAACACCAGGTGGTTTAGCACAAGCATTTATTATTGGTGAAGAATTTATTGGTGATGATGCATCATGTATGATTCTTGGTGACAATATTTTTCAAGGACCTGGTTTAAGGGAAAAATTATTATTTGCAAAATCTATTGCTGAAGGTGAAGTAGTTCCAAGAGCAGTTGTTTTCGGTTATGAAGTTTCAGACCCAGAAAGATATGGAGTTGCTGAAATTTCAAGAGTGACTGAAGATGGTATGTTATGGAGTGTTCATTCACTTGAAGAAAAACCATTAAAACCAAAATCAAATATTGCGGTTACTGGATTGTATTTTTATCCACCAGGTGTATCTGAAATTGCTAAAATAATTAAACCATCTGAGAGAGGTGAACTTGAAATAACAGAACTTAATAGGTTATATAACAATACTGTTGCAAATGATGGCTATACGATGTTAGATTTGATTCTACTTGGTAGAGGTTTTGCTTGGCTTGATACAGGAACATTTGACAGTTTATCTGAAGCATCTAATTATATTGAAACTATACAGAAAAGACAGGGTTTAAAAGTATCATGTCTTGAAGAGATTGCATATAATAATGGATGGATTACTAAAGATAAATTGTGGGAAATTGGAGAATCAATGCAAAAAAATGAATATGGTAAATATCTTATGAAACTTGCATACAAATCAGTTTAATAAAATATTTATATATAAATAATTAGATAAAAAAAGTATTTATATATGGCTGGTTTTGTAAAAAGAAATTGGGGTGGAGCACCTGCTAAACCACAGCAAGCACAAGGAGCAGCAAATGGTCCAACTTCAACTAACCCTTGGAGTTTAAGTGTTAAATTTGCTGATTATACAGAGAAAGGAAATTTGGAATTTAAAGTTTCAGGATTTTATTTTAAAGATGTTTTCACATTAAACAATATAAGTCCTAATGTATTTAAATTTAGTCAAAACGGTAAAACTTTAATTGTAACTTCTAAAGTTGATGCATTTTTACAAGTATTACCTACGTTAGAAAGTGAGTTAAAAAAACTTAATCACTATAAAGATAGTTCTATTGACAATTTTTCTGATAACATCGAAAAAGCGTTACAATTAGCACCAACACAAGAAGAACTTAAAGCAAATAATACTGCTATTATAACTAACTGGAAACAGTTACTTCAGACATTAAATGACCCTGAAACTAAACAGAAATTCTTGTTATTCCAAACAACATACACTTGTCAAAGTGATTGGAAAAAATGTGCATTGTCACCTGCAAATGTTGTAGAAGTTAGACTTGCTGACCCTTTGGCAAGTTTCGTTACTGATGCTAACACGTGGTTAACAGAATTTAACAGAAAAGTACAACCTGGTTCACCTTTTGTTATTATTACAAAACCTGATACTCCTTGGCCACCAAGAGATAAACTTGATGCTGAAGCAAAAAAACAAGGTTATAAAAACTATAGTGCAATGATGAATGATGAAAATGGTAGAAAATTAGCATTTGGTATCAGAAAAGACCTTGCACAACGTTTGAATTTAGCAACTAGTTTTTATAAAGCAAAAGTTTATGACGTTAGATTTACCGTTCCTATTGACCCAAGTAACGATAAATTCCTTAAAGTTGCTAACTTAGTTAATAACTTAACAGGTGAACTTAACCAAGCAGCAAAAGAATATCTTAGAGTAAAAGCATATAAAGAAGGTGCACCACAACCTGATGTTGATGCTAAAAAAGAAGGTATTCAAACACCTGAAGAATTATTAAAATATAAAGACTTCATTATTAAAAAGTGTGCTGCAAAGAAAATTACAATTCCTGATGTTGGTTCAACAGAAGATGTAATTGCAAATGCTATTTATACATACGCATATAAGACAGCTGAAGCATATAATGTATTGTCACCTAAAGCTAAACAAGCTTTTGCATCAGCCGTTCTTTATAGTGTTGCTAAAACAATTAACTTAAAAACTTCACAAGTATCACAAGCAGTAAAAATCTTTGATTCTTTAAGTACTGAAGAAGTTGAAGAAGTTGCACAAAAAACATTTGAAACATTTAAACAATTGGCTAATTTCTCAGTTAGTGAAGCAGTTGGTGATGGTTTAATGTCATTTGATGATTATCGTAATTTACTTATGAGTTTGTTACCAAACAAAAATAGAATCAAGAAAAATTTCGATGATTTTAATGATAGAATGAACAATATTTAATTATGTACACATATACAGTAGGTAAAAAAAGTCAAATTGATAGTGTTTTCACTAATGGTTATAGTAGACAGTTTGCAGGTGATGCAGAAGGTGTAGACTATGGTATTGGCGTGTATTGTAATATATCATATAATGATAAAGAAACACCAAGAGAATCATTAGGAAGATATAGTAGAGACCCACAAAATAATTGTATATTTAGAAATGAATTAGAAGGTGGTCTTGACAGATTTTTGATTTTTGATGAACGTTTTGCTAGAAAGGTATATGGGGAACATTATTTCATTAAAGACCAAGTGTATCGTCTTTTTCCTAAAGATGTTGCTGATGATTTGTGGAAAGATATAAAGTGGTATATGTCTTTAGATACTTCTTCACAAGGCAATGGAAACCATATGAATGGTAGAACCTCTGGCTTATTACAATTTATGATGTCAAAACATCTTAGAGGAAATGTTGCAAACCCTAAAAAATATGAAAACATTTTTGGAAAATATAACGTTAGAGGTGCAATATATAGAGGTAGAGGAGATGGTTTTTGTATGGTTGTTTATAACTACGATGAAATTAAACCTGTTGCATATTCAGTTGATGGTGGTAGAACATATCTTAAGAAAAACGTAAAATATACATATCCTGATATTGTAAGAAGATTAAGACATTTATATAAAAAAATAGATTTTCCAATTGCGATACAAGGTGATGATAGGATATATTATTTTGCAAAAGTTCAGAAAAAGAATGGTAAATGGAACTATGTTGATGCTACAACACAAGAAGAAATATCTGTAGTAGATTTTGATTCTTGTACATCTATTAATCCTAATAATGGAATGTTTCAAATTGAATATAATGGTAAATTCTATAATGCTTGTCCCGATGGGTTTTTTGATAGTGAAGATGAAGGACATACATGGGATGAATTACCATTATTTGATGAAGACATTGATAGTTTAGATGAAGATACAAAACGTTTTAATAAACTTTTGGTAGAAAGTTTTAAAAATGTTTTAAGTGATTATAATATGTTTTCAGAAATCTTGAACGAAATTCGTGATGAGGAAAACGATGTAGATGAAGTTTCATATTATCATTATAATGTTCCTGATTTGTCTTATTTTGATTCTTCAGATGTTCCATCTATCTATCACGTAACCAAAGAAGGAAATGTTGAAGATATTTTTAGAAATGGCTTTGATAGAGAATTCTTAAGTGTATATGCTTATGGGAAAGGTGTATATGCTGCCTATGATGTTGCAAATGGTAGAAATCAAATTCCTAGTTATGGAACAGCAATGTTACAGTTAAAACTTATTGGTGGTTATGATAGATTTTTAATTTTTCCTAATAGTGATAACACTAAAAGACTTGCAATTAAATATTATGGAAATAATTATGATATTTTAAGCCAATTGAAATCTTTTTTACCTGAAAGGATTGCAATAGAAGTATATGGCGCATGTGGCAGTAGTATTGAAGGATATTCACATTACGCAAGTAAATATCATATACGTGGTGCTGTCTATCAATGGGGAAGAACAATCGCAGTATTACCATATGACTTTTCAACAGTTGTTCCATATGCTGTTTCATATGATGGTGGTAAAACATTTAAAAAGAAAATTAATAATAGAAGTTGGCAACGTTTTTTAACAAATATTGATGTTGAATGGAGATATAGCAGACAATATAAAAAAATCGAAAAACCAATTTTAGGATATAATAGTGAAGGACAAGAAACTGGTTACGCAAAAGTTCAGAAAAAAAATGGTAAATGGAATTACATTGACATTCAGACAGGTAATGAAGAATTACCATTTGATTTTGATTCATTAACAAGTCTTAATCCAGAAACAGGTGATTTCCAAGCAGAATATAAAGGAAATATATTAAATGCTTGTTTTGACGGATTTTATGATAACGATGGTGATGGTCATACATGGAATGAACTTGATTCATATCTTAATAATCAAAATGATTTAGATTTATAAACACTAGGGAATGATATACTTGTTTACACTTTCTATCTCAGTGTTTCATAGGGTTTGTAACCTCTTCCCTTCACACCATACAGATGTTCCCTCACCTGTTTTTAATTCATTTATTATTAAGTACCTATGAGATTCTGTTTCTCTAAGGCTATTGTTTTTATATTAATGGCAGCATTAATATCTCTATCATGTACCTTTCCACATTCAGGACATATCCACTCTCTATCTGATAATTTCAAATCATTGTTGATATATCCACAATTGTGGCATAACTTGCTACTTGGTTCAAACCTGCCTATAAATACAATGTTATTCCCATACCATTCAGATTTATATTCCAACTCTCTAATAAATTCACTCCAAGCAGCATCAGTAATTGCTTTTGCAAGATTATGATTTTGTTCCATTCCCTTTACATTCAAGTCCTCTAAACATATGGTATCAAATCTCTTAACTAAATCTGTAGATAACTTCTGTATGAAATCAGTTCTTTGATTTGTTATTTTCCTATATGTTTTTGCTACTTTTATCCTTGCTTTTTCACGGTTTTTACTACCTTGCTTGGTTCTTGCAAAGCATTTTTGCCAATGAGCAAGCATCTTTTGTAATTTATCCAAATGTTTTGGATTACTGTATTTAGTGCCATCAGATAATATGGCATAATCCTTTATTCCTAAATCAATACCAACTGCTGTTTCTGTTGCAATTGGCTTCTTTTGTTGGTTAGGTTGTTGATTATCAATCAACACTGATAACCAATAAGTACCACATTTATCTTTAGATACAGTTACAGTACCTTGTTTACAAGTATTTTGATTCCAAGTTCTGTTCTTACATAAATCAACCCAACCCAATTTAGGCAACTTTACTTTCCAATTATCAAAATCAAAATGTACTGAATTAATAAACTTAATACTATCTTTAGATTTCTTTTTTGATTTAAAGTTAGGGTATTTTGTTTTTTTTCTAAAGAAAGCAGTGAATGCTGATTCAAGATTTCTAAGTGACTGTTGTAGTCCTTCATTAGTACAGGTATTCAACCATTGATAATCTTGTTGTTGTTTAAGTTGTGTTAGTTGTTTAGCAAGATGCATATATGTCAATGAACTACCATTTTCTTTATAAGCATTTGTTTTTTGTTCCAATCCCCAGTTGTAAATGAATCTAGTACAGCCAAAGAATTGAGATAACAATGCTTGTTGTTTATCATTTGGTTTTATTTTGAACTTATATGCTTTAATCATAATGTATATATGTATTACTATATATAAATAGTAAATTAAAGTCGAAAAGTCAATATTTACTTTAATTATTTTCAAAAAATTAAGGTGGATTTAGTGTAAACATGTATATTATTTCCATATTTAATTTATGTTAATGCAGGGAATGTTTGATTCTCTGCATTTTTTTTTGTACTTTTGTAAAAAAAGTTATGTTATCTTATAATCAAATATGTGGTTTTAATGGTTTATATATCTTAGAACCAAAAAAGTTTCTTGATGATAGAGGGTATTTTCAAGAATTATTTAACAAAGACGAATTTGAAAACTATACTAACATTAAATTTCAACCTGTTCAAGAAAATGAAAGTTCATCTAAGGCAGGTGTTGTTAGAGGATTACATTTTCAAAAAGGTGATTTTGAACAAGCAAAACTTGTAAAATGTTTTAGAGGTGCAATTATTGATGTCGCACTTGATTTAAGAAAAGATTCTTTTTCTTATGGAAAATTGTTCAGTACAGTACTTTCAGAAAAGAACAATAAGCAATTGTTTATCCCTAGAGGCTATGCACATGGTTTCATAGCACTTGATGAAAATACTGATAATGTAATTAGATATTTAACTGATAATCCATATTCGCCTAATGATGAAGATGGTGTTTTATTTGATAGTGAATATCTTAATCTTGCTTTTAAAAATGCTATTTGTGATGAATTTCCAAAAGGAATAGCAGAAAAATTTTTGAATTATGATTTAACGTTTTCCGAAAAAGATTTAACATTCAAAGAATGGGATAGTTACTATGAGAAAGGATAATGTGGATTGGCAAAAGTTTGCTGAATCGCTGTTATGGCATATTATTGTATATGATAAGAACGCTGATAGTGGATATGATATGATGTCAAACGGAGAAATTGGATGTTTTCGTTTTTCTTCGATTATAGACCCGTTTAGTTATAGACATTTAACTTGGAAAGAACTTGCACTTGAACTTGGATTATTTAAAGAATATTTAACGCCTGACGGCATAAATGTAAAGGTTGTCCTAAAGAAAACGATTGTACAGCATTCTTTAAATATGATGAAGACCATGAACGTTGTAATTGGTGGACAGAAAATATTTTAAAGAAAATTTTGGATAATTAAAATATTTTTCATATCTTTGCAGTGTAATTCTTTAAAAAATATGGAAAAAGGAAAACCAATTAATGTAGAAGAAATTGATTCACTATTTAAAAAATCAATTCCTAATGTTATTATTGACGCATTTAACTCTTTGATTCTTAAACATTACTCAACCATTACTAAATCTAGTGTAGTTAAACAGGAAGAAGTATTGGAAATTGTTTGTGGTGATGAAGAAGGAAAGTTTAAACGAAGCGAAGTTTTTAACAATCATTGGCTTGATGTAGAAGAAATTTTTCATGAAGCAGGATGGGTTGTTGAATATGATAGGCCTTTCTATATGGCAGGTGAAAATTTTGAACCATATTTTTCGTTTAGTAAACCAAAGCAATAATATGGCAGATATTAATGTATATTATAAAAGAAGTGAAGGTGTAAGTGAATGGCTTGCGTCTTTCAATAAACTTACATATGCAGAAATCTTTGTTGAAGGACTTATTGACAAAGGTTATGATGAAAATAAAATAATTTATGAGTTTTAATTATGATTAGAATTTTAGGAGAAGAAATCAAGGTGAATCATTTTCCAGATGGTTCACAAATGCTGTTAAATTTTGAACAAATTGATAGAATTGTAGGATATGCTCGTGAAAATGAAACGATGTACTCAATATCTATTCATTGGAATTATGAAAATGATGAAGAATTAGTTACTTTGTTTTATCTTGTAAAACATATTCGTCAATGTGTTAAAGATTGTGCATTAGACTTGCATATGAGTTATATACCAAATGCAAGACTTGATAGAATTAAGAAAAATAGCGAAGTGTTTACATTAAAATATTTTGCTGATTTTATTAATTCTTTGAACTTTAGATATGTATATGTTTTTGACCCGCATTCTGATGTAAGTGCTGCATTAATTAATAATATTAATATAATGTCACCCGAAAATGCTATTGATAAAGCATTTGATGGTATATGCCGTGATTTGTTTGGATGCGCATGGAATATAAAGGATAAATATGAAAACATAGTGTTATATTATCCTGATTACGGTGCAAAGAAACGTTATTCAAGTCTTAAAAAGTTTGAGAAATTTAAACTTGTTTATGGTTGTAAAACCAGGGATTGGGAAACAGGTAAGATTACAGGTTTGAAAATCTGTGATAAAGACGGTATCGTAATTGATTATTCTGAAGATAAAGAGATACTTAAAGATAAAGTTGTCTTAATGATTGATGATATTGTTTCTTATGGTGGCACACTTGCTTATAGTGCTGACGCACTTAAAGAATATGGTACAAAAGATATTTATGCATATGCATCCCATACTGAAAACAGTATTCTTGATAAAGAAAAGAGTACACTTCTTAAGAGACTTGAAAATGGAACAGTTAAACGTTTGTTTACAACAAATAGTATTTATCGTGGTGAAAATGAACATATTGAAGTAAATAATATTTTCTAATGAAAAAAGAAAAGATTTATATTTGTGACCGTTGTGGTAGTGAAATTGATACAGAGAAAGAACCTTATGGTGAATTAGATTATGCATACAATGTTAAAAACAAAAGAGGCTATAACTGCCGAATGTCTTTAACAGGTAGTTATGAGCATACACATCTTTGTAAAAAATGTGCTGATTTATTTCATACTGTTCTTGGACTGTATGGGTTTGAAACTATTAGAGATAAATGGTGGGATGAAAGTATTAATTTAAAAAAATGAAACTGTTAGAAAACGAAGAATACTATATTGCTTATGCAACTATTAGTGGAAAGAAAGAAATAAGTAATATAATTGTGCCAAGTAAAATTAAAATTGTTAAAATTGATTTTACTGGAACATATTATATGTGTTATAAAGACGAAGACAAAATTCCTTTTTTAACTATACCAAAAGAAGATTTTGATAAAGATGAAGAGAATTATTGTTGTGAAACATTAAAAGGAATTGTTTGTGTTTCTAAAGACAGTAATTGGGTAAATAACAAATATTTTACTTGGCTTAAAAAAGCACTTTGGTGGTTTGATGCATATGCTAATGAACAGGTTCGAAAATTAAAGGAAAAACTTGATGAAAAAAGAGAAAAATATAGTACTGTAATCAAAGATACAATAAGAATTGGTATTGACAATTGTCCTAAGTTATCAGAAGAAGAAATACAAGAATATTTTGAGAATCATAGTGAAAAATCTCACAGATATTGTTGGAAATCATATAAGTCTGCAATTCTTAATTATTACGAAACCTATAGACATTTTTATTGGTGGGACACACCATCCAAGTTTTGGAAAGATTTTGATTTCTATACAGAAAGAAAAACACAGAAATGGTTGTTTAATCATGAACCGTTTCAACCTAATTATTCAGAAGATGATTCATAGTTTGGTATAAAAATTGATAATGTATTTTTAAAAATTAAAAAATATGGAAATTAATGCTTTATTACTTAAAGATTTTTACAAAGCAGTGCATTAAAAACAGATTTTTATAAACTTTTTCATTATTGTTAATATTTATTAATAAAGGATATACGACATGGAAAAGATTGTTTTAGAAGAGTTATTAAATGGTGCTACTGTAACGTTGCCTGAATTTACAAGTCATAAAAACATTGTTTATTGTTGTGAAAATTGTTTAAATGGAAAAGTTTATATTGGAGAAACTAAAAGAAGTTTAAGAGAAAGGTGGATTGACCATAAAAATTGTATGAATAAAACGTGTAAAAGGAATATAAAAGCCGCTATTTATGATGCAATAAGAAAATATGGTACAACAAACTTTTATGTTTACATATTAGAAGAAAATTTAGAAAACGATGATAAAAGAAAAGAAAGAGAAAAGTATTGGATTTCTAAATTTAATGCATTTATTGATGCTGAAAACAGTAATGGTTATAACATGACCACAGGAGGCTATTGTGAATCCAAAATCTCAAAACAAAAAGTAAAGAGAGAAACAAAAACATGTATTGAAAAATATGGTGTGTTACCAATAAACACGAAAGAAAGTAGGAAAAAGGCTTTAGAAACAAATAGGAAAAATCACAACGGTATTCTTGCTTTTCAAGCAGACATTTATAGAAAAAAAGGTAAAAAAACACAAATTGAAAAGTATGGTATGTTAGCTGTTCATTTGCCTGAAAACAAAGAAAAAGCAAAAAAGGCAATGAAAGAATATAAAGAAAAAAATGGTGTTTTACCTTTTAATACAAAAGAAGCAATAGAAAAAGCACAAAAGGTTGCTCCTTTATATAGAATGATAAGTTGTATAAACAGACATTTGAAAATATTAAAGGAAAAAAGTTTGAAAATTAATGCAACAAACTATGTGTTTGAAACAAATGATGTTAAACATATGTGGCAACAACATGTTCCTCATGTGTTAAATAAACTTGATGAACTAAGAAAAATTGATAAATGGAGTAATGATATGGAGAATATATTTTCTAATATCATTTATGATAAAAAGGAAAAAGGAATTAAAAAAATTAAGTTTAAATATTAAAGCATATGAAAATAAATCCATTATTGTTATGTGATTTTTACAAAGCGGTTCATAACATGCAAATACCGCAGAACATGGTAAAATCTGTAAGTTATTTTACACCTCGTAGTTCACGTATTAAAATTTGGGACCAGGTAGTTAATTTTGGTTTGCAAGCATTTTGTAAAACTTATCTTATTGATTATTTTAATAAGAATTTTTTTGAAAGACCAAAAAAAGAAGTTGTAAAAGAATATCGTAAATACATGGAAGATACTCTTGGTGTTGGCGTTTGTGATTTTACTAAGATTGAAAAACTCCATGATTTAGGTTATCTACCTATTGAAGTTGTTGCTCTTCCTGAAGGTATGTTGGTAGATATTCACGTACCTATGTTTGGTATCACTAATACTCACCCTGACTTTGCTTGGCTTGGACAAGCTCTGGAATCCCTTATTTCCGCAGAACTCTGGTATCCTATGGTATGTGCTACTGTTGGTCACACATACCGTCAAATCGTGGATAAATGGTATTCAAAGACATGTGATGATAATGTACCTCGCAGACGTGCACTTGGTAATTTTGATTTTCGTGGAGACCAAGGACTTGATGCAGCACTTAAAGCAGGTTCTGCTTGGTGTTTGTCTTTTGTAAATACTGCAACTGTACCTGTAATTCCTTATCTTGAAAAGAATTATAACTGTAATTCTTCAATAGAAGAAGTTGGATTTGGTGCTGTTTCTACTGAACATTTTGTAATGTGTTCTAACAGTGCTATTGATACCCTCAATAATCCAGATTATGAATATGCTGACATCGACCCTTATCGTGAACGTATATTTTTGAAGAAACTTCTTACTGAACTTTATCCTAACACTTCATTCAGTTGTGTATGTGATAGTTATGATTATTGGAATGTTGTGGAAAATATTCTTCCAACATTGAAAGAAGAAATCCTTAACCATAATGGTTGTTTACTTGTACGTGGTGATAGTGGTGATTGTGTAAAGGTTGTTACTGAAACTGTATTCAAACTTTGGGATATTTTTGGTGGTACTGTTAATAGTAAAGGGTATAAAGTACTTAATCCACACGTTAAAGCACTTTATGGTGATAGTATTACTATTCAACGTGCAGATAAGATTTATTCTATTCTTGAACAGAATGGTTTTGCTGCACAGAACGTAAGTCTTGGTGTTGGTTCTTTCAGTATGCATTGTATTGAAGAAGTTGCTGATGTAACAGTAAGAAACTATGTTCCTGCTACCGATGGTTGTACTTCTGTTGAGGTTACTACAGGTGAAGCAGTTATTCTTTCTCCTTTCACTAGAGACACGTTTGGAATGGCGATTAAAGCTGTCTATGGTGAGTTTTTGAATGAGGATGGCAGTGTTACTAAACTTTCAATATTTAAAGACCCTAAGACTGACAGAGAATCAGGTGGTGGTAATTTCAAGAAATCACAGAAAGGATGTTGTAAAGTATTTTGGCGTGATAAATGGAACAGACGTATTACATTTGAAGATGGTCTAACGTGGGATGAGGCTTCAACACCTGATAATTTAATGCAACCTATTTTCAAAGATGGTAAAATGATAGAAGAGCAAACCCTATCTGAAATTCGTTATAGATTGAATAATGGAAAGTTCTAAAGTTCGGAGTTTTCCTGAACTTTTTTTATGTGAAAAAAACTTGATTTTGTAATATTTATTATGTACATTTGTACAATGTAAACTTAATAATAACTTTAAAAAAAGAAAAATTATGAAGAAATTAATGACGATGATTGCAATCGCAATCTTAACAATCGGTACAGCTTTTGCACAGGAAAACGCTAATCGTAGCGACAGCAATACAGTTGTACGTGGACCTTATTTGACTAATAACAACTTTTTTGACAATACATTCATTGGTGTTGGTGGTGGAGTAAACACCTTTGTCGCAAAAGACATCAACTTTTTACCAATAACTCCTGGTATTAATGCAGAAGCATTCCTTGGTAAATGGTACACTCCTACTATTGGTACACGTATTGGTTACAAAGGTTTAACCAATGTCGTTGAACAGAATACTAAATATTGGCAGCATTATGTACACGGTGATTTTATGTGGAATCTTTCAAATGCTCTTGGTGGATATAAAGAAACAAGATTTTGGGATGTTATTCCTTATGTTACCGCAGGTGCATATGACATTGTAAATCAAGCAAACGGTCACAACCTTGAATATGGTGCAGGTGCAGGTATCTATAATAAGATTAGACTTACTGATAGAGTTAACCTTTACCTTGACATCAATACTCTTGTTGTAAGAGCAAATGCTTATCTTAAAACCCCTCATCGTTTTGGTTTCACACCAAGTGCAAGTTTTGGTATTGTCATCAATCTTGGTAAGAACACTGGTTTCAAACGTTCATCAACCGTTCTTGCAAACTATTGTACAGTAAGTGACTATAACGATGTTGTAGCAAAGAACAAAGAATACGAAAGCAAAGTAAACTGTCTTGAAAATCAGAACAAAGGACTTCAGGCAACTGTTGATTCACTTAATAAGGTAAAACCTGAAATTAAGGAAATTGTTAAAGAAGTTCCTGTAAATGAAGTTTCAGTTTATTTTGAAAAAGGTAAATATGTTGTATCAGAAAAAGAACTTTCACACCTTATTGACTATGCTAAATCAGTAGACAGTACAATCGTTGTTAAAGTTATTGGTTCAGCAGATTCTAAAGAAGGTAGTGTAGAAAGAAATCAATTCCTTTCAGAACAGAGAGCAAAAGTAGTTAAAGATATTCTTATCAATAAATTTGGTTTTGATGAAAAGAACATTGTAGTTGAAACTGCTATTGATGTTGCTGATACTCCAGAAAGAAGTAGAGTTGCTATTGTAAAATAGAGTTAATGAATTTAGTCAAATAAAGTTAAACCCCATTTTCTTACGAAAGTGGGGTTTTTTGATTAACGCGATTTTGGATAATTACTTGAAATTTGCTCTATAAAGATATTTATTTGCTTTTTCAAGTATATCGTCAATAACAGCACAGATTGCATTATCGTTATCATTCTTAACAGAAGTGGCTTTATCAATAAGTTCATTTAAGATAGATTTAACATCTTCTGATGATGAAGGACTTGTACCATTAATCTTTAATGTAATGTTTTTATTACTGATAAATGCTTCAGATAATGTATCTTCCCATTCAAATAAGTTATTAATAATCTCATCTGTTAAAAGATGAAGTGCATTATTTCTTGTATTCCAATGAATTTCTCTTACAGGTAATTGTGCGTTATGAAGGAAAGAAATCAAATCAATAACTTTATCGTTATTTTCTGCTTCTTCTTTAATTATTCGTTTAACACTTTCGGAAATTATTTGTTTTAAGTCTTGTTCAGTAAGTTTCATAGTATATATATTTTTATATATAAATAGTTATGAAAATTGTTTTGGCATATTATTTGATAATGATGTTTATAAAAAATAAATGTGTTTTTATATGAAAAAAATGTATTATAATTTAAAGGCAAATCTTCTTGTTAGGAAGATTATGTTTTTTGAGTTTCCTGAGATTCTTAACAAGTATTATCAGTATTGTGATGGTACTTTGTCTGACAGTGATTTTTCAGCCTTTAAGTCTGAAAATGGTGTGATTGATATTTATTACAAAAACTTTCATGTTCTTATTGTTAATAATAGTAAGGACAAAATTGTTAGTGTTAACTTAAAGAAAGATGAAGATAATTGGGTTATTAATAAAAACGATTATTCTAATCCAATTACCAAAACCTTTGAAATTTATCGTTGGTATGATGTAACCGTTTATGGTGAGGATAGGCACTTTAGTGAACATTATATAGAAGGTACTTGGAATGAGTATTTCTATAAAACACTTAAGTCACTTAATGCTACTATTAGTAATATGACTGATAAAAATAAAATGTTAGCAGAATATTCACATATTAAAAAATAAAGAAAGCCGTAGGTTTCTACGGCTTTTCTTTTATTCTAATCCACATATTTTCTTTATTGCATTTACATGTATTCTTGCAATCATTTCCCTACCCCAATCACTTCGTAAAAACTCACAATCTTCTTTATTATCCATAAATAGATTTTCTGTTAAAATTGCAGGACAAAGTGATTTATAAATAATTGTGAAGTTTTCTTCATAATCTGGGTCTCCATCTGACATATCTTTTCTGGTTGTCATATTAAAACGAGGAAGAAGGTTTTCTGCTTCGTTATAAAAAATTGTTGCAATTGCATCTGATTTAGTTACACCTTTGGTTGTGTAAACACTCCATCCTCTTGCTTTACACCATCCACCATTAGCACCTGCATTTGCATGAACAGAAATAAGTAAACAATTAGATGTTCCATATTTCTTACAGAAATTATTTACTCTATTTACTCTAGTTGTAAGTTTAACATCAACATCAACTTCAGGAGTAATAATTTCATATTTAATTCCTAATTTTTTCAATTCTTTTGCAATTCTTGAAACAACGTCTCTGTTAAATTCATATTCAAAGAATTGATACCCATCATTCCAAACAGGACTTCTTTTACCTGGGGTTGTACTTGCATGGCCATTGTCTAATAGAATAACTGTACCATTGTAATTTCCTTTTACTAACATTTCGTTATTGTTTTCTTCATTATTTATTGGTTGTGTGTTTCCACTTGTTTCAATATTAGTTGTTTCTTGTTCAACTGGTTTTTCTTCTTTTTTTGAAAACAATTGTTTTAAAAGGCTCAAAAGTAAATCAAATATTTTTCCCATAAAACATATTATTTTATATATAAATAGTTTTTTATAGTAAAATGAATTTTTTGTACTATTTATAATTAAAATAAAGATAATAATTGGTTTTTTAACCCTTAGTATAAAACATTTATATAAATGAAACGAGTAACGATACATAAAAGAAGTAGTGTAGCCGACCAAATGCCAGCAAGTTTGGAATATGGCGAGATTGCAGTTAACTATTCAGCAAATAAAGAGTTCCTTTCAATCAGAAATTCAAGTAATAATATGGTAATATTCCCATCATCAGGTATTATTACCACAGCTATCAATACAGCAGTAAATGCAGAAAAGACAAGAGCGCAGGATGCTGAATCAACATTACAAACGAATATTGATAATGAAGCAACTGCACGTGCAAATAAAGATACTGAATTAGAAAATGCAATCAACGAATATAAGACAACTGTTGCTGCTGCTTTAAATGAATTACAGAACAGAACAACAAGTCTTGAATCAAGAGTAACTGCACTTGAACCTTAACTGCCATAATCAAAAACTAATATAAGCAAGTCAATTTTTATTGGCTTGCTTTTTTTTTACAATATTTTTTTGTACTTTTGTAGCAGATAAAAAAGTATATGTATGAAAATGACATTTGCAATTGATTGTGATGAAGTATTACGTTCATTATTGTCCAATATGATTTCATTATATAATAGAGAGTTTAATGAAAATATTGAATATGATGATGTAAAAGATTTTGTTGTTGATGTATCTTTTCCTAAGATACAGGAAACTACTGGTATAACAGCCTCACAGTGGTTTTTCCAAGACCATAGTACTGAATTATTTATGGAATCAGAAGCATTACCTAAAGTAAAAGAAGCAATAGAAATACTTAAAGAATTTGGTGATGTCATTATTGTAACATATCAAAAGACATATAAAAATAAAATAGAAACTTTAAATTGGTTAGAAAAACAGGGTATTTTTCCTGATGGTATCTGTTTTCTTAAAGATAAAACTTTGATTCATACTACTTTCTTCATTGATGATAATGATTGGAATTTTAATGGATGTAATGCCCTTATGGGTATTCTTATTGATGCACCATATAATAAAGATATTGATATAAATGAATTAAAAGAAAAAAGTAATTGTAAAAAAATGTATCGTTATCATTCATTATATGAATTTGCATGTAGTATTAAAAAAATAACAAACGTTATAAAACTTGCCGAAAATGGAATATAAGAATTGGAAAGAATTATATATAGAAAACAGAAGTTTAATTGACTTCGAATTCAAAAATCGTCTTTATGATGTTTTAAATAAACTTCTACAAAAGATTGATTACTTTCAAAATGAGGAACATAAAGAAATTGATGGTGGAGAACCTTATTCAGTAAATCAACCACATAGAGATAACATAGAGAAGTTAGAGAAATTCTACAGACCTTTGTATAACTATATCAATACTGTTTCATTGCCATTAATGGAACAGCATAAGACTTATTTAGACAAAATAAGACATGAATTTGTTGATTTAGTTTTTCCTGAACTTACAGAAGACGGAATAAACAAAATGAGAGGTAAACCACATTGGTATGAGGATTATGTTAGAACCTGTAGAAGAGCATACGATTTATCTCAAATGTTAGAAGCAATTTTCAGATATTCATATGAATTAGGTGCGACTAATATTGATGCAGAACCAGAAGATAAATACAATCAAAAAGAGTTTTCTTGGGATGAAGGAACATTCTATGAAAAGGTCAGAAAATTACATCTTTCTCGTATGCAATCGTATGGAAAAAATACTATTTTTGGAAAAATGCTTGCTTCTATTGTTGATATGGGTACAAGAATGGGTTATGACCAAGCAATTAAAGATGGATTAAGTGAAGAAGAAGCGCATAAAAAGAGTTATGATGTTGGTATGCAACAAGGAATAGATTTCTTAAAACAATGTTTTAAAACCGAAGATAATGACAGCCAAAATGACAACCAAAAGTAAAACTTTAAAAGCATCAGAATTAATAGAAAAATTAGTTAAAATTATTTCTATTTACGGAGATTTAGATGTATTTGTTGATGATTTCTCTTATATAACAGACGTTTACAAAAATGATGTTGATATAAACGAATGGGAAGAATCATCATGGATTCAAATAGACACTGATTATGATTTAGGAGAAGAATAGATATGACAATTATTTATAAAAGTGGTGATATTTTTGATAGCGAAGTAAACATTATCTGTCATCAGGTTAATGCACAAGGTGTAATGGGTAGTGGTGTTGCTAAACAGGTTAAAGATAAATATCCAAGAGTATTTGATAAATATAAGGAAGCCTGTGATAAAGATTTGTTTAAGCTTGGTTCATGTCAGGTTGTTGCTGTAGACGATACAAAAACAAAATTTATTGCTAATCTTTGTGGACAATGGAACTTTGGTTATGATGGGAAACGTTATACCAGTTATGATGCTATTTACAGTGCTTTAGAAAAACTGAGCGATTATTGTAAAAAGAAAAACATTCAAAGTATTGGTTTTCCATATAAAATGTCATGTGATAGGGGTGGTGCAAGTTGGCATATTATTTTCTCTATGATTGAAGATGTCTTTACTGATAACAATAACATAATAATTGAAATCTGGCAATATAAAAAGTAAATTTTTAAATATATTTAAAATACGATGAAAAACATTGATGAAAAACTTAACAATTTAAAGAAATTTGACAAATCAGAAAGGTCAAGTTTTCCTTATTGGTTTAACCATTGGAAAGCCTATAATTTAATGGCAAAGAAACTTGGTGTATGGAAATTTAAATACATCTTTCACGATTGGTATAAACCTTGGTTGAGACTGTTTATGCCTTATGAAAAAGTACAAGCATTTCATAGGAAACATTCTAATCATCATCCAGAATGGCTTGAAAATAAGTTCAAAAAATGTCAAAACTGTTTGTATACACATGGTTATAGTTATATAGATAAATATGACTATGAAGGTACTTTAATTGATTGGGAATGTAGTAGATTCACTAAAACAGCCAAAACATTAGACGCTTGTGGCGAATATAAAAACTTATTTCAGAGAGAAAAGTTTAAAGTAAAATATCCTGAACTTTATCACCAAGGTTGTCTTATGATTTTACAATCAAAATTTTTTAGTACTTTGGAAAAACTTGGATTATATTCAATTGACTAATTAAAATGACAATTAATTTAGAACCTTCAATAATACCTTATACTGATGGAGTAATTGAGATACGCTTCAGTTTAGAATTTCAAAAGATATATGATGCGGAAGTTGATTATATAGATTATATAATAAATTGTTATTATGAAGACCCTAATCATTGTAGAATATTTACTTTTAAAGATGTATATCAATTTAATAAAGAAATAGAAGATTTAAAAGATACATTTACATTTGAAATGATAGATTCATATACAATTGAAGCATTTAAAGTTAAAGTAATGGATTTATGTAATAAATTTATAAATGGTAGTATGATTGCAAAATCCAGTGATTACTATTTTATGTGGGATAATCAAAAATTTAATTAATATGGAAAGAATTAAAGATTATAATAAACTTAAAGACGAATGTGTTGAATGGCTTCGTAAATGGTTTGATGAAAACGGTAAAGGTTGTAATGCTGTTATCGGTATTTCAGGAGGTAAGGATTCAACTATAGTTGCTAAACTATGTGTGGAAGCACTTGGTAAAGATAGAGTTATTGGTGTGTTGATGCCTAATGGTGTACAAAAGGATATTAATGATTCTATTGATATTTGTAAGTTATTTGATATTAAATATTATATTATTGATATTGAAAATGCTTATAATTCAATAATTAAACAAGTAGGTGATTTTATTAAGTTTAAGACTACAACTAAATTGTCAGAACCTTCGTTACAAACAAGACAAAATCTTCCACCAAGACTTAGAATGTCAACACTTTATGCTGTTTCACAATCATTTAATGGTAGAGTAGTAGGTACTTCTAATGCTTCTGAAAATTATATCGGTTATTGTACTGCTTGGGGAGACCAGGTAAGTGATGTAGAGCCGATTGCGAATCTTACTGTAACAGAAGTTAAGAAACTTGGACATGCACTTGATATTCCTTATAAGTATGTTGAGAAAACACCTGCTGATGGACTTCCTGAAAGTTGTTCAGATGAAGAAAAATTTGGTTTTTCATATACGATGCTTGATGATTTTATTTGTGGTAACTATGAAAATGTTCCTACCGATATACAGGCAAAAATTAACGGAATGCATATGCGTAACTTGTTTAAAATAAATAGAGTTATGATTGATACCTTTATGCCTGATGATATTTTTGAATGGCAATATGGTTCATTAAATAGTTATCAAGAATTTATAGATGATATTGAAGCACACGATTGGCTAAATGATAATCAGGAGAATGGTGGTTTTTAATTATGATTCATGTATTAAATATATCTAAAGAAGAACACCCAACAAACAATTACTATTACATTGGAAGGAATAAATTTAATACAAATATATTAGGTAATCCTTACACACATTTAGATTTGGAAAAAACAAAAGCAATCTATCAATGTAAAGACAGGGATGAAGCTGTTAGTAATTATGCAATTTACTTTGATGCAATGTATGGACACAATATAGAGTTTACTAAAATAATAGATGAAATTTATGAGAAATATAAAAATGGTGAAGAAGTGTATCTTGGTTGTTGGTGTTCTCCGAAATCCTGTCATGGGGATGTTATTAGACAAAAATTGCAACAAAGATTAATTAAAGAAAAAATAAAAGAAAAAAGTGACAATAGAGGAAAATATAAAAAAGAAACTTAATAATGCTATCAATGAAGAATTATCTGTTTCAAACGATGTATATAATACTTCATTAAATATTTTGTTAAAAATAAATGAGTATATTAAAAAAACAGAATATAAACAAATTAAAAAAGGTATTAAAACACAAGAGTTTTCTTTTCATGAAACAATTTTAAATAAAAAAATATTAGTAGAAGTAATTCATTATAATTTTGGAAATAACGAATATTTTGAACAATATGAGACAGAAATAACATATAGTGATGGTAGTTCTATAAGTGATGGAAATCGTTTAAATAATATCAAAATATCATGTTATAGTATATCAAATAAATTCTATTCAGACAATGCAATGGATGTTATACAACATGAAGTAGAACATGTTTTTCAAGGAATTAAAGGTTCAAAAATAATAACTAATTTCAATAAATTATATGATACTGCTACTAATGGATTACAAAGTAATAATTTAAAATTAAAGATATTATCAAATATTGTTTATCTTTCTCATAAGTTTGAAATAGATGCATATATTAATGGGTTATATGGTTATTTAATGCAAAAAGGAGGAATTCCGACATATGAAGATATAAAAAAAACACCTTTATATATAAACTTAAAAGTATTTAGAAGACAACTTAATATTATTTCTAAAGATAAAGAATATGAAAACATTTCTTCTACTTTTTTTGGTATTCCATTAAAAAAAATAATAAAAAATTCATTAAATGCTGAAAATTATTTAATAAATAAATTAGGTAAAATATTAATAAAAGTTCAGCAAGATAAAGAAAAACAAGGTTTAGGACACTTAACAACAACAAAGGGAAATAAGCAAAAAATACAATTTTAATATGCTTGACTGGGATGAAATAAGAGCACAGGCTGCTATTGGTGCTATGGAAGCATTACTTGAAAATGGTAAGATTGGTGAATTGTTTGAAACAGCACCATATATTGTTGCCAAACAATCTGTTAGAATGGCTAATTATTTAGTTGAAGAATTACAACGCAATAAAAGTAATGATGATTTAACTAAAGAAATAAAAGAAGACATTAAAAAGCAAATAAAAGAAATAACTTTTAGACCAAAAAAATAAATAGTATGGAAAAAGAACTTAAATCTAGACAAGAAAGTAGAGAATATTATACTAAAAAGTTTCTTGAAAATATGAACGATAAAGCATCTTCAATGATTACATATTATATTGATGGTGGGTATTGTGATGGATATAATACAGTTCTTCAAGCATATGAAAATTTATTTGGCCTTGATGAAAGGTATTGGGAATTAGTTAATTATTTAAATGAAAATATTATTTAAACGAAAATAATTGTTAAAACTTAAAATATATGGAAAAAGAAAATAAATTTGTTTGGTGGGTTGGCGATATGCCATTTAATGATAAATTTGATACTTTAGAAGAAGCAGTAGAAGACGCTAGAAAGAATAGTGATGATTTTGAAGGTAGTATAATTACTATTGGTATTCTTGAAGGTGGATTTGATTATAAAGATGCATCAAAAGAATGTGTTAGTTTAGTAATGGATAGGTTTGATGAAATATATGATGATTGGCAGGGTAGTTTAGATGATGATATAGTATGGTGGGATGAAAGATTCAAAGAAGAACTTGAACCAATCGTAGAAAATCTTCTTAGAAAATACACAGACTTTTCAGTAAAAGAAAAAGCAATGCATTATTGTAATTATGATTTATTAAGAGATAAAATGATTTAGTATGCCACTTAGAGACCAAGATAAATATAGAATATCTGTTAAAGGAGAACCCCAAGAAGTAAGTGACATAAGAAACAAGATTCTTGATACATTTGATGGCTTGGAGTTTGTTGAAGAAGGACATAAATATTTTTTACATGGCGAAGAATTATGTTCTGTTTCATCTATTGCTGGAAGGTACGAAAGTGAGTTTGATACTGTTACTAAAGCGAGAAATTATGCTATGAAAAACGGTGAAACACCTGAATATTGGATTGACCAATGGCGTTTTACTAATCTTAAGGCTACTGTAACAGGAACACAAGTACATGGGTATGCAGAAGGACTTGCTTGGATTAAAATAGGACATCCAGAAAACATACCTGAAGACCAAAAGTATAAGTACATTGAAGATAAAGGATGGTTAATACCAACAAGACACAAAGAAGAAGCAGCATTAAAATTTTGGAAAGAATTTCCAGATAATATGCACGTTGTATTACCTGAAACAAGAGTGTTTAGTAGCGCAAATCCTGACTTACCAAGATTTAGAGAAAACTATGCAGGTACTTTTGACTTATTGGTATATTATAAACACCCTACGGATGATACCAAAAGTGGTTTAATCGTTATGGATTGGAAGGGATTAGACATAAAAACACCAATTTTTACTAAAGATGGATGGAAAACAATGGGTAATATTCAAGTTAATGATGTTGTTTATGATAGTAATGGAAAAGAAACAAAAGTAATACATTGCTCAGACATACATTTTAAAAAATGCTATAAAATAAAATTTGACAATAATACAGAAATTATTGCTGATAATGACCATCGTTGGTTAATAAGTTTTTTAAAATCTAAAAATTGTTATAAAGAAAAAATATTAACAACAGAAGAACTTTTTAATCTATTAGAAAAAATAAAAAATAAAAGAGAGAGTTTCAATATTCCAAAAATTAAAATTACTGAAGCAATTGATAATAATGTGTCTTTGCCAATTGACCCATATGTACTAGGTGTTTGGTTAGGTGACGGACATTCAGCAGATGGTAAAATAACTAATATGTATGATGAAATTTTTAAAGAAATAGAAAGGAGAGGTTTTATTTGTGGTAAAGATGTATCACAAGGTGGTACAGGTAAAGCAGTAACTAGAACTGTTTTTGGATTAGAAAAACTTTTAAGAGAAAATAATCTTATTAAAAACAAACATGTTCCTGACATTTATTTAAAATCTTCTAAAAAACAAAAAATTGAATTACTACAAGGAATTATGGACACTGATGGTTATTACCATCCAACAAGAAAAAGATACATATTGTCAACTTCAAGAGAAAAACAAGTTGATTTTTGTGTTAAATTATTATCATCACTTGGAATAAAAACTACTGTAATAAAATATTTTAAAAACATTAATAATAAAAAAATTCAATGTTATGATGTTTCATTTAAATGTGACTTTTATCCATTTAAAATTAGAAAAATAGAAACAAAAGTAGAAATGACACCTAGAAGTAAATATCTAACAATAAAAGAAGTTTTACCAGTTGATACTGTACCAACTAGATGTATTGAAGTTGATAGTGAAACACATACATTTTTATTTGGAAGAGAATTTATTGTAACACATAACACAAACGGTAATCTTTATAAAGATTTTGCACGTACCAATTTTAAAATGATGAAAGAACCATTTGATAATTTGTTTGATGAAAGTTATGGCGGATATACCATACAATTAAGTTGTTATCAAATTCCATTAAACGATATTGGACTTAAAGTAATCGGAAGAAGAATCATATGGCTGAAAGATGATGGAACATATGAAATTGTTAAAGTAAATGATGTTACTGATAAAATAAGAAAAGTTTTATCATAAAATCTTGACTTTTAAATAATAAAATATTATTTTTATAGAAAAAATTAAAAAGTTATGAGTGACAAAGAATTAATTGAAAAAATGAACAAAAAGTTAAATCCTGATAGTTCTGTTAAGAAAATTCCTGTGAAAATAATAAACAAGGAATCTAATGAAAAAGATGATAAAGAATTGATTGATAAGTTAAATAAAACTAAATTTGTGGTTGATACACCAGAAGTTAAAGTTGAAGAAAAGGAAAATTGTTGCGGTAACTGCTGTGACTGTGGTTGTGATTGCGAATTTAAAGAAGACAATGAACCATGTGATAAAACTTGCAGTTATGACAAACTTAAGGATGAACTTAATATTGAGAAACCTCTTGTATATAATTTAAAATACGAAATTGGTAAAATTAAAGATGTATATAAGAAGTTTGAGAAAAGTCAATGGCAAGAAGAAATTCAGAAAATCATTGATAAGACACCACTTAAGAAAATTTTAGGCTGTAGTTCCAGATTTTTATGTACCCCTTTTGGACAAATGTTTATTGATGCACTTGCAACCAACCCAACATATAAATGGAATGATATTATAGATAAAAGAAAAGAATTTGATTCATTCCTTTCTTTTAAAAATGATATATCAAATGTTAAAAATGAAATAGATACTCTTTATAAGAATCCAATTGAAACTGAAACTGAAAAAATAGAAAAAGAAAATAAAACAAAAAATAATCCTTACAAAGTTTTCGATTTTGAAAGAAGTAAAGAACTTATCAACAAACTTGATTGCATTGATAAAGGTGTTCCTTTAACAGCAAAGCCTAATAGTATTATTGATGACCTTAGAAACAGTTGTGATACTGAAGAAATAATCAGTAAGATAAAAAACGAAATTGAAAAAAGGAAAAAAGAACGTAATAAAAAGGCAAACGAAGTATGGTATTTCATTAAAGATAATGTAGAATCAATGGAAGACTATATGCATAAATACGATAATCAGTTAGTCACTATCAATGAATTAAATACTTTATTTGAAAAATACGTTGATATGTGGAATCTTTTAAAAGAAACAATTTAATATTATGAGAGACGGTCGTTATATTGTAGTTAAACCTATCCCCCTTGGTGGTGGAAACAGTATTAGAGTAAATACTGAAATAGACAGAGTTCACGGTAATTTTTACATGGATGGTGGTTTACTTCCACTTGATTTCCAACATGATTTTGAAACATTGCTTACACATGAACTTAAAACAGGTTGGAAATATCTGAAACCAAATAATCCTGTTGTCGGAAATTCAATTATCGGTAAACATATTAATAAATAAGGTGAGTAAATTTACTCACCTTATTTTTATAAAAAAAAGGAGTTGATTGCTCAACTCCCAAAAACTATATATAAGAACGGCACTCAGTAACTAAAAAATATATGCTCAACTTCTTTATATGTTTTGTATATAATTATTTGAAAAAAGTAAAAAAATCTGTACCTTTGTAAAAAAGTGTATATGATAGATAAAAACGATATTCGATTTAAAATTGTTTTAGGTGAAAAAGCAATTCCATCAGATGTGCAAATTGAACTTTGTGATTTCATTGCACATAAAGTTGGAAATGCAACAGTTGAATCAAGAGCTGGTAGTGGTAAATCTAAAACAATTGAATTAATGGTACATTTTGTACCGAAAGGTAAAAAAGTTCTTATTGTTTGTTTTAATACACATATTGCTGACCATCTTAAAAAAGAACTTAAAGAACAAAATGTTGAAGCAGATGTAATGACTTATCATAGTCTCGGATATAAGATTTTATTAGCAAAAAAACTTATTGATAAGAAAAATTGTTTTAAGGATGATAAGTATCGTTCATATGTAATTAATAACATTAATCAATTAAATCCAGAATATGAACAACTTAATTCTGTTGAGAAAAACTTTTATAAAAAAAATTTGTTAAAACTTATTGATTATTCACGCTATAATTTAATGCAATCAGTGAAAGAAATCAATAAGGTTGCACGTAAATATGGTGTTAACTGTGTTTCAAACGAATGCGAAGCAACAAATAAAGTTCTTAAATGGGGAAGTAATAACACCAACGAAGTTGACTATCAGGATATGTTATGGCTACCTTATGAACTTGCTATTAAAGCAAATATTCCTTGGTTACAATATGATTTTATATTTGTTGACGAAGCACAAGATTCATCATTAGCACAACAAAACTTAATTGATATTTGTACTAAAAGAAATACAAGATTTGTTGCAGTTGGTGATTCTTTACAATGTATCAATAGTTGGGCTGGTTCAGATGAAGAAGCATTTTTTAAGTTTAATAAAAAAGATAATGTTAAACAATTTACTTTAAATACTTCATATAGATGTGCTAAAAAAATTGCTGAATTAGCACGAACAATTGTTCCAGATTTTAATACACCTGATTGGGCAGATGAAGGAGAAATAAAATATGCTGTTTCATTAGATGAAATACAACCAGGTGATATGGTACTATGTAGATTAACTTCACCATTAGTTGATTTACATTTACAATTAATCAGTGCTAAACGTCCGTCCAAGATTAAAGGTCTTGAACTTGGAGAAGATTTAAAGACATTATTAAACAGTTTTTCAATTGACGATGTTAATGAAATACGTTGTGAACTTGAAAAAAATTTAATTAGTAAATGGATGAATTTGGCTGAAGAAAACGAAATATCATTAAAAGATGCAGCATGTGAAAATGATATAATGATATTATATGATACTTTATTAACTTTAAATATTATTTCTAAAGGATTATTGACAAAAAAAGAAGTTATTGAAAGAATTGATGAAGTAATAAGTAATAATAATGATAATGATGATATAGAAGATAATACTAATATTCATTTAACTACTATACATAAAGCAAAGGGTTTGGAAAATGATAGAGTATTTATTCTTTGTCCATCACTAATGCCATCAAGGTTAGCACATAGGGATTGGGAAATTAAGGCAGAGCAAAATCTTATATATGTTGCATATACAAGAGCAAAGAAATCGTTGAATTTTATCAGTGAAAAAGAATTTCCACCATCTGTCAGTTATTCTGGTATTGACAATATGTATAATACTTTGATGAAATTAAAAATGAAATATGAAACGGTATAAAGGAATTCGTTATTTTGATAAAGATAAAATAATGATGGAGAAAATTCATATTGAATGTTGTTTAACTAAAGTTAACGGAACAGATGAATATGCTGAAGAAAATGCAATTGTTCCAACAGAAAGTGCATTTTATTTAAGAAATAAAAATAGATTTAAAAAAGATGATATTGCATTTAACTATTTGCCTGTTTGGAACGTATTAAAAATTACACCGTTTGTTGCAGATGATGTTGATTATATGAAAACCGAAAAAATTGTTTGAAACTTAAAAAATATTTTAGTATATTTGTAAAAAATAATAAAAACAAAAATGGAAAATAAAATTTTTAAAAATCTGTCTTTACCAAAAGAAATGTCTTCAGTATATGCTGAAGTAGATGGTTTGTCCTTGCAAAATTTGTTCTATGCAAACAATGGATATTTCCCTTGTTGCTACATGTTTTCACGTTCTTCTCGTGAATATGACTATTATTTTGACGTAGAAAAAATTTTAGAAGAACTTATTAGCGAAAATTCACCATTGTATGATGAAGAAAATGAGTACATTAAGTATGTCACTAGGGATATGGAAACCAAAGAAGAGAGTATGGGTTTCTGTATTCTCTTGAAGAAAAAGAATATTTACGCACGTTTGGAAAAAAATGTGAGTGAATGTTATGTTCTTTATAGTAACGACAATGATGGTAGTTTAAGAGAGTTTCTTGAACTTCTTGAAAGGTATTATGTTGCACCTGAAGAAGAAAAGAATAACCTTTATAAGATTGCACAAGGTGTTTCAGGATTCAGTCTTCAAAAATCGCACATTAAAGATGTTCCTAACTTCTCTATTGAACGTCAGTATAATGATGATTTTGCACACGAAGATGAAAAAATTAGAAAGTTCATTGAGAGAGAAGATAAAAGTGGTTTGGTAATTCTTCACGGTGAAAAGGGTACAGGTAAAACAACTTATATCCGTAACATTATTTCATCTTATCCTAATAAGAAATTTGTCTTTGTTACGCCTGATTTGGTTAGTTTACTTGGAAGTCCTTCTTTCACTTCATTTATCAATACTTTGAATAACCATATTATTATTCTTGAAGATTGTGAAACAGTTATCAGAGATAGAAAGAGTACTGGTTCATGGAACAATTCAGCAGTAGCAACGTTACTTAATATGACTGATGGACTTCTTGCAGATGACCTTGGTATTAAGTTTATTTGTACCTTTAATGAGGATATTAAGGATATTGACAGTGCATTGATGCGTAAAGGTAGACTTGTATGTAAATACGAATTTAAGCCTCTTACTGTAGAAAAAACCAATGCACTTCTTGAATTCATTTATACAGAGAAAGCAAAAGAAGAATCTACTGATGAAGATAATGTGGATGAAAACGGTATTCCTAATCTTCCAAAACTTGACAATGTTGAAATTCCTGTTGTCACAAAAGGCTTAACTCTTGCTGATATTTACAATTTTGAAGAAGATTCTTACGAAGTTGTTAGAAAAAAGATTATCTAATTTATGGCAAAAGAAAAACCAATAGTTGTTACAGGAACAGTTACTGAATCACTACCTAACGTAATGTTTAGAGTAGAACTTGATAATAATGGCGTTACAATTCTTTGTCAAGCATCGGGTAAACTTAGACAAAACTTTATTAAAATTCTTGTAGGTGATAGGGTGAAAATAGAAATGTCACCCTATGACCTTACAAGAGGTAGAATTATAAGTAGATTATAAAACTTGGCATGGACTTTGATATATACGATTTAGATAAAAAAGAAGAGTGTATTGAGATTCTTGAAAGAATGGTTAATGATTATTATATTAAGAATTGGCCTGAAGATGAAATCGAAGCACTTCAATTTGCAATTTATTATTTAAAAAACATATAATGATTTATAAATTATTTATATTAATGCTTTTATGCCATGTGATTGATGATTTTGTACTTCAGCCTGTATGTTTGTCAAAACTTAAACAAAAGGATTGGTGGAAGAATAACGTATCAGAACAGGATTATTATAAGTATATGTATGATTATCAGATGGCTTTATGGATGCATTGTATGTCTTGGTCTGCAATGATACATTTACCATTAATGATTTTTCTTGACTGTAGTGGAATGATTTTATTTATTTCATTTGCAATTAATGCTGTCATACATTATGTGATTGATGATTTGAAAGCAAATGAAAAGAAAATAAACCTTAAAACAGACCAATTAATTCATATTGTACAAATTTTTTTAACTTTAATAATTAACATTTCTTTAATTTAAAACATTATGACAAAATTTAAAAGTGCGATTTTTCTCGCAATCAGCATTCTTGCTGTTTCGTTTTTCCTTAGTTCGTGCGCTTGTACGGTAATTGACAACTCAGAGGTTGGTATTAAGTTTAAGAAGTTCTCTTTGACAGACCAGGGTAAACTTGAAAGTGAGCCTGTTACTGGTTATGTGTGGTATAACCCTATCAGGACTTCTGTCTTTACCTATCCTGTATATGTACAGCGTGTTGATTACGACCCGTTTACTGTAACAACTAAAGACGCTGCGGTGTTCAGTATGGACCCTGTTCTTGCTTATTACATTTATCGTGAACGTGCGGTTGACATCTTTACCAAGTATCGTAAATCACTTAAAGAAATTGAACAGGGTTATATGCGAACTTGTATCTATGATGCTTACCGAATAGTTGCAAATAACTATACTGCTGATGAACTTATGTCTTCACGTGCAAAGTTTGAATCAGAGGTACGTTCAATGCTTGATAAGTCACTTGGTGAAGAAGGATTTAAGGTTGAGGAATTTACTTCACAGATTGACCCTCCTGAATCACTTCGTAGAACTATTGATGAAAAAAACGCTGCTATTCAGAAGTCTCTAAAGGCTGAAAACGAGGTTAAAGAAGCAGAAGCAAATGCTAAAATTGCAATCGCAAAGGCACGTGGTGAAGCAGAGGCTACCAAGATTCAGGCAGATGGTGAGGCTTATTACAACAGAGTTGTTGCTGCTTCCTTGAATGAGTTGCTTGTAAGGCAGTATGCTATTGAGAAGTGGGATGGTAAACTCTCTACTTATCAGGGTGGTGGTACAATACCATTTATTAATGTGAAGTAATATGGGAACAGGTGCATTTTGGGGTTATATATTACCCATTATTTTCACGTTACTTCTTCTTGTTTTTTGGAGAATGTGTACTGAGCCATGTTCAGTATATTGCGAAGGTAATTTTCCCACAAAATTTCATATAGTTCTTTTTTTCTTGCTTAGTCTAATTCCAATTGTTGGTATTATTTCATTCTGTGTTTTGCTTATAGTTTATATTTTACATCGTATTACATATAATTTACGAATCAAGAAAAATAAGTTTACGAAATTTTGGTTTGATTTAAAAGATGATGATTAATAATAACAATTAAAAAAAATTTATTTATTATGAGTGAGAACAAAAGTTTAACTAGACCTTCTAGTATTTTTGACAGTTTTTTGACACGACCATTTGGTGTTGATTTGTTTGGAAATAGTTTCCGTGACTTTAGACTTTCAGAAGGATTTGTTGAATACGAAGACAAGTATGTGTTGAAAGTTCATATTCCTGTTGTTGGTAATAGTCTTGAAGTAACTGTTGAAGATGGAAATCTTAAAATCTCTTATAATGAGAAAACTGAAAATTCAGTAACACAGGGTAGCTATAGTTATAGTATTCCTGAAGATGCAGATGTTACAACCGTTGATGCACAAATTGACGAAAAGACACTTAAGGTTGAAGTTCTTAAGAAGAAACCAACGAAAAGAATTGAAGTAAAGGTAAAGTAAACTAATCTATTATTCATTAAACACCTCTAAATTTTAGGGGTGTTTTTTGTTTTTTAATATTTTAATTTGTATATTTGTAAAAAAATATTTAATATGGACTGGTTAGAATATACAAACACAATTAATGGAAGCGGATTAGAAGGTGATGAACTTTTTGACAAAGTATGTGATACGATGATGAATGAATATTTAGTCAAATATAATCTTTCTAAATCAATGAAACTTATTAATAAGATTGAAGATAATCCTATATCTGAAGAAAAAATTGCTAATGCTGAAATTAGACAAAATGTTATTGAAGGTAAAGTAAAACCATCTGATGCAAAGAAAATGGTTGAATGGAATAACGAACTTGGTGATGTATTGGCTAAAAATCCTATGGTTATTGATAGTATTATATTATGAAACGAGATACCCCTATTACAGTTGAATGGCTTGAATTACACAATTTTATTAAACATACAGGAATGACACCTGTTGGTTGTGGGGAAATGTATTACTATAAACTTGGTAAAAATGAAACAATTAATATAAACACAACAGGTGGTAGTTTAGGCATAATTAAAATGTGTGTTTATCAAGGACATAAAAATCAAGTAGAAATAACTAAACCATACCAAGATATAGAAAATAGTAAGTTTAATTGTTTTTATGTAGAAGAATTACATTATTTGCTTGAATTAAGTAATAATGACACATTAATTGAATATTTTAATTAAGTTTGGCATGTTTATTGATATGTAAGAGATAAACATTAAAAACGAAGAAAACATGAAAATAAATGTAGTAATTACACCTTATCACGCTTTGCCATGTGCCTTACAGCGTTTTACTATAAATGGTAAAAGTGCCGATGAAGATGATTTCGGTGAAAAAATTTGGAATGGTAAAAGTTGTATGGTTGGAGAATGTGGCTATGAGTTTGAGCCAAAATTACCAACCCAGGAGGTACTTGATAAATATGGTATAGACTTAACAGACTATGCTGATATTTGTGATAAACTTAGAGATAAACTTTTTGTTTGTGGTTGTGGTTGGTGTTCGTAAAAAAAATTTGTTTTATTAAAAATTAATTTGTACATTTGTATTGAAATTTGAAAAATTATTAACTTTTTAAAAATTAAATATTATGAACTTGGATAGAAGTGACATCAAGATGTCAACAATTGAAACGAAGTATTTTTACAATGGTGACAATGTTACCTGTGAACTGTTTGCTACCCTGAAGACACCTGATGTCTTCGATGCTCTGTTTGGACCTATTGTGAAGGTCGTTAAGGCTACTGCTAAGTGCCATCCTGACGATGGTTATAATAAGAAGTTGGGTGAACGTATTGCACTTGCACGTGCTGAATCTAAGGCTTATCGCCAGCTTGCTAATGAAATGAATAGACGTTATGAGTACGTTGTTGAGGCTATCGAAACTCTCGCACCTTACCGTCTTGCATTCAACGAAAAGGCTGAAAAGAGTATTTCGCACAATACGGAGTATATCAAGCAGCTTCCGTCAAAGTACTAAACTTAAACTAAAAACCTAAACGAAAAAGTGCCTTGCTTTAACGAAGTTAAGGCACTTTTTAAATAAAATCTTATGAACATTGCATTAGTAGCACACGATAGTAGAAAAAAAGAACTGATTGAATGGGTTGAATATAATTATGAAACCCTTATCAAACATAAACTTTTTGCTACAGGTACAACTGGTAAACTTATTGAAAATATAATGGTTAATGTAAGTGAATATGATGATAATCTTGATACTGAATATATTCACGCAATTGAGCCATTTAAAAACAACATTACTGTTGATAACCATTTATTAGAAAAAAAACTGGAAGAAAAATATGACATATATGTCTATTTTTTATAAAAAAACTATTTATAATAGTATCCCCCTCAAATGGGGGTATGATTATAAAATGGAAAAAATTAAATATGAAGTTTTAGACAAAATACCTGAGAAAAATAGTAATAAAAAATATTATTATTTTTATAAAATAGTAAATTTAAAAAATGAAAAATATTATTATGGTGTTCATTCAGCAAAATATTTAGATGATAATTATAGAGGTTCATCTAAACAATTAATAAAAGATATTAAAGAACACGGTGTTTCATTTTTTAAAAAATATATATTAAAATTTTTTGAAACATCTGAAGATATGTATGAATATGAAAAAAAAATTGTTACTAAAGATGTTGTTTTAAACAAAAATTGTTATAATATGCATACAGGTGGTAATGGAAGTTGGGATTTTACTATAGGTAGAGTTTGTGTTAAGGATTGTAGTGGTAATACAATGATGGTCGATGTTGACAACGAAGATTATCTTTCTGGAAACCTTGTTAGTAACATGAAAGGATTGTTACATGTAAAAACCAAAGATGGATGTTCAAAAACAATTACAACAGAAGAATATTATAAAAATAAAGATTTATATAATGTTTCTTTTACAAACTATGTAGTAACAAAAGACAATAATAATAACATTCAATGGCTTAAAAAAGAAGAATTTGATAAATTAAAAAAAGACGGTAAATTTTTTGGCATTACAAAAAATAACGGTGTTTTTAAAGATAAACAAGGAAATGTTTTAATGTGTGACATCACTGATGAAAGAATAAAGAATGGTGAATTAGTTGGTATAACTAAAGGTTTAGGCGTATATAAGTACAAAAACGATTTTTCTAAAATTGTTGTAACAATAAAAAACGATGAAAGAGTAAAAAACGGTGAATTAGTTGGTATTAATTATGGTCTTGTACATTGTATAAATCCTTTAACTAAAGAAAAGATAACAGTATTTAAAAACGATGAACGTTTAAAGAATGGTGAAATAATGACTTGTACTAAATATTCACTTATTGGAAAAAAAATTCAAACAAGAAAACCATTAACTTTAGAAGATTATAAAGAAAAATATCCTCTTGTAATTAATTATATTGAAGAAGGTAAAACTAATAAAGAAATAATTGAAATAACTGGTATAAAAAAAAAGAAAATTGAATATATTAGACAACGATATAAAAAAGTAAAAGAATTAAATTAATATATTTTTAATATGAATAAAGAATTAAAGAAACAGTTTTACGGAAGAGACGAAGAAGGTAACATCATTCAAGGTAACAAGTGTATCATTGATGGCGATAAATACTTCATCGTTACTGACGATGGTGTAGAGCACCCTATAAAGTCACATCGTTGGCATTGGTTGGGTTATCATGAATTAGATACGAAACCTTCTGAAATTACCACACACGAAAAGGTGAGGGAGTTACAGAACCGTCTTGTACAGACTTGTATTGACTTTATCAATGAAAACAAGTTAACTGATATATGGGGTGTTTCATTTAATGCAGATGACTTAAATACTTCTGCTGCACATGGTGAATGGACACCTGCAACTGATTCTTATATCAGGGTAGAAGGTATTGAAAGTGAAACTTATGGTATTGCTTCAAGATATACCATTGATGAATGTATGTAAAAAATAGATAATTATGGGATGTTTTAATTTACAGGGATTTTATTCTAATCTTCCTATTACTTGTGGCGCAAAAACAGTTGCACTTCTTTGTGCTAAATATAAGAAATCTGATTATGAAGCACCTATTTATGCGACTGACTATATGGAAGTAATCGCACTTCCTATCTTTGGTGAATACAATGATTATGGCACAATTGAAAATATTGTTCCAAGTGAAACTACAAGACTAATTGAAGAAAAGTCTGGAATGAAAATTGAAGATTTTATTGAGAATCTTGCATCTGAATGTAACGGCAAAACATATGATGAGCTTCTTGATGCAACACAAGAAAAAAATTCTTACCACTATACTGAACCTGGTATTTTGAAGTTCTTTGAATCTGTTTTATATAAAAAATCAAAATATTTTTCAAAATATTTTGAAAAAAATGCTGATATTGAAAACGAAGAACTGTCAAAAACTATAAAATGGATAAAAAAATACGAAGAAAAAATACTAAACTCTATTTCTTTATGTGTTATATTTGAACTTCAGGAAGTTTACAATGCAATGATTGAAATTGCTAAAGAAAAGAAACATGGATATTTTTGGAATACATATGATGATTTGTCTGTAATTTGGGATAAGTACTATAACTTTTTCAATGTTATCAAAGAAAAGTTTGGTGTTAATATTAATTTAATTAGCCAATATTCTGAAAACATTGGACTTCATCCAAAACTGTTAGAACATTATCAAGAACTTAAAGAACTTCAAAAAGAATATAATGTTGAAGAAAATTTTAGGAATTACACTCCTTATCAATTTGTAAAATGTTGCGGTTTCGAAGATTATATAAATATTCTTTATGAAGGATATGAAGGTGATATGAAAATATTTAAGGAAGATTATCTTAATTATTCTATGTTCTATGCCATGTTTATTAGAATGCGTGGAGTGTTTAACTTCTCACAGTATGGGGGTCAAGAATTCCCATATCTGTCAAAAATTAAATTACTGAAAAAAGAAATTAAGTATCTTGAAGAATATGTTGATAATTGGAAAGAACAATATACAGAAGATACTGGAAACGATGTAGAAAAAGCAGAAGAATGTCTTGATTAACTATGCCACGAAAAAAAGAAAAATTATTTTATGTCGAAACACAAGAAGAAGATACTTTAAGAGAACATAACAATTATCTTCTAAACTTTGTTTCGCCTGAAAAAATTCTTTATCAATCCTTTCATGCTTGTGAAAAACGTAATCTGTTTGATTCTGATGAAGCCAAAAAAGATTTGCAAGTACTGTTAAATGATAAAGAAAAGAAACCTTATTATCCTATTGACCAAGAAACGGTTTTTATAGGGGAAATTAGCCTTTCTGGGAAACTTAAGCCTTCAGATGAATATCTTTATCATTTGATTGACACAAACGATAAAAAAGAGATTTTTATATCATTTAATGACGTTTTAACATATATTAAAAAGAAAATTAAAAACAAATATATTTTCCTTCATTATAACGGAATTAATGAAAAGGTTGAGTTTAGTGAAGAAAAGGTTAAAACAGTTATAAAGGAAATGACTGAAAACACTCATGTAATTTCATTAAATCAAATTAATGGAAAAGGTGAAGAACAAGAACCAATAATAATTACACCATTAAAAATCATGAAGTAAGATGCTTCCTATTGATATACCACATATAGGGGAAAAAAAATACCCGAAAATAGAATATGATGAAAATTCTTTTTCGGGTTATTTTAATATGCCATTTTTATATTCTGCAAAAAATGTTATAAATTTTGGAAGTTCTTTATTTGGAAATATAATTTCTCCCAAATCTTCTTTCAAAAAAGACTATAACAAGAAGGTTAAACGTCTGGTAATTTACTAGAAATATTAATTGGATTATACTTATCCATTTCAAGAAGAATACCATTATCAATATAATAAATACCTTCGACATATCTAAGTCTTTTCCAATTTTTAATATCATTAAATAATTCTTCAAGATTATTTCTAATAAATTCTTTATAATCAAAAGAATTATTTAAATCGTATTCTTCAGGGTCAACATCATTTGGATTGGTAATTGAAATATTACCTTTAAGCATTAAGCCAGTATTGGTTAATTCATTACTGACATTTTCAATTGTAATACCATAGTGAGGTAAACCTTCAATTATTTCTTTTGCACAACTAAGAAGTTCATTGTTTGCTTCTTGTAATTTATAAGTTAATCTATTAAGTTTTTCAACACAATAAGTAAATTCACTTAAAGTAAGATTTGCTGTATTATTTTCTTTTAATAATCTTTTAATTGTTTCAGTAACCATTTTTCTAATATCTTGTTCTCCAATTTTCATTGTTTTTCCCTCCTGATAAAAAGTCATATGATATTGTGCTGGGTCCCAACCAGGATGTTTTTCATCCCATGACTTTTCTCCTTCTTTGAAATAGTTTATTCTTTCTTGGCGTTTTTCATCGTTATTTTTTAAGTATTCTGCTTTTTCCTGTGGTGACATTAAATGGAAAAGTCTTTGTTCACTATCATCTGCTTTATTTATTTGAATATTTGAATGCATTAATTCTGATACAGGTGCTCTGTATACATACTTTACATCTTCACCATTTTCATCTTCATAACCTTCCCAATAATATTGTAAATTATCAATATTAATGTAAATAGGTAATTCTTTTGTCTGTAATATATCATAATCATCTGAATAATACTGTTCTTCTGTTTCATATTTTCGGTTAAAACAAACATATGTTCCTTGTTTTAAACAATTTATTACGTCAGAAAGTATTTCTTTAGTATATTCATCATCACCCCATGAGGTAATTATATCAGCATTAGCAAAAATTCTCAAATAACAACAATCATCTTGAAATACATCAAGTTCTCTGTTTCCTATTATTGTAAGTGCATCTTGTTCAATGTCACTATGTGTTGAATGACAATCACCAATTAATAATGGTTCAAGTCCATATTGTGTAAAACGCTTACAATATATCATTGGTACAGCATCTTTATCAACATATTGTGTGTATAACCTCCATTTAGGGAGATATATTTCATCTGGCGAAACGTAGCCTACGTCTGTAACATTTATCTTTTCCATAATTCTTTAATTTAGTATTATTCTACTTTCCAAAAATGTGATTTACTAATACTTCCATAACTAGAACTTCCGTTTGTTGTACCATATCCAACAGCCTTGAATCTATGGAACGAAATTTCTTGTAAAACAGAACTGTCAATACCATACCATTCAACATCATCGGAAACGTCTTCTTGACTTTCAGTTTCCCAAGTTAAACCATTATCATATGATACTTGGTGAAGAAGAAAACCAACAGCATCACGTTCTTCATTCAAACTCCAAGTATAACTACCAATAGCAGAATCAAGAACGTCCCTATAAATCGGGTCAGGTATTTCACCACTTTGTTTCAAATTAAATACACCAACAGTTGTAGTACCATTTTTAATGTTAAATGTTGCAGTTCTTTCACTTAGTGAATTGGTTTGTGCTGTGACACTAAACGTACCATTACCATCAGGATTAGACAATGTTTTATTTGTAATCCAACTATATGACGCAGCAGATTCTACAGTTAAACTTGTTATATTGGTTGTATATGACGCACTAGAACCTGTTGTTGAACTTGCTATTGATTGTGTAATAGCGGTTGAACTATTACTCCATAAGAAATATGCTTTTGCTTTTTGCGTAATTGTAATTGTTGCTACTATAGTACTACCAGATTTAATTTGTACAGTACTTGTTCTATCAGTTGTGTTAGGATTAGCACTAAAATAAGTACTAAAATTACCATTGCCCCATCTACATTCAGTAATCCAATTATCAGTTGCTGCCGTTGTAAAATCTGTATATGTAGTAACATAAGGAAGATTCATAAGTGATGTTATTGCTGATGTTACAGTTACAGCAGTTGTTGTTGCGCTATCACTACCATTTCCCCAATAAAAGTATTTATCAGCCTCTTTTTCTCTTTGGGTTAGTGTTATTGTTGCAACTTCTGTATTTCCTTTTTTGATTATAATAGTTGCTGTTCTTTCTAAATATGTATCATTTGCGTTACAATTAATTGTAACTGAATTACTACCTATTGTAGCATCTGTAACCCATGAACCATTTATCGTTGTGGTTAATGCGGTTGTATTATAATTTGTAGTAAAGGTAACAGATGTTGTAGTAACACCTGAGTTTATTGTCATAGCAGTTGTTGTTGCGCTATCACTACCATTTTCCCAATAAAAATACTTTTCTTCAGGTACTTCTTGATTAACCGTGATTTTTGCAAGATTTGTGTTGCCAGATTTAACGTATATATATCCTGTTATAATTTCAGCCATATTTTATTTAATACAATTTATTATAAATAGTTATAAAACATTGTTTATATACAAAAAAGTCATAGAAACATCTATGACTTTAAAAATAAACACACTAATAAAATATATGAAACTATGATTTCATCTTTCTATCAGTAATCATTGAGTGAAGTCTGTTAAATTCATCATCACTAAATGAATAAACATCACCATTATCATTTGTTTTCCCATCAAGACATTTATAGAAATAACTTCTTGCACTATCTTCATCTTTATCAGGCCATAATTCATAAGCATATGGCGCAATATCAGTTTTTTCGTCTTTTAAATACTGAATAATTCTTTTTTTCTTTTTATCAGATACTTCTCTTTCTTCTGAACTTCTACGTTCTTTACTTGAATTTGATTCAGAATCCTCTGATTTTTCATACATTCCACCATTAATATAATCAAATATACTTTCTTTTACCATTCTTTTAATGGATTCTCTAAGTATTTTTTCCTCTTTTGTCATAATAAAAACATTTATTTATAAATAAATAGTTCTTTTTTCCTAATTGTAAATACTTTGGCATTAAAATTGATAGGTAGAAAATAAACTAAAAAAAAACAAAAAAAAAATGAAAAAAGAAAAAACTGATTGGTCTGAAGTATGCCTTGACATTAGTAGATTCATTCTATGCTTTGTATTTATTTTCTTTTCTATCTTTGGAGTAGTAAAAGGTATTCGTAATAATGCAACTGATTTTCAACTTACGTTGGATATATTTACTGTCGTTATTTGGTTTGGTGTTGCAATACTTTGGGGTGTTGATAAACGAATAAAATGGAATCTTGAAAATAAAGAAGAAGAAATTTAAAAAAAATTTGGTAAATTAAAAAAAGTTTACTATCTTTGCACTGTAATTAAAAAACAAAAAAATTATGGATGTTAACGAAAAAATCAATTTAAGAACTTGGATTAAATCTAACCTTATGAGTTTGGGGTTTTATATGGCTGATGACAGAAGCAAGGATGTTGCTGATGTATTGAGAAATCTTGCTGATTCTTGGGAAGACGGACATTACAAAGACTTTTAATTTTTAAGGATATGCTTACAAAAGAAGAACTGATTGTTATTATCCTGAATAAAAAATTAATATTATGGAAATGATTCTTGATTTTTGCCTTTCTCACTATTGGATGGGAGTTATTATCGGATTTGTAATGATTTTTTTGCATTTGAAAATTTATTATACAACCGATTTTGATTGTAAATTTACGAAGGGACATTATCTGTTTCTCATTCTTTCTTTCCTAAGTTGGATTGTACCTATTGGATATATTATTGGTCTGGTTGGTTTTGGCGTTTATTTTATCCTTTCTTTTATTTTTTCATTCTTTAAAACTTATTAATTATGAACAATAATCTTACAAGAGAAGAACTGATTGCCATTGGTGTTAATCCTGACAATATGACATATTTCTGTGGAGAAATGAATATCATTGTTCAATGTTTCGGCAGTGAGGATGGAACTACTTACGATGAAAAAACAGGTTCTCGTATTCCAATGACTAAAGTTTATCCAGACATTTATCATCCACGTAAAAGTAGTGTGTGGTCTTGTGGCTGTGAGGATGACCCCATTTCTATTGAATCTGAAGAAGATAAGGAAGATTATGTTGAACATCTTAGAGATTCTGCTGAACGTTTGAAAATCATGGCATATTATTTGTCTTGTCAAGCAGATGAAATTGAAAAATTCGGTTATCCTAAAACTAATTGTTATTATCCTGAATAATATGAAGACACTTTTTGAGACACATAAACAACTTAAAGAAAACTTTAAGGAATATCATAATGAACATCGTAGTGTTAACTTTAGACGTTATTTAACTGAAGTGCTTCAGTATTCTGACGAAGAAGCCACTATGATTATGACTGAGAATGAACGTGTTCTCTATCCAGTAAATAAGTCTAAGAAACCTAAAAGGTAAATCTATTTTAAATGTTTAAGTATGAAGTTTTATAGCAAATACGCAAAGAACATTCATCATCATAAAGATAACGATAAGCCCAATTCTATGTACAAGGATAAGACTGAGGAAGTTTATCGCAAGTATGTAGAGGAACAAAACAAGACTATCAAGTGTTTTGAAGACATTGATGAAGATAATGAAGGGTATGGCCCAGAAGATGAATATACCTGGTTGGTGAAACCTATTAAAGAAAAACTTAAAGCACCTGATTCTGATTTTGTTAGTGACGGTTGTCATAAGTCTATGAACCCACTTCTAATCATGAACAGAGAAAATGCAGTTGCATGGTTTAATCGTGAACATAAAGGTAGTTGTTATGGTGCGTTCAGGGTAAGAATTCCTTCTTTGAAACGTGGAAAACAGGAATGGAGTAAGTTCTATAATGAATACCCTGATATTGCTGCTGAAGTAAGATTCGGTAACAGAAGGTTTTATAATGGTGCTAAACTTAAATATATTTGGAAAATTAACTAATAAAAATATGGAAGAAAAAAATTATAAACAAGGTAATTGTATGCGTGGTTGTAAACATGCATGTTATCGTGATTTGTATGAACACGTAAAAGATGATGATGGTAATATTATTGGTAAAATCCATAGAGGATATGAACATTACTGTAATATTGATTCACCAAATTATAAGGCATGGCATGAACGTAATAGAGATAAATTCTATAATGAATATATCAAAGATACACTTGAATGTTATGAACCTAATGAACTTCAAGAAAATTTAAATAAAATGATTGAAATTGCAGATGATATTCTTGAAAAATTATAAATAAAAATTTAAATTGGCACGATAATTGATTATCTTCTTTCGTACTAACAAATAAAGAATATGGAAGAAAAAAGAAACATTACTGTTGAACTTACCCACGAAGATGTGTTGCATCTTGTGTATGGTATTACTCCCAACGATACCCTTGCAAATTATTTTTCAAGAAAAAATCTTGGTAACTACACAGGGAATCAATGGTCAGGAATTACTGGTTGGGAATGGAACGGTGATAAACTCAGAAAATATTCGACTGAATACCTTTATAAAATTTATAAGGCAGTCAAGAATGATAACAAATATCATATTCTGAAGAATAAAGCAAAAGAATAATAAAAAAATAATCCAAAAAAATTTAAAATTATGAAAGAGAAAATTAACTTTGAAGAAGACTGGAACACCTTGAAGGGTTATGTTAAGGAAGCATCAGAAATGCCAGCAGGTGATACAGGTTCAGGTATGAAGAAAGCATACCTTATGGTTCTCAAACTTATGGATATGATTGAGGAAGGTGAGGATGAAGGTGTAGTCTGTAGGTATGGTGTTTTCAAGAAAGAACAGAATATTTTATCTATTGCAATATGAAAAATCACATTCCTACCTATAGTGAAGAAGAAATTCTTCAAGCAATACAAGATGAAGGTCTTGCACGTGAAGCGTATGGTTACAAGTGTCCTGGTTGTATTTTCATCTTTAGTGAAGGAAAAGAAAAGAATGAAATTTGGGATAAGTACCCTACACCATTGCACGGTTATGAATTAGCACATTGGGATGCTAATACTATTGAGCCTGTAGATTACTATATAATTAGTGGTATGTACCAAGGAGAAAAACCTTATATTAAAAATAAATAAAATTTTTTCAAAAATATTTGGATAATTAAAAAATTATTTGTACCTTTGTATCGTTAAACGAACAACAAAGAAAATTAACAGCAAAAATTTTCAGTTAAAGCGTTTCCTTTTTAATTTTAATTTATATTTATAACATATAAAACATTTTAAATATGAAAAAATTAACTAAAAAGGAATTTATTGAAAAAGCAAAAAAGATACATGGAAACAAATACAGTTATGATAAAATTGAATACATTGATAGTCAAACCAAAGTATGCATTATCTGTCCAGAGCACGGAGAATTTTGGCAAACACCAAATACACATTTGAAAGGTTGTGGATGTAAAAAATGTAGTAATATAAAAAAATCACAAAAGAAAAGTGATACAAATAAAATTTTCATTGAAAAAGCATATAAAGTTCATGGTGACAAATATGATTATTCAAAAGTAAATTATATTAACAGTCAAACATTAGTGTCTATTATATGTCCTAAGCATGGAGAATTTTATCAAAAACCTAACAATCATATAAGTGGATGTGGGTGTCCTGAATGTAGCAAAAATAAAAAACTTACAACAGAAGAATTTATTAAACGTGCAAGAGAGGTTCATGGAGATAAATATGATTACTCAAAAGTTAAATATACTGATAGTAATACAAAAATTTGTATCATGTGCCCAGAGCACGGAGAATTTTGGCAAACACCAAAAGCACATTTAAATAAACATGGTTGTCCTAAATGTGTGAAAAAAAATACTAAATATACAACAGAAGAATTTATTAAACGTGCAAGAGAGGTTCATGGTGATAAATATGATTATTCTAAAGTTGAATATATAAATTCAAACACAAAGGTTTGTATTATATGTCCTGAGCACGGAGAATTTTGGCAAACACCAGGAAGTCATTTATCAGGAAAAGGATGTGAAAAATGTGTAAGACCTTCATATGATACAAAATCGTTTGTTGATTGTGCAAAAAAAATATTTGGAGATAAATATGATTATTCCAAGGTTGAATATGTAAATACTAAAACTAAAGTATGTATTATTTGTTCCAAACATGGAGAATTTTGGATGAAACCTAATGTTCATTTACAAGGTTGTGGATGTAATTTATGCTTTAAAAAAGAAGAAGAAAATTTATTTTTTGAATTATGTAATGAGTTTGGCACAGAAAACGTAGTAAGACAAAAAACATTTTCTTGGTTAAGAAATCCACAAAATAAATATCATCAATATTTAGATTTTTATTTACCTGAATATAATGTTGGTGTTGAACTACATGGTTCACAACATTTTGAAATACACAAATATTGGGATAAAAATGAAAAAAGTTTTTTAAAACGAAATAAACTTGATATAAATAAAAAAGAATTATGTGAAAAAAATGGTATAAAAATTGTATATTTTACATATGATAATAGATGGGAAAATTTTCTTGAACAAAAAATATGTCATACAATAAATGATTTAAAAAAGAATTTAAACAGCAATTTAACTTAATTTTAAAAAGAATTCTGAATATGGAAAAAAATTTGTTTTTAAAAGAAACCCTTATGGGTGCAGGTGCAAATGGTGCACAAACTGAGAACGGAGCAATTTCTTACGCTAGCACTGGTTCTGAACTGATTGACCAATTCTCTAAGGCAGGTACTGCTCGTGGTCGTGACATTAACGATGTCTGGGTAGAACAGGCTAAGATTTGGGGTGAGAACCCTCTTGACGCATTGCGTTTTCCTTTTTACCTTCGTATGATTACTCGTCAGTCCAATCTTTTGGAAGACGGTGCTAAGACTGAGAAGGTTCAGAAGGGACAGGGTGCACGTGATGAAGCGTTTAAGCGTTTCCTTTGGATTGCACGTAATCATCCAGATGAGTTCTATCGTAACCTTTGGCTGATTCCAGTTGTTGGTTCTTGGAAGGACCTCTGGGTACTCCTTTCTATGGATGATACTCTTGATAAGGAGAAGTTCTTCTCTGTTTTTGCAGCAGGTATTAACTCTGCAAGTCACAAGGACCTTGTAAAGAAGTATATGCCTCGTATTCGTAGTAACAAACTATGTACTACTGACTGGGCTAAGAAGACCAATGCTTTGGCAAAGGAATTTGCTAAGTTTGCAGGTTGGTCTATGAAGGAATACCGTGAGTTTAAGTCCACTGGTAAGGCACATATCTTCCAGCGTTTGATTTGCTCTCGCATGTATGATTCCATTAACTGGAACACTATCCCTGGTAAGGCTTTGCTTAACCTTGTAAGTGGTGACTTCCTTAAGCGTCACAATCTTACTGACACTTATGTAAAATGGCTTAAGGAACAGCCTACTGCTAAGTTCAATGGCTATGTCTATGAACTTGCACAGAAGTTGCCTAAGTCTAACGGTTGGAGTAACAGTATTGACCTTAGCAGAATTCCTGTTGCACAGAAGATTACCATTGACAAGCAGTTCGATGGACTTATTGCAACTGCTGAAAAGGATGGACCAGCCATTACAGGTAATGTGCTTGTTGCACTTGATACTTCTGGTTCAATGCAAGCACAGATTTCAGGTGCATCTGGTGGCCTTACTTCTTTCGATGTATGTATGTCACTTGGTATTTATTTCTCTGCTTTGAACAAGGGAGAATTCCACAATACTGTGGCTATGTTTGATAACGTTTCTCGTTTGAAGAAGATTAAGAGTGAAACCTTTACTGAAAAGTGGGCAGAACTTTGCAACGAAGAGGTCGCTTGGGGTGGAACAAGTTTCATAAGTTTGATTCGTCTCATTTGCCAAACTCGCAAAAATTACCCTAACATTCCACTTGAAGACTTTCCACAGACTTTGTTAGTTGTTAGTGATATGCAATTTAACCCTACGAATAGTTACAGCTATCGTGGAAGCGTTGAACGTGAGCGTACCAACTATGAAGAAATGATGAGAATGCTTCGTGAGTATTTTCCTAGTGAATGGGTTGATAAGTTTAAGTGTATATGGTGGTATTGTGCAAGCCGTGACGGTGCTTCCCACGATGTTCCTGCAACAATGGATATGGGTGGACAGTACATATTTAGCGGATTTGACGGTGCTGTTATAAGCCTCTTGTTAGGGAATCAAGAGATTGACGAAAACACTGGAGAAGTAAAGCAACTTAGTATGGAAGAAGCTGTTCAGAAGGCTCTTACACAAGAAGTATTGATGCTGGTTCAGTAATCATTACTGTAGTAAACGAAATAAGGGAGTTAATTTAACTCCCTTATTTTTTTAATTAAATCATTTTTATTTGAAAAATATTCTTTATCAATCATAAATTTTTTAAATTTGCTTTCACCAAAATACAACAATTTGACACAATTTTCTCTACATTTTTGATACTTATTCAAATCTCGTTGTACTGTTTTTTTGTACTCTTCTTCTCCACCAAAAAAATCTCTTTTTTCAAAATGTTGTTCACCTTGACACTCAATAGCAATATTATAATCAGGTAAATAAAAATCTAAATATTGAGGATAATTTGTTTCTGAATTAGATAACCAATCAAAAGTTTTTTCTTGTTCAAAATTGATTTTATTTTTAATTAATAAACTTCTAATTTCTTCTTCAAGGTGTTTATCTTGGCATTTAGGACAGCCACATTTTGATGTTAAATGATGGTCAGGTCTTTGCCAAAATTCTCCATGTTCATTTCCATATTTGTCTTTTTTGTGACAAACAATACAAACTTTGGTATTACAATTTATGTAGTCAACTTTAGAGTAATCATATTTATCTTTATGAATTTCATTTGCTTTTTTAATGAATTCTTCTGTTGTTAATCTTTGTGATACACCTCTTTTGTCATCATAACATTTTTGACAACCTTCATTTTTAAGATGATTATTTGGTGTTTGCCAAAATTCTCCATGTTCAGGACAAATTATACAAACAGGTGTTGTGTTATTGATATACTTTACTTTTGAATAATCATATTTGTCACCATGAACTTTATGTGCCTTTTCAATAAACTCTCCTGTATTTGATAAATGTTTTACGCTTATTTTTTGATTAGCACATTTTTTACACCCACAGCCATTTAAATGGCTTGATGGTCTTTGCCAAAATTCTCCGTGTTCAGGACAAACTATACAAACTTTAGTATGATTATTAGTATAATTTACATTAGAATAATTGTATTTATCTCCGTGAACTTCACGTGCTTTTTCGATAAACTTTTCTGTTGTTAATTGATTATATGTCATATTTTTTATTTATAAATAGTACTAACTTTTAAAAAATATTTGATATTATATACAAATATACAAAAAAATCATAGAATAAACAAATTTTATTTACTTGTTGATTTTAACACCCTTTTTTTGTATTTTTGTAAAAAATATATTATGGATAAAATAGATGAAAAGAAATATTGGGAAGAAATACATGAAATAACAGATTTAATGAGAAGAATGGGAGAATCTATTCCTGACATAGACAAAATTAAGAATAGATTTCAAATAATAGTTGAAGAAATAAAGCCACCTTTTTTAATTAAAGAAGGTTTAATCAGTACATATGACATTAATTACACAACATATTCAATTGCTGAATTATTTAATTTACAAAATAGTGAATTAGATAAAGATAAAAATTTTGATGGTAAAATATGGATTAAAAGTGGCGATAAAAATGATATAATAAAAATAGAACTTTATGATTTATCTAACATTAATAATATAAATTTTTATATGAAAAAATATGGTTGGATATGTAGTGAACAAAACAAGAATATATTCACTTATGAAAAGAAATTTGATAGTTTCATATTAGCAAAACGTTTAATACTTGATAACAATCAATTTTTATATCATATAACAACAAAAAATCTTGTAAATAAAATTATGAAGCAAGGTTTAATACCCAAAAACAAGGTTAATGGTTTTATTGATAATGAAGAAAGAAATTATTTTTTTTTAAAACAACCAACTAAAGAAAAATTAAAAGACTTTTATTTTTATAAACTTATGGAGCCAGTAGTTTTACTAAAAATTGATTTATCTAAAATTAATCCGTCAACAAAATTTTATTATGACCCACGAATTGAAGATTCATTATATGTCTATGAACCAATCCCAAATAATGCAATAGAAATAATAGATGAATATGAAAAATAAAAAAATAAGATTATTAATAAGTTTTTTAATTGCAACAGGCTTAGTTTTTATTGCATATTTATTGTATTTATTTGTTGCATTTTTAATTAGTATTATTGGTATTTTAGCGTTTCCAATATTCATTGGTAGTATTTTATTTGTTTGGTTAGTTATTGAAATTTATAATTTTTTTAAATAAGTAATATGAGAAATAATACTGACATACCAAAATGTATCAAGAAAGTTATGAAAACTTTTTAAAGGAAAAAGATACTTTGGCGTAAATTTTGATATTAATATTTTAATTATGGAAAATTTTAAAATTGTTAATGGTAAAAGAATAACCTGTGGTATTATTATCGCAGATAAAAATAATAACATTCTTGCTGGGCATCCTACAGGTAAAAAATATGATAAAGAATGTTATGACATTCTTAAAGGATGTTGTGATAAAGGCGAAAAGGATTTAGATTGTGCTATCAGAGAACTTTACGAAGAAAGTGGATATATTATTGAAAATAAAGATAATATTATTGATTTAGGTACTATTAATTATAAGAAAGATAAAGACATTCATTTATTCTTATATAGAACTGATTCAATGCCTAATTTAAAATCACTTAAATGTATATCTTATTTTGAAACTGACGATGGTAAGAGTTTACCTGAAATGAACGGTTACAAAGTAATTGGTAAAGAAGAAAGAAGTCTCTTTTATAAGGGATTACAAAGAATACTTAAAAACATTAAAGAAATTAACTAATATGAAAGATGAAGTACTAAATAGGTTTCGTAAATTTCTTGATGACAACCATCCTGGTTATGAAAAGTGTATGGTTTGTAAAGAGGAAAAAGAAATTACTCACTTTGATGGTAAAGTAAAGAAGGAAACCAAATATTATTTAGTTGAAAAATATAGGGGAAACGGTAGTGATTTATATATAATCAATTCTCATATGTGGTGGGATTGGGAATTTTGCTGGAGAGACGTTGATTGTCCTTGGGAAGTTATTTTTAAAAATTAACAAACATGAAAGTTGAAGCAGTACCTGAATTTTTTAAAGATTTGAAGAACCTTGGTTCACTCAAAAACAAGTATTATGAAGTGAGGGCATGGTTCAGATACCATTTCAAGAAGGATTTCTTACACGTTCTTAAAGTTGTTTTAAAATCTTATCCTTGGGACGAAGGTTATTTATATAAGATTGAACAGGCGAAGATTCTTGAAATGATGAACTACCATAAAAAACATCAGAGATTTGTTGGTTGGGAACAGGTTGTCAGGGATATGCAGATTTGTTATAATCTTATTGACATCTTTACTGAAAAGAAAGATTTATTTCACTATACAGGTAATTTAAAATTTGTTCCAGTTGAAAACAGTGATAATGTAGAAATTAAAGATGATAATCTTGTTTATCATTGTCTTGTAAATGTCAATACCAATAATGTGGATAGATTTATTACACATCCTGAAGAAAAGAAATGGTTATTGCGACATCCACATGAATTATATATTAAAAAAGCAAAGTATTTGTATCATAAGATACGTCTTGAAAATGATGGGAAATGGTGGGATTAAATCATATTGAAAATTGTAAATATCGTAGAGGAATTGCATCTACTTGTATGTGGCATATGTGGAATTGCTGTCCAGAAGAATGTGTTAGAGAAAAAATGATGGCAGAAGTATTGTATGCATTTGACCATGGGTCATTTGTTTATGGTACACATACAGATAAATCTGATATGGATGTTGTATTTGTTGTTGAAGATAAATTTGATGATTTTCTTAGTAAATATGAAAAGGGAATTTTCGAATATCAATCAACAACACCTGGTCTATATTTTCGTTCAGCAGATTTCCAATATCTTACTAAAAGTAATTATATCAATTTAATTAAGAAAAATGATATAATGGCACTTGAATCATTGTTTTTGCCTATAGACAATATTTTTATCGGTAATATACTTACGCCTCTTAAATACAGAGAGTATTTCGATAAAGATAACAAATGGGCAATTAGACAATCCATATCCGCTACTGCAAGTAATTCTTGGGCAAAAGCACACAAGAAAATGACTGTGGAAAAAGATTTGGACTTGTATAAGGGACAAAAATCTTTATTTCATTCATTAAGAATTTTGATGTTCGGAAATCAATTATGTGAATTTGGTGAGATTAAAGATTATTCTTGTGCTAATGAATATTGGACGGACATTTATTATAATATGAAAGATGCTTCTTGGGAAGATTATAAAGCAAAATATAAACCTGTGTATAATTCTTTGCGTAGTAGACTTGCAGAATTAGCACCAAAACCAATAGAAAATGAATAAAAACAAAATATTATGGCTAACGTAGAAATTTTCGCAATTAACAAAGAAACAAAAGACATTGATTTAGTTTCTGAAATTCCTGGTGCAATGGGATTCGGTATGTTATTTTGGACTAAAATGGAACAAAAATTCTTACCACCATATGACCCTAAAAATGAAAATATTACCAGATTTGTTGGTAGTATGACAGCATTTCTTCATCCAGAACAACCTAACCCTATGCAAGAAGTATGGGATTTGGAATGGCATAATGAGGTTCCTAGAGAACTTAGACTAATTATGAAATCAACATTGGATAATTCATATATTCCATATGATTTTATTCCTGAAATGGCTGATATTATTGATAATTGTGAGTTTGCAACTCCTATATTCCACAAGATTGCAGAATCAATGAAACAAATTTATGAAAACGAAAAAGAATCTAATCTTTTAGGTATATGTTTTAATTTAACATCAGTTGTATCAATGGAAGAATGTTATGATAAAGAAAAATTATGGAATATTTTTGATTTGATTGACATTCCAACAATACAAATAAACGATGATTATCTATGTATTATACCTAAAGATAAAAATAATAAGATTGAGGAATAGTTGCATTCCTCAATTTTTTTTTGTATTTTTGTAAAAACTAAAAAATAGAAAATGGAAAATAAATGTATTTTTTGTGGCGCAGACCTTGTTGATGGTAAATGTGCCAATGAACCGCACTTCAAGCACATGTGTTTGAATTGCAATGATTGTAAAGAAATTGATGGTAAAACTGTTTGTATCAATGAAGATAATCAGAAAGCTGCCATTAATAAAATTATGGAAGCAGTACCTTCAGGTTACGAAATTGAAACACTTACCGTTAAACCACTTGCACTTAAAGATGCTACTAAAAAATGTAAGAAATGGAATTTGCTTACAACCTTTGACAAGATTTTGATTGAATCATATCAGTAATGGCATTAAAAGACAAAACACAACGATTTGGTACTACTGAAATATCAGACCCTTCCTTTCATTTAGATTTATTTGATAATCTTTATGAAGGAAATCTGATTATTACCAAAAGATTAACCCCAAAACTGATTGATAAACTTATTGAACATAAGGAAAAAATCATACTTCATTGTACTGTGACTGGATTTGGTGGAACAAAGATTGAACCATTTGTTCCTACTAAGGAAGTAATGTATCAACATGTTTTGGAGTTAATTGAAAAGGGATTTCCTGTAAAACAAATCGTATTGAGAGTTGACCCTATCATTCCTACAGAAAAAGGTATACAAACAGCATTAAGTGTAATTAAATTATTTGAAGATACTGGGATTAAAAGAATAAGGGTTTCTTTTATGGATATGTATGCACATGTTCAAAAAAGGTTTAAAGAAAACGATATTCCACTTCCTTATGAAACATTTCATGCAAGTGAAGAAATGAGAGAGAAGGCTATATTTGAATTTCTTAAATTATTTCCTGAATATGAAATTGAATTTTGTGGTGAACCTCCAACAAAACTTTTTCCAAATCTGATGAATATACCTTGCTTATCACAAAAAGATGTTGATATACTTGGATTGACTGATAAGATAACACTTGTAGGTAATAAAGGTGCTAGAAAAGACTGTGGATGTGCACAGAACAAAACAGAATTAATTAAAGATAAACCAAAACCTTGCAAACACGGTTGTTTATACTGTTTCTGGCATAATGATGAGCATGTTTAATTTTATTATATTAGAAATAATTGGTGTATGTATCTTCGGTGTAATATATATATGGTTCGAAGGTATGTATCATAATGATAAAAAGAAAAAATGATTAAATTTAGTTATTTTAAAAAGTTTTTACCAAAGAACCAAAATGAATTTTCCACTTATGAAAGAAAGTGTGAAAAAAAAGCAAAAGAAGAAAGAGGTGGTTTTCTTGCAAGTGATTACGATTATGGTACTAGTGATATTTTAACAGGTAAACATTATCGTGAAAAAGTATCATCTGAAGAAATTATAAATAGTGTTGAAACATTTGGTTTTATAAATGAATCTGAAATTAGTTTCATTTCTACTTGGTATTTTTGTTCAGACAACGAAGACGTTGGTATGTTTTTTGTAGTAACTAAAAATGGTTTTGTATATTATAGCAAAAACTATAAAATTTGGGATTGTTTGGTTGATGCTATGGTTAATAAATATTATGGTGAACACGAAAAAAAGCCTATAGAAAATTTAACATTATAAAATGGAAGAAGAAAAGAAAATACGAGCATTTAAATGTTCAACTTGTTTTGATTGGGATTGTATAGCAAAGAAATGTATATCCAAAACTAAAAAAGAACATACTTCTGTTGATAGTTTTGGTGAAGTTATTTGTACAGAACATAGAAATAAGCAGACAGGTAAACCTACAGGTGGTTTCAAAGAACTGAAACCACGTGCTAAAGTATGGTTTACATCTGATTGGCATTTTGCTCATGAAAACATTCTTCGTTTTTATCCTGAACGTAGAAAACACTTTGGTTTTAGTGATGAAGAATTCTTTGCTAACCCAGGTGAATGTGTTGCTAAAATGGATAAAATGCTTATTGAAAAATGGAATAAGACTGTTAGAAAATGTGATACAGTCTACTTTCTTGGTGATTTCTGTTTATCAAATAAAGAGTATACTGAAAAAATACTTCAGCAACTTCATGGTAAAAAGTTTCTGATTTGGGGAAACCATGACCGTTCATTAAAGGGTCTTGAAAGATACTTTGTTGATTGTGCTGATATTAAAGAAGCAAAATTTACTAACAATCAATTTCCATTTATTCCAGTAGATGAAACATTTTGTGTAGAAATGTGTCACTATCCTTTGTTGAGTTGGAACAGACGGAACAACGGGTCATGTATGGTGTGTGGTCATTCACATGGTAGTACAAACCATCTTAATGAAATGACTAAAGAACTTCGTGTTGATGTTGGTATTGATAACCCATATTGGAAGTATGAAATGGTTGAACTTGAAGAGTTATATAACTATTTTCGTAATATTATTAAATCTGAAGACATTAATACGTTTAGAGAATATATTCAATTTTTAATTAAAAAAAATGATGTTAATTATTAAACTTTTCACGGCTTTTTACACAGAAAAAACTATTTATTAAAAAAATAATAAGATATGGAAAGTTTTACAAAAAAAGAAATTGAATTTTTAAAAGAAAACGCAAATAGTTTTGGGGCATATATTTGTTCTATAAAATTAAATAGAAAATTTAGTTCAGTTATTTCAAAACTAAGAAGAGAAAAAATACCATATAAATATAAAAAAACAGACAAAACAAAGGAAGAAATAGAAAATCTTGAATTTAAAGAAGATGAAAATTTGTACATCAACTTTGATTTTAACACAACAAAAACCCCAAAAGAACTCGCATATTTTTTAGGTTTCTTTTGGGCTGATGGTACAATTAATCGTGAAAAATATATTCATATTGAAATAACATCTGAAGACGGTAATGAACTGTTACCAATATTTTCAAAACTGTCTAACAATTTTTATATTAGTTATAGGAAAAGAGAAGGAAGAAAAGAACAAATGTCTTTCTTTTATAAAGATAAAATGTTTTCTGATTTTTTAAAATCAAAAGGTAAATATCCTAGAACCGTAGAATCTCATAAAAAAATATTAGAATACATTCCAGAAAAATATAAAATATATTTTATTAGAGGACTTATTGACGGTGATGGTTGTTTTAGTAAATTGAACGAAACCAAAACATATTTTAACATTGTATTGTGTTTTGAAATTGCAGGCAGATACGAACAAGATTGGGATTATTTAATAAAATTTTTTAAAGAAAAATATAACTTAGAATTATCTTTACAATTATGTAAAACAGATATTACTACAAGTAGTAGAATAAGAACACATAACTCAGAAAAAATTATTAATTTTGTAAAAATACTTTATAATGATAAAGATGAAATTTATCTAAAAAGAAAATATAACAAAATAAAAGAATATATAGAATATAGAGAAAAGAAAAATAAAGAACATTTAAAAGAAAATGGCGGTTATTATATAACAATTAATGATGAACCACCTGTTTTTGTTAACAAAAGAAAACTAAGTCAATTTTGTCGTGAAAACAATTTATGTTATGAAAATATAAACAAACTGGCGAACAAAAAAATTGATAAATACAAAAACATTAAAATAACAAAAACTTTTTAAAAGAACGTAACGGTATAAGAGGTTAAAAATTATGAAAACATTAGATGAAGCATTAATAGAAATTGAAACTATTGTCAGTGGACAATATAGAAAACCGTTTCCAAATTCTCTTTTAAGAACAGCAGTTAAAGATTATATTGAAATTGTTAGACTGAATGCTGAAACATTATTTAATTTATTTTCAAGTAAATCACCAAATGAAAAACTTACTGAAAATGCTATCAGTATAATAGAAAATATTGTTATTGACAATAATCAACCATTAAATGAACGTATAGCACTGTCATATACCGATGCGTTAGATTTTGCTAAACAACAATCTGCATTAAGAGTTAATAGAACCAAATATGTGGTTAAAACACTAGTTGATTGTTGCGATACTGTTATTGCAAGACTTGACGAAAACGATGGTGAAGGAATGACTGTTAAACAACTTAATGATAAATATAAATGTTCATACCTTATTTTTAATGGTGATGAAGATGGTATGCAAATCATTCATGTTGATAACATTCATAAACTTAGAACAGGTGAAATTGCAGTTGATGGTATAATGATTGACTTCTGTAATGTAAATCATCAAGATGGTGACGGTATATTGATTTACGAAGTTGAAGATATGTGTTTTAGCGAATTCTGGTATTTCCCTGAAGAAAACGATGATGGTGAACCACTTACTCCACAAGAAATTGATGAAGAACTTCAATCAACACCTGTTGACTTGGATAAAAAAGAATATCCAACTCATGTCGTTACCCAAGAAAAAGTCGCTGAAGAAATTAGATATATGATTAATTGGATTTTAGATGATAAAGGACTTAATATAACAATTTAATTATGGGAGCAGCAATATTTAAACAGCCAAATGGATTATATGGTAGATATTCATATACTTCTGATGATTTCACTAATTACAATATGACAAAAGAAGAGTATATTGTAAGTTGTGCAGTTGCAGATAAAATTAATACTGAAGAATGGGATTTTAAACATAATCAACATTTCACTGATTATGAACGTGTTAAGGAAGATGCAATTGAATATTGTGATACTTTTGACGAATGGATAAAGGATGCATCTAAAAAGGAAAAAGAAGAATTACGAAAAGAAAAAGAAGAAGAACTTAAAAATAGAAATGAACTTATTTCTATAATGGAAAAAAAATGCGAAAATATTTCTGAACACGAATATTGGAAACAGGTTTATGAACTTCTTCAACGTCTTGTAATGTTTTACGATAATGATTGGAATAGAAAAGATTATATCATTGTTGAACATGAAGAAGATATGAAAATGATAACGCAAAAGGTTAAAGAAATAAACGAATCTTTTGATGCATATAAGAATTTAAGTAAAAAGAAATGAGTAGAAGATTTAGTAGTTGTGAACAGATAATTAGACCTAAAGGTATATTTGCTTGTCCTTCTAAAATTAATAACTGTCTTGAATGTAAATATCGTTTAAGAATGGGAAAGATTGGGGATGATATTTGGGTTGATTGTGCATATTATGATATGATTAATGACGAAGAAGATGAATAATAGACAAAAAGAATTATTAGAGAAACATAACATATTAGTAATAGTTGATTATGACTATGAATTTACTAATAAGTCTTATTACTATAAGATTTATGTTTTAGGTGAACATGGTAAACCTGAACGTGTAGAAGTAAAAAGTGAAAGATATGATAAGGATGGCAAGGCTATTGTAACAACTCATTATAGGGATTATAAACATAGTTATAAAGATTATGCCACTTATGATGAAGCACTTGAAGATGGAATAAAAGAAGCCACTTCGATGATTCCAAAAGAAGAAAAACCAACAGAAAAAAAACCTGTTGAAAAATTAATTAAATGTAGAATGGGTATTCCTGGAATTGACTGTTGGGGTAATATAATGGATGATTGTATGTATTGTGACGCATATACTAAATTTTTAGAAGAAAAAGATGAAAAGAAAAATTAAATTAATGTTTGTTCCAGATGTTCATGCTAGAGATTTCTGGGTAGAACCTGTTAAAAAAACATTGGAAGAAACTGATGCTAAAATTGTTTTTTTAGGCGATTATATTGATGGTTATACAGAAGAATGGGATAATAAAGAAGAAGGTTTTAACCTTGGGGAACATACTATTAATGTTCTTAATAATATTATTGATTTAAAGTATAAATATCCTGATAGAATCATACTTCTTATAGGTAATCATGATGGTGGTTACTGTATTGGTAGAGATATTTGTGAATCAAGAAGAGATTGGATGAATGCAGGTATTTTTACTGAAATATTCAGAGAGAATTGGAATATGTTTCAGTTAGTATATGAAGAAACAATTAATGATATTCATTTTGTTTTTTCTCATGCAGGAATTTCAACTGACTTCATGAACACCTATTATGGAGAAGATTTGGAAAAAGATAAAATGATTGACTATCTTAATAACATATGGTTAGCAAAAGATTGGCTAAAGTTATATCAACTTGGTGTATATGATAGATTTCGTGGAAGTTTTGGTGCTGTATGGGCATCCCCTATATGGGCAGATATTAGACAAATGTCACACTTAACCAAAGAAAATACTATAGGTGATTATCAAATTGTTGGGCATACACAATTATCTGCTGATGGACAGCCATTTATTTCTAGTTATATTGGTGATTTTGATTGTAGAGAATGTTTCTATATTGATGATGAAGGTAATATTAGAAACTATAATACAACAATGAAATGTATTGAAGGTAAAACAATTAAAATTGGAAAAGAATAGTTTATGATTAGTTATGAATTTGAAAAATGGTTAGATGAACACGGATGGAGTTATCAATATTCCAGAGGAAAATCTTATATAGGATATTATAAATATGATGGTTATAATATTGATTATATAGGATTATTCGAAGGTAAATTTACATTCTCATGTAAAAGTAAAACCTATAATATACTTGATGATATTAATATTAAATTTGATGTTCCGTTTAACAAAGAATCGTGTGACTATATTCATAAAGAATTATTCAGACAGTTGGATGAATTTGTTGAAAAAAGAAAAATAGAAAAGAAAGAAAGTATTGAAAAAATAAATAAATTGTTTAATCTATTTGATAAATGAAACAATTATGACAATTACAGAAATATTACCTTGGTTCTTAAAAGGTGAAAAAATAAGAAGGAAATCATGGGATAAAAATGCATATATGTACAAAGATGGAATTACTATCCATAGTGTGTACAATAATAATGGGACAAGTGGTGATTACACAACATATCTTTCAGAACAGACATTTGCCCTTGATGATATAATGGCTAATGATTGGACAACATGTATATAATTTCCTAAAAACTACTTTAAAATATGATTACAGAAGATTACGTCTCTTTTGAGACAGCCAAACTTCTTAAAGAAAAGGGGTTTAATGAGATTTGCGAAATGTTTTATTGCAAACCACATGAAGGTTACATGAGAAATAGAAAACGCAATGAATGGTGGAATAGTGATTTAAGAGAAGACATGACATGTACATGTCCAACTCTTCAGATGGCTATGAAGTGGCTGAGAGAAGAGCATAATAAGACAATTATTATTGGGATTAGAGTGACAGACCCAATTACAGGTATAATAGACTGTTATTACAATGGTATATACTATGTACCTAAAAACAATGTTAGTGCATTGTGTTTTACATCACCAACACCTGAGAATGGTTATTCTACTTATGAAAAAGCCTGTGAAGAGGCTATTAGGTATTGTCTTGAAAATTTGATTTAGATATGAAAAAGAAACAAACATTTTGGAATATATTATCATTCTTAATTGGGTTTATAGGTTTCCAGATAATATGGTACTTTGTAATTTTAAAATATTGTATTTAAGTGCAATGAATAAACTTGATGAATATATTGAATATTTAAGTGCCTGGTGTAAAACCAGAAACAACACTTATCGCCCACTAGTAACATCTGATATTCCTAAAATCTTGGGAGATATTATTAAGTCTGGAAACACAACACCAATAAAGACATTTAAAGAGAAATTTTTAAATGGTAGTATTTCTTTACCTACGTTTTGTATTGGATTAAGCGATGAACAAGAATGTTTTTATTTTGATAAATGTATGGAAATTGTTGGCACATTTGAGAAAAACCATTCAATGGATAAAGAATAAATAACAATAAAATGAATATTATGGAAAATATTATAAGAAGAAAAGAAGGAATGGATTATTATGATTCACTTTCTAAAGAACAAAAAAAATTAGTTGATAACGTATTTTTTGCAACTATTGATATGTGTTCACAATTAGTAACAGAAAGTGAAGGAAAACCATTTCCAATTTTCTTTTATGAAGATGTAGCATATAAAGTTTTTAGAGGTGAAATGCTTGGGCATATGCTTGCCGATGAAATGTATAATGCTAAAGTGAATGAATGGCAGAAATCTGAAGAGTTTAATCCTAAATATTAATATATATGAAAGTAGCAAAAGCTGAAAAAGAAGAATTTGATAATGATAATTTAGTATGGAAAACGTAGAAGTTATTACAAAATACGACAAAACAGACTTTGGTGAAGTATGGTATGTCAACGCAGTAGATAAATCATTTAGATTTGCTTTGTATAAATATGATGACGATGCAGATACAATTTATTTATCTAACGTTTTTGTAAAGAAAGATAAACGTGGACAAGGATATGGAAATGTAATATTGAATTCCGCAGAAAAGGCATCCAAAAAAATGGGTGCAAGCACTATCTGTTTAAAAGTAAAAAACGGTTCTTTTGCACACCAATGGTATGCAAGACATGGATATGCTGATTTTACAAATGATGATGAAGAGCCAAGTTATATATGGATGAAAAAAAAAAATAATGTAGATTAACTAGAATAGATTATGGGAATATTTAATAATGATTTTGAACCTTGGGGTGATGACCCCAAGAATGGTGACAGACATCTTCATTGGAGTGATGAGGATGAAGAAAGATACCAAAAAGAATTAAAAAGAAAAAGAGAAGAAGCAGAAGAAGGACTACATTTTAATAGTTAATTATGAGTAAATGTATAATTAAGTGTCCTTATTGTGGACAACAGGTATATAGTTCCCTAAAGAAAAAACTATTTACTATTTAAACATAAAACTAATAATAATCAAAAATAACATTAAAACAAGTAGTTATATGAAAAATCCAAAATTTTATACAGGTAACATAGTTCCAGAAGAAAATACTATTTTTGTCTTCGGTTCTAATCCACAAGGCATTCATGGTGCTGGTTCAGCGAAAATAGCACAAATTTATTTCGGTGCTATATATGGACAAGGCGAAGGTTTGCAGGGCGAATCTTATGGACTCCCAACAACAAACCTTAATTTCAACGATAGCCGTTTACCACCACACAAGAGAGGAATGCCACAAAAAGAAATTATCAATTACATTAAAAATATGTACAAGTGCGCTAATGAAAACCCCGATAAAAACTTCAAAGTGGCATACAGAAACCAACCTTATGAAGCAACAATTTGCGGTTATACAGGTGCAGAAATGATTTATATGTTCAAAGCAGCAGCAGAAGATTTCGGTGGAGAAATACCAGAGAACGTGTGGTTTTCAAAAGAATGGGTCAGTACTGGGCTATTTGAGGAATCTTTCCTTTGTTAAAGTTGCAGCAAATATAATCAACTATATCAATAAAGAATAATAAAAAAGTCGTAGATTTTTTCTACGGCTTTTATTATAAATAATGATTTGTTAATATTCATATACCATTGAAGGATTACCATCAGCATTTAAGTAAATTGTTGTATCAGATGCATTAGCACTAACATTTAATGTTATTGTATCATCACCAGACCAAGAAGTACCTCCACCACCAACATTAACATTTATACTATTGAAACTACCACTAGTGCCATAAAATTTTCCACCTCTTTCAAATTGCATTGAATTCAATTGTAATGTTACTGTTGTTGGACCTGTTGGTACATCATAAAACGTTATTGAACCAGTGCTAGAATATGTAGATTGTGTTCCAATATGTACATTTCCACAAGCATATTCTATAACACCACTATCAGTAGTTCCAACGCCAGCGAAAGAGAAGTATACATCATCACCTTCTGCCGCTGCAAAATTACTATGTTCAACATACATTGTACCTGATGGATATACAGTTACATTTCTTGTTGGTTCTACATATGTTTGGGTAAGAACAAATGTGCATGTGGTAGTTATACTACCACTATTTCTAAACGTATAAGTTACACTTCTACTTCCAGAAGTAAGTGCATTATATGTTATAACACAAGTACCTGCTCCTGTATTTGTCGTATATGTATTCCAACTACCTGTGGTTTTAGTTGCACTAAATCCTGTTTGTACAGGGTCAAGATATGTTCTTGTTACAGAAGTTGTACCACATTGAATTGTTGTTCCTGTTATTACTGTACTACCTGCTTGTTGACCAGTACACAATGTCTGTGTGACTGAACTTGTTAAGTACCAAGTATCATATGTAATTGTAGATGTAGGAACATTTTTATATGATGAAACATCTACAGTAACATTACCACTACTTCCGTCAACGCTTTCGGTCGTTGGGCTACATGAAATTGTGTATGTAGGTGTTCCACCTGATTTATCAAAGGTTACAGGTACATGTGTTGTAGTACCTGTACTTGTTACTGTGGTAGACACAACAGGATTAGCATCTTGTTGTATTGTTACACTAGTATTATCACTCTTTCCTCCGTAACTTGCTGAAACGCTAAATGAACCAGCAGTTCTTGGGTCATCTGAAGGTGTAGAACCCCAACTACTTGCCGTAACATTGTTAGGTGAAACAGTAACATTTGCAGAAGATGTTACATCTTCATCTTGACAATTAGAATAATGTGCAATAACAGTATATGAAACACTACTCTTATTTATACTACCGCCAGTACAAGGAATAGTAGAACTACAACTTGCTTCAACAGTTATACCTGTTAAGTTACAAACTACTGTATGTTCACGTTGTACAACAGTTATCTCACCAACCTTAGTTGCAGAAGTATTACCAGTTCTAATGTCAATTGTCACAGAACGTTCACCACTATCATTTGTTTGTATTGTTGCAGTAAATCTTGATGTTGATATACCTGAAGCACTCATCCAACTTGGTTTAGTACCATATAAGTTCAATGTACCATAATTTGTTGAACAATCAACAGATACACTAGTATCATCATCGTCATAAGTTACAGTAATTGCTGTTTCATGATTATCATCCCAATAGAAGTATTTAGCTACAGCACCTGCTTCTTGTTCTATTGTAATTTCACCAACGTCTACCCATGCACCACCATCACCATCACATTTTTTACCTTGAATAGTTACTGTATCACTTCTTGACGAAGCACCTGCACTTTGTGTATCAGCAGTAAAATAGAAGCCAAGAGTACTACAATTATAATTGTTAATCCATGATGGTATAGTGCTTGTTTTTGCACTAATTGATACATAGCCTGATGTAGTATAGAATTTATGTGTTCCTGTTCCAGCTGAATCTAACGTTGCTGTAATTGCACTGGAATTACTATTGTCCCAAAAGAAATCATAACTACAAACTGAACCTCCACCTCCACCAGCATCTTGTTTAATTGTTATACTACCGATATTGTTATAACTTGTTGCTGTAATAGTAATAGTTGCTTGTCTTGCTGAAGCATCTGCACTTTGTGTTGACGCTGTATAAGAAAATGTTCCACTACCCATACTTATAGTTAACCATGATGGTTTATCTGATGATTTATATCCAACGTTTGTATATCCAGTAACTGAGTAACTTTCAGAGTTAGATACATATGTTCCACCAGAATCCAATGAAGTTGGCGTAATAGTACTACTATTATTATAGTCCCATAAAAAGTTATTTGATGGTGTACTTGCAGTAAGTTTTAAATTCACATGGTCAGAACCTGTTTGTGCACCATTAAAATATATATCAAAATCTTCAGCAGTTGAATGATTTGACCAAGATGCTGTTATTGTAGCACTACCTGTTCCAGCTGTTTGTGATAAGTTTAACCAACTTGGTTTAGTAGAAGAATCTACTGTCCAACTTTGGTTTGCTGAAATATCAATTGTATTACTACCTGTACCTGTACTTGTTGTATAACTATAATTACTTCCATTCCAATATGCAGTAATATAATAACTTGGTGCAGAAGCCTCTTGATTAATTGTAATATAATCATTACCTTGAACTGAACCATTGAAATAAATATCAGCACTTCTTGCATCACCATCATTTGCACTCCATGATACTGTGATATTACTTGTAGATGAAGTACCAGCTGTTGGACTTACAGTTATCCAACTTGGTTTACTAGAAGTATTTAATGACCATCCTTGGTTTTCTGTAACAACACGAACAGTTGTTATGTTACCTGCATCTGCACCTGCACTATATTCCCATCCTGTACCTGTTGAACCTGTATAAGTATGAATACTATAACTTACAGGTGGTACATACGCTGACTGTGTAATTGAAATATAACAAGTTTGTCCATGTTCACCTGTAAATGTAAGTGTTGCTGTTCTTTGACTTCCAGCATTAGAACCAACTGTTACTGTTATATTTACATTATTAGTTCCAGCAGTTTGACTTAATGTTGCCCAAGATTGGCTACTTGAACCTGTCCATGCCTGATTTGCTTGTACCCTAACAGTAAATGAACTACCGCCAGAATCTACAGTAGCAGCAGTTGCCGTACCTGAAGTACCTGTATAAGCTGTAATTGTATAAGTAATACCTGTTGCTGCTTGTTGTAAATTTAAAGTCGCAACTGTTGTTGAACCTGTTTTAACTAAAAATTCACCTGTTCTTGCTGTAGTAGTAGTATTTTGTTGTGTTGTTGCACTAAACGTACCATTACCTGATGTATTAGTAATACCTTTTTGTGTAATCCAATTATATGATGCAGCAGATGTTAATGTCAAGCCTGTCATATTGGTTGTATATGTGGTAGAATCGGTTGTTGTTGCAGCAGCAATTGATTTAGTGATAGCGGTTGAACTATTACTCCATAAGAAATATGCTTTTGCTTTTTGTGTAATTGTAATTGTTGCAATTACATTATCGCCAGACTTTATTTGTACAGTACCTGTTCTATCAGTTGTATCAGGATTAGCAGCAAATCTACCAACAAAATTAGTACCGTTTAATGTTCCACCTGTAATCCAAGTATCAGTTGTTGCCGTTGTCAAAGTACTTGAATAATTTGTAGTATAAGGAATATTACCTGTTGTTGTTGCAGCAGATGTAACTGTTACAGCAGTTGTTGTTGCGCTATTACTACCATCACCCCAATAGAAGTAATTAGACGTAGGTGCTGGTCCTTGAACAATTGTTATTGTACCAAGTACTTCACCTGTACCCATTCTTGTAATAGTAACAACGTTTCTTCTTTCAACATAAGTTGTATTTTCTTTTAATTGGAAAGGTGTTCTATTAGAACTTAAACTAGGTAAATAGTTAAACATTGATATATTATCATTGCTTATAATTATTTCACCTAAAGGAATATTAGTATCGTACCATCCACCATTTTGAGTTGTTACTGTATTATAAGCAATCGTATCAAGTGTAATAGCAGTTGTTGTATGTGCCTCTGATTCTGCTTGGGTTTTACCAAGGAAGAAATAATCAGCAATAACTATTTCACCAGATGCTTGGTTAAATGTTATTTTAGCAATGTTGGTTGTACCTGATTTAACATAAATATCACCACTTCTTGCAGGTGAATTTGCAGGGTTTTCTTTTACCCTAACACTAATTGTACCAGCAGTTGTTGTAGTCGCAAAACTTACACTTTGATACATTGAAGGTGATTCAAAAGTTAATGTTCCAATTTCTGCTGATGTATAATTTGTTTTATAATAAACTGTATATGAACCAGCAGCACTACTTACTGTACTTGCATATGTACAGGCTGTTGTCGTTGCTTGTGCTGCTGTATTACCAACATAAAAATATGATGCAGGTTTACCTGCTTGAATAACTTTAATTGTACCAACAGTTGTACCATTATTTTGAATATTAAATGTATAATTTCTTTCTGTGGTATATATATTTTGTTGTGTACTTGCAGTAAAGTTACCACTACCCATACCTGTGTTAGACAATCCTCTCTCTGTTACCCACGAAGTAGAACCGTTTACACTAATTGAAGTATAACTGTTAGTATATCCTTCACTTATTGTTGTTTCATCCCAATCAATGTTGATAACTAATGAACTTAAATCACCACCTGTTGCATCATCCCAATTAAATGTACGTTCCATACCTGCTTGTGTAAATGTTGCACCAGATGAATATGTCATATTAGTATATTCAATAGTTACATTACCTGTTCTTTCAGTATAACTACTATTATTACTTGCACTAACAGTAATAGTTGTTGGACCAGTACCTGTTAAAGTACTGAATGTAAGCCAACTATTTGTATTTGTTATCTTCCAAGGATTTCCTGCTGCTGTATGTACTTGAATTTGTTTACTTTCACCTGTAGCAACAAACGATGTGTTATCAAGTGTAATAAGACCAAATTGAATACAATTGTCAGTTAATTTATATGAAACATTTTCACATGTATTAGCATTACTACTAGGTGTACTTGCTGAGAACATATATTCAATATTAGAATCATTTCTTAAAGTACCAATAGTGTTAAATGTTAAGTTTGTTATTTTATTCTGTGTATATGCTGAATAAAATGTTAAATCTGTTGTATTTAACTTTGTCCATGTGCTTGCAGTTGTATATCTCCACCAACAACCAATTGTACCATTAGTGATTGTATCAATAATAGGACTGATTGTCATTGCAGTCGGATTTACATAATATTTGCAATTCACAAATAACATACATTTTGGATTATATTCAATATCCAAACTTGGTACATTATTAAAAAAATTGTCTTTTGAATATGGTTCTGTATAACGGTGACTTGTATTTTCTGTAATCGCAGTTGATACTGAAGCAGTACCAATACTTGATGCATCTGGACGCTCAAAACCACTTGTCGTTAAGAAATTACGATATGTACCATTATCATCGAATTTTTTTAATTTTTTGTTAATAGCCATCTTAATTAAACATATTTTTATATAAATAGTTATAAACTTTTAATAATAAAAAAAGCAAGTTATTTTTAACTTGCTTTTTCCTAAAATGTTATAATATAAAATCGTTACGTAGCATCCTCTACTGTCCAATTTGTAGGAATACCTGACGAGCCTGTTGTCCATCCTGTCATTGATGGATTCTTGACAAATGTACCAGAACTTGCAACTCCACTTACCCAATATTGTGTACAATTAGATGCGCTTATATCAGTTGCCAAACAATTAATATAATTTAAACTACTACAACGAGAGAACATATAATAATAACACTGAGTTGCTAATGTAGTAGCTGGTAATGCAGGTGCTGTAGTAAGACTTGTACAACCTACGAACATAAATTTATAACAATAATTTGCTAATGCAGTTGCTTGTAATGCAGGTGCTGTAGTAAGACTTGTACAACCATAGAACATTTCTTCATAACAATCTTCTTTTAATGTAGTTGATGGTAATGCAGGTGCTGTAGTAAGTCTTGTACAACCTCTGAACATACTTATATAACAATAAGGTGCTAATGTAGTAGCTGGTAATGCAGGTGCTGTTGTAAGACTTGTACAACCATAGAACATTTCTTGATAACAATAATTTGCTAATGTAGTAGCTGGTAATTCAGGTGCAGTTGTTAAAATAGTACAACCTCTAAACATAGTACTATAACAATTAATTGCTAATGTAGTAGCTGGTAATGCAGGTGCTGTAGTAAGACTTGTACAATCTCTGAACATTGCTCTATAACAATAAGGTGCTAATGTAGTAGCTGGTAATGCAGGTGCTGTTGTAAGACTTGTACAACCTTCGAACATATATTGATAACAATGTTGTGTTAATGTAGTAGCATGTAATTCAGGTGCTGTTGTTAAACTATTACAACCACTAAACATAGAACTATAACAAGCATATGCTAATGTAGTAGCAGGTAACAAATTACTTGGTACAGTTGTTAAACCTGTACAGCCTTGGAACATACCAACATAACAAGCACCTGCTAAACTTGTTGCTGGTAACATATTATTAGGTATTGTAGTAAGACTTGTACAACGTGCAAACATATAAGTATATGCGCTTGTTGGTAATTTTCCAAGAGGTAAAACTTGTATATTTGTAAGACTTGTACAACTATCAAACATATTACTATAACAAGCAGTTGCTGCTGACAATTTACTTGACGGAAGTATAGATGGTCCATTAACAAGACTTGTACAACCACTAAACATAGCAGAACAACAATATGCGCCCATTGTAGTTGCACTTGCACCAATACTTGTTGGTCCATTAACAAGACTTGTACAACCAAGAAACATTCTATTACATGCACTTTGGCCAATCGTAGTTGCATTTGCACCAATACTTGTTGGTCCATTAATAAGCCCAGTACAACCACTAAACATTTCTTTACAAGACATTCTCGCTAAACTTGTTGCAGGTAATTCAGGTGCTGTTGTTAATGATATACAACCAGCAAACATACACTCATAACCTTCAAGAGATATTTCTGTTGCAGGTAATTCAGGTGCTGTTGTTAACGATGTACATCTTCTAAACATATAAGCACATGAATATACTTCTATTACTGTTGCTGGAATTATAGATGGTGCTTTAGTAAGACTTGTACATCCTTGGAACATACTTGTATAAGAACCATGTCTTAAAGTAGTTGCTGGTAAAGACAATTTGCTTGCGTCTGTTAAACCTGTACAATTTGCAAATAAAGCAGAAAAATTATATCTATAAGTTAAATAGTTTAATGTAGTAAAATTAGTGCTACTAATTAAACTCATTATATTTCCTTTAACGTTAAATACTGCTGTTGTACCACTAAATGTACTCATTTTGTTATCAGGCCAAGGGTCAACACTAGTACCGTATGTACTATTATTACCTCTAAATTGGATAATATCACCTGCCACTACTTCAATAGTTGGTGCTGAATCACCTGTACTACTTGTAATAGCACTCCACGTTTGCCCGCTATCTTTACTATATTCAATTGTTCTGTGATGATTATTATAATTACCATCTTCTATGTCACCGCCAATTTTACCAGCAGCTGATTTCCAATATATTGTACCACTAGATAAGATTTCGAATGTAAGTGGATATGTTTTGGGGTCTGGTACATGTTCCTGTGTAATACCATACTTAGTAGTAACGTATCTCGTATTTGGCATTGTATACCTAACAGTAAAAAATCCACTTCTATCTTCTTCAGTATTATCATATTCATCTGCCTCTACTGTTAATATAGTTGCACCTGTTCCCCTGTTTGGTGAAACATTAAGCCAACCTGATTTCTCAGTAATTGCCCACGTGTTTGTTGCTCTTGTAGTTAATGATGTAGTTTCACTACCACCTTCATAACTAAATGGTTCAATATCGTCAATTTCGATTACACCATAATCAATTTCATCAGGTCTATCAATTGGACCTGGGTTATAATGCACATGATATTCATTTTCACAAACAGATACATTAGGTTTATATACTTTACCTTGTTCTCCGTCTATATAAGTCTGATATTCAGAATCTTGTTTAAATCTTTTTGTCCAAAGCATAATTTATTGTATATTTAAAAATTTTATTTATTATTATTCTTGATTTACGCTTCCATTACAAATCTAACATTCCATCCTTTTGCTGTTCCATCTGCTAATAAATGATACAATGGGTCAGAACTTGTTGGAATATAATAACCATCACCACTAGATTGATAATATGTTAAAATGCCATTACCGTTAAATACAACTGTATGTGGATTTGCTGTACAATCTGCTGCGTTAGCAATAACATATTCAATAGAAGTTGCATTCATTTTTGGAATATACGTCTTTGTTGTTTTATTACTAAAGTTCCAGTCGTTATTATTTAAGTTAATAATTCTAACATCTGTTAATTCAGGGCATTCAAACATTATTCCACCTAATGCTTCTTGGTTATATCCTTCAGCTGTACATCCACTTAAACTAATACAATTCATATTAATTCTTGGACCAAGGAATGTCAAACTATCCATACCCCTAAATATATTTGAACAGTTTGATGTACCTCTTGTTCCATCGAATCTTGGATAAAGTGTATTATAAACAGAATCTCTTCCCCATGCTGTAACATAAGGAATAGAAGTCAAACTACCACACTCTTGGAATACATTATGACATGTTCTAATAGCATCCCATCTAAATGAACCGTTAATATTAAGTGTTTGTAATCTGTAGCAAAATTCAAACATACCAACAACTTCATGACAACTGAATATACCACAGTTTAATGTTAATGCAGTTGTTTGTTGCATTTCACTAAACATAACTTGTGCAATACTACTATAGTCACCATTAATTGTAACAGTTACGTTTTTAGGCGTATTTCTGAAACCACTTTCACTATAATATTCTTCTTGTGCTCCTTTATATCTTGGTGAGAAAATACCTTCACCTTGATATGTACCCCAAGGATAGTCAGGTGCTGCCCAACTTGCACCATTAAATGTAATACTGAAATTATCTATACCATTAAGTGCCCAGAATATTGCAGCACCTGGTTTTGTTGGAACAGTTTTATTGTTATACCAACTATATAAATCATTATCAGTCCAACCTTCAGGTTTCTTATGATTCCAAAGAATAATGTTGTTTCTATAAACTGTAGGGTCTGAAGGGTCTGCTTCAATTTTCTTTTGATTTAATGAAACTTCTTGCCAATCGCTTACAAGTAAAGCATTATAAGGACAAGCAGATAATATTTCAATTGTGTTTATACCGCCATTATATGACATTGTAGCATAACCTGCATCAATTAAACCTTTAACAGTAATTTCATAGTTAGCATATAATACAACATCTTCATCTGTTACCATACTATCACCAGGTTCAATAATAAATCCTGATTGTTCTACTTCACTTCTTGTTGGGATTTCAACTGTTGACCAACCTATAAATTCGTATTCTGTTACAGGTGTTGCAGGTGCTGATTTTGCAGTAAATGTAACATCACTTGACCTACCTGTTACTGTAACAGTTTCATCTGTAGTTTCAGCACTACTTGTTTTATATCTGTATGTAATTGTATAAGAATATGTTGTTCCAGTTTCACCACTAGTATCTGAACAATGGTCAACTGTTCCATCATCGTTATAATGAACTTCATATTCTGCTTCGCAAACTGAAACGTTAGGCATACATACTTTACCTTCGCCTCCATTTATAAAGTTTTGATACTCTATATGATTAAGAAATGCTTTTGTATGTGACATATATAACAATTATTTTATCAATTATTTTTTCCTATAAATAGTTGATAAGACCCTTAAATTTTTGTACTTTTGTAAAAAATGAAAATATGTTACCTAAATCATATGATAAACGATTCAAAAGATTCATGAATCTTAAATACTTAAAGTTTATGACTTTAAATAATAGGAAATATATGATAGATAAAAATGTTTTTAATTTTAAAGATTTGAAATCATTTAAGATAGTGGATAAACTTAATGGAGAATCTAAAGATTGTATATTAAATAATAATGTTGTTACAATTGAAAGATTTAAGGTTACAAAAGAAATGGAGAATGGAAGTACATTCATCAGATAAAAAATAATGGGAGTAATAAACATAAAAAAAGAACCAAAACCTGAATGGAGTGAAGAACAAATCCAAAACGATTTGCGAAGACATTTTATGTCCGAATCAAATATCAAGTTTGTTGCTGAAAATTTATTCATATATGAATGGGAATCTGACTTATGGTTTTTAACAAAATCGAATATTGCTTATGAAATAGAAATTAAAATTACAAAAGCAGATTTTAAAAATGATTTTAAGAAACAGGATAAACATATAATATTGGAAACTAAAGATGATAAAAAGAAAATATTAAAACCTAATTTCTTTTATTATGCTGTTCCTGAAAATCTAATAGATGTATCAGAAATACCTGAATATGCTGGATTAATTTATATGAAAGAATATTTTCCATATTTTGATGTAATTAAATCAGCACCTAAATTAACAGCAAATAAATTTGATGAACAACAATTAAATCTATTGGAAAAATTCTATTATAATTATAGACAATGGAAAACTAAAACAATGATAGAAAAACAAGCAGTTAATGATTTAAATGATTTAATTGATAGTTATCAAGAAAAACCTGAAGGTGAAAAGAAAACATATACAAAACTGCTTGAAGAAAACAAAAAGACAAAATTATTATTACAAGAAGAAACAGATAAAGCAGAGAGATATTATAAGTTTTGGTCACAAAATCAAGATGAACTTACTTGTCAACGATATGTAATAAGAGAACTTATGGGATTATTAAAAGATAATAAAATACCATTTGATATTGGTAAAATAGAAGATAGTTATTACGAAGATTATGGGAAAAAGAACATGGCTTGGCCAGACTTGGTTTAGTGAAAAACATACTGATGTTGTAAAAAAAATAGATAATCCTAGACCAAAACAATGGTTTATCTTTGCCAGCGAAACAGGTGTTTTTAATTTTAGACCAAATATATTAAAAGTGAAAAACAAACCAGAATCACTTAAAAAGAAACTTAATTTAAAAAAAGAAAGAAACAATTATATATACGATTATGTTGGAAAAATAAAATCAAATGAACCACTTTTATGAAAATATTAAAAAGTAGTTATAAGAAATATTTTACAATTAAACATGATGATGAACCAAATGTTATTGGTTCTTCACCTTTTAATATTGGTATATATAGATGTGATTTTAGTGGTGAGAGAACAAAATTTATCGGTAATCCCCATATATCAACAAAAGCATTTACTTCTGATGTATTTGAAAATATGATATATGGTTTACCTGTTGTAATAAAAATATTTGAATTAAAGAAAAAATAATGGCACTTATCAGAACAAGAGATACTTTTTGTACTGCAAGAACCTTTGCAAGACATTGTAAAAATGTTTTTGAAGATAGACCATTATTAAAAATGAATTTATTTTACTTCGAAGTTAATAGAGACATTTTAGAACTAATGAATAAACAGCAATTTAAATTAAAAGACATAAAAATAAAATGAGAGTGACAGATTCATTTAAATTACCAAAATATCAAGAACAAAGACAAAAACGAAAACGTGCAAGAATGTTAGACAGAGATATTGAAACTGTATTTAATTGTTCTCGTAGATATGTTAGATTCAAAGACATTAAATCATTAATATCTATGAAACTATATGATTTAAATTCTAAAAACAAAAAAGGCTATTTAAAGGATAATAGACAAATATTATGGTAAAATATAAATTGTGGAATAACTTTGATGGATTTGTTTTACCAGCAAGAAGATTTAGTATAACACCCTTTACTTATAGTAGCCTTTATTTAGATGGATGCGTGAATAAATATCAAAATAATGGACAGAAAAAAACACAAAAAGGATATTTTATTAACAAATATAAAGAACAAAATAAAATCACAACATTCCAAAATAGAATTAAAATACAATGAAATCAGAATCACCTGCTGGTAATAGCAAACATATATATACTAAATCACTATTTGCATACTCAACAATTGTTATTAATTTCCATCAACATAAATTTAATAACCATAAAAACTTTTTAAATCTTAAAAATGAAAAAAGAATGTTAAAAATTAAACATGATAAATATTGGTTAAATCATATTGAAATAGAATAATATGCAAAATAATAGATATTGTTGTAACTGCGGTGATTTTATACCTGTAAATATTTTAGAAGGAACTTGTTCATATTTGTCAAAAATGAACTTCTCCAAACGTTCTCCAAATGAGCCACATTATGTTCCTATTGACGGATATTGTTCACATTATTATATTAAAAATGAAAAAATTTGATTCACCTTGTATACAATGGACTTCAGCAAGAACATTTTGCTACACCCCACCTATTATGGATTGTCCTGTAAGATATAATGTCAAACTAAAAGTAAGTGGATATTTTTTAAATGATTTAAAAAATTGCAAGAAACCAACCCCATTAATCTTTTAATCTTTACATACAAATATTAAATGACACTTTAAATAAAATTTATGTCTGTTTTTAATATAATAACACATGTTTAAAAAAATTTCTACAAAAATAATTGACTTTTTGTAAATATAATATTATTCATTGTAAATGAAAGTGATTTACAAAACATATAAGTACAGAATGTACCCAAATAAGGAGCAAGAACAAATACTTGCAAGGTATTTTGGGTCAGTCAGGTTTATATATAATTACTTTCTTGCTCAAAGAAAACAACAATATTCTGAAAATGGTACAAGTGATAACTACTATCAACAAGCAAAAACACTTACCAATTTAAAAAAACAAGAAGAATACTCATGGTTAAAGGAAATTAACTCACAAACATTACAATTTACTTTAAGAAACTTAGAAACTGCATATACTAATTTCTTTAATGGTAAAGCAAGGTTTCCAAGATTCAAAGCAAAGAAAAATGGTTGTAGTTTCCATATACCACAATTTTGTTCCATTGAAAATGGCATGGTTTATATACCAAAACTCAAAAATGGTATAAAAATAGTGGAACACAGACCATTCAAAGGTGGTGATGTTAGAAACATGACAATCTCTGTCACACCAAGTGGGAAATATTATGTTTCCATACTTACACAAGTTGCATATGAGCCTTTACAGAAAACCAATGTAATGGTTGGTATAGACTTGGGTTTGAAAGACTTGGTGATTACAAGTGATGGTAAGAAATATTCAAGTAACAAATTCATCAAACATTACACCAAGGAACTTGCAAAAGCACAAAAACACTTGTCAAGGAAACAGAAAGGTAGTAATTCTTGGAACAGACAAAGACTTAAAGTTGCAAAAATACAGGAGAAAATACATAACTGTAGGTTTGATAAATTACACAAGATTAGTACTGATTTGATTAGAAATTATGATGTGATTTGTTGTGAAGATTTGAATGTTAAGGGAATGCAAAAAAATCATAAACTTGCACAATCAATTTCAGATGCAAGTTGGGGTACATTTCTTACAATGCTTACATATAAAGCAGAAATGAATGATAAACAAGTAGTAAAGATAGGTAGATACTACCCATCTTCAAAAACTTGTCATTGTTGTGGTTATGTAAAAGAGGATTTAACACTTAGGGATAGAGAATGGATTTGTCCTGTTTGTGGTGAAGTTCTTGACAGAGATACAAATGCAGCAATGAATATTCTTTCAGAAGGGTTAAAAAATATATCATCAGGAACTGGTGATTACACTGATGGAGTGGATATAAGACATTTTCAAAGGCAATCTACTATGAAGTCAGAAGCCAACAAATCTTTAGTTTGTTGGTAGTTCACTAACAGATAGATTTAATCAAGGAGTATATATACTGTAAATAGAACACTTCGTTAAATGGATAAATAAACCTGATGAAAAAGATATGGCATAATCTTTGATATATACCTCTGATATACTAAAACCTAAAATAATAATGGATTTAATTATTAACGCAAGACTGATTAATAAGAAAAAGGAACCAAAATTTAAAATTGCAAAAGAAAATATTGTTTGCTATAAAGTTGTCGAATCTTGGTATAAACCAAATCTGAATACACTTTATAATGAAACAAATAATCTAATATATAACTATAGTAAATATTATGATACATATAACATTTCTGATGGAGTATTTCGTACTTTTAGAAATTATGAAGGTGCTAAAAAAACATATGACTATTATTCTATAAATAAAAAACTTAATATTATAGAATGTGTTATACCTAAAGGTACTGAATATGTAAAAGATATTTTTAATGGATTGCCTAACGCAAACCAATATGGAAGTAAATCAATTATATATAATAAAATAATAAAATAAATTATGAGTAGTGAAAATGAATTAAAACATCATATTATTACAGAATTTGCAAGAAATTATACAAGTCCCGCTGTTCTTAAAGAAGAACATGGTTATATTAATAATATTGATGCTGTTATTGAGTATTTTAAAACTCTTGTAGAACCACAAGTTAAACTTGTGTTTGGTGATACACCAGGAAATTCTGTATCAAAAACATATAAAAATAAAATTAACATTAATACATTTTTTGAATATTATAATCTGGATATTACTTTTGAATATTCAAAAACATCTTCTTATAAAGGTGGAGCAGCACCTAAGTCTGTTTATGTTCATCCAATAAAAGGTGAATGGGTTTGTGTTCCAGATATTGAATTAACTATTATTGCATCTAACGGAATTAAAGCAATGAAGAATTTTTCGTTTGCTATCGGTCACGAATTAACCCATTGCTATGACTTACTTCAATATGCAAAAGAAACAAATCAAGACCCTTGGTATAGTATTGATAGAAACAGGTATTTTGATATAAGAACAAAGCATATGTACGGTATTGGTAATGAAAAAGCCTCTGCTAACATCCTCTATCTCCTTAATAGAATGGAAAGAAATGCTTATATTGCACAATTAAAACAAGAACTTTTAAATAATAAAAAACAAATAAAAGATTCTAAATCTGCATTCGATGCTGTTAAAAATACTGAATCTTATAAAAAGTTCATTAACCTTGAAAATAATATGAATGTCATTATGAATTTAACAGATGAAGAAACACAACAAAATCTTATTAAATATCTTAATGATATAATGCATAAAAAATTTACTACCTATAACCAATTGAAAAAATATTATCTTAATAGATGGCAAAAATGGAAATATAAATATCTTACTACAGCATCAAAAATTGTACACGATATTTATACACAAGATAATAAAAATACTTGGCTTGATAATGGTATGTTCGGTAAAAATGATTTAACAATTAAAACTAAATAAACTATGTTACAAATAATTACTCTCTGTGCTATTGTAATACTCATTCTCTTTCTTGTTACAATGCTTGGCATAAATAAATGCACACCAGAAAAGAACACTGAATCTAAACTATCATTTGCTATGGCTGCTGCTTGTGTTCTTGTTATGGGAATGTTCTGTTACCTTATTTGTACACAACCAGCTACACCTAAAGTGATAGAAACACCTGGTCAACCACAAATTGACACCTGTATTATGATTATTGATGGTGTGGCTGATACTTCCTATATCTATACCTTCCCTAATTATTTTGTGGATTAATTATGTTTAATATAGAATCACCTATCGAAATTTATTATCGAAATCATCCAAAAGCATTGGTTGAGGAATATTTGCAATACGTTAAAGAAGAAAAAGAACGTAAATACGCAGAAGAAAAAGAAAGATATAATAACTGTATTGAATGGTATAAAAACCTTAAGGGAAGATATTTTATCATTACTTTTAATAGAAGTTCATTTATTGCACTTTATGTAGATAAATGGCCTTCTTCTGAATTTAATACTTCATATACCTGCTATAATATCTCTCTTGATAGTTACAGTATCTGTAAAACAGAAAGAAAGATTAATAGATATTGGTTTAAAAACCCTTATGAAAAGCCTTATAGTGGACAAGATGTGGGTGAATGTAAGGAAATTACTAAAGAAGAATTTGATTCTATCGTAGACAAATGTAATATTATCGAAAACCTTGTTAAATCAATTAATTTAAAATAGATGATTAATTTATGGGAATGACTTATACATATGACACAGGAAAAATAACAAGAGATTTCCATCTTCTTAAACCAGATGGAAAATCCTGTACTAAATCAAATCTACCTCCAGGTGTACATTGTATCGGATGTCAATTCTATGCTGGAGAATATTCAGCATATGATTATGAAAAAACTGAATGGAAAACCTTTATTAAATGTAAACTCCCTGGTATTAGTGACCATGAAAGTGCACGAAGTTTTGTTAGACAAATGTATGAAAAATTTGAAACTGAAGCACTAGAATATTTGTGTCAATAGTGATAAAATAAATAAATATATGACTTTAAGAGAATTAATTAATAGACTTGAACAACTGTCAAAAAATGGCTTGAATGACAAAATGACTGTTATGGTTCATGTTGAAGGATATATGGAACAAGATTGTTTTGGTCAAGATGATTGTGCCGAAGTTGATAATGCATATATTGATATGTTTAATAACTGTGGTACATTCGATGAATCAGATGATTCTTATGAATTTATTAAAATTAAAGCATAAAAATTTGGTAAATTTTATCTTTGCACTATGAACAAAAATTAACAGATAAATTTGGCTATTTGTTAAAAAAATTATATATTTGTAATGTTAAATAATTTTTTTGAGTAAATTTAAAATTAAAACATTATGACACAGGAAGGGTTTCAAAACAAGGTAAAAGAGTTAAGGGATTCTTTAGTAAAAACAATCGAAGAATACATAGAATCCAATAAGCAGTATAACAACGGTGATATTTTAAAAATTTCTTTTACCAAGAATGAAAAAAAATTTGTTTACAAATGTATGATAGTGAACATCTATCTAAAGCCAGATATGGTGTTTATGTCTACAATGCAGTGGCCAACACCTACAATATTGTATTTTGCCAGAAATTGTTGGAAAAATGAGAACGGAGTAATTGAAGTCGGTGAACATTGCCCACTTGGTTATCTTGAAGGAAGTGAAAATATTTGTGGTCATATTGGTATAGATATGGACACATTGAAAATAGAAGTCATTAATATGAATGAATTATAGTTATGAAACTGACACAAGAAGAAAAACAAATTACTGATTTTGTTGAGAAATACAACGAACAAATGGATTGGAACAAAGACATACGCTCCAACATTAAGAATAGTTCCAAATGGTCAAAGGATTTCATTGAAAAATGGCTTCCTACGGATAAAATTGATGAATCCTCTTTCGAATTGAAAGACGCAAAAGTTTATCCGTGTGATAGTAAAAGACTTGAAATGTACGTATATTCTTATAAAAAATACGGTAAAATCTATTTTTGGGTTAATCCAAACATTACGGAACAAGAATATAAAGAGGAAAGAATCAATTTTATGAGACAAGATATTGTTCATCTTCTTGGGGAATTGCAGCCGAAAATAAAAGACCTTATGGCAAAGAACGATGCATATTCGAAAATCAAAAAAGCACTTGCAAAACTATGAAAGCAAATAAAAAATAAATATTATGACAAAAGAAGAAAAACAATTATTGCTTAAAGACCTATGTGCAAGGTTGTATTATGGGGTTTATGTTGATGCATATTCGTGGCAAAAAGATACTCCCAAATTGCTCCTTGAATGTGTACCAGAATATATAGGAGAAGAAATTGTGGTTAACAGATTGGCTGGAAGACATTCGATAAAGGAAATCAAACCATATCTTCGTCCAATGTCTTCTATGACGGAGGAAGAGAGGGAAGAATACTGTAATTTACAAGATAGATTTCTTTGTAGTCCCCAATATCCAGTTACTGATGCTTATGAAATCTTTGATTGGCTCAATTCCCATCATTTTGACTATCGTGGACTTATACCTATGGGTTTGGCTTTGGAAGCACCAGAAGATATGTATAAGGAGGGATAAGATATGCCGATAGCAAAATGTGGGGTACAGTTTTCGTGGGACACACCAATGTGGTGTAAAACCGATAAAAAAGATTGTGATAAATGCCCATTAAACAACAAATATAATAAAGATAATTAAGTTATGACAGAAGTTTCTGTAAATATAAAACATAAGGATGGACTTTTGGTAAAAGATATGTGTGACTATGCTCTTGCCTACATGGATGAACATAATATCAAACGTAGAGGTGTAGAAAGAGTTACAAAAGAGATATTAGATAAAGTGAATTGGATGCTTGACAACCCACTAAAAGACGGAAGATACTAATTAAAATATTCTAAAACTATGAACAAATTAGAATTGAGCACAGTTGTTACGTTACCTGCACCTGCACTATATTCCCATCCTGTACCTGAAGATTACGTTTCCTTTGAAACAGCAAAAATAGCACAAGAAGTTTCCGTTCAATATAATGTTGATGAAAAAGGAATGCCTACGGTTAAACTGTCATATCAAGATAAAACAAAGACTTTCCATTCAGAATTCAGTATAAACCGTTTTTTGGGAGTATATCATGGATTACTGCACGAACAGGTTAAGCCAGAAAATTATATTATTGCAGGAATGCATGAAGATTGGGATTATGGTATTAAAATGACTGCTGAAGAGTGGTGTAAGTGTGTTAGGGCTATTTATAAGGTTTTTTGATAGAGAATTTAGTTATGATTACTGAAGATTATGTTTCATTTGATGTTGCTAAACTCCTGAAAGAGAAGGGGTTTGATGCAGAATGTGCTTATCTTTATATTGATGGGAAACTTGTAAAAGCACAGGGATATGCATGTAATTGGAATGACGGGGAAACACTTTTTGCCGATTACAAGAACGAATGTTCCGCCCCAACCCTTCAAATGGCAATGAAGTGGCTGAGGAAGAAACAAAACCAGAACGTCACTGTGAAAGCCTACAACAACGTTGCAAGGCTGAAAACGATATATTACGCAGAAGTGCAGAATCTTTCAGAGCCAACCGAAAAGGGTTTCTGCGTAAACGGATGTACCTTCAAGGATACTTATGAAGAAGCCTGTGAATCGGCAATAAGATATATACTTGAAAATTTGATTTAATGTAATAGAAGATAATTTCTGGCATGGTTATTGCATATTAAAAAGTAAAATGAAAAATTAAAATATTATGACAAGAGAAGAAGCAATAGAAATCATTAAAAGAAACTGTACATCAGACAGTGACTTACGCAAAGCTTGTAAGTTGTTTATTCCAGAACTTACAGAGAATGAGGATGAGAGGATAAGGAGGGAGATAATTGGGTATCTTACACACAGAGCCAACGTGACAGGCTTTATTAGTGAGGATAGGGATTGTAAAAGGTGGATTTCCTACCTTGAAAAACAGAAAGAGCTGCCTACAAATGAGGAAATGCTCAGAACACTTCGTGTTGAATACGAAAAAGGTGTGGCAGATACTATTGCAAAATATGAGCAGAGAGAGCAGAAGCCCACAGAGTGTATACCTGATTCCGTAAAGTTTGAAGAAGGATTCAAGACTGGAAGGGAGTTGGGATTCCGTGAAGGCGTTGAGAGTGTAAAGCCCACAGAGTGGAGCGAGGACAACATTAAAGAATTAACCGAATTTGAGGCTGCTATGCTTCATATTGGGATGTCTTTTTTT